CCTGCTCATGCAGGTCATCTCTCCTCCGAAGGTGAAGGTGCCACCGTCGGGCCTCGTGGTTCCGGGATGACCCCGAGCCATCGTCTGAAGGTGCTCGCAGCGGAGTGGCACGGATGCACCCGCTGCGGGCTCCACGAGATGCGCAACGGCCCGAACATCTTCTTCAGTCACGGCGCGACCCCTGCGAAGTACCTCATCGTCGGCTCAGTGCCGACCGACAGCGACGAGATCTTCAACGGTCTCTTTTCTGGTGATGAAGGTGACCTCCTCTTCGCACTGCTGAAGGAGGTCGGCATCTCCCTGGAGGAATGCCACTTCACGTACTCCGTGTCGTGTCGCCCGAAGGTCTTCATCCCGGCGACCGACACCGAAGACGAACGTGTCGAAGGAAGAGCTCCCGGCAAGGATGAAGTCGTGGCGTGTCGGCCACGCCTCTACGAGATCCTCTACCAGGTCGACCCGCGCGCCATCATCACCTTGGGCGAAGTCGCCACGAAGTCGATGGTACGTGGGCGTCTCCCCAAGTTCTCGGAGGTGGTCGGCAAGCAGTTCGTGTCGATGCTTCCGGCAGCCACTCCCGAAGATCATGCCGATGGGAACGTTCGGGGAAAGGGTCGGCACCACGACCTGACGTACCCGGTGTTCGCAGTCCCCGACATGTCCGCCATCATCAACAACCCGAGCACGGCTGCGCATGGTCCGCACAACGTTGCGATGAGGACCCTGCTCCGAGCTCATGACACCGCAGAGTTCGTGTTGCAGAACGAACACGCCACCATGAGAGGTTCCTGATGTCCAAGCAATCCCTGTACGCCGCACAGTCCGCCTACGAGAGCTCGCTCGCCACGTACGAGGCCTTCCGCACCCAGAATGCGGATGTCCTCGACGAGCACGATCACCTCGCGGTCAGCCTGAACGAGTCCCTCGAAGTCCTGAAGAACGAGCTGCGAGACAACGCCGCCACGATCGGAAAGAAGTTCGGCTCGTTCTCGATCTCGGTGCCGCGCATCTACGACGTGGAAGCTCTTCGCAGGAGCCTCGGCAAGAAGGCCGACCCGTACGTGAAGGTCGTCGAGAGCGTCGACAGCAAGAAGTTCGAGGAAGCCGTCGAGAAGGGTCTCGTCGACCGTTCGGTCGAAGAGGTCGTCGTCGGGCAAGGCACTCCCCGCATCTCCGGTGGCCCGAAGCCGCCGTCGATTTTCCAGCGGTGAGCTTCGAGATCATCCAGTTGGTCGAAGTGTGGGACGTCGAGGGAGAGCCCGTCGAAGAGCTCAGCTCGAAGTCCTACTTGACCGAGAAAGACCTGTACATGTCCGCCGACAAGTTCGCCTCGCTGACCGCTGGCAACAAGCTCGCTCGTGTTCGCCGTGAGATCTCCGAGAGCATCGGAGGGCCCGGCTACAGCTCGATCCGGGTCTCGACCAGCATCGAAGTCGCCTGCGACCAGCACGAGGCCTCCATCAAGGCCGCCGCAGAAGCAACGATCGCCGAGTGCACCATCCTCAACGAGGAAGCGATCCTGAAGGCCTACGACGGCCTGAAGGCGCACCGCAAGACCCTGGGCCTCGAATGAACTCGGGGTACAAGGGTTCTCGCGTCGGCATCACGAAGACCACGATCGAGAACACCACGCTGGTGTACGAGGTTCAGTTCGTCGACGAAGATGGTGTTGTGCACGGCATCATGCGGCACGGCGTCCCTCTCGACAACGAGTCCGAGATCAGCATCAAGACCAACGAGCTCCTGGACGTCCTTCGCAAGCGCGCTGAGGCCTTCCACTTCGCGTCGCCTGCGAGCGGCGTCCTACCCTCAGCGATCGGAGGACCGCGTGGAATCGCAGAGTCCCTGGGAAATACCGGCCAGACGCCTGATGAGCCTGAAGGAACTCAAGGGTAACGTCGACGCCGACGCCGCCCTTCACCTTCCGGATCTCATCTACGACGTCAGCAGCGACGACCACAGCATCCGCTTCGAGCCCATCCCGCTCTCCACGCTTCTCGGCGAGGAAGAGCAGGATGTGGTCGGGGCCACGATCGAGCGCGATCGAAACGCAGAGGGTAGGCGCGAGGACAAGTACATCTTCACGCGCTGGAGCCGCTCGCAACTTCTTTCCCTACTGGGGACGAAGGAGAAGTGGTTCAGCTTCGTCGGGCTCGACCGTCAAGCCGATGAGCTCAACGCACGCCTGCACGGGATGAGTGGCCACAACCTCCGGACGCAGAGTGCCGTCGAGGACAGTTTCCCCGTGAAGCTCATCCGCGGCCTGGTGAGCCGAGAGTACGCCGACATCCCGAACACCGAGATCATGAAGGCGGTAGTCGACACCGTTCCCGAGACCTCGATGGCGCTTCGTCATGCCAGTGGCATCACGGACCGTGCCTTCTACGCGTACATCATCTCGCCGACCCCCATCACGATCCCCAACACGAAGTTCTTCGCGTACCCGGGAGCTGTCGTGAAGAACAGCGAGGTCGGCTACACCTCCCTGTGGGTGATCCCGTCGCTCGTCGTTCGTGCCTACGGGGTGCCGATCGTCATCGAGAGCCAGGCCGTGCTGCGGCGAATCCATCGCGGCAAGGTCGACCTCCCCACCAAGTTCAAGGAGGCCTTCGAGAAGTGCGCAGCCTCCTGGACCGACATGGCGTCGAAGATCCCGGTGCTCGCCTCGAAGTCCTACTTGAACGAAGACGATGCTGTGGCCGCCATGGAGCGCCTCCTCTCCTCGTGCCTGTCCAGGAAGGACTTCATCGACCTGTGCCGAGACACCTACCGCTCCCAGACCCGACTGCACACCGCGCTCGACATCTTCGAGTCGATCACCGAGGCGTGTGCCTCGTACACCAACCGCGACGAGAGCTATGAGGTAGGTGCCATCGCCGGCGCCGTCCTCTACCGCCTCGTCTTCTAGCCGCTGCCGCCTGTGCCATGCGTGACGTGACCATCACTACAGGTGGTGGTGCTCACGAAGGCCTTGCGGTGAGCGGTGGTCATCAACAAGATGCCCTTCCCAAAAAACGGAGGCCTGTGAGTGTCAACGATCGCTCTTGAGCTCATCGCCGCCATGATCAAGGTCGGCGACATCGGCCCGATTCACCGCGGAGAGTTCCGCAAGGAGCACTGCACAGACGCTGGATCGGAGTCGCTGTTCGACTTCCTTTCGCACTACCGACAGATCACCGACGGCCAGGGGCATGTCCCTGCGATGTCCGTCATCAAGGATCGCTTCCAGCACATCAACCTGCCGGAGACCGCAGAGGTCATCGACCTGCCTGCTCTCGTGTACGAGGCTCGGTCCTACCGTACGAAGCTGAGCATCCAGGCTCTCACCGAGAAGATGGTCGCAGCCATGGATGCCGTCGACCCCATCGGCGAGCTTCGCATCGTTAGAGCCGAGTTCGACGAGATCATGAAGGACGCGGGGTCGAGCCGCGACATGGACTTCCACGAGTCCGCCTTCGAGATCCTGGAGGACTACAGCAACAAGACGATCCTCAAGCAGGGCCTCCCGTGGCCGTGGAAGGGGTTGAACGACTCCACCCAGGGCCTGCACGCCGGAGAGTTCTACATCATCTCGGGACGCCCGAAGTCGAGGAAGACCTTCGTCGCCCTCTACATCGCGGCGTACATGATGCGTTACCACAAGCTGCGCATCTTGTTCATCTCGCCCGAGATGCCTCCGCGACAGATCATGTTGCGGTTCATGGCCTTCCTCGCGGAGGTCCACTACAGCCAGTTCAAGAAGGGCGAGCTGGATGCGTTCGAGGAGCAGCAGCTCTTCGACATCATCGGCATGTTCTTGGACGAGCTGCAAGGCTCGCTCGACCCCGAGTTCACGTCCTACACGGACGAGCCTTCTGCGATCCAGGCTCCGGGCAGCCAGGGCGCGTTCATCGTCACGAAAGCCACCGGACAACCGGTGACGTTCATCGAGGCGAAGATCAAGGAGCACCGCCCGCACGTCGTCATCGTCGACTCGTTCTACCGCCTCGGCGTGTCCGGAGGTCAGAAGTATGACTCGGACTGGAAAGCTCTGACGTCCGTCAGCCGTCTGCTGAAGGACATGGCGATGGAGCACGAAGTCGCGCTCATCGGAACGCACCAGCTCAACCGCGACGCGGAAGAGAAGGTCGGAACGCTGGCCAACCTCGGGTACTCGGACGCCATCGCGCAGGACTGCGACATGGCTCTCCGGGTCATCACGGCGAAGCGGAAGGGCGGAGATCGCTCCGCTCTGTACGTCCTCGGTGGTCGTGAAACCGAATGCGAGGGTGTCATCATCCACAACGAGCCCTGCAACAACTTCGGGGAGATCGAGCCGATCCTCCCAGGCACCAAGAAGAAGTTGTTGTCGATGCTCGCCTCGGAAGAGGATGCAGAAGCAACGGCCGAGAAGGAAGCTGCGGACGCAGAGGCTGCGAAGCGCGGACAGCCGAAGAACTTCGGGAATCGTGCGAACAGCGCGATGAAGAACAAGTTGGCGAACGCGAACCCGGGGCTCAGCTCCGTCGAGCTCATCCGTCCCGAAGACCTCGGGGAAGAGGAGGCGGATGGCGCAGAGCATTGAGGAGGTCCTGCGTCAGCTAGCTCCGCAGTCCCTCATCGGCGCGGTTCTCTCGACCAACTACGTGATGGTCCGCTGCCCGTTCCACGGCGGCGGTCTTGAGCGTACGCCGTCGTGCTCGGTGTCCCGAGTGAAGCCCGTCTTCTTCTGCCATGGATGCAGCGTCGGCGGAAACATCGGGAAGTTCCTGCGTCAGGTAGGGGCTCCGTCAGATGTCGCGAAGTCGATGGTCGAGAAGATCGCCTACGACTACAGCGAGTACGGAGACGGCAAGAACGCCCACTCCATCTTCACGGGAGCGAATCCCTACCGAGGGAAGTTCATCCTGGATGACGAGATCCTGGATGGATGGCGTCTGCGTCCAGAATCCCTCTACCGGGCGGGCTTCAAGGAGCGTACGCTCCGGCACTTCGAGGTCGGGGTCGACCACACGATGGCCCGTGTGACCTTCCCCCTTCGCAACCTGTACGGTGAGCTCGTTGGCGTATCCGGCCGCACGATGGTCAAGGACCTCGAACCTCGGTACAAAATCTACTCCGAGAAGGACCTGGCTCGGTTCGGCGTCAGTCCGAACTACTCCATGGCGTCTATCAAGGGTGCGCTCCTCTGGCATGCCCACCTCATCTTCCCGATCTGCTTTCGGGATCGCTCCCCCATCATCGTGTGCGAGGGCTTCAAGGCCGCGATGTGGGTCTGGCAGATGGGGCACCACAACGTCGTCGCCCTCGTCGGCGCGCACTTGACCAAGCTCCAGGCGGAGCTCCTCGCCCGTACTGCGAGCGAGGTCACGCTCTTCCTCGACAACAACGAAGCAGGACACAAAGGAACGCACGCAGCAGGAAAGCTACTCGTCAACAAGAACATCGTGAAAGTCGCTAAGTACCCCGACCTGAGACAGCAGGCCGATCAACTTCAAGAAGCAGAGATCCAGTCCGCACTAAGCAACGCTCCGTACTACGTGAAGTGGAAATCAGAGAACAAGGAAAAGAGAACATCATGAGCACCAACAGCTTTCAGCCCCGCATGCGCGGTCATCAGCCCCAGTCCCGGTTCGCCAACTCGGCGAAGGCGGCGAAGGCAGCCTCGGCCCGCACGCAGTTCAAGCGCCCCGATGGCGCGTTCGATCGTCTCGTGCTCGGCTCCACGCCGATCTGGGTGCGGCTGAACCCGGACCAGCTCTACGAGCAGCTCCTCTACAGCCGTGAGGAGAAGAAGCTCATCGAGACGAAGATCCCGACGAAGGAGAACCCGACGCCGGAGTACACGGCCCGTCCCTGGTACGAGTACACCGGGCACTACGTCGTGGCGCGCAAGCGTCCGTTCATCTGCTCGTCCGGCCCGGGCCGTGACCAGCCGTGCCGAGGCTGTGCGATCCGCGCGAAGTTCTACGACATCCTGCGCGATCAGGAGAAGGCGACGTCCGTGAAGGACGAGGAGAAGCGGAAGCACCCGCCGATCCAGGCCAGCACGCGCTACGGCATGGCCTGCACGTGCGTCGAGAAGATCTTCGAGATGCCGGTGATGAAGGACGGCAAGCCCCGCAAGGGCAAGAACGGCCAGGACATCACCTCGTTCATGCCGGCTCCGCTCAGCGGCGTGCCGATCACGAAGCAGGGCTCGATGCCCTTCGAGTTCGGGCGCAACTTCCACTGGAGCTTCGGCCCCGTTCACCTCGCGCAGCTCGCGGAGATGGACATGGACCTCTGGAACTCCTGCGCGAACTGCAAGAGCGATCTCATGACGACGGAGATGCACTGTGCCGAGTGCAACGCCGTCACCTTCGAGATCCCCGAGGGCGTCACGGGCTCGGATCTGCGCGCTCTCCGCGAGCAGCCGATCAAGTGCAACGCATGCGGCACCGAGGGGAACTGCCTCCCGGTCATCCTGTGCACGGGCTGCGACACCCCGGAGGAGGGCTCGATCCTCAAGTTCGACCTGCGCCTCAAGACGGTGCCGATCGACGACAAGAAGTCGGACCTGAAGCTGGAGGACTTCCGCGTCCCCAACTACGTCACCATCTTCAAGCAGAACCCGACCTGGGCCGAGCGCATCTCGGAGCTCGTGATGAGCCCGCTCGACATCGTCACGATCCTCGCGCCGGACAGCATCGATCAGCAGGCCTGGACGCTGCCGGACGATCTCAAGGCCGTCGACGCCGGCTACCACCTCAAGGAGAAGGCGAGCCAGCCCTACGGCAGCGACGAGGGCGACGCGGATCAGATGTCCTTCAGCGACGACACGTCGAGCTGAGCTGACGAGGCATGCCCAGACTTCGTCTGCTGCCCCCGGTAGAGGAAGTCCGGTCGTGGGAGGCATGTATCCCCGTGTTGCATCTTCTGATGCAGCGCGGGGGTACTATCGCCATCGACACCGAGACGACCGGCCTGAAGATCATGGAGGATCGCATCCTCTTCTGGTCGATGGCTACCGAGGACAATCGGTGGTGCTTTCCAGCGGAGTTCATCTACGCGTTCGAGCGCCTGTTCGCCCGCACCGACATCAGTTGGTGTATGGCAAACGCGAAGTACGACCTGCACATGCTTCGCAACGCCGGCATCGTGATCGCTGGCAAGGTCCTCGACATCATCGTCATGGACGCGATGATGGACGACACCCGCCCGCACGGTCTCAAGGACCAGGCGTGGTTGTCGTACGAAGCGAAGTGGGGTGAGTTCAAGGAGCTCTTCCTCGACCCGCTCGTCGTAGGTCAGAAGCTCGGCCTCGACAAGAACGCGTTCCGCGACTTCAAGAAGATGACGGGAGGCGACAAGCTCCTGTACGTCTACCAGCAGGCTCCGCAGTTGCTGGTCGACTATGCGAGCTGCGACGCCTACTTCACCTTCCTCCTGCATCAGGACCTCTCGAACCAGCTTGCAAGCGAGCTGCTGCCCGTGGAGATCGCTCCCGGCTTCGAGACCCTGTACGACTACTTCCAGGTCCTGGAAGTTCCGATGACCCGCACGCTCTGGAACCTGGAGCGCCGTGGTGTCCTCGTCGACCTCGACTATGTGAAGAAGATCGATGAGCCCATGCGGAACGGCATCGCTGCCGCAACGCGCGAGCTCCACGACATGATCGGGAGACAGTTCAACCCGAAGTCCTCGGATCAGCTCCGAGACATCCTCTATGGAGGAAACAGCACGTTCAACTTGAAGCCCGTGAAGTACACGAAGGGCGGCAAGAAGGCGGCTGTCGAGGGCACCGACGAGAAGTCCCTCAAGATCCTCATGGAGCGCAGCTCCAACAGCATGGCTGGCAAGTTCATCTTCAAGCTCCTGGAGTTGAAGAAGCTGGTCAAGCTCCACGGCACGTACGTCAAGAACATCGGAGACCACCTCGGCCCCGATGGGCGTATCCACACCCGGTACAACCAGGCCGGCGCTCGAACGTCACGCCTGAGCTCGTCTGACCCGAACATGCAGAACCTGCCGCGCCCCGACCCGAAGAGCGACCCCTACGGCATCCGAGGGATGTTCGTGTCGTCGCCTGGCAAGGACCTGCTGGACGGAGACTACCCGCAGATCGAGTTCCGCGTCGCTGCCGTGCAGGCAGACGAGGAGTCGATGATGGATGCCGTCCGCAAGGGCTGGGACATCCACAACGCCAACACGACGAACATGTTCGGCATCCCGTACGAGGATGTGGCTGCCGCCAAGAAGAAGTCCAAGGCGGAGCTGACCAAGTACGACCTGGAAGTGCTGGCACGTCGTAACGAGTCCAAGACCGTTGGTCTCGGCACCCTCTTCGGTGAGGGCGAGACGAAGATGGCCTTGCAGCTCAACATCTCGAAGGAGCGCGCCGGCGAGCTGAAGAATGCATTCTTCTCCGCCTACCCCAAGATCTACGACAACATCATGTTCTGCCATGGGTACGCCATGGAGAAGGGGCACTCCTTCACGATGTTCGGCCGCATGCGCCGTTTGCATCGTATCGGAAGCCCCTTGAGCAACGGCCGCATCATCGCTCAGGAACAACGTCAGGCGTACAACATGCACGTGCAGGGCAGCGCAGCCGAGCTGATGAAGCTCGCCATGCTGCTCGTCGACAATGACCCTGACTTCAAGAGCCTCGGTGGAGAGCTCCTGCTCACCGTTCACGATGAGCTGGTAGGCGAAGCACCGAAGGACACGTCCAAGGACTGTGCTGAGGTGATGGCGCAGTTGATGGGCAGGCCGATTCAGTGGGGTCCCCTCCAGATGGAGTACCCCGTGCCCATCACGCCCGACATCGGTCGGGCCCACCGTTGGAACGAAGCAAAGTGAGGACAGATGCCGTCGAAAACAGCACAGCGAAAGCAACAGAAGCGAGACACCGAGAAGGCCAAGGCGAAGGTCGCCGAGATGGTGAGCGCCGGCAAGAAGCCGGCGACCCCCAAGAAGAAGGCGGCCGAGAAGAAGGCGCAGATCACGCCGGCCGAGCGCATCGATCAGATCATCGCAGCGACGAACGCGACTCACGAGTCGGTCGTCATTCGGCGAGCGTCGGAGTCCACCACCTCCCACGTGCTGCGCCGTCCCACGGGCATCCCCGACTTGGACATCGCCCTCGCGGGCGGTTTCCCGGGCGGGGCTCTCAGCCTCATCACGGGCCCGGATGGTGCCGGTAAGGACTACATCCTGAACTGCATCATCCGTGAGCTTCAGAAGAACTACGGCGAGGAGATGCGGGTCGCCATCTTCTCAACCGAGTTCCCGTACGACAAGGACTTCGCTCGCGAGAAGTGCGGGGTCAAGGTCGCGGACACCGACGAGGAGATCGCGGAGAAGCAGCTCTCACGCATGCAGCGAGGACAGGCTCCGCTCACGGACGACGAGATCGTCGAGCTCCAGACGCAGGTCGGCAGCATCTACCTCATCCAGGGCATCATCGTGGACCACGGTCTCGATCTCGTTCTGGAGTGCCTCGGTACCGGCATGTTCCAGATGATCGCCATCAACTCCCTCGGCGTCTTCGAGACGCAGGCGAAGGACGACACCGAAAGCGTGTCTGAGCACGCCATCCAGAGCAGCGAAGCTCAGCTCCTTGGACGCTTCATTCCGAAGATGTTCATGATGCTGAACCGGACCACCGAGCTCGGCGGGAGGAACGAGACCACCCTCATCGCGACGAACCAAGTTCGTGCGAATCGTGACCAGGTCCGTATGAAGCCTGGCGTCCCGGTCCCCGCGCACATGAAGTACCAGCCCGGCAGCGGGTCTCGGGCTCTCGCGCACGGCAAGGCCATCGACGTCATGCTCCACAAGGGGCCGGTCATCCTCGACAAGGCCGACGACCCGCCCACGCAGATCGGCAGGACCATCAACTGGGAGCTCACCAAGGGCAAGCTCGGGACTCACGACGGACTGAAGGGGTCGTACGAGTTCTACTACGACTTCGGCGCGGACATCCCCTCCAGCCTCCTCACGGCTGGTGTCCGCTTCGGAATCATCGAGCAGGCCGGTGCCTGGTACTCGTACGAGGACGAGAACGCTGACCTCTCATGGCGTGCGCAGGGCGCCAACGCTGCCCGCACCCCTCTCACGAGGGCTGACATCGCTGCGGCGATCTACCAGAAGATCATCGCTGCGGCGAAGATCTCGTGCAGGTTCGTGTGAAGAAGACGGCGAAGCAGACCGTCCGCGGGTCCCTCCGAGCCACGAAGAAGTTCGTGTCGCAGCTCGGAGGGAGGCCCACGGCCGCGTCAGGGGCTGGTCTGGAGAAAGCCGATGGGCGTGTCCCGGGCAAGTTCCGGATCGAGACGAAGTGCCCTCCCACGGGCAAGTACAGGTTCACGTACGTGGAATGGGCGAAGCTTCGTGCTGCCGCAATCTCCGCGAACGAGATCGCAGTCTTCCACTTGAAGTTGCACGGCATCGAGGTCGTGGTGCTTCGGATGGAGGACTACAACGGGCTCTGGCCCAACAGTCTGGCGACGATGTCAGTCGAGCTGGGCGTGAAGAAGGGCCGCACCTTCTCGAAGGAGGGGTGGGCGTCAGTCCTGACCAAGGCTGACCGTCTCCACTTCGCGATCCAGGACACCCACGGCATCCTGCACCACTTCGTCGCCATGCCCTCCATCACCTTCATCACCACCCTGCCGGAGGACGCATGCTGAGCGCAGTCACGCGAGCAGACCGTTTCCTCATCACGGACACGGAGACCCAGGTCTTCGACTTGGAGAACACGTACGTCGAGTGGGTGGAGAGCCAGCCACAGGACGATCGCCGTGGCCACTTCCACCCATCAGCCGTCGGCATGTGTGGTCGTCGGAACGTCTACGAGTACATCGGGACCCCTCGTGTCCAGGCCGCCAAGGCCGACGACATGGAGATCTTCCGCATCGGACACGCCGTACATCATCTTGTCCAGACCATCCTCGGGGACCTGGACCGAGTGCTTGCGCCGCAGGGCATCGAGTACACCTTCCGACCGGAGGTGCCCTTCGATCCCGAGACGGACACCCTGTACCAGGACCTCGGCATCGGTGGGACTACGGACGGGCTCCTGGAGCTCTACCACGCCAAGGAGGGCTGGACGCAGCGTGGAGTCGTCGAGATCAAGACGATCAAGGACGAGCACTTCAACTCGCTGAGAGCTCCGAAGCCTGACCACCTCATGCAGGCGAACTTGTACGCGTTCCGCTACAACATGCCCATCCTGTGGTTCTGGTACTACAACAAGAACAACAGCCGCCGTAAGGTCTTCCGCAGAGCTGCAAGCGACGAGAGCCTCAACGCCGCCCTCGACCGCTTCATCGTGCAGCGTGGGCATGCAGATGCCGGCACGCTCCCCGATCGCGAGGAGAGCTTCTACATGTGCCCGCGCTGCGAGTACGGGCACATCTGCAAGCCGGACACGCTGGAGCGGGTCCGAAGCCAACAGAAACTCGCGCAGGTCCGCAAGAAAGGGTTCGGTCGGAAATGAGCGACGAAGATGAACTGGAGCTGGAAGAAGAAGTCGAGGAGGAGAACTCGGAGGAGCTTGCTCATCCAGGAGGCCTCAGCTTGGGGCGCACCGCCGTCATCGACGAGGGGAAGGTGCGGCACGCGAAGGAGAAGATCGACAGCCTCCTTCGAGACGTCGAAACGGACCTGGCCCGCCGGGGCATCCCGGAGCCCCCTCGTCCGAAGAACCATCCTGCTGAGCTTGCGGACATGGACACCGCCTTGCTCACGAACGCGGACCTCGGTTCGCTCTACACGCAGTACGTGGCCTACGCCTCGTACATCGGGGATGAGCTCGCCAAGATCGAGGGCATGGAGGAGTCCGCCAAGCGACTTCTACGGGACACCTTCGCTGAGCTGAAGGACGCCGCCTTCGCCAGAAACATGAAGGGTCCCGAGGCAACCTCGGCGGCTGTCAGCGACGAGCTCTACCGAGCTCTCAGCATGGAGCATCTGCGTCTGTACTTCATGAAGGCCATCATGAAGCGGCGCTACCGTGGCTACGTCTCGAAGGCGGCTGCCCTGTCCCGAACCATCGAGCTCCGCAAGCTCGACTTCGAGCAGGTGCGTCGGGATGGCAACATCGGGTTCGGTGGGAAGCGCCCCGCCGTTCCTGGTGGCTTCGGGGCCAAGAAGAAGTGAGCCTTCACGTGAAGGGTGACCTCAGCATCATCACGCTGAACCCGGTCCTGGACGCCCTCCTGACCCACTTCATGTTGGTCTACGGGAACGCGGTTTTCGTGGGGGCGGTCATCGAAGACCCCCAGCCCGTCAGCATCAACCTGCTGTACTCCACGTTCCACGGCAAGAAGGCCTTGACCAACGCCGGGAGGGCCTATAGAGACGCTTTGGCCTCTGCTGTAGCGCGTTCCACGCACGATTGGAAAACGGCACACCGGCTGGTCTATCAGGAAGGTGGAGGGGCTACCTTGCTCCTCGCACTGTACTTCGAGCAGATGAAGAACAAGTCCTGGAAGCCGAACGGAAAGACTGAGAAGGGCGAGCCCACGCAGCCCCACAAGAAGCAAGACTCGTCCAACTACATCAAGATCGCCGAGGACGCCGTGGCCAGAGGCTGTGGAATCGACGACTGCAACAACATCAACCACCTCATCCACAAGGGCGAAGACCCCAAGAGGCCGAGGACCGAGTTGATCTACATCGTGCACCCCTGAAATGAGCAAGACCACCGAGATCGTTGACCTAGCTACGGAGCAGACCTCGTCCAAGTACGGCGTCTGCTACGCGAGCGGGTCCACGTTCAAGCCAACGGGCAAAGGAGCCACGACGTTCGTCGTGGAAAGCGGCAAGAGGCGCCTCGTCAGTCGCACGCTGTGCGTGACGCAGTACTTCAAGTCGCGGTGCCAGCACTGTCCGTTCAGCCAAGGCGAGCTCACCCTCGCCGCAACTGGAGCGGCCGGTGGCTGACGCAAACTGGAGTTTCCTCGACGAGCTCAACGCGTCGGAGCTCGGGCTGATGGCCTGGTACATGAACCCGGGGGCCCACCGCGGGCTTCCGCGGGAAGTGCTCTACGCCATCATTCGAGGCGAGGAAGTCGAACTTCCGGAACGTCACATCGACATCTGGAGGGCGACCATCTTCAAGTACTGCGACTCGCATTGGGATCAGGTGTCTCCCCTGATCTCGTGCCCCATGAAGTCGCGCAAGCCCCACGCGTGCTTTTCGTGCCCTGACGTTCAGGTCGCGGAGTGCACGCTGGACAATCACCGTAACCTGGTTCTGGACACAAAGAAGAGAGGATCGAAGACATGAGCAACGCGAAATGGCCCGAGAACATCCCGATGCGCACGCAGGCCGAGTGGGAGCAGCTCGGTGCGACCTGGACCGAGAAGGATTCGCGCGAGGCGATCGTGGCGGCGCTCAAGGAGCTGAAGGTGCCGGCGACGGAGTACGCCCGCATGCAGCCGACCGAGCGTGCGCAGCGCATCGCGGCGATCCAGGAGGAGCGCGTCCCGGGCTCGACGACGGGCGCGAAGAAGGCGGCGGCTGCACCGGCCGCGGGGGCGAAGAAGGCTGCGACGCCGGCGACGGCGGGCAAGGCCACGACGACGGCCGCTGCGGCGTCCGGTGGTGGGGGCGGCGGAAGCGTCGACCTCTCGCCGGTCATCGCGAAGCTCGCCGAGATGGACGCGAAGATCGACGGTCTCGCGGCCACGAGCACGAGCGTTGAGACGCTTCTCAAGCTCATCCTCCTGAACCCGAGCATGGCGGACAGCCTCCAGCTCGCGGCGGACCCCGACGTCCTCGCCGAGTTCGCGGGGAAGAGCATCGGTGAGCTCGCCTCGGGAAACGGCTGAGCGAGCCGTCGGCTCCGCAAGTTGATGTGGGGTCAGTCATCGAAGGACTGACCCCACTCGACGCCGACCAGCTCATCAACCTCTCGGTTGAGGACCTGCGGGGGATGTCGATACAGGACCTGGTGGGCCTCGCCTACCAGATCGGTGTCAACGTCCGAAAAGTGCAAGCGGAGCGCGGCAAGCTCCTCACCGAGATCATGAACCACATCCACGAAGCGTGATGGGGAGACGGGAGTGCTACGATTCGTGGCGCTCCCGTTTCTTTTGCCCCTCTCAGGAGAACATCATGAAGCCCATGATCGACGGCATCACCAACCCGCGCCTTCTCGGCATGATCGACCTCTGCGACGCCGAGGTCCCCGGGTTCGAGCTCCGGTTCAAGGATGAGTCGGACTGGATGAAGTTCCTCAACTTCTTCACCCAGATCTTCAACAAGAACTTCATGAAGACGTTCACGACCACCTCCGGCACGATCGTGTACGCCCCGTCTCGCGAGTACCTCATCGCGAACCAAGAGGTGTTCGCCTCCATCCTCGCGCACGAGCTCGTCCACATGAAGGATGCTCAGAAGGAAGGGAACGTCTCGATGTTCCTGCGCAATGCCTTCCCGCAGATCTTGGCGGTGCTCGCCATCCCGGTCTTCGGGGCGTTCTGGAACCTCTGGTTCCTGCTCTCGCTGGTCTTCCTGCTCGCGCTCCTGCCTCTGCCGTCCCCTGGCAGACGCGACATCGAGTTCCGCGGCTATTCGATGAGCATGGCCATCCGCTACTGGACCGGCGGCGAGTTCACGAACGCGGACTACGAGTTCTACGCGAGCGAGTTCACGGGCCCCTCGTACTACTTCATGTGGCCGTTCCGGGACGACATCATGAACCGGCTGAAGATGCAGGCGATCGCCATCCGGACGAACGCCGTGTTGCAGGACCCGCTCTACCGCAAGGTCTTCAACATCTACAAGGCCTAGTGCGCGAAGATGGCGGCAGCGACGACACCAACGACGACTGCAACGACGAGGGCGCCCATGCCGAACGCGAAGCCCCAGGACTCCCAGAACGGCTGGTTCCTGTACCGCGCGAGCTCGCCCTCGTACCGCGCCGCCTGATCTCGAAGGTCGGTCCTCAGCCCGTCGATCTCACGACCGTAGGACTGCGCCTGAAGGTCCAGACGCTGTGCAATCGAGGACTCGTACGCTGACCTGGTCGTGACGAGCTCGTCTTCGAGGAGATGGATGCGCATGCGGTAGCGCACGATCCGGTTCCCCCAGCGAAGGGCTGTCGCCTGGTCGAAGAGCTGCCCCGTGATGGGGGCCGGAACGCCCTCCCGAGCCACCACGATGACATCCGGGCCCGAAGGGACGTCCACGTCCCCATCGGGCACTGGAGCGCCGTCCTGAGCCTGCACAGGGGCCGCAACCAGCAGGACCACCAAGAAGGCCGCCAGGACCCTCACAGCGACTTCAGCCAGGTGTTGAGGGCCTCGGGGTCGTCTTCGAGCGATGCGGCGTGGTCGAGCTGCTCACTCGTGAGCTGCTGGAGCTTCTGGGCGTGCTCGGCCCGCACTGCATCGAGCTGAGCTCGGAGCTGGGCCTCGGCTGCTGCTTGCTGCTGACGACGAGTTTCCTCTTCCGCCTTCGCCCGGTCGTCGGCCTTGGCCGTCGGGTCGGTCGTGATGACGTCACGCTGGGTGCTGACGCGACCGAGGACGAAGAGAACGATGCCGACCGGGAACAGGATCCACTGCCAGTGCAGCTTCACCCACTCCCAGGCCTTCTTGAGCGACTCCATGTTCAGTTCCCCGAGCCCGCGCCCTCTTCAGGCGGGACCTCTGCCGTGACCGCGACAGCTTCGGTGACCGCAACGACTTCCGACGGCGGCCTCGATGGACGCTTCGGCGCCATCGCCTCCATGACCCCCTTCACCTTGCTGAAGATGTAGTCGGAGAACTGACCACAGGCGGCGCCCCAGCTTGCGTAGATGAGGGTGGCCTGCCAGCCGACGATCGCCTTCGTGGTGACGAAGGTCGTGATGGTGTCGGGGCGGGCCGGGATGATCGCCGCGCACGCCATGCCGAACACGATCGGGAGCGTGGGGAACACGACGCGGTTCAGGAACAAGTTGCTCTTGCGGACGTCCTTGCCCACGGCCGTCATGTCCTTGAGGGTCGGCGTGGGCGCCGGATCGACGTGACCGAGCAGGACGTCGAGCGAGACCTTGATGAGCTGGGTCATGCCCGTCGCCGCACACGCGATGAGGACGGCCTGCCAGCAGTAGAGGATGTCGAGAGGGTTCATGACTTCTCCTTCGGCTGCTCGATGCAGGGACAGCCCTCGGGCTTGGAGCAGCCGCTCCAGGTGCCGTCGGGGTGCTTGGTCCAGCCGTTCTGCGTGGCCTGCATCTCGACCTCCTCGACTGTGAGGGTGTCGGGATGATCGAAGGTGTTCGTGCAGTTCTTGGTACTGCACGTGATGACGGTGAGCTTCATGTTCAGGTTCCCATCCCGCCCGGTCCGATGAGGCCGTAGCGCACGACGCACTTGACTGCCTGGAGGAGGTCACCGACGCGCTGACCACGGATGCGGATCGAGTAGCCGGCGGTGGCGTGCGAGATCGTGGTGCCGGAGCCAGCTCCGTGGCTGATGAAGTTCTCGCCCCACGCCCCGTTGGCGAAGATGATCGTGGCCTCGTTGGCGTTGACGACCGTCGGAGGAGTGGCGGGGGTGCCCCACGCCGGCGTGTTGATGCGGAGGGCCGCGAGAACGCTGTGCGTGCTGCCCGAGCTGGCGAATGCCTGCACGGTCGTCGTGCGCAGAACGCCCGAGAACGTGATCGGGATGTAGAGCGCGGAGTCGCCGCCACCGCCGAGCGTGATGAGCTCCCAGCGCTGGTTCGTGCGATCGAAGCGCCAGAGCGGCGTACCCGTCGCGTCCTCCTCGGACATCGCGAGGCTGAGGTCGAGGTTGATCGTGACGTCCGTGTTCGGGATCGTGATTGTCGGGTCGGTCGTCAGCGTCATGCCCGCGGCATGGACGCGACCACCTGTGTAGAACTCGCCGTCCTCTCGGAGATACCAGCTCTCCTGAAGGTAGTGATCGCCAGCGACGTTCGACTGGTCGAACTGGATGCCCGCGAGATCTCCGTTGAAGCCGATGGTGCGCACGTGAGCGGCCGAGCTGGAGCTTCGTCCGAGCACGTGGGAGTACGAGACCGGGTCGTTGGCGACCACGGTCGGATCGAGGCTCGTCTTGAGCTGCGATGCCGGCATCTTGTAGCCGAAGACGTCGCGAGCGATGAAGCGGAACGTGAAGTTGCCGGCGGTCGGGAGGCCGGGCGCACCACCGTCCATGTCGGTGACGACGATCTCGTCCGGAACGGTGTCCGACGGGCCGGTGCCCGTCAGCGTGACGTGGTTCAGGAGGTAGATCTGCCCCTGGTTCGAGCCCGAGAGCATCTCGATGGCGGTGACACCCGGAGTCATCGGGATCGCCCACGTCCACTTCAACTGACCCGTCGGGGCCGCCGGCGTGCCGTCCGAATCCGGCATGATGATGCGTCCGGATGGGGAGGCGAATGTACCGTTGATCGACGGGTTGAGGCCGAGGACGGTGGTCTCGGTGATGCGCTGCCAGTTCTCGACTGCCGAGCGAGAGGTGGAGGCGTTCAGGTCGTCCTTGACGATCAGACCGACCTCGTGCGAGTTCGCAGCCGCGCCCGCGTGATCGAAGATCATGTTGGCGATGCCACCGTACGAGCGCATCTCCAGGTCGGAGCTGATACCGAGGTAGGTCGAACTCAGCGTGGATCGGAACTGCGCGAGAGCGGCGAACCGCGCCGGGATCAGGTCTGCGCCCGTCTTGGTTCGGGCGTGGAACTCGACCGCCTTGTCGGACCCCGTGCCGAGGTAGCCGTTGTCGTGCGTGAAGATTCCGAGAGCTGCCGTCTGACCTTCGATGGAGGCAGCCATGACCCCGAACGAACCCAGGGCCATGTTCGCCGGCGACATGAACGACGCACGGAAGAGACGTACCGAGCACGAGACCCCGGACCCGAATGTGGGAGACGACCCATCGAGCTTGCGGAGATGGAAGTCCGACGCCGTTGGCCCGAACGTGTGGACGTAGTAGAGCCCGTTGACGCCAACGGAGGCCCCGCTGATTTCCAGCATGTCGAAGTCGAGCTGGACGTCGGTATCCGTGCCCGTGTACGCGGTGGCCGAGGTGAAGCGCAGGAGATCGACCCCGAGCCCTCCGGGATTGAGCGTGGCGGCTTCGACGTAGCTGATGTTGCTGTTGACGAGTGCGGCGACGGAGTTGATCCGCGACATGAACCCGTACGCGGGGTCGACCGTCGATCGCGTCCCCTTGAAGTCGAAGCCGCCCCCAGGGACGACATCGCCCATCGCGTTGGCTCGGAAGTGGGCGTTGGCGACGTCGTCGGCGAACATCGCAGAGAGGGACGACTGCGTCTCGACTGCTCCGCCGTCCTTGATGATGACGCGGCCTCCGCCGGCGACGGCGACGACACCCTGGTCGTACGCCGCATCGAGCCCGCCGGTCTCGAACAGCGCGAGGCGCGTGTTCAAGTCGTCGGTGTTCAGGGCAAGGGCCCAGTGGGAACGGTTCGCGACCGCGGACGTGAGCTGCTCGCCGAAACCGATGCCTCGGTTCGCCGCCCCATACCCGGCCGGGTTGGACACGCTGATCGGCACCTGCGTGCCGTGCGCACCGTTGTCGCCGAAGAGCTGTACGGAGGTGAAGAAGGACATCGTGAGCTCCTCAGAAACGGTACTCCCAGCGCACTTCGATGCTGAAGAGGCCGGACTTGTGGATCGTGTTGAACGTGTCGTACGCAGCCATCAGGCCGCCAGCACCGGGGTAGACGCCACTCGCGCCATTCGGCAGAGCAGGATCCGCGGCACTCGTGAAGAGGCCGATCTCGGAGAGGGGAACGCTTGCATACGAGCCGAAGTTGATGTCGGTCTCGGAGAAGATGGCGGTGAAGCGGACCGAGGTCGCCGTCGGAAACGTCGAGGGCGCCGTGATCTCTCGGACCCACAGAGGCGCGCTCGTGACCTTGACCGGGCGCTGGAGACCAGTGACCGTGAGGTCGGTGTCGGTCTGCGTGTTGACGCCCGGGTAGTCGGTGCTGAACGGAGCCGAGTTCGCAATCGACGAGTTCTGCCGGCTGCCACCGATGCCGAACCCGATGTAGCGGATGACGGTGTTCTGGTGCCGAGTGATGACTGGAGCCGGAGTGTCCGAGACGATGACCTCGGCCAGCATCTGCCGACCGATGTTCGTCACGATGTTGTGGGTGCGCTCGCGCTGCACGATCTTGCCGCGCTCTCGGACATCCAGCTCGATGTTGACCAACCCGATGATGGCATCGGGCGGGAGCATCAGGAACTTCTTCGCGGCTTTGCTCACGGCAGCACTTGATTTCCTGCGTCGATCATGGGGCAGATCTCGTACGTCCCTGCTGGGAGAGTCATATCATAGGTCGGGGTGAATGTGTTCCCGGGGATCCCCGTGAAGGCCCCGCTGACATCGATGACGTCGGTATCGAAGAAGAAAACCGAGTCGTAGGTGATGGGGCCGCCGGGCCACGTCAACACGAGACAGAACTGAATCCAGTCCTGCGGGCAGTCCACGTAGCCGTCGTAGTACGTGATGCCGTCGTCGAAGCTCGACCAGATCGTGCCGTCACCACGATAGTCGTCGTACATGAACGCGCGGCCTGAGCCACATGCGCTGTCGTAGAGATGGAGGGTCACGCCCATGTTCAGGACGTCCACCACATCGACATCATCCACAACATCCTTCGCCCCCAGAAGGATTGGATGCGTGTACGTCGGCTTGATGCGGAGGATGAGCTGCGAGATCAGCGAGATGTTCGCCAAGGACACCAGGTCCAAGTTGAACGTGACCAGGAAGTAGAAGAACTTCTCCAGCTCCGTGAGGAGCCCCGAGCTCACGAAGGGGACGAACCACTTCGGGCTGTTCTTGTAGTCCTCGATCCGGATGCCAGTACCGATGGGAGCGAACTGCTCGATGCGATCGCCCACGACGTAGGGGACGCCGGTCACCGGGTTCACTTCGAGACCCGAGGTCGCGGACGGATCGAGTGGGTCCTTGCGGTAGACGTAGCTGCGGATGATCTCCGAGCGCGAGGGCACGTTGCCGTCGTCATCCTGGATGAGGATGCGGGAGAACTCCGGGCTGTAGTCCTCACGGATCTCCGTGACGAAGCCAGCGACCTCTGCGAAGGGCTGCCCGAAGAGGATCTGCGCTCCGACACGCATCGCGTACGGAGTCGGTCCCCGCTGCGTCGCGTACATCAAGCCGGCGACACCGCTCAAGTACGAGAAGTTCTCTCCGAGCGGAGCTGCATCCTCACGCAGGAAACCTACCAGACGTCCGAAGAGGTCTTCGATGTTCTGGTCGTTGCTGAAGTTGACGAGCTCCGCCCACAGGATGTCCGGTGGCTCGATGTCGGGGATGATGAAGACTTCATCTCGGAACTGAAGCTGCGGGATCGGCTGCTCCAGGTCGTCCCGGTAGAAAGGCTCCAAGACGTAGTCGATGTTCTCCAGCCACATCGTGGGGTTCTGCGACTTCGGAATGATGTCCTGAAGGCGGGGGATGCCAACGACGTCGATCGGGAGCTCGACACCCTTGCGGCGCTTCACGCCGAGCCAGCGGAGCTCGAAGAGGGGGTCCTGGAGCACAGCGAAGAGGCCGTCCAGGTTGCCCGCCACGACGGTCGCCTTCTGAGCGACCACGTAGCCCTTGTGGTCGACGTACGTGCTCGTTCGTGGGTCGAACGACTCCACCTTGATCAAGTCGCCCGGGTAGGCGCCCGCCACCTCGTAGTCGACCTCCTCGCTCGTGAGAACGCTCGGGATCGTCCAGACGTTCGTTGCATCGAACGGGAGCGGGTCGATCAGCAAGAGGCGCTGGTTGGTGCCTGCATCGCGAGGGTCGTTCAGGACACGGTCGATGCGGAAGGACTGACCATTGTTCAGCACCAGGAGGTCGCCGTGCTTCACGCCCTGAGCGAGAAGGTCGACCCCGTTGTCGACGCGGTACGTGTTGTCGGTGACCTTCGCTCCACGAACGCCGCTCAAGTAGTTGTAGACGCCCGTCGGGATCCCGAGCACTGCGGCAGCCGAAGAGGTCAGCCCGAGCCGGAAGGCCAACGTCTCCGAGGACAACAGCAGGAGCAGCTTCGGCCCATCCGTGACGCTGTGAGCCTGGATGTCGAGGCCAGCGAGACCAGCGGTCAGGCTCGCGATGATCGCCGAGACCGTGCCGGTGCCGAGAGTGATCGTCCGCTGCGTGAAGGTGCCATCAACGTTCGGAGTCTCGATCACGATCGTCGAACCAGAGACCGAGGCCGGTCCCATGTTGAAGTCGTAGGTACCTTCGAGCTTGCCGTAGCGCGGGCTGATGGTTGCAAACTCGGGAAGGGTCTCCGTGATCATCGTGCGGAAGGCCACCCACTTCCTCTGAAAGACACGCTGGGCGTCACGGAGGCTCATGTTGTAGTGGTGCTGCCAGACCTCCAGGAGACGAGCCCCCAAGATCTGGGTGGTGCCGCGCCAGAACTCCGTGAAGATCTCCCGGTTCTCGACCAACCGCCACTCGTCGCCGAGGACGTCCCAGAGGAACTCGACGGACGGTTCGATGCCGAGAGGAGCGCGAGCTCCGACGACGTTCACCAGAACTTCCGCCTCCTCGGAGTCGATCTCGCCGTCGTTCACGACGAGCGTGAAGCGGTAGATGCCGGGGATGTCCGGCACCACGATGGGCGTCTCGGTGTTCGCACCGATGAGCACGCTCTGTCGGATGACGCGGAATGGAGTCCCCGTGAGATTGTCGGGGATCGTGTCGGTCTCGACGGTCAGCGTCCCTCCGGCGTTGTTCACGGTGTCGATGACGTGTCGCGTCCCAGCGATGATCAGGACGTCGCCGTGAGCCACCCACGCTGGAAGCGTCGACGGAGGGAAGGACAGCAAGTTGGTGACGCCATCCGCATCACCGTTGTCCACTGTGGTGCCCGAAGAGGCGTCGTACGCGAACTGGGAGAGGTAGGGCGCATCGATCGCCAGCCAGCGGTAGGAGAGCGGGGCCCCTTCCGGATCGAAGCTGGCACGTGCGTCGAGGCGAGCCGAGTTGCCGGCGGCGATGACGCGATCGGCCCCCGGATTCGCAACAGGAGGGAGGTTCGGCAGAAGCAGAGCTCCTGCGACCTGGATGATGCGGTACTCGATCGTGACGGGCTGTGCAGGAGTCCCCTTAGCCACGATGCGGAAGCGGTCGTTGACACCCGGAGGAGTCGCCTCCACCGGCAGGATGAAGCGAAGCGGAGGGAACGGATCGCTCTCACGGCCGATGAAGACGTAGGCCCGCCCATCGCCGGAGTTCACCGCAACACGAACACGATGGAAGTACGTCGCAATCTCTTCCGTGTAGACGGTGCTGTCCGGCAGAGGAGCGACGCTCCCGAAGTCATCGATGCGGGCGATCGCGATGCCTGTCTGCGAGAAGTAGATGCCGACGCCACGGCCGGCATCATCAGCAAGCTGGATGCCGGCATGGTGATCGGAGAGGTCTGCGACGTCGTGAGGCAACGACGGGAAGCGCACCACGAAGTCGATGGTGTACTCGGCGGGCATCGCGACGTTGAAGTCGGCGTAAGCATCCGTGCTGTCTCCGCTGGAGACCACCAGGAGCTGTCGGTCTGCGTCGTACGTGAAGTACGGGGCAGCTCCAGGTACGAGCGAGAGGTCCGACGGACCAAGCCCGAGGAGGAGCGGCATCGTGGAGACGTTGAAGTCCGCGATGTTCCAAGTAGCTGATGTCGGGATCGCCATGAACCATGCGATAGTACCGGCATGAGACTTCGTACGCTACCGCTCAGCGTCCGCCGCAAGCTGATCGAGAACCAGCCCGACATCCTGACCCCGCTGGCCGTGGCTCGTGCCACGAAGTACTCGACGCCGTGTCCGCGCTGCGGCGGGGCGATGCACCAGCATCTGGCGCCGCGTGCATTCACGGCAGAGAGCGTGCTTCCTCGCACGGTGGCCCGCTGTGTCGACTGCTCCTACGAGGTCGACACGCAGTCGGGGATCGTGACCAACACCGGGAACCCGGCGAAGGTCGAGGAAGCCCTCCCGATCATCGGGCAGCAGAAGAGCTAGGACGGCGCGACGCCTGCCTCGCTGCGAGGGCGGCGTTGTACGTCTGCATCCGGCGCTCCTGGCCTCGACGCACCGAGGGATGTGGACGGCGCTCGCGAGACTTCGTGTCGGAGAGGACTTTCTTGAAGGCCTGCTCGACGCGAAGCTGATGTTCGAGCTGCTTCGTGTTCCCCTCGAACTCCTTCAGGAGCTGCGCCAGCTCCCTCTCTCGCCGCGTCTTGGGCGGGGAGTAGTACGGCATGTTCGAGGAGTACGAGCTGTAGTCGAAGACCCAGCTCGTACCTGTGACGTTGGGGTAGTTGGCGATCAACGCAGGCCTCCAGGAGCGATGCGCTTGATGGCGAGGTCGTCGCCGATGAAGCGTTGCGTGCGGCTGGTCTGAACGTAGTCGCGAACGATCGCGACGCGCACGTTCCGATCGACGTCGTGGTAGACGACGATCATCACCGGAGCGTTGCGGCCGCTCGGCGACTCGGGATCGAGGCTGTAGATGCTGGTCGCACCACGCGCCGTCATGACTCGCGACAGGTCGATGACTTCGAGCTGCTCGTTGGCCTCGACCGTCTCCAGAGCAGCGTTGAGGGCAGCCCGCATCGCCGTCTCGGTGTCTCCGCCGGCGTAGCGCCAGGAGAGATTCACGTAGTGCGGCAGCAGGTGCCGAACAAGGATCTCTTCGTTCACGACGCGGTGAAAGTCGGAGTCGCAGAAGCTCTGCACGTCGTCGACGAGCTGGCTCTGGTCGTAGCTGACCTGAACGTTCTGACGGCTGAGCTGCACGTACTCCGAGGGGCTGTCGGACGAACCGACGAGGAGAATGGTCCGGCTGATCCCTGCGAACAGGCGCTCCGCACGGCTGTACGAGAGCGTGTTGTTGTTCACGTAGAGCCGGTAGCCGTCCGACACCACACCCGTGGCGTCCATGACGAGCGAGGACGGGGCGTTGTTCCGGTCGCCCGGAGCCAACGACAACATCTCGACGTCCACGTAGTAGAGGCCGGTCTCGTCCTGGTTGTTGTTCATCTCGGTCGAGCTGATGCGCTGCAACGCTCGGCGGATGCGGTAGCTGGTATCGGAGACCGCCGTCGAGCTTCCGAAGGGCGTGTCGACCGAGAGGGTGAGCACTGTGGGCTCGACCCCGTTGATGATGTACGTCCCGGCACGAGGATGTGCCGAGCTTCGCGGAGCGCCGTTGAGGAACAGCGTGTCCGGAGAGAAGATCGTGCTGTCCCCGCGGAAGGTGATGAGCGACGAGCTCTGAAAGACGAGGTAGCCCGAGCCGTCGATCACTGCGACGTCTTCACCGACCTGCGTGTTGATGTAGTCGACGAGGTCGCTGCGCGTCAGCGCGATCGGGAAGGCGATGGTGATCCACGGGTTCTCATCGAGCCGCAGGATCAAGTTCTTGCCGACGATCGCCGAGATCGTCCCGGGAGACGGAAGAGGCGAGGTCGACTTGATGGGGCGGTAGAGGACGTCGAGATAGTCGCCCTCTTCGACCCCGAGGGCCTGGAAGTTCACGGTCGTGTCCTGGAACGCCGTCGTCAGCGAGCCCGAGGATGTGGTCCCGTTGTCGGGGAGGGTGGTGAGCGGCGGGGGCGGCTGGATGACCCGATCGTTCTCGGGGTCGGGTCGATAGAGCAGGGTGTCCGTGCCCACCAGCACAGAGAACTGCGTCGTGAGGTAGCGGAACTCCGCCGACGTGGGGGCGAGGAAGTAGACCCGCGCCGAGCCCACCGAGGGGCGACCGACGCGGATCCGAACGCCGACTTCCGGAAGAAGAACTTGCACCTGGTGCAGAGGCAGCGAGTAATCCTCGTCCGTGGGGCCAGGCCCGACGAGTGCGGAGAGGTAGCCCGTGTCGTCGTGCCCTCGAAGGACTCGTGTCGTGCCTCGGTTGTTGCCGTCGACGAACTCGACGAGGTCGCCCTGACGCGGGTTGAACGTGGGGAGGCCGATGTCCGCGTTCGTCGCACCACGCCCACTCGTCGGGAACCCGAGCAAAGAGTTGGCGGTGCCACTCGTGCCGATGATCACGAACTCGGGGCAGTAGATGCCGACGTACGTGCTGCCGTTGTAGTTCAGCACGGTCGCACGCACCTGGCGCTCCACGAGCTCGGGCGTGGTGTTGATGATCGTGGCGATGGCAGACGGCGTCTGGACTCCGGAGAGGTTCAGCGTGTACGTGCCCGAAGGAGTCAGCGGCTTCGACGAAGGGCCTGCGAAGACCTTCGAGGGCTTGCGGAAGTTGAAGATGAGGGTGGCTCCACCTCCGAAGTTCACGCTCGTGACGATCGCTCCCGTCACCAGACCGAGCGATAGCGGGAAGCCCTCGAACTCGACACCGGAACCCTCGTTCTGGAAGCCACGAGTGATGATCGCGACCGGGTCACGGTACGGGATCTTCACTCCGTTCGGAGCCCCACCGCTGTCGAGGAGGTCGAGAGCGGTGATGCGAACCACCGGCGTGAGCACGTTTCCGCTCGGTCGGAAGATCGTGTAGCTCAGGTTCGACAGCGTCCGGATGGGGACCGGGGAGACCTGAAGGGAGACGGCGCCGACGACCTGAACGGTGAAGTCTCCACCGGCGTCATCGGCGTCGACTCGAACGATGTCGTTCTGCTGAACGTTCGCATCGATGAAGTTCGTCGACGAGAAGGTCGTGATCAGGTTGTTGCCCGCCACCATCACGAGGTCGGACCCCTGAAGCTTGATGTCCTTCGTCTCGGTCAGCTCGATGTTGATCTCGTCGACGATCTTCCAGAGAAGATTCGCCACGACACCCGTCATCGCGACGGGAACCCGGATCTGGAGCGTGGAGCCCGAGACCACGCTGTCCCGGATGTCGTAGCTCCCGACATCGACACCTTCGTCGAGGACGATGCTGAAGCTGCCATCCGAGATGAGGGCCTGTAGAGCCGCAGCTCCGCCAGGCGGATCGTTGATGATGATCCATTCGAGCGTCGACGGAGAGCCGAGAGGAACGCCGGTCTGTGCGTTCGAGCCGCGAGCGATGGGCAGCTCATCGGAGATGCCATCGATCGCGACCGTCTGAGCCACCACTTCGCCGGCGAGGTAGAGGTCGGTCTTGCCTCCGATGTGGACCTCATCGGACTTGATGATGAGCTGCCCGTTCGGCGTATCGGGAAGGGTGATGCCCCCGGGGATGTCGGAGATCGTCAGCTCACGCTTGCGGATCATCCAGTTCACGTTGAGCGGGAACGAGGGGAACTCGTAGTTGAGCAGCAAGTCGGTGTCGGAAATGACCTCCAGCACCTGCGCATCCACCAGCACGGGACCGGAGTTGTCGTAGGAGAGGGTGAGGTAGAAAGCCGACGGGTCCGAACCCGCCGACCCGATGCGCGACACGAAGTGCCCCGTCGGCGCCGTGATGCGGTGGGTGGTGACGTTGCCGTCCCCGTCATCGACAGCCGTTGCTGCTCCGTACACCGGACCGAACGTGTCGGGGGCCAGAGCGGGCCCGAGACCTCCGCCCTTCACGATGTCGCGAAGCATCTCGGGGTCCTTGAACCCGATGACCTGGATGCGGCGCACCGCCGGGAAGTTGTCCGTGAGCTCCGAGAAGATGCCTCGCGTCGTCGTGAGCGTGCGATCGCCCTGCTTCGATTCGACGCGAGCGACGTAGTCGATGCTGTTCTCGCGCGGGATGCCGTTGTCGAAGCGGTTGAGGTTCCGGACTCGGGAGGCAGCCGGCAGGTTCGCGATCGAGATGATCTCGCCGCGATCGACGTTGTACTCGTCGCCACGCTTCTCCGCGACGTAGCTGATGTCGCAGTAGAACTCCTGACCATCGCGGTTCAGGAGCATCTGATCAGCCGTGATCGTCTGCGCCGGCGATGGAAGGTAGCGAAGACCTCCTCGGGTCGAGGCGACCTGGATCAGGGTGAACGAGACCGTCGTGGGGGCCTGGAAGCTCACCCGAACGACACCGCGAGAGTAGCCACCCGCCTTGCGGGACTCGAAGAAGTTCGTGACGACGGCATCGACTTCATCATCCCCGAGCCGTTCCGCGTTGGCGATGGCGGCCTGACGGAGCTTGACCAGCTTCACCTCGCGGATGATCGGCTCCAGGAGCACGCGCATCGGGCTGATGAGGGTGTCATCGAGCGCCGTGGTCTGCGTGATGTTGAGGTTGGGGAACGACTGCGTGATGCGTTCTCGAACGAACGTCTCGATGTCGGTGTCGAAGGGGTCGGTGCCGATGCGGCCCAAGATCGGCTGAATGAGCTCGGTCTGCGCACGGCTGCCGTCCGACAAGTCGATCGACGGGTCGTAGCGAACCAGCAGGTCCTGCAAGAAGGTCTGGATGTCAGTCTGGGCCATGGTTCACCTGATGATCGTTGCCGCGGCTGCCGTGCCCGCATGAGAGGTCACCGAAACGGACATCGTCACCGATCCCTCACGGGGCTGGATCGACAGGCCGATGACCTCTGCCGACAAGAGACGTTCCTCGGGAGGGATCCTACGGTCCGGCGTCTGCGACGCAATCATCAACTGCCGGGTCCGGGCAACAGCGACGACCACTTCAGCGCCAACACGATCACGGGCGTTGCTGCCGATGACCTTGCCGACGTTCTTGAAAAGGCCTCCTCCGCTCTGTCGATGGAAGATGTTCGAGCCCGGCGTTCGCAGAAGGATGCGGGTGAACTGCTGCACCAACGAAAGCGTACCTTCGACGGTTTGCGGTCGCGTCCCCATACTGAGCTCCACCAAGCTGCGACTCGTGAAGCTGATGCGGGTCGAGAGGACGTAGGCGTCCGTGATGGCCTGCTGGACCTTGTCCGCTGGCACCTGCGCCAAGATCTCCGAGTCCGACAGGATGATGAACTCCGGCGATGCCGAGCTGTTGATGTACACGGACTCGACGTTCTTGAAGTCGCGCCCTGTGAGCCTCACGGTGCGCGGACGAACACCAGGCACCGCAGTGATGCCGGTGATCGGAAGCACATCGCTCAGGCGAACGACCTGGATGTCGATCACGTCGTCGTTCCCGTGTCGGAGGTGTTGGCGTCGGTGTCCGGGTCCGGCTGACGGAAGGCATCCGCCGGGGTCTCTCGGATGCCGTCGATCGCAGCCGTGAAGTCGTTCTTGATCTTGTCGAGGCGGGCGATGAGCCCGGGCTTCTCCCCAGAGACCGGAGCCTCGATGCGATCGATGCGGTTGTCGATCAGCTCTTCGAGGCTGATGCTGGTGAAGGTCCGCGTGACCTCCTGCGAGCGAAGAACGCCGACCACATCAGCCACCACCTCCCGGTAGTGCTGCATGGTCTCGCGTGACGCTTCGGAAGACGTCTGCTCGGGCATGCCGAGAATCTATCACTCCCAGAGCCGTCAGGTCATCCGGCGGGAGCGCAAGCGCACTTCTGGGCTGTTGATGACGGACTTCGCGAAGCGGGACACTGGGGCGACCTGGCGGGTGACATCAGCCGCAACGCGAATCAGGTTCGTCGAGTAGGACGACCCATCCGGGTGCATGCTGAAGAACTCGATGACCTGGAGCGAGGTGAAGAGGTCTGCGGCGCGATCCAGGCCTTGTTCGACCAGCATGCGCAAGATGTTGTCGACCGTCCGCTCGAACGGGACGACGTAGTTCTGAATGCTCGCCAACGACGTGATCTGCGTCGAGAACGTCCCCACAGGACCTCCTCCGGAAAGCAGCGCCGTAGGGTCAGCTCCGCTGAGGATGCGGGTGATGGCGAAGTCGGCCGCCTCGAAGTCGACGGCGTTCACGAACGACGTGACGGCGTTCACGAGGATGGTCCACGCCACATACCTCGCACTCTGCACGGTGAACCCTACCGACCCCGCGAAGAAGGGCACGGGCTCGGTGATGAGCTCGTCCAGGAAGACCTCAGTGATGGTGGTGACCGAAGCAGAGGGCGAGGTCTGAAGGGTGAGGATGTCGCCCACTCCCACACCACGAGAAAGGAAGTCGATCGTCCCTCCGGAAACGAAGTCGGTGAGGCCGGGCTTGGTCTGCGTGGGCGTGACCGTGTACCCGATCGCAGTCGCTCCTGCGCTCGACGGATTGGCTGTGATGCCATCTGCTGACGAAGCAGCCGGGGCCGTGGCCTGCAAGTACGACGTGAAGACCGTCAGGGAGACGGGGTCACTGGTCACGAAGAAGGCGCGATTGACAGTGAGCTGTCCGATCGTGCCCGACACGACTCGATAGGGCCCGCGGTTGAGCGGAACGGCCGTGGACCCCACCAGCACACGAGCTCCTGCCGGAACAGAGCGGAAGTCCGGACCGATGCGGTAGGACACCGCTCCGACATCCGACACCGCAACATCAACCTCGAAGCTTGCCCCAGTGACACTGGTGAGCTTGCCGATCTGAGCGGTGCCTGTCGGATCGATGATGATGAAGTCCCCGGCCTTCACCCCAGCGTTCTCGATGTTCTCGGCTGCCGAGAACGACGTCCCTCCGCCCGCCGTGTCGACGGTCCCCGTCAACGTGGAGACCTGCACGACCGAGGCTGCCTGGGTGATCCCGTCTCCGGTGAAGTACTCCGTGCGGAGCTCCGAGAGGCGGACACCCGGGGCCGAGGTCGCAGCAGCAACGATCGTCCTAGCCTCCACGCCTCGGCACACCGAGTACGGAACGAAGCCGGAAGTCGCAAGGAACGCTGCCTGCCCGAGGGTGGCGGTCACGACCTCGATGCTGCTGATGTCCGTCGAGCTGTTGCTGCGGATGAAGACCTGTGCGCCGATGCTGAAGGCCGTCGCCGGGACAGAGTTCGTCGTCAGGTAGTTCTGTACGGCCGTCAGGAACAGCGCGACAGAGGCGTAAGAGCTGCTGCCGAACGATCCATCAGATGGATACAGGACACCATCGACGCGAAGACGGAGCGCCGCGCCCGCAGGGAAGACGATGGGGAGGGTGGTGAACTGACGGGACGGCGTTTCGGCGTTGCTATAGGCCCCGATCGTGATGCTCGACGAGACGATGGGGCTGCCCGACTCGAAGTCGAGTGTCGCCGCCGGCGCGACGTTGAAGGGGCCGCTGTTCGTTCCGACGATCGCCGCCGGCGAGATCCCTCCGGTGCCCGAGAGCTGCGCGAAGTCTCCGACCAGCGGGGCCAGAAGCTGCTGAGGGGTACGGAAGCTCGACACGCGGGCCAGCAGCGTCCGCATCGTCAGGAGGTCGAGCATGGCCTCTCGGTGCGTGGAGACATCCTTGTCGGTCTGGAGCTGGGTCGTGAGCTCGGTGAGGCGGCTCTGAAGCTTCGAGATGACGTCCGTGACCGCCTTCTCCGGCAGCTTCACAGAACTCAAGTTGCTGATCGCGTCGATGATCAACTGGCAGAGCTCCAGCATCTGCGCGTGCGTCGTCTTTACCGTCGCCCACGAAGTCGCGATACGAGCTTGAGTCTCTCCAGCGGTCTCCGTGGGGACGCCGTTGCTCACGACGTTCTTCTTGAGCTGCGTGTTGATGAAGCTCTCGATGCTGTTGCGGAAGCGTGTCACCTCGGGACCAAGGTCTCGGGTCTGAACGCCCTGCCCCTGGTTTATGCCGGCGGTGACGTTCACCAGCGCCGCCTGAGCGTTCGTGAGTTCGGCCGTGGAGGTCACCGGCTTCCCACGTCGACGGAGTGAGGCCAGCGTGGACGGATCGAGGATGGTGGCGAGTGCAGCAGCTTGCTGACGGCGAAGGGCTTCGAGCTGATTCTTCGCCAACCAGATCACGTAGAAGTAGCTGTCCGGGCGAAGGAGGAGCGTTGTCGTCAAGAGGGCGTAGATGTCCGCCCGCGCTGCCAGCACGTCGCGTGCACCGAGGTTCGTCTTGGGCGTCGTGACCGTGCTCAAGAGGAACTGGTCGATGCTCGCCTGGAGCTCTTCTGACGTGTAGCCCGCCATCAGTCTTCGTCTTCGTCAGAACCGATCGTGTCGTCGGTCTCGGGAGGGGTCATGCGAACCAGGTCGTCCTTCGTCAGCGTGAGGATGCGCCGGCGGACGTCCTTGTAGTTCATGTTGAGGGAGGTACAGATGTGGCGGAAGGTCATGTCCTCCTTCCCGTCCCAGAAGATCCATCCTGCGGCGTCCTCCGCGATACGAATGGAAGGGGTCCCCTTCTTCGAGTCGCGGTAGTTGACGAAGTCTCGGATGGCTCGCACCAGGATCGCGGTCAGCAGCCGCTGTCCTGTGTCGCGGAGGAGCGCCTCCTCCGCATCGACTTCATACGACGTTGATTGTCGTAGCATCGCCGACGATGGGGGAGTCGGGTTCATACGCGAGGCTTGAGTCCTTCCGCTTGACGAAGAGGGTAGAAGCGCCGGTGGTGAGTCCACGAAGAAGGAGTCGATCATCGAGTACCTGGAGATCAACGGACGGGTTCCCATCTGGCTGGCTGTAGTCGATGTCGTCGGAGGCCGTGCCGTTGATGACGTACCCCGAAGTGAGCTGGACCTGGACGTTGACGGTGAGCGTCGTGCCGACGTTCACTTCCAGAGTGGACGGGGTGAACACGACCCCGTAGACGCGAGGGAAGAGCACGAGGTTGATGTTCGCCGCCCCGAGGTCGGGGATGAAGACGTCGCGGGCCACGTTCTCGTGGCTCTGCACGATCGCGTGGTAGCAGCCCTTCCGGTAGAGGTCGATTTGCAGGTAGCCGTCCTTGTCGGTGCGGATGACGGCGCGCTCGCCCAACACCCCGACAGAGTCGTCCGGCCCCGAGCCCACGATCAGGGGCTTGAAGCGGTGGATGAAGTGGATGTCGAGGCCACGGCGAGCTCGACCTGCCGGATCACGCACGTAGCCACTGAGGCGACAGAGCGCGGGATCGACGGCGGGAGGCAGCGTAAAGACCTCGGCATCGAGGCGGAAGTTGTTCGTCCCGGTGGGCGAGCTCGCGGGAGGCGAGTAGACGTCGATGTACACCGGCTGCGGCAGAGACATGCCGACCTTGAACGTGCGGAGCTGATACCGGATGAAGCTGGTGCCGCCGTCCAACATGAACGACACGTGACCTGTCATGTCCGTCGTTCCGGACGTGATCAGCGTCGTGCCCGTGACGTCGTAGACCCGAACCAGCACACCTGCTGTTGCCGGATTCGGAACGAGAGCGCTCCGGACCAAGACATCGACGACTTCGACTGCCATGGCCGGAGGCTATCACACAGCCGTCATCAAGTCGCTGTACGCCACCACTGCATCAGCGAGGCCAGCGTTCTTCGAGTGCTGCTCGGTCGTCGTCTTCAGGATGTCGCGCACCTGCTGGTTGAGCTCGTCCTTCTGCGAAGAGAGCGTACGCAGGTACTCGTCGATGCTGCCCGGACGCTTCGCTCCGAAGGCTCGACGGATGATGTTCGGCTTCGGGAGTTGCGAGACGTAGTGCTCGACAGCGACGTTCCGCTGGTCTTCTGGGAGATGCTCGTGGCTGCCGTAGCGGATGCCGCGAGCAATCACCTGCTCCAGCTTCTCCTTGTTGAAATGGGGCTCCAGCACCTGGATCTGCCGTGTCCCCTTCAGGTCGAGACCTTCACCGCCGGCGCTCGACAGCAGCAAGGCCTTCAGCTTCCCCTCGTTGTAGTCCTTGACCATCTGGTCGCGTTCGCTCTTCGAGAGCTCGCCGGTGAACTTGCCGTACGGGACCTTGCCCTGCTGGAGCATCGTCTCGTACGGATGGAGCCCGGACTCCAAGAAGTTCGAGTACACGAGAGCTCGATGCTGTGGGTTCTTCTCGATCTGACCTGAGAGCCGCTGGTAGGCGGTCTGAAGCTTCGGGCTCATCGCTGCGGCCTGGTCAGGAGTCACCCCCTCCTGGAAGCCTGCCGGGCTCAACGAGACCTGGCGAACTCCGCTGGAGAACGCGTTGAGGTCCTTCGACTCCTGCTTGTTCGGTGGAAGTCCGTGTTGGACCTTGTACTTGATCCACGCAGGAGCCTCTCCCATCAGGGAGTTGTAGACGTTCTGCTGCTCCTTCCCGAGCGTGGTGTTCACGACCTCGTCGTGCCGTGCCGGGAAGTTGTCGGTCGTGTTCTCGTGGAAGTCGACCCACTGCCCGAGGATCTTCGAGAGCTCGTCCTTGCGCTTGAGCTCGGCCACGGACCCCGGCTTCACACCACGGAACGTTCGAGCAATCCAGCCTGGATCAACCTTCCGTTCCCCGATGTAGCGCTTCTCGAAGTCGGCCTGCGCTGGTGGCAGGACGTTCTCGCCGGCGGCGACGTTGACCAACGACGCGAGGTCGTAGGGGCGGTTGTAGAGCGGTGTGCCGGTCAGCAGCATCCGCTTCTTCGCCTCGGCTCCACGCACCACCTTCCTCGACATCGAGGAGGGGTCACGAATCCGATGCGCTTCATCGACGATCAGGTTGTCCGTGGGCTCGATGCTCCCGTGGAGGGCCTGACGCTGGAGGCTCTGGATGTCGTACTTGGAGTTCGGAGTCCCCTTGAGGTGCTTGTCGAGCTCCTTCTGGTAGTTGCTCTGAAGAGCCGCAGGCACGACCGCTGTCGTGTTCCCGCCAAGACGTTCAGCCGCCGCGATCGAGGTGAGGGTCTTGCCCGAGCCCATGCCGTGGGCGACGACGAGGCCCGGCTGTTTCTGGATGCGGTCCACCACACGCTGTTGGTGCGGCTTCAGCTCCGAGATGATCTCCGAGAGCTTCTTCATGTTCAGCTCAGACGGATCGCGAAGTCGATGTCCGGCTGCTGGATGCCGAACTCGTCCTCGTCGCTCAGCGACGGGTCGAAGAGGTTGATGAGGTCGGTGGGGTCTCCGACCGCAGGGAGCTTCACGCGCCGAGTGAAGTTGGTTCCTTCGACGTGCACATCGAGGACAGACCCACGGATGAGACGAACGACTGCGTAGCCGGTCTCGTCGGTCTCGATGTCTTCGTAGTGCCGGAAGATGTTGTAGGAGCCGACGGTGTTGGGGAGGAACACGTTCGCGATGACGACGCTGCGCCCCTCGATGGGGCGGCCTCGCATGTCGGTGATCTTCACGTACGCCGAGATCATCAGGTCGTACGCAAGGACCGGAACCTCGACGCCTGGCAGCGGGACGCTCTGCGGAGCCACGGCCATCGTCGTGTGGTGCAGGAGCTGCGTCTTGTACCAGTAGGACGTCGCTGCGTTGCTGTCGGTGAAGAAGTACTCGTGCACCGTGCTGCTGAGAGTGCTGTCGACCCCCTTGCCGATGGCGAAGTCCCCGGTCTGGAAGCCGAGAGCGAGAGCTCCATCCGACTCCATGATCTCGATCGATGCCCCGGTGCCGGTCAGCGCCGTCGTCAGAACGAGATGCGAAAGGCCGTCCGCGGAGGCAACTACAAGTGCCGTCGCCCCGTTGATGTCCGAAATCGCCGAGGACGTGCTGTACGGGTCTGATCCCGAGAACGTGACGTCGACCTGCGTCGCACCGTTCACCTTGAACGACAGCGTCTTGCCGTTGAGGGCGTGGGGCTCGCGGAACGTTCCAGTGAGCACCGCCGGCTGAGCGGTATGCGCCGAGATCTCCTCGTACACGCCGTTCGGACCCGTGATGGAGCGGAACCATCGAATCGAGTCGTACGTCGTGAGCGCGGTGACCGGGTCCACGACCACCTGAGCGAGCGTCAACTGCATGTTCGTGATCGGCATGTCACCCCGCGAGGAAGCTCTCGATGTCGTTGGTCACGAGCACTTCTGCCTCCGCCGTGTTCTGGCGAGACAAGCGCTCGGAGCCGGTGCGGCCGCGCAAAACCGACTTCAGGTACGTGGCCTCGTCCGTGAGCCGTGCATGCTCATGGTCGTAGAACTCGTTGAACGCAGACTGGAGGCGGTCCAGTTTCGCGTTGCGGTCGGTGGTGCGGTCGTCGGGCACCGCTGAAGTCTACGCTGAGATGGGCAAAGGAAAAAGGCGGCCGTAGCCGCCCCCTTCACACGCCGCCGAGATGCGGCTTCACCTTCTTGTAGATGGCTCCACGAAGCCGGTAGACCTGGTTCTGGTTCATCCCCGTCTTCTTCGCGATCTGCATGATGCTCGGGGGATCGCCGACCGTCGGAAAGAGCTGGTCGAAGACCTTCTGCTCTTCGCTCGTCAGCAGCGCCGGCATCAGCGAGATGATGCTCCGGACCTGGCTCGGGGCATGACCCAAGCTGCCGTCCTCGGCGTCCGGGTTCGGATTGCCTCCGATGAAGTGCTCGGTACGGAACTCCGACATCATCGGCCGCAAGTCGCTGGCCGGGATGTCGGGAAGCAGCTTCTTCATGTCTTCGTACATGGGCTCGTGCCCGTGCTGCTCCATGAACTCGTGTCGAGCGTTCATGAACTTCTGGAACTTCTCGACACGCGGCTTCGGGACGTACGCGAAGTTGCGGTTGCCTCCGACGAAGTCGGTGATGCGCTGGAAGTTCGTGATGACGTGCGTGCGGATCTTCGTCCCCTTCGTCGGGTCGTAGGACTCCAGCCCCTTCTTCGCCGCGACTCGGAGCTGCTGCTCCAAGGCCGAGTAGGGGATCGAGCCACCGAGACCGTTCAGCTTGCGCTTCGCGAACGACTGGATGGTCGGTTCGAGAGCATCGAGAAGCGGTTCGAGATGCTTCGCCTTCTTCCCGCTGTCGTTCCAAGCCTTCCAGAGCGCGTAGTGCGGGTCGGAGACTCCTCCGCCCGTGATCTTCCGCGCATCCTGGTTGAACTTGTCGAACGGGCTTCGCGTCTTGGTCATGCCGAGCGATGACGCGTCAGCGCCTGCGACGCCGCAGTCGAGCCCGAGATCTCGTCGATCTTCGCGTGCATGAGCCCTCCGATGGAGGCACGGAAGTCGTTGACGCTCGGGATGTAGTTGTCGAAGGCACGGGCGAGCTCGCCCTGCATCGTGTCGCGATGACGCTCGACCGTGAGGTCGGTCATCGGGCCCTGCACGTCGGCCTTCAGCCCGATCGACGGCGACATCGGATCCGAGGGCCGGATGTCGTTCGGGCCGGAGATGAGCGGGCTGTCACCACCACGAGCGGTGACGTCCCCTGCGAGTTCGAGAGCGAGCTTCCTGATCATGTTGTCCTCATCGATCTGATAGGGGATTCAGGCCTTATACGCCTGCATTGCGTCGCTCAGACTGCGGCGCGGATTCATCGGGTCACTGCTGGCCGAGCGGGTCACGCCCGACTTCGCTGCGATCGGCGTGTTGCCGACCCGCTGCGACTTGTTCGAGCTGCCACGTAGCACGCCGAGCGTAGGCGCAGAAGGCACCGTAACCTTCGGGGTACCCGGCCCCGAAGGAGGACCTCCGAAGAGGCTGCTCAGCTTGTTCTCGGCCAAGTAGCTGTGGATGGCCTTGCGGGCGTGATGGAGCTCGATGCCTTCCTTCGCCGCGGCGAGCACGCCTCCACCGAGACCCGAGGTCAGGGCCTTGGCGGCGAGGTCTCCGCCGGTCTGCTGTGCGAGCTCCTTGGTGCCGCCGGCGAGTCGCGAAGAGAGGCCACCCTTGGCGTTCACGAAGCCCTTGGTGAAACGACCTGCGGTGTCGATCGCCGGCGCCGCAACGGAGGCGAGGCCAGCGGTCTGCCCGATGATCTTCCAGGGCTTCGGCTTCTGGAGCTTCGCTGCGGCCTGCTCGACTTCGTGTTCGTCGACCGACAGCTTCTGGACCTCGTCGACGAAGGCCGCCATCTGGGCTTCCTTCATCAGCGTCTGGACGTTCGTGGGGATGGAGCCCTTCCGGGACTTCAGCCGCTTGTCGTCGATGTCGAGGCCGTGCTGTTCCACCCCACAAGACTATCCGAGGATGCCCCGCGTAGCCAAGACAGCTTGCACGTAGAGGAACACCGACAGGCGCTTCTCTTTCCGGGTGTCGAGACGGGCTGCCCGAGCAGTGTCCCGAGACGAGCGCTGGGCCGCCGCCGGATCGTCGGTTTCATTCGCATCCGTGGTCGTTAGGCCCAAGATGGTGTCGACACGATCGCCCTCAACGTTCGTCGTGAGCTGACGAAGGTCGTCGAAGTCTCCGAAGGCGCGAGAGTGGAAGCCCTCAACGCCTCGGGTGACAGACCCATCGTCGTCGATCTCCAAGTTCGCGGTCCCGAACATGTCGACCATCGAAGCAATGGGACGCCACGTGTACGACTTCAAGAAGTCGTCGACGTCGAAGCGATTGCGGCGGATCATCGAGTAGCCGTCGACCAGAGACGAGACCGCCTCCTCGATCGTTCCTCGTGCCGAGATCTCCGACAGCGTCGCCGGCGCTCCGATCTCAGAGGGTGTTCCAGCGGGGCCCGTGATCTCCGACGGATTGCTGTCGAGGGTCTCCGGAGGCTGCTCGGGCAGCGTGACCGGGGTGCTTGCTCCCAAAGTGACCGGAGAGTCGGGAGTCACCGAGCTCGCCCCAGAGGGATCACCACCGTCAGCCGATCGAGTCGACCGTCCTGTGGGATCGACGATCACGGTGGGGTCGACGATGCTGCCGGTTCCGAAGAAGTACGAGTAGAGGGACCCGATGTTCTGGCTGCGGTAGTTCTCGCCGTACCACGGCGGGAACGTGAGGTCCTCCGCCGGCAGATCGACGGTCGTGCGCTGATAGACGCCCAGCGTCTCAGTGATCTGGTATGCGCGGAACGTCACCGAGACCTCGCGCAACGCCGCATCGTCGCCGGCGTTGCCGGTACCTGAAGTTGCAACGAAGGACGACTGCGTGTCGCCCACGCTTCCAGCAAGAGCTGCGACCTCGGGAACCGACGATGCAGGCACCGCTGTGCCGACGACGACGCGAGTTCCTCGAATGCGCCCGGCACCTCCTCCAGGAACGAAGAGAGGCAGCGTCGTGCTTGATGTGTAGCGCTGCGAGCCTGTGGCGGAGGTAGAACGACGACCTCGAACTGGACGCACCCGCTCGGAGCGAGCGTACTGATCGGTGACGTCCGTGACCGCTGTGATCTCCCCACCACGGGGTCCCGTAGTTCCAGTTGCAGGGGTATCCAGCATCGCCACGACGCTGCGCACCGAGGTGTTGCGTGTCCGCCGATAGCGACGAGGAGCTGCACGGTCATCGCCGAGGAACTCGGTCCTCTCATCCGTGACGCGGCCGTACATCATCTGGATCATGGTCTGGCCGCCGGTCTCGGCCGAGATGCTGTGCGTGATGGATGCCGGAGTCCCCAGGTAGTGACTGTTCGGCTGCTGTGCCGTGAGGGCCTGCACGAGGTCTGCCGTGCGCTCGTCCGCCATCTCGCGCTGACGATTCTGCTCCTCCGCCGGCAAGTCAGATTGGACACCCACACCTTCGCCCTGCGATGCAGCTTCGGCGATCCGACGTGCGATCTCCTGGTTGACCTCCGTATCCGCGGAGTTGATGTCGTCGGCCTTGTACTTGTCGATGACGAGCGCCGGGAAGCCGAGCACGACGAAGGGGTTGAACTTGCCCTGCACCTGGAGCTGCCGAGAGCGGAAGCGGTACTGGAAGAAGATGTGGTTCGCAGCAAGCTGAGCGTAGCCGACTCGCACACCGTCGATCATCACACTGCCACCACGCAGTGCATGCAAGTTCAAGTCGCTCATGCGCTCGAACTTCGGGATGATGCCCGTGTAGAGCTCGTGGTCCATGAGGTCCCGGATGAACCACGCCGGTGCATCTGCGAGGTCAGGAGGCTCGACTCCAGTACGACCGCGACCGATGCTGGCCCCCGACCGCGATCCCAAGATCCTCGATGGCGCCATGTAGTAGCCATCGAACAAGAAGTCGGAGCCGAAGAACGCCGACGACGTGCGGAGCATGAGCCGCGAGACCTCGTCCATGAAGGTCCGGCCGTAGCTGAAGCTGCTGTAGAGCTCGGGGAAGAGAACGTTGCAACGTGGAGGAGCAACCATCCAGACGTCCGGCCGGTAGATCTGCGTGATGAGACGTGCCGGAGGATCGGGCTGCCGGTTGCCGGTCGCGACACGGCGCTGAAGCTGCGCGTTGACGATCGTCTCCATGTCGGCTGCGATCTGATCGCAGTACGAGGTGACCTGCTGCCCTTCAGAAGAGTCCGGAGCTCCGAAGGTGTTGTGAGAGGAGGGCCTTCGCGTGAGCTGTTCGATGCGCTGGAAGCGGACTGCGTTGACCACCAAGATCTGATGGACCTCCAAGTCACCCACGAACCGAGAGCGCTGGCTCACGGCAAGACGACGAGCGACACCAGCGGCCGTTCCACAGAGCGAGGCCAAGCGCGGAAGTTCAACTTGAAGGCCTCCGTTCTCCGAAGATAGACGGCTTGCCTCATCGGGCGTCGTCGACCGTGACTGACGGTCCTTCAGGTCGAGAGCTCGCTGCTTCAAGCGACGAGCTGCATTCACGACCGGCGTGTACGAGTCATTCGTCGTGATCGACACCGTCTCGTACTGCGGTCGGTTCGGGTCGACCAGCGCCGGGATGTAGTGCGGCGACGTGATCGGGATGACCTCGTGGAAGATGTAGCGCTGAAGGGCGCTCAGGACGGCTCGAATGGAGACCTGCCGACCAAGACCTGAAAGAGCTCGGCGGAACAAGCTCCCGAAGCCGTTCGCCGACATCAGGCGGACCTCGTTCTGCTGCTCGAACGGATTCGCTCCGAGCATCTGCGTGATCTTCAGCCGGAGCTCCGCGATGCTGAAGAAGTCGTTCACGCCTCGGATGGCTCGGGTCCCGAAGTTCACACCTCCGATGGCTTCGATGATGTGGGTGATCGCTCCGAGCAGCGTGCCTCGCAGGTTCGGGTAGTTGCGAGGTGCTGTGTTCATCAGCCCGACGATGATGTCGCCGTTGCCCTCCAAGAAGGAGTTGAAGACGGTCGTGGCGGCTCCAGTGAACGCAGCGCTGATGCCGCCGCCGTCGAGAGAGAAGCCCTGCACCTGGTACTGGAACGCGTAGTCCCAGTACATCGACCAGTCCATGCACTGGAGCACGATGCTCCGTGAGCTCCCGGTCTTGTCGACGGTGAAGCCGACGAGTTCGCCTCCGAAGAGGAGACGGTAGTTCTCGTTCTCCAGATCGGTGTCTTCCTGGGCGTCGGTCTGCTCCAGCCTCTCGGGCGGGATGATGCCGTCGAGGTCGGGATCACGGTCCTGGTTCTGGATGGCGATGTTGTCGCCGGCGACCCATGCCCGATCCGATGCAGGAGCTCCGCGATAGAAGTCGTAGAAGAAGAGATGGACGAGCGTGCGAGGGCGAAGCTGAAGAGCGAGGTCGTTCGCCGGGATCTGAATCGAGCACACCGCGGGCTGGTTGGGCTGCGACTGCACCACCGCCGAGATCACGGGAACCTCCACCCCTTCCAGGAAAAGGCGGATGTGGAGCTTCTGGGCGATCGTCATCGGGGCTTGATCCTACGCGAATCGAGTACGTGAAGCACCTATCAGCAAGATGAAGGGCACGGTGCCCTGAAGGAGCGAAGAACATGGACCCCGACGATGTGCAGAACAAGAACCTGATGACCCCGGGCGATGCGATGGCCGAGCTGGAGCGCACGCTCCCGAAGCTCGATGTCACGCCGAAGACCCTCTTCCCGACGAAGCCCAGTTTGCTGGCGCCCGGCCACCGCGTCATCGCGGTGTCGAGCAAGGTGATCGGCGACAACTCGTTCGTGAACCGCTTCGAGAACTACCGGCCGGTCGTCGAGGTGTGGGATCTCCCGGAGAACGGCGACATGGCCGAGGCCAAGCTGTTCGGTGTCTTCCGGCACGTCGAGGTGCTCGGCGCGTCGTGGATCCATCACGACCCCGAGAACGGGCTCCAGTACCAGGCGCGTCGTGGTTCCGTGCTCGTCACGAAGAGCGCGCTGCGCGTCTACGAGGACACGCCGGAGAACGTGGCCCGCATCGCCGAGTCCGAGAAGGCGGTGCCGAAGCGCTTCGGCTGCTGAGCTCGACGAAGTTCCGGTTCGTGTGGAAGAACGGGCGTGTGCTCGTTCTTCTTTTGCTTACAGGTTCAGGCCCGGGACGCCGGCGGCGAGATTGAGGGCTCCATCCGCCTGTCGAATGCCGAAGCTTCCGAAGAGCTGAATGCCGGCGAAGGCGGCTCGACCCAGCAACAGGTAGTTGGCACTTGGACGACCGACGTTGACCCCTAGCTTCGCGAGCTGGCCACGGGCCTGGTTGTCGAGCTCCTCGGGGCTGTTCAGACGAAGGAGCTCCTGGACGCGGTTGAGCTCCTCCTGGTCGTACTGCGGCTGTGTGGTGTCGTGGACGAACGCTGTGTACTCGTCCTTCTGCTGCCAGATCGGGACACGCTCACCGTTCGACCCAGGAGCGGACGGGAAGCTCGCCTGGTTCTCGATCGGCGGGACGTAGAGCTGGTTGCCGATGCCCTTGTTCGGGAAGGCGAGGCTGCGGCCGTAGAGCGTGTTCTTCGCCTGCTCGATCGCACGCTGGATCGTGAACGTCGCATCGTTCGCGAACCGCTGAGCGTCGGCGAGGAAGCCGGTGAGGCTGTCCTGATTGCCCAAGGACGACTGGACATCCGCGGTCGCTGCCGGGTCGTCCGGAGGAACGGTCGTGGGCGTCGGTCCGGGCGTCCGATCCGCCATCTCGTCGTTGTAGATGGGCGAGAAGATGCTGCCGACGTCGCCGATGATCGAGTAGTTCGTGCAGAACACCTGGAACGTCAGCGGGAGCTTGTACGGGTCCTCGACTGTCTGCACCGCCTGCGCCTGGAGCATGTAGCCCTCGATGACGACGTCATCGAAGTACAAGTACATCCGGGCGTTGCGTTCGAGCAGCTTCGTTCCTCGCAACGTGTCGTTGTAGTTCTTCCACCACTCCGACTTCCAGTTGAAGTTCCGTGCGTTCAGGATGACAGCGTTGAAGGTGTAGATGCGGGGGCGCTCTCCGAAGAAGAAGATGTAGTCCTCTCCGAAGGTCTCCACGATCTGCTGCTTCTCGACGCGCTGCTCCTGAACGGACTGAAGGATGAAGTTCGAGTACTCGATGCTCTGACCGATGCCGTTGACATCAGTGGCGCTGCTGCTGTCGACGAGCGGGATGGGGCGACCGACGGCGTCGATGACCTTGATCGTGGCGTAGGTGTCCTTCTTCACCTCGATGCCACGCGTCGGTCGCCGCACGTTCTGTGAGGTACGGGTCTCCTGCGCGGCGTCGTTGAAGACGTCCTCGAAGGGAGAGGTCGTAACGCTGATGAAGACCGCCACGCCGGAATCCTATCAGGAAGCTGAGGAAGCATCCATGCCGCGCGCAGAACGACCGGAGCGAGCCTTCAAGGCTTGGTCCGACGTCGAAGTCGACAAGCTCAGCTTCTGGTGGGGCGTCTTCTCCATCCAGACGATCGCAAAGCGCCTCGGCAGAACCCCGGCCGGCGTATCAGAGAAAGCTCGCAAGACGAAGTTGGGGGCCTTCGCCCAAGACACCATCTCGATGAGAGAGTTCGTACGCTTGAGCGGGTACGAGGACTCTCGCATCCTCGCCAGCGCAGAGGCCATCGGTATCAAGCTCCAGCGCATCGGCGTCGGGAACCCGAAGCGTCCGAAGGCGAAGAGGGCCTACGCAATCACCGAGGAGCAGCAAGAGAAGCTGCTCGCACACTTCGCAGAGCATCCGAACACCTTCTATCCGAACAAGCCCGGCTCCGGTAAGACGACCCAGGGCGTCTGGGGCATCGGCCGGAAGCCTCCGCAGTGCCTCGACTGCAAGAGAAACGACAGACCTCACTACTCCAAGGGCTTGTGCGATGGCTGCTACCAGAAGGTCATGCGCAGCAACCGAAAGAAGAACATGAACAACCCGCCGATTACCCACTTCCAGGGGAGCTACCGCTTCCTGTCGAACTTCTTTCCCGCCACCATCACGTTCGGAGGACTGAAGTACTACAGCGTCGAGCACGCCTTCCAAGCCGCCAAGACGTTGGACCCTGTGAAGAGGGCCCCGCTCACCTTCGCACATGGCACCGAGCTGAGCTGGAATCCCGGCAAGGCGAAGGTGTACGGGCGCAGTCTCGAACTTCGTCCTGATTGGGAGGACGTCAAGTTCAAGGTGATGGGGCAGCTCCTTCGCGAGAAGTTCACGGAGCACGCCGATCTCGGGAAGAAGCTGATCGCCACTGGAACCCGCGAGCTCATCGAAGGCAACTACTGGGGCGACCGCATCTGGGGTGTCTGCGACGGCGAGGGGGAGAACCGCCTCGGCAAGTTGCTGATGGAGATTCGAGAGGAACTACAGAAATGACTACGCCCGAAGAGAAGATCAAGAAGCTCGACTTCACGAAGGTAACGCGGGACGCCGACAAGACGCGCACCAGGATTCTCATCAAGCCCCGCTACGGGATGCAGAGCTTGGAGATCGTGTGTGGTCGCACCAACCTGAACCGCAACCGAGACCGTACGCCTTCATACGAACGGCTCACGGCCCGGGCTTCATACGGTGTCATCGACTTCGAGCACGACAGCGCGTACATCTTCCAGATCCCGCTCGTCGGTGTAGCACTCGACTTTGTCGAAAACTCGACCGTCTACTACAGCGGGATCCTGTTGGGACGCGACCCCGAAGACCTCCGCATCTCGTTGGACACCGACTACGATCCGACGAAGCTGAAGGGCGCCTACAAGTGCAACGGGAAGGAGTGTCGCTCAGGCAAGTCGCACATGATCGTTCCCGAAGGGTACTGGGCGGGCCCGGAGATGAAGGTCCAGACCCTCTACTTGCAGCTCGTTGGTGCCGAGGTTTCCGTGATCTTGAGCACGCCAAGCAAGGAGGACCCTGACCACGGCTGAGACGCCTGCCCCCGTAGCTGAGCGGGAAAGCAGCGGATTCTAAATCCGTGGTCGTGGGTTCGATCCCCACCGGGGGCGAGCAGAAGCAATCACGTTTCTTCCTATAAAACAGATAGAAGAGACAACCTCTTCCGGAGAAACACGAACATGAACCAGAACATTCAGAAGGTCCTTCAGCTCGGCGCCCTCATCGATCGCAACAACGAGACGGTTCGCCGACTTCAAGAAGAGAACAAGCAACACATGGAGGTCATCGAGTCCCTCGTGGTCCACAAGAGGGACAACCAGCGTCCCTCGAAGAAGATCGAGGACCGTCTCGTCAAGCAGATCAAGCGCGCCTTCTTCCGTTCGGAGGAGGAGTACGAGAAGACGATCGTCCAAGCGCTCAAGGGCGGGCCTCCCCTCTGCCGTGCGGACTTGGTGCGAAAGACTCACATCTCGATGAAGACGCTGGCCAAGCTGATGCCACGGCTGGCCGAACGAAACGTGGTGAGGCCCGTGTCAGCCCTCAAGAAGCTGAGTGACGGGCGTGAGATCAAGGTGCAGGGATGGTCCGCCGGAAAAGCGGCCTGAACTACCCCGGAGACAACCCGCAGAAGGCCGACTCCCGCAACCTGCTCTACCGGACCGTGATGTCTTACTGGAAGGCCGCCAAGCCTTCTGGAGACATCATCGTCTTGGCAGGGCATGAAGCGAAGGACGTCGGCCCTCTGCGAGATTATCTTCGGTGGCCGGCATCTCGCGTCCTTTTCGTGGACATCGACGAACGAGGACTGACCCAAGCTCAGAAAGACTGGCCAGGCGTACGTGTTCATCACGGCGACCTCAGCGAAGCCGTCAAGCAGGTCAAGCAGATCGCATTGCTGAACTTGGACTTCATGGGCAGCTTCAACGATGACGTGGAGGCTGCCCTGACTGCGGCTGAGGGAAAAGTCAGTCCACATGGGGTGGTCGCGTACACGTTCTACCGAGGAAGAGAGCACCGATCTCAGCATTCCTTGCAGAAGAACTTGTTCGCAGCTCGCCGTCACATCGACCTGAAGAGCTCCGACTACGAGACGATGCGCTGGGTGGCAGCAGGGGCACGACTACAGCGTGGTCTCGTGTTCGAGAACCCTGAGCTCCTGTTGACCCATCGCTATCGTTCATCGAGTGCAGCCATGGGCATGCTGGCCATCGCCAACGAGCCGAAGGCCAAGGGGAGTCGACGCAGCAGGTGACGTCCCTGCGGAGACACAGCGATCGCAGTGAGGGCGTTTCCGAGATCGGGTTCCAAGAACTCGGACACGGGAACGCCCTCTGCGCGCGCAGACGAAACGACTCGGCGAAGTTCTTCTTCGTTTGCCGTCTCCAGAAGCACGAGCGTGTTGGATGTCGTGAACCACTCCCGGTCCACGGCAGGATGCTCCTCCGTGAACGCGCGGATGGCGTGACAGAGCTGCGCCGCTCGGAGTCCCGGAGCGAGGTCCTGTCGCGAGACCAGGAAGAGCTTCATGCGGCCCTCCGGGGACGCCCAGAGGCCTTCATCTCGCGAGCTCTTTCCTTTGCCTGCCGGAGATGCTCGGCGTACGACGCGAGCTCCTCGTCGCTGGGCTTGGCCTCCAGCCACGCCTTCACCGCACCCTCGTCGACGTCAGCCCCCGCCCAGTAGGCGACGCTGCTCGCGCTGGGCGGCTCCTTCGTGAAGCGCTCGACCTCCCAGTACCTGCGCCCGCGCACGAAGGCGTACGCGAGCCCCGTGTACCGAATCTGCGAGCGCAGATCGGAGCCATGGCCCCAACACATGAGCATGGTGCTGTGCTGCTGTGCCGTGCGCTCCGCGAACGGGATGCGCTTGAGCGAGAGGCGCTCCTGAGTGTTGGCGACCTTCGACTTCACGAGCTCACCGAGCTCGAACTTCAGAACCATCTTCTCTTTCATCGTGAATCTCCTGCATCTGGTTGCTGTTCGGGTGAGGGAACAGCCCAGCAGGAGGGCCACGGGGAAGGTGGAGCTACGTCCAGGTCATGTGCGCATCATCGCCATCGTCCAGCGCGACGTCAAGCCCGACAACGTGCTCTTCACACGAACAGGTTCGACTTGATGATCCAGTCCTTGACCTCACGAGGAACCGGCTCAGCCAGGTTCTCCCCGGTTGCGATGCGGTGGACCGCCGCCCGCACCAAGACGTCGTAGCAGTCCTCGACCCCGACGCTGTCGAGCGCGGTGACGGTGACTCGTCGCTTGCCGACGAGATAGTTCATGACGGCTTTCTGACGAGCCACGGTTCACCTCATGCGGCAGGAGTTGCAGTCGGAGGCGTACCACCACCCGCAGGCGCCGGCAGGCGCTCGCTGAGTGTGGTGCTGATGGTACGGAGGGTCGCGAGGGATTCACGCCCGATCGGGTCACGAGCCTCGGCCTGAGACAGCGAGGCCGCCTGCTGTCGCTGCTGAGCTCCCTGGATTGCTTGCTGGATGTCTTCACGGCCCGTGAACTGACGGATCGCATCGCGATCGGCAGCGGCGAAGCCACCACGCGAATCGCGACGAGAGAGCGCTCCACGAAGAAGGTCTCGGGCTTGGGTCGCCTGCTCGGTGCTGAACCCGAGGCCTTCGGGATCGGAAAGCTGGTGCTCGAACTGCCCCATGATGTCGAGACGTCGAGAACGGCTCATCCCACCGCCACCCGACAGCGCCTGCTCGAACATCCGCTGAGCTCGGGTGCCGCTGACGCTGCGCCCTCCGATCGAGAGCTCCATGCTCCCCATACCGAAGCCCGTCACCTGACCGAAGGCAGCATCAACGGCTCCACGGCCACGACGGCGCCCCTGTCCACTGAGCTCGCGCTCCGTCGAGCGCATCTGGCTGAGACCCGTGAAGAAGGCTCGGCCTGCTTCATCGATCTCACCAGTCTCCGAGCGCATCGCCCGAGACGAGTACTGCCGGAACTCGGAGTCGGACATCGCCATGAAGCGGCTCTGCATCTCGCTCTGAGCTCGCATCGCGGTGTCGGTGTCACCGGAGGCGAGGGCGGCACTGTAAGCACGCACAGCACGGCTTCCTGCGCCACGTCCACCACGGCGAGCGATGTCGGCGAGATCGGCCTGGTACTGCTGGAACTGAGCTCCGGCTGCACGCATCGAGGGATCGTTCTGGACGAACGAAGCGAACTCGGAGCCGAGAGCTCCACCGTTCGTCGCCATGCTCTGCTGCATCTGCATGAGCATCGAGCGAGCTGCGATACCTTCGCGGGACGCCGGGTCCATGCCGCCGATCGTGGCGCGAAGATGTGCCATCGCGGACTGACGTTCGGCATCGCTACCTGCACCGACCGCAGTACGAACTCGGCGCATGAAGTCGGAGTTGCCCTGCAACGACTCGATGTCCTCACGGCTGACACCCGAAATCGCAGCCTGCGTCGCTCGCTGAGCCTCGGTCATGTGGACCTGGCCGCCGCCGAAGTACGCCGAGGTGCTGAGGCGATCGAGGCGCTCTCGAACGTGGCCGCCGCGAGCGATGAACGAGGTCGCATCAGCACCCGGCTGACGCAGCGCTTCCATGACTTCGGAACGCATCCCACCGATGCCGAAGGCCATGCCGCCGATGCCCGCCGCAAGACCAACTGCGGCTCCGAGCGGACCGCCGACTGCGGCGCCCATCATGGTGGCACCTCCGAGAGTCGCGAGGTCTCGTCCGATGCCGCCCATCGTGAGGCGGCCTCCACCACGACCCAGAAGCTGCCCCTCTCCAGGAGCAGTCGCCGCGTTCGTGATGCCATGCTGGCGCATGAAAGCCGACGTCGCGTTTCCGTTTCCGCCCATGAAGCGGTAGACGTCGTCTGCATTGCCGCTACCTGCGGCGGCGAGCTGCGCTTCGAGGATCCGACTGGTTGTTCCCTCCGCGTCACCACGAAGGCCACGTAGAGCACGGATGTCCGCCCCTTGCGTGAGGACACCAGCATCAGCAGCACGAGCAATCTGGAGAGCACGAGACGCCCCAGAGAACGTGTTGATCCCCTCGGTCGACATGCCGCGAGCGCGCAGACGAGAGCCCACGGAAGGTCCCACCTCGAACATGCCCTGCTGGTCGATGTTGAAGGCAGCCTGCGGAGCCGAGAAGCCACCACGCCCGAAGCCCATCGACTCGAAGTCCTGGCGGGTTGCGCGGCTCTGTCGAAGGTGCCGCATCGCGGTCTGACCTTCCGTAGACATCGAGTCGGAACTGATGCCGAGGACGTCGTTCATGACGCGCTCCGCCAAGCTCGACACCCTCGTCACGAACGAACGACCTGCATCACGAGCCGCGTTCATGCCCGTCGCATCCTGAACATGATGTTCCAGGTTCCGCATGAAGGCGTCGACCGAACGACGTTCCGTGATGTCGGAGCGCAGAGCTCCTTCGCGACGAGAGCCCACGGAGTCCGCAGCCTCACGGCTCGCGATCTCTCCCTGGTTGCGCATCATCGACATCATCACTTCGGACTGCGGGCGGCTCATGTGGAAGCGGCGCTGCAAGACCAGGGAGCCCAGGTCATCTCCCTGGTCCATGGCGCGTTCGCCCAACATCATCCTCATCATGCCGAGCTGGCCGGCGATGCCACCCTCCTCCATGAGAGAACCGCGGAGAAGACCTTCTCGGTTGATCGCCCGAGCTCGGCCCATGCCTCCGACAGCAGTGTGAGCTCGCCGGCTCAGATCACCAACGCTCATGCTGCCGGTCGTGAAGTCCATCATGGCGCCAGCATCGAGCCCGGTGCCTTCACGATTCGACAACCCGAAGATGCTGTAGCGACCTGCGGCGGTGCGGCTGAAGCGGCCCGTCTGCGCCATCATGTCGGTAACGAATGCCTGCATTGCGTCGGTGCCCGTACGACCGCCGGTGGCTTCCGAGAGCAGGCCCTCGTTGATCATACCGCCCTGCATCATCGTGGAGACCTGCGAGATGCCTCGCAGAGCTCCTTGAGCTCCTTGCTGGCCGCGACCACCGAACGATCGAGCGATCTGAGCTCCGTTCGACGCGAGCTGGAGGAGCTGCCCCTGATCCATGCCGGTCGAGGCGGAGGTCTGCCGGATCGTTGCGGCGAACCGAGTCGCCTGCGTCGAGCCGAAGACTCCGGCCTGGCGGCTCTGGTTCACGAACTCCTGGGCCTCCTGAAGCGATCCGCCGAGCTCGCGCTGAACGGTGCGCAGGGTCGTGATCATCTCGCGGAAGCGGGTGCGGAAGCCCTCGACATCACGGATGCCCGTGAAGGTCCCCATCTCGGCTCCGCCGGCGATGAGCTGGTTGAGCTCCCCCATCGACGTGAACGGGTTCTGGCGGGCCGTCTGAGCGACGGTACTGCCGATCTGACCCATCTGCTGCTGGTTGAACCCGCGACCGAAGGCGCCCTGGCCTCCCATGAAGTTGAAGTTCTGCCGCAAGTTGGAGTTCAGGGCCATCTGGTCCTGCATGCCTCCGTAGAAGTTGCGACCCAGAGCTCCGGCGTACTGAGCTCCGGCGTACATCGGAAGAGCAACTGCACCAGCAGCAAGACCGCCGGCGGCGAGCCCACCCATGCCTCCGCCGGCCATCCCGAAGGCGCCCATGCCGGCACGCATCGCGAGACCCATCGGGTCCGCCATCGCACCGAGAGCTCCGAGCGGACCACCGACAAGACCGAGGCTGCCCGCCATGCCCAGGCCGGCCATCCCGACCCCGGCCATGCTCATCCCCATGTGCCCGGCGTTCGCAAGACGACCCGCCATCACCTCGCCGTACGCACCTGCCGTCGGTCCGCCGGCGTAGCCGCCATAGCCCCGCATCACACCCATCGCAGAGGGTGGAGGCGGAGGGGGCATCTGCGGCATCATCTGCGGCGGAGGCCCGCTCATCATGCCGGCTCCGTAGGATGCCTGCTGGGCGTAAGCCTGCATGCCCTGGAACATGGAGTTCTGGGCCATCACCGACTGCGAGATCCAGGAGGACGAGAACACCATCGAGCCGGAGTCTAGCGCATCCTCCTATCAGAAGCGTGGGGATGCAGATGCCCCTATCCAAGGAGATCCTGTGACCGACGAAAAGACGCCCCCTGCCCCGACGACCGATCCGACGAAGTCGGTGACGCCGACGTCCATCATGACCGCCGGACCTCTGAACCTCATCATCGTCCGACGCGATACCACGGACTCGAAGCCCGAGTTCTTCATCAGCATCAAGCGCATCCCGACGGCCCCGGGCGACGACCCTGGCCTGATTCCGTTGATCGAGGTGCCTGCCCTTCAGCGCATGCTGGAGGAGGCCTTCACCCCCGCACTCGGCCTCCGCTCTCTTCTTCCCCAGCCCACGCCTCCCGTCCAGCAGAAGACGAAAAAGCGAGGACGCAAGTGAAGACCATCATCGCGATGTGCGGGCTCGCGGGCAGTGGCAAGGACACCGCCTGCGACTACCTCGTCAAGAACTACGGCTTCATGAAGACGTCGTTCGCAGCCCCGATGAAGGAGATGGTGAAGATCGCCTTCGGCTTCACGGACGAGCAGCTCTACGGGTCGAGCTCGAAGCGCGAAGAGGAGGACAAGCGCTACCCGTTCAGTGGCATTTGCACGCACTGCGGGCAGTCCTGCAACGACTGGAGCGATGTCCTGCCCGAGGAGCGTGACATCCCGGAGGGGTTCCGCTGGAGCTGCGTGAACTGCGAGATCAACTTCAAGGAGTTCGTCACGCCCCGCCTCGCTCTTCAGACCCTCGGCACGGAGTGGGGTCGTCGTCTGAACGACGGTCTCTGGGCGAAGGCGACCCTCAACCTCATCATGAGCTCGACCCACGACAAGTGGTGCATCAGCGACCTGCGCTTCCGCAACGAGCTCGACACCATCCTCGATGCTGGAGGCAGGGTCATCCGCCTCACTCGCGGGAAGCCCAAGCACAACCATGCGAGCGAGACCGACCTCCTTCGGATCCCGCTCAGCCACTTCAGCACCGTCATCGAGAACGAAGGCACCGTCGCCGAGCTCGAACGAGAGCTGGATCAGATCTACAGGAACTCGATCCGATGAGCGACACGAAGGTCCTCAGCTTCACGACCCCCGAAGGTGAGGTTGGTGCTCATCGAGAGCCCACTCGCTGCGAGCGCGACGCACACCATGGAGCAGCACAAGGAGTACGCGAAGGCGTGCATGCGCGACAGCATCTGGCGAGGGGAAGCTCCGTACGCTTCGCACCTCCTCTACGCGCAGCCTGGCATCCTCGACGACCTCATCCCGGCGGAGAGGGAGTACGGGATCGAGGCCGGCCTGGCGTGGGGTGACAGGGCGGACCTGACCGCGGTCTACACGGACCTCGGCATCTCCGGAGGCATGCAGCGTGGTATCGAGCGCGCCCAGAAGGCTGGCAGGCCCATCGAGATGCGTCAGGTGGACCCGTCGCACCTCCGCGTTCACTGGAAGTTCCACTTCTAACAGGCGTTCTTTTTCGCCTATAAGTAAGGTGAAGGGACTTCCTCTTCACCAGGAGAACATGAACATGACCAACAAGAAGATCTACGCGAAGGGCGACTACCTGGAGCTCAGCCGCGACGAGATGTACGGCGCGCTGCGGGACATCGACCCGACGCGTGCGAAGGGGAAGTCGCGCGCCAAGAAGGAAGAGCTCGTCGACCTCTACAGCGCGGCGCTCCAGGAGCACGCGAAGGTCCACTTCCAGACCGAAGAGGACCGAACCAAGGGCTCGGACTTCGAGGAGAGTGCCGAGCTCGTGCAGGACCCGACCCCCATCGTCGAGATGGATACGATCCTGAAGAAGGGCGACCACCAGGTCGTCGTGGTGGGAGACGGCTCTCACGGCGAATCTCTTCGTCAGGCAGCACTCGACCGTGGCCACTCCGTGGTGATGGTGCCCGAGGATCACGGACATCACGTCCACGGCCCCAACTGCGTCCATCTCCATGGCAGTGCGCTCCCCCTGCTCGCCGGAACCGAGGAGTTCGAGCGCGTCAACCCGGAGATGCCGGGACTCATCGGTGATGGAGGCATCCTCCACGTCCCATCGGAAGAGGACCGTCTCTTCACCTTCAAGAACGGCGATCGCGAGCTCACCGAGAAGGAGAAGTTCATCATCGACCGCCTCTCCAAGAACTTCGACGCGTTCTGTGCGAACCCCGCGAACAACGAGGCGAAGCGTGATGTCCTGGCCGACATCTACTCGCTGAAGGTCAGCGGCATCATCGCCAACCCGAAGTTCGCCGAGACCCTGAAGAAGGGGCGTACCGACGTACGCGACTTCCGGCGCCAACAGAAGATGGGCATCACGGGCGACCTGCTGAAGCAGGCGATGGCCGACGTGAAGCGCGACCAGGCCGCGACACAGCTCGAAGGAGCGGTGTCCGCCGAGCAGCAGGCGGGGGCCTGACATGGGCAACGGCCGAACCTGTGATAGCTGCGGCTGCTCGCGCCACGAGTGCGAGTGCTGCAACGGCTGTCATCGCCTTCGCTGCATCTGCGAGGAGCGGCCGGGAGATGTCAGGACTGCTGCGGACCTCACCCGTCTCGGGACGGAGCAGGAGCTGCTGCAAGACCTGACGTCCAGAGGGTCTCTGAGCATCGACGACGACATCGCGATGTTCTGACGAGGGAGGGAGGCGTGCCACATGGCACGCCTTCTTCTTTTGCCACTATTGGGCTGCTTTTACCTATCAGAGAGATAGGAGGAGCCCCAACATGAACACGAACAAGCGTCTCGACCCCAGCGGCACCAACCCCGTCAACAGCATCCCCGATCCCCTCAAGAATGACATCCTCTGGGACAAGTTCCTCTTGTCCGTGGGCACCGAAGCTCGTCGTATGTACGAGGAGAAGGGCATCACGTCCTTGCAGTTGGCGGGAAGCATCAGGCAGATCGCCCTCAGCACGGGGAAGCACGCCCCCTTCGTCTACGACCATCAGGGGGCCGTGGTCTTCACTGCCTTCGCGTACCACCTCCACATGCACGAGATTCTCATCCGGGAGTTCGCGACGGCAGCAGTTGCGTTGCACCATCCCCGCAAAGAGATCTTCGTGCTCGTGCTCTACAGCAAGTTCGGGCTTACTCCGGCCGATCTCGATCCGCACTTCTCCATGGTGGAGGGGTGGTTCAACGATTGGCTGGGTACGTTCGGACCGGACATCCTGCGTCCGGAGAAAGAAGAGTGAGATGATCAAGAGCATCGGGGAAGAAGAGCTGTCCGAGCACGACGACGCGAACATCACCTGCAACGTCTTCATCACGAAGATCAGCGAGAATGATCACGAGGAGCTCGACGAAGATTGGGACGAAGAGGAGGGGGAGCCGCCCAGCAAGTGGGCGAAGTTCCAGCTCACGGCGGACGTCTTCATGCCTCGCAAGGGCCTGCACGACGGCGCCTACAAGTACATCGCAAGCACGCGGGCGGAGCTCCAGGAGCTCGTTCGCGAGAAGATCCTTCCCAGCTACGAGATCGGCCTCCAGGCCGTGAAGGACCTCGCGGACGGGAAGCGCACGGGCTTCTACTACTGGACCCCGACGACGCCGGAGGACCATCCGGACATCGCGGATGCGGAGGATTCGGACTGAGCGCGAAGAGGGACTGGCTGATGCCGGTCCCTCTTCTTTTGCTGCTCAGCCTCGCGTCGAGCTCTTCTTCTCGCGCTTCTTCGAGATCTCCGCGATCGCCTTCGAGACCTGCTGCTCACACGGGTCACAGAGGTTCGTGTACGCCACGACCACCTTCCCGTTGCTGCTGATCTGATACCGCGGCGGAGCGTCCGCCTTCGGCGGCGCGTACTTGTTGTTCTTGATGTCCTCGGCGGTCACCGGGATCTCCTTCACCGCCGGGCACCGCTCGCACTGTCGCTTCATCACCATCACGTCGCTCATGATCAACCTTTCGTCTTCGCGTAGATGAGAAAGGCCTTCAGGATGCCGCGCTCGGGGGTCATCAGGCGGTCGTTCCCGCTGAGGCCCTGCTCACGCTGCTTCTGCTGAAGGTACTTCTCGAACTCCGAGATCTCACCGTCCATCAGCCGATCGATGTTGGCTCGATCGAGCTCGGGGGGATCAACTCGGACGACCACCTTGAGGGCGGGACTTCCCACTGGGATTTCCTTTCTGTTCTGCTGCCGTCTTCTTCGCCGCGTCGGCGATGGCAGCGTCTTCGGCAACCTTGGCTGCCGGCTGCTCGCCGGCGGTGTTCGGCTGCTCAGCCGCGGGAGGCGTTCCTCCGCCCACGGGCTGATTCTGGAGCTCTTCGAGCTCGGCATCGATCTCGTCGATGCGCTGCTCCATCTCGATGAGGGAGAGCTCGATGTGCTCCTCGGGAACGGAACCCATGTCCTCGCGTTGCATCACGAGTTCGGCGGGACCCGCGTCGGTCTTGCGGTAGAACGCACGCAGGTGGGAGATCGAGACGCCGTACACGGCCTTCCTCGACTTCAACTTGGAGATGAGCTCCAAGACCTCGGCGATCGTCTTCGGTGTGGTCATCTTGTTCACGCGCGCAGGAAGGCGTTGAGTCGAGATTCCAGTGTAGCACCGGAAGCTCCATCCCTGATGAGATCCTTCAGGTTGTAGCGGACCCACTCGCGACTGGAACGCACGAGCTCCAGCTTCTCACCACGGTGTTCGCGCTCCTGCTCCTGCTGCGTCGTCTTCATCAGATCGCCGCGCATGATGCCGATGCGGATGTCCGCATTGCATTCGAGCCTGAAGAAGTAGCGCTCGATGACCGGCGCCCAGTTCTCCATGGGCAGCTTGAAGAAGACTTCGCCGACGAGGTCGCGGTCGCGGCTGGGAGTCCGGCATGACAGGCAGATCCCCATCCTGTGCTTGATGAGCGCCGGAGGCATCGGAGCCGCACACCGCCGGCGCTGACCGTCGACCTCGATGACGTTCGGACAGAAGTAGACCTTCTCGTCCCCTCCGCCGTGCGCGAAGCCACCATTCGTCCAGGCCATGAGGAAGCCGCTGAACGGGCGGAACTTCGAGCGTTCCTCGTTGAAGTAGACCTCCAAGAGGAACTTCGAGGTGTGATTCTCGGTCTTCAGAGCCCCCATGAGGCGCTGAACCTGCTCTTCGACCTCGGGGGTGACCTTCAGCTTCTCCCCGACCGCGACCATGTCGTAGATCGAGGCGTCCCCGGTGAGCTCGCCGATGCCGGACGTGCCGTCCGCCTTGACCGAGCCCTTCACGTTCGTCGATTCCATGTTCGTGTTTCTCCTCAACCTGCGATGAAGGCGCTGGCGACTGCCTGCGACCCACGGTCCTCATCGTCGCGCGGGTAGGCGCCCTTGAACTTGCCGTTCTTCGGGTCGGGCACGAGATTCGACTGACCCACGAGAGGGACCTCGTTGACCTCGTTGCCGATGCGCAGGGTGTTGATGGTCGCCTGCGTCAGCGAGATCTGACAGTCCTTCAGGTTGCCGCGCATGATGATGCGCCACATCCAACGGACGCTCCCGCGCTGCGCATAGAAGCGCTTGCTGATGTCGATGCTCCAGGTCTTCGCCTCCTCCGCGGTGATGAGGATGTGGTCGACCAGCGCCCGCCAACGAGCGGGGACCAGAGGGTTCTCCGGCCTCACACGAACGGAGATGACGATCTCCTTGCCGTCGGCCTTCGCATCGACGATCTCGAAGCCAGCCTTCGCGAACGCTTGATCGACACGCATCTCAGACTCCGAGGTCGATCGCCAGCCCGAAGGTGACGTCGGTGAGGAAGAGGGAAGAGGGTGGAGCTCCCAAGACAATGACGCGCTCGTTCGTGACGAGAGGAGACACGTACGCCGTCTTGATGCCGAAGACGTGGGTTGGTGGCTGCTGCGTCTCTTCGACGCCGAGCCATGCCGCGAAGAGAGGCCATCCCGGGACCACGAGCTCGAACGTGAGGAGCTTCTTCTCCGACATCTTCTGCGTCGCCCCGTAGAGCGTGTAGATGCCGTGCTCCTTCGGATTGAACGGGTACTGCTCGATCTCCAGGTGGTTGAGCAGGAAGGTGTGGTCGACCTCGTTCTGTCCCTCGGGAACGACGGGGGTCTGCTCGTCCGCCATCTCACGCGAAACGAGGATCCCCTTCTCGGTGATCACGACCTCGTGGACCTTCGGCTGCGAGACGGCACGCTTCACGTACTGAAGCAACGCCGACATCGTGTTCGGCAGCGGCTCGGTGTGGAGACGCTTCATCGGATGGCCTCCAGGACGATCTGGCGTTCCCGGTCCTTGTGGGCGCGGTAGAACTTGACGGCGTCCCGCATCACCCCCGTGAACCCCTTCGGGTGGTTCTCGGCCTTCGCGAGGGACTCCAGCCACTGCTCGTCATCGCGAGGAAGACGGATCGTCCGTGGGCTGGACATCGTGTCGAGAGGCTCTGTCTTCTCAGGAGCCTTCTTTTTGGGCTTGGGCTTGGGAGCCATGGCCCAGAGCATACGAGAGCATACAGCGCCTCGTCAAGCGAGTTCGAGCGCGTGCATCCCGTTCAGGTAGCTGTCGAGGCCCTTCACCTCGGGGAACATCTCCTGAAGACGACGCACTACATGCTCGTGGATGGCGTCGAGATCGGCAGCGGTGTCGGTGACGCCATTCATCGCGATGATCGTCTTGAGCTCGTTCTCCAGCGACGACTTCAAGAGCGGGTTCGTCGCGAGCCAGAGAGGCAGCCACGTCCAGCGGATCTCGAACGCCCCGTCGATCAGCTCCACGATCCTCATGCGGCCCTCTTCATGACGAGCGGACGGTAGCAGCGATCAGATGCGCCGTACCAGGCATCGTGTCGTTGATGTTCTCCCAAGCCCGCTCCACCGAGAACCAGAAGGGGGCGTTCGCAACCAGCCCACTGAGCTGGAAGGGAACCTCGACGATGACGTTCTTCGCGGAGAAGTTCGCTGTCGCCTCGACGATCGTCGCCGACCCCAAGTTGTACGGGTTCGTGCCCGGGCCCAGGGAACCGTAGCGGACACGGAAACGAACGGTCGTGCCCGGGCCAGCATCAGCGTCGCCCGAGAACGAGAGACGAAGCACGGGGGCGGCAGCAGACGCGTAGCTGCGGAAGAACGCCCGCACGAACCGCCCGCCGATGCTCGCGACGATGTTGCGCAGGTACGACTGAAGCGTCGAGCCCTCGAAATCTCCGAAGGCCATGCGGAACGTCGGGCTCGCTCCGCCAGGTTCTCCAGAACCCCAGTTCGACGGAGCAACAGGGCCCGTCAGGATCGGGATAGCAAGCACACCCTCCGAGGCCCCGATCTTGAGGCCCGCGTAGAAGGTCACCCACGCCGAAGGCGGTGGAGAAGTGACGTCGTGAAGTGTGCTTCCGGTGAGAGTCTGCATGTTGAGCAGCCCCGCACGAGAGCGCATCTTTATGCCGTGGTAGTTCGCGGATGCCCCAGGAGCACCATCTGCAAGCAGACCGAACCCCTTCTCATCCGAGACCACCGAGGAAGAATCGGTACGGACCTGCGCATACAGGTGGATCTCGGTGAAGGCAGAGCCGAGCGTGACTTCCTTCAGGAATGCATCAGCGACCGTGGTGGTGATGGAGAGGACGCCACCGTCGATCAGCGTGTACACACCTCCGCTTCCGAACCCCGTGAACCCCGCCGCCAGAGGCAACTGCCCGAAGCGAGCGTCGTACTCGATGACGACGTCGCACTTGTCGAACGGGATCGTGGAGATCGCGCTCGTGCCGGGCTGCGAGACCGGGTTCGCAGCGCGCAGGTTCTCCTCGACGACGATCGGAGGAAGGCCGTTGAGATCTGCTTCGTGGGGGTAGTGAATCTGCACGGCGGACTCCAAGAGGATGTTGGCGAGCGGGGAGGACGTCCCCGAGCACACGTCGACCAAGGAGACCACGAAGGTGCCGTCGTAGTCCACATCGGGCAGGAGAGCTCGCAGGATCCCGGCCACGGGAGTTCCCGGGCTCTCCGCGGTGACGTCCGGGGTCGGAGCTGCGAGAGGAAGGGGGTCGCCACTGTAGATCGTGGGGCTGACGTCCACACGAATCCCCAAGGTAGCGTTCTCGAAGCGGATGCGGACGCACCCCAGCAGTGTCGTGTCGGTCACCAACACGAAGATGCTGTCACCGAGGACGTAGCTGCCGAAGAAGCCGATGCCGCTCAGGACGACGTCGCTTCGCACCCTCGAACAGCTCTCGCAGACGATCTGCTTGTGGGTCCGTGCAACATCGACCTCGAACTGCCCCCAGGTGCCGGAAGCTCCCGAACCGAAGTAGGTGCCGTACGGCGTCGACCCGAAACCACCGTAGGCGCCGTTGTCGAAGAGCACCCACTGCGTCGCCGGCTCGATGAGCGTGATTCGTTGGTCCCGGAACTTCCGGTACCCACACACGCACTTCATGTTCGGATCGGCGGTCATCAGTGCCCAAGGATGGACTGAAGCAGGGCCACGATGCCAGTGATCAGTCCGAAAATGCCCGTGACGACCGCGATGATGATCGGGGCGGTGGTCTTCCACCACTCCAGGCCGATCTTCTTCTCCTCGTGGTGCTGCGTACGCACCTCTTTGACCTCGGCGAGCGTGCGTGCCGTGTCCTCTCGTCCATCCCGAACACCCTCCTGGTGCCCTTCGAGCTTGGCGAGACGAACAGCGATCGCACTGACGTCCTTCTCGATGTCGTCGGCCTTCTTGGTGAAATCCTTCTGCGAGCTCTCGACGTGCTCGACGCGGGTCGTCAGCCCAGTGAGCATGAAGTTGAAGCCCGAGAAGCCGCGGCGCACCCGCTGCTCCAGTTCACGAAGCTTGGTGATGAAGTCTTCACCCGACACGGTCGGCCTCCTCCTCGCTGATCATGTCTAGCACCGCGGCGCGAGCTTCCGAGAGGTTCGTGGGCATCGGCATGCCCGGAGGAACCGAAGCCTCCCGTACCGCCTTCAGCGCCGCCTCCGAAATCGGTTTCGTTCGGGGCGGAGACTCGTCGTCGAGCTGGAGGTAGCTGCGGATCTCCCGCAACGCGATGTACGCCCCGTCGTTCGTGAGGATGTCCTGAACCGCCTCCGCCTGCGATGGAGCGTTCTTCATGAGATGCAGCCGCACCTTCGCGATCGCCTCCTCGATCGTCGAGATGTGCCGAGACAGGATCCCCGTGTCGACCGGCGGCGGTGTCGAAGACCGTCCGGGGCGCTCTTCGATGGTCCGAAGACTCGCCATGGAGGCTCGCGTGAGCTTCTTGGCGGTGAGGTCGTTGATCTTCCGCTCTCGGGCGTAGAAGATCTCGCGTTCGAGCTGCTCGGGGGTCAGGCCCGGCTTCTTCACGAGGTAGCTCTGAGCTCCGGCACGAACTGCCAGAATCGCCGTCTCCATGTCCTCGCGGCCCGAGAGCACGATGACCGGAACGTTCGGCGACACCTTCAACACCTCGACGAGGGTGTCGATGCCCTGGCTGTCCGGAAGTCCGAGATCGAGCAGCACGACGTCGAACTTCTTGTTCGACAGGAGCATGGTGGCCGTCTTCAGCCAGGTCGCAACCTCGACTCCGACCCGCAGCAACGTGGCCTGAAGGAGCCTCGACTCGATGAAGGCGGCGTCGGGAGCACTGTCCTCGACGAGAAGCACGTGGATGGGGATGGCCATGTTCACCTCGCCGGTAGCTTCGAGACCTGGAACCAGTACGCGCCCAGGATAGCTACCATGTCCCGAAAAGTCGTGAGCGACATCGGCTTGATGAGGTAACCCGAAGCTCCAGCTCGATACGCTCGTTCGATGTCATCGAGTGACGACGAGCTCGTGATGACGACCACGGGGATCGACTTCGTGAGCTCCTCGACCTTCAACTTCGCGAGGAGCTCGAAGCCGCTGATCTTCGGCAAGTTCAAGTCGAGCAAGATGAGGTCGACGAGCTCGTGCTCCAGCATCTTGCTGGCTTCGTCGGCTGTCACCGCTACACGCATCTCTACGCGATCGAGCGCCGAGAACGCCTTCCTGGCGAGGACGACGTCGGGAGCGTTGTCCTCGACCAGTAGAACGCGGTGCTGCACGGTCATGCCTTGGGGAGGGTAAAAGAAAGGGTCGTTCCGTGGCCCTTGCCTCCCGATTCCGCCCAGATGTCACCGCCGTGAGCTCGGACGATTCTCTGGCACAGCGAGAGCCCGATGCCGGTCCCATCATACTCCGCCGTCGTGTAGAGGCGGTAGAAGGGAGTGAAGATCTTCGTGAGGAAGGCGGGCTCGATCCCGAGTCCTCGGTCTGTAACCTTGATCAACCACATGCGACCCGCGTCGCTCGCCGTCACACGGATGTGCGGAGGCGCCTCACTGTCACCCTTAGGGGTGAACTTCACGGCGTTGCTGAGCAGGTTCTGGAAGACCTGCACCATCATGCCGGCATCGCATGTCACCGAGGGAAGGTTCTCCGTCGTGATCTCCGCCTTCGACTCGTTGATCGAGACGCGAAGGTTCTCCTTCGCGATCTGAACGAGCCGCTCCAGCGACACGTTCTCCTGCGGGTTCATGTTGTTGCCGGCCCGGCTGAACCGAAGAAGGTCGTCGACGAGGTCCATCGCCCTCTTCGAGGCTGTCTCGATGAAGCCTCGATACTGCTGGGCCTCCGGAACGTTCTCGAAGAGGTGCCCGTACTCCTCGAAGAGGAGCTGCGTGTAGTTGCTGATGACTCGCAGGGGCTCGCGCAGGTCGTGCGAAGCGACGTGGGCGAAGTTCTTCAAGTCGGAGTTCGACTGCTGAAGCTTCTTGGTGAGCTGGACCTTGTCGTCGATGTCGATGAGGACGTGCATCATCTGCACGAGCTTCCCACCCTCGCGATAGATCTGTGCTCGATCGATCACGGCCACCACACGGCCATCCGGCTTCACCAGCGAGAACTCCAACTCGACGTTGGAGACCTCCGGGTTCGCGAGGGCACGTTCCATGAGCGCACGAACGTCCGTTACGTCCGCCGGTGAGATCTTCGAGTAGAAGAGGTCGAGCGACGTTCCCAGAGACGTGGATGCAGCTCCGAGGTCGAGCATCTGTCCGACGCCAGCGTCCCAGCTCTGCATGTTCATGACGTAGTCGAACCACCACATCCCAGCCTTGGCAGATTCCAACGCCAGCGAGAGGCGGCGGTTGGTGTCGTGGACCTCCGTGATGTCCTCGAACATCGACGCAGCGACGCGAGTCCCCATCGGCAGAAAGTACATGCGGTACGTCCTTCCGAAGATCGTCCCGAGCTCCACCTGCTTCGGGTTCTGTGACTGAGCGGTCTCGTAGAGCGTCTGAACGAAGTCGGCGTTCGGCTCCTTGCCCTGCTCGGCCGTGATCTCGCGGAAGGTCTTCCCTTCCACGTGCTCGCGAGCCATGCCGTATCCCGAGACGATGCTCTTGACGCCCCACTCGTTCATGAAGACCAACTTCATATCTTGCGGGGAGGTTGCGCCTTCGGCATCCCAGACACCGATCGCGATCGGCACCTGGTGAAGCAGGGCATGGGCGAGTACTTCGTTCATCACAGCCTCACGACCGGAAGATCTTGGAGATGCAGTAGTCCGACGTCGTCACGCCGAACACACCGGGCCCAGGGTAGCTCTTGCCTGTGGTGTCGGGATAGAGCGTGGTCCACGACACCAACTTGGTGGCCACGGAGTCGTAGACGCGATTCTCCACAGCGAAGACGGAAGGGTTCCTCCAGAACTCGCGAGGAGCCCACCTTACCGACAACGAGAAGGCCGGCTCTTGGTTCGCGCGAAGCGTCCAGAACTCCAGCGGGGCCCACCGAACTGAAAGCGTCGTCAGAGCCATGGCTCACCCGAGGCTGGGAAGGGTGTTGGCGAGCCAGGGGACCAAGAGGCAATCGACGAAGACACGGGCCTCCGTGGCGTTCGTCGGGTCGTGACGAGCCGGCCACGAGCGGAAGGCGACGCCACTTCCCCGAAGTCGAAGAGAGGTCCCCTTCGTTCCCTGGCGAGCGGCATAGCTCGATGCGGGACGAACCCACGCGAGCTCGATGCTTGGCTCTGCCAGATCGTTGGGATCCGGCCCTACCCCCGTCAGCGTGTTCAAGCCCGAAGCCGGAACGTACGTCGAAGAGGAGTTCGTTCCTTGCGCCACCAACACCCACTCGTCGAAGCTCTCCGACGTGAGGTTCATCTTGTACCAGCCGAACCAGGTCGTGCTGTTGAAGAGAGAGGTTGCGCTCAGCGGACCACCACTGGCCGGGAACCAGGTCATGATGATGGGGTCGGCATCGAGGGCGTTGAACGAGCGGAGGGTCTCGAACATGACGACCATAGAGATCGAAGAGTTCGATGGGCCCGTGGCCCATGCGTAGAACGTGTAGCAGTCCGTGTTCGCGGCATCGGAGTATGCGAGACAGTGGAAACGCGTACCCGAAGTGGTGGACGGGTTGGTGACGCTGGTGAACGCGTTCGCAGCGCCGAGAACCTGACCCTGATCAGTGGCACTGGGAGGCACGGTCGCGCTGATCGCACCGAACCCAGTGCCGATGAACGTATCGAGGGCGGAGTAGTAGATACGCCACTGCGTGTTGCTCGTGCCGCGCTGGATGAGGATCTGCCGCTTGTTCGCCGGACAGCGCAGAACGATCCATGCGTTGTTCCGATCGAAACCTCCTGTGCCCGTTCCCGTCCCCGTGATCTGGTTGTTCACGTTGCCAGGCGTCGTAGAGAACGTTCCGCCGGTACCTGTTCCCGAGGCGAAGTGAGTCCAGCCCGCGGTGAGAAGCGTCTGGATGATGTTCCACAGGAACTCGACGACACCGGAGCCCGAAGGCTGCGGGTTCGGAAAGTTGATGGAGCTCGCACTGTCGATGGAGCGTGTCGTGATCTTCGCCACTTCGTCCTCCTCACGGGCTCGGCGTCGTGCCCTTGGGCCACGGGATGGCGAAACCGTTGTAGTAGACCCATGCGAGGTCGCTCGACGGGTGCTGCACGACGTCCGGGTAGTTACGAGCGATGATCGTCTTCTCGGACAGGTGATGCGAGAGCCCGAAGAAGAGCCCCGGGTTGCCGCTGCCCTGATTCAGGAAGCGCATGTACCTCACAGCGATGATGTCGTCACCACCGTCGTAGTCGTTCGCCCCCATACCTCCGGCGCTGATGCCGCTCGCATCGCTGATCGTGTTGCCGGAGCCGTTGTTGGTCCCGAACCGAGCGCAGATGATGGGGATGAGCGTGCGAGTGCTCAGGGTGGGCGAGTAGAGAAGCTGCATCGTGACCGAGAGCGAAGAGCTCGACCCCGCGGGAGAAGCCGTGCCCTGGAAGGCATGCCAGACGCACGGGTCGATCACACTCCCCAAGCTCGCGTAGCGGCTCTCGTCGGTTCGTGAAGAGAGCGGATCGCAGCAGATGAAGTCAGCGCGAGTGCTCGTGCTCTGGATGGTCCGGATGAGCCAGAAGCCCCACACACCGTTGATGGCGGTGTCTTCGACGACGGCATGCGTGTAGATCAACGCGCTGGTGTTGAAGTTGCCCGAGCTGATGATGGTGACCTCATCCGTTGCCGTCGGACGAGCGGAGGCTCCTGGAGAGCCACCCGTGAAGCGAGCCGAGTAGCTGTAGTAGAGGCTCCAGACTGACGCCGAGCTCTCGCGCTTGATGATGATCTCGCGGTTCCCGCTCGGGTCACGTAGACGCACCCAGCGGTTCGTGCCGTCGAGTCCTCCGGTACCCGTGCCACCGGAAACCACAGGCCCAGCCGCGCTGTTCGAGAACGTTGTGCCGTCCCCTGAGCCCTGCTGCGTCCAGCCCACGGAGAGAAGCGCGGTGACGAGGGTGTACCAAGACACGCCCATGGTGGCCGCCACCTGATTCACGAGCGAATGTGTCGAGACCGTCATCAGCTCACCTCGATGCCTGCCCAGTGGATCTTGACGAGATCACCGAGGGTGGCGGCATCCAAAATAGCACGGAGCTCGTATACCCGAGCGGTGTTGAAGATGGTGTTGGTGTTGACACCCGGAGACGCCGTCTTGGTGAGACCCTGCTGACGGTCGAGGATGTTCGAGCCCGCCGAGAAGTTGATGGAGAGCGTCGACCGAAGGACCGGCGTGATGGCGGCTCCACCCACGGGCCCTGTGTCGTAGAGGCGAACACGAGCATCGCCCGAGGTCGCAGGACTGAAGCGGCCGAACATGTGGAAGACGCTCGTCTGCTTCGTACTGCCGTCGAAGATGAAGCCTCCGATGACGACCTCGACGTTGATGAGCGAGATGTCCTGATTCAGCGCCCCGACGAAGGTGCCCTTCGCTGCGGTGCCGACATCCGACCACGTCGCCGGGTACGTCGCGCTGTCGCACTTGCGGTAGAGCAAGCTCGTCGTGTTGTAGTAGATGTCGCCCTGTCGCAGAAGTGGTTCAGCCGCAGCCGTACCGTAGTCCGTGGTGGAGGGCGGCCAGAAGCGGTTCTGCTGGGCCGGGAGGGACTTGGCCGTCATGCTCCACCACCCGTGTCGTTGATGTTGTTGTCGAACACGGTGTTGGTATCCGTACCGTCTGTGTCGAAGGGGGTAGTGACACCCTTGAAGGTGCAGAACTGGATGTCGTTCGAGTCGATGGTGCCCAACCCACCGCTCGCAACTAGCACTGCCTTCGAGAAGTTCCTGATGCTCAGCCCGTGGATCTTGTTCCGATTCAGGTTGCCCCCGGAATCGGTGGCGAAGAGCACTGCCCCCGTGCCGAGCGAGGACATCCCGTCGACGTAGCCACCCCGCACGCTGCAATCGATGACTCGGTCGGAAGGGTCACCATCGCCGAAAGAGAAGGCAGCTCGACCGAAGGCATCAGTGGCCGTCCACACCACCGTCGGAGAGATGATCTGCACTCCCTGCGCCTGTCGGTAGAGGAGGAAGCCCGTCTCCAGTGCATCCGTCGGTGCACACTCCACGAAGTAGCCCGGGCCGTAGTCGGAAGAGAAGCCGATGTCTCCTCCGCGCGTGATGTCGAAGGTGCTGGTACGGCAGCGGATGACGTAGAACGGGTCGAATCCCGAAGTTCCTGTTCCGTAGAAGCAGGTGAGGACGCCGCTACCCGAAGTGATGAAGCTGGGCGGCCCGTAGATCACGACGTCTTCGAGAATCGCCCCTCCCGCGAACTGAACGACGCTGTGGATGTTGCCGAAGTTCACCGAAGCTCCGGTCAGGATCGTCCCCATGTAGATGTCGATGTTCTTGATCCGGCTGACGCTGCTCACATCGACGAACGTGGTTTCAGAGCCTCCGTTCATGGAGCCTGGGGCGTCGATGAAGATCGTGAGGTTCTCGACGGACCCGCCCTGGATGTTGAAGATCGACATCGACTGGCCGACCCCCGGGGTCATCCGGGCAGTGAGGGTGCAGCTTGCCTTACTGGCGAAGATCAGGCGGGCATTGTTGATGACGAGCGGCGTGGAAGCACTGTCACTTGCGTTCAACGTGTAGTTGCCTGGGCGAACGAAAACGTCACCACCCTGGCCACCGAGAGAAGCGAGTGCGGCGACGATGCCGAGGCAGTTCCCGTTGTCGAGGAAGTCGCAGTCAGCAGCCGTGTCTCCTTGACCCGAGCAGCCCACCACGACCTTGTTGTACTTCTTGCCGCTGACCTGGACGGGCTTGTAGTTGGTGCCGTCGTACTTCAGCACTGAGCCCGTCGCCGGCGACGCCGCTGAAGGGTCGATCGCGATGCCGTAGAGCTTGGCGACCCGCGGGTTCGGGTACGTCAGGGCGAGGTCACCACCAGCCGGACCGGATGGAGGGCCCGAGGAGCCGATCGAGCTCTCGACAGCCTGCACGATCTCCCACGCCCACTCCGACCAGCCCGCCCAGTTCTGCTCGGAGACGCCGAGGCCTGAGCGGTTCGGGTAGAGAGCGTTGTCGGTGGCGAGGTCAGCATCGTGGACGCTGAGCTTGTTCGCCTCCGGAGCGGTCTCGACGTAGACCGGAACACGAAGTTGAGCGTTCAACGTGCGCACCGAGGCGATGCGACGAGACTTCGTGATGACGCCGTTGTCGTTGACGGTGAGCTCGATCAAGAACGAGCTCGGGCGCACGATCAGCCCAGCGATGCCGATCGTGACCGTCTGCCCGGTGCTGCTCGACAGCACTGCGGAGGAGCCGCGCTTGTCGATGATCTCCCACGTGTACGTGACACCAGCTCCCGGAGCCGGACTCGTCGCGTTGAGCGTGATGATCTCGCCGGGGATGAGATCGTGGCGCGAGCGTCCCGCTACCCCTGCGCCGGGGGTGACCTGGTCGATGCGGAACTGTGCCGGCATGCCGGCAGGATAGCCCGACACACCCCGAAAGACGAAGCCCCCACGTCGCGCCTGACGTGAGGGCTTCTACCCTAGCGAGCCAAGTGCTCCTGGGGCGTGAGGATTCAGCGTACGCCGGGCAGCGAGCTCAGGTCCAGCGGGATCCGCTCGGTGGCGAAGGAGAGATCCTGGTTCCACTGCCGAGTCGTGCTGCCGACCAGCCCGTACCAGATCTCTCGAAGCTCGTCCTTCCAGTAGCTGTTGCGATAGAGCCCGAACACCGCCGGCTTGGCGTCCTCGGCTCGAACGACACCACCATCGCGACGCCTGATGCTCGCGCCGTAGATCCAGCCGCCTCCGAGAGCGTCGCTCACACGTCGAAGGTCAGCGGTCACACGAAGACCGAAGCCGGCGTAGGGCAAGACGAACACGGGACCTGGCGAGCTAGGCCAGAGGTCTTCTCGAAGACCATCGAGCGGGAACTTGACGGGCCCTTCTCGACGAACGATGCGTCCGCCCGTGAGGGCCGACCAGCCCGAGGGAAGAGCCCTCGGGCTGTACGCGAGCATCGCCTGCTCAGGGCTCACGTCCGCTCGACCTTGTCGGGCTCGATCACCTGCGCCGGGACGTTGCTGTCGTCGAAGGTGATCTGGACGCGGCCGTCCTCGGCGGTGCCCGTGACCTTGCCTTCCTGGCCAGCGACCTTCACGCGCTCGCCGGGGCTGAAGGTCGGGGTGTTGTCGGCGTTCTTCTTCATCATGCGGGGCCTGCCTCTCCACTTCACGCCCTTGTCGTCTCGTTCGAGGATGACGCCGGCGTGGTCGTGCATCACCTTCGCGATCGCGGCGAAAGCTTCGTCGTCGATCCCTTCATCGTTCGTGTGAACGGTGTAGAACTTGATGAAGGGCTTGTAGCCCTTGCCCATGAGCGGGATCTGAACCCCGTTCTCGGTGCGCGACCCGTGCTTGAACTCCACGTCGGGCTTGAGCGTGATCTGCGTGTCGACGTAGATCTTGTGCGGGAAGCCGTACTTCATGTCGGCGAGCTCCATGTGGGGCTTGCCGGTCTTGAACTCGTACGACTCGAAGGTGTCGCAGAACGGGATCGTCTTCGCGAGCTCGACGAGATCCTCCGGATGGATACTCCCGCAGTAGCTGCACGTCCTCCACGGGAAGATCCGCGGGTAGCCGTCCTGGCCGATCTCGTCGGTGGGCGGACGCCACACCACCTCCTCGCTGGGAAGCTTGAAGACGCTGTGCGTGTGATGTGCCGTCGGCTTGTCAGCCCACTTCATGTTCGCCCCCTTCGGTCTTGGGCGGAATGGCGACCAGCATGGCGCTGTGGAAATCCGCACTGCGGAGCTCCCCGTACGCCGCGCCGAGCGTGAACATGTCCACGCCACCTGGCTTCGTCTCGAACCACGTGCAGGTGATCATGTCGGCCTCGACACGACGAACCGTCATCCGCGGCCCGCCGCTCTTGAGGATCGCCATGTCACCCTTCGTGAACGTGTTCATGTTCACTCCACGGTGCGGACGGTCCAGAAGTCGTCCGCGAGGTTCGGGTTGGTGAGATACCCGTACGGGATCGTGAAGTAGCCGGCCTGGCCCCACGCCGAGCCCCACGAGTTGCGGACGATGAAGCGCTCGGTGCTGTCGTCGTAGCCGACACACAGGACGGCATGACCGCCCAGCATCTGCTCGCCGACCGCCGGAAGGTTGAGCACGCCGGTCTTGGCGACCTCGGCGCTCTCGAAGCTCTCGTAGACGGAGAAGCCGAAGACGAACGGGAAGCCCGCCGCGAGGCAGCTCTTCATCGCGCTGAGGCTGGTGCTGACGATGCGCTTGTATGAGAGCGCCTGATGGAGGGCGGCTTCCTTGTACGCCTTCGCCGTGGGCTTCAGCTTGAACTTCGTGATGCGGTACGGCCACGTCGTCTCCGCGCACGCCCCGAGCTTCACGACGCTCTTGATGCCGTCCCGGATCTGAGCGCCAGCGTCGGAGGCGACCGTGCCCTCCATGCTGCGCTCGTTGTAGTAGATGAAGAGCCGCGACGGTGTGAAGAAGAGCCCGAGGTGCTCCTTGTGGTCGGCGAACGCGAGGGCCGCCGCGATCGCGTTGCCGGTGCAGCTTCCGAGCTGTCCCTGGTCGTAGACCGGCGGGCACTCGCTGCGGAGGTCGACCGCCGGGGGCAGTGCGACCGCGCCGTCGATGAAGTACTGATCCCGGTGATCGGGGACGTCGGGGCGCCAGGTGTACTTGCGATGGATGCTCTTGCTCACGGGATCCTCCTTACAGCCAGCGAAGGGCTGCGTAGTTGATGGCGAGGTGTAGCGCGTTGTCGGCGATGATGAAAAGCCACGTGCTCATCCACGTCGGCTTCTCTTCATCGTACCCGGTCGCGTTCGTCTTCGCCCACACCGGCCACGCACTCGGAGGGGCCAGGAAGTTCTTCGCGAAGCAGACGTAGCGAGCCACCGCGAGATGGTCGATCAGAGCGTGCGTCTGCATGATGACGAACCATGCGACGAACGACGGGTGCAGCAGCACGAAGGGCAGCGAGTACGTGACGGCGTGGATGAACGCGACCATGTACGACTTGCGTTTGTTCAGCGCCATCCAGTCGCTCTGGAGGATGTAGTCGCCGAACACGTGAGCGAGAAGCTGTTCCATCAGTCCTTCGTAGCCTCGTTCATCCGCGCCAGGAAGCTGTCGGCCATCTCGCGCCCGAGAGCACGAGCCTCCTCCACCGCCCCAGCCGGGTTCATCTTGGTGAGCGCCCCGACCGCAGCACTGGCCGCGACGCACCACGCACCTTCGACACGGACGCCGACGTCCTCGAACTTCGGCATCGGATGCCCGCTGACGGCCTTCCAGTCGACGCTGTCGCCGTAGGCTTCATACATCGTCTTGGCGAGCTCACGCCACGACGCACGGAAGTCATCACTGAGCTGCTCTGCTTTCGTCATGTTCATGTTCCTTGGGGCAAAGAATCAGCGAGCCACCGTGGTGGCCCCGAAGAAGGAGATCCCCTTGTCGGAGAGGTCCTTGATGGGCATGTCGATGTGCACGGTGTGCATGCTCTTGTCGACGTCGTGGATGCGGAACTCCTTCGCCCGCCCGATGACCGAGTAGAGCTTCTTCAGCCACTCGTTCCCCTTGGCGTGATCCTCGAAGACGATGTCCTTGGTGACGCGAGGCGTCACGATGCGAAAGGTGATCATGAGTCCATGTCCTCTCCCGGGCCACGCCGGCGAGGCGGACCACCGAGAGGACCTCCCGGACCCATCATTGGGCTCGGGAGATTCCCCATCGTGCGCATGTGCTCGCGGCGCATCGTGATCATGTCCTTGTGTTGCTGCTCCGCGAAGTCGTGCTGCTTCCGCGCGAACTGAAGCCGCTCGAAGTTGAAGTCGACGGTCCTGCTCTTCACCCTGATGGCGGAGAGGCGCACGTGCATCCACGCACCGACGGCGGCGAGAAGCACGAGAGCTGAGAGGTAGGCGACGATGTTCAAGTCCATGGCGGCTCCAGTCCTAGCGTAGCAGGGTCAGGCGCCCATCGAGCAGATGCCCGAGACGTCGTGCTCTTCGTTGCCCGGCCAGACGAAGGAGATGTCCTCCCACTTCAGGACGATGAGGCTCTGGCCGAGCCGCTCCTGGATCTGGAGGTTCGTGTGCCGCTCCGCGTAGAACCAGAGGAAGGCGCACTTCATCCCCGGCTCCAGACCGAAGAGGGGCATGCGCTGGGGACCATCGCCAGGCTTCACGACTGCGAGCGTACCCACCGCCCGGATGATGCCGATCGCGGTGGCGTCCTCCTTCTGACGGTCGATGATGATCTTGGTGTTCTTGTAGGTCTCGGGGAGCTTGACCCGCTCGACCAGGATGTTGTTGCCGATGACGCGCACCGTGCGGCCATCGTGGAGCTGGAACGTGTTCATGTTGTGTACCCGTCAGTGGTAGATGCTGAGCAGAAGGCTCCGGTCGGAGTCCGTGATGTGTGGAGGGAACCCGCCTCCCGTAGGATGCAGGTCCGGTGACATGATGCTGACGTCGTTGACGTCGGTCTCGTCCGCCAAGCCGAGGCAGTGCCCGAGCTCGTGCTGAAGAGCGAGGTCCAACATCTCTGTCGTCCCCGTGTTGGCGGTCTCGATGCAGCAGGAGTCGTGGCAGCGCCAGGCCCGTCCTCCCGGCTCGTGGCGCCAGCTCGGATCGAGAGGGACACCGACGATGATGTGGATCGAACACTGGTCGCCAGCACGCAGCACCTGACGGCCGAGGCGTTGGTTGATGGTGTTGACGGCATCCGCGACGGCCTGGGCATCCTCGTGCGTCGCGTTGGTCCAGGCGTTCTCGTCTTCCCCGATCCCGGCCACATGCTGAAGCACCTCGGCGATGTGTAGATCGGTCGTGTACGTGTTCGCGCAGACCCCAACCGGCACAGTGAGCCGACCAGCCGTCACGTCATCCGGAATCAGGTTGAAGTGCGGGTCGAGACCAGCCTCCGTGTGCGTCGTGACGCCGTAGACGATGAGACCGATCACGACGGCGGTGAAGATGCCGATGATGATGGCCATGAACTTCCAGCTCTTGATGAAATCCCACATGATGTTGTCTCCTCGTCTTCCTGATAGGAGCTTCCACGACCCGCGTCGAGGTCACTTCTTCTTTTTGCCCTTGGGCTTCTCGGGCTCCGACTTCCGTTCGAGACTGAGGAGGGCCTCACGGAGGCGCTGCTTGTCAGCTTCTTCCTTCTCCTTGATCACCTCGACGAGATCCGGGTCGATGATCTCCCTCAGCTCGGTCTCGATGATCTCGCGAAGCACTCGCGGCGGGAGAGCATCCACCTCCCACGAGTTCTCGCCATGCATCGCGATGTACTTCTCGGCACGGCTGTCTGTGATCTTCGCAGGGTTCGGCGGAGGGTCGTACTCCTCGACCTGCTCGGGAGTGAGAGCGACCTTCTTCACTTCGAGGCCGAGTATCGGCATGCGCTCGCGCTGAGCGACAGGCTCTTCGACCGTGACTTCTCCACCACGATACGGACGGCCAGCCGAGTACGTGATGTCCAGACCATGGTTCATGAACTGCGAGAGGCGATCGTCGATGTCTCGAACCATGTCCTCGCCCGAGGGGTCGAGGTCGCCGAGATAGAGGATGACCGCCTCTGTCGCACCGATCTTGTCGCACTCGGAGCGAACACGAAGCCCGGACTCGCGCATCGCCGACGTCGAGCTGTACCCGCGGTTGACCATCAGCGTGACGTGGTACTCGTCCGCGATCGGGGCGAGAACGCCGGCGAGGGCATCCTTCTCCACCCAGAGCTCGACGTAGCGCTCCTGCCCCATCAGCCGTGGCAGCCGGAAGCTGCTGAAGGCGGCATTCACGAGGCTGTCGAGCGACCTGAACTCGGGAGGCTTCTCGGGGACACGGATGCGGTCCTCGATCGACGACCAGTCCATCAGCCCACCGAGGCGAGCACGCGACACCAGGTTGCCGATGCGGTCGTACTCCTCCTTCTTGTTGGCGATGAGGTCCTTCGAGACGAGCTGGTAGTAGAGCTGACGGAGCGTGAGCTTGAAGCCCTGGCGCTGGTAATCCAGGACGATCGTGATGATCGTGTCCAGCAGATTCCGCGCGTCGGGCTTGGGCTTGTACCCGTCGTAGTACGTGTAGTTCATGTTCGTGTCCTTGTTGAGGTCCCACACCTACGTAGGCATGGGACCTGGCGAAGTTGCACGAGGACCGTGCAGAAGCTCACCCCTTCTTGTCGGCCTTCTCCTCCTCACCGTCGAGCTTGAAGACGTCGCTGACGTCCGGAAGCTGCGGGAGAGCCGCCGGAGTCGATCCGGCGAGCTTGCCGTCGACGATGAGGCCCTTCTCCTCCATCGCCGCGATGATCGACTTCGCGTGATCGATCGGGGCGAGACGGAGCTGTGCGCCGAGCTGCTGCTCGTTGGCGAGGATGAAGATGCCGGGGAGCACCGGGCCTCCCTGCCCGCCCTTGCCGTAGTTGGCCTCACCGAAGGCCATGATCAACGCCATCGTCTCCTTCCCGTCCGGGTTGACGTAGCGGACCATGACGTGCTGCGCGGGCGTGATGGAGATGATGCGGTTGGGCCGACCTTCGGGGTAGTGACCGACACGCGTGGGATCCTGAACCTGGGCCATGGGCTTCTCTCTTTCTTTGCTAGCCGAGCGTGAGACTGTCGGCGTCGAACGTACCGTTGATGATGTTGGCGACCACCGAGGGGTGGATCGGGATGTCCTTGATGTGGCCGGTCGAGTACTTCCCCGTCCGGATCACGACCGTCTTGGGCTTCACATCACGGATGACGCTGACGTGGTGCTTGACCATTTCGGCGCGATCGATGCGGTTCCAGACGTTGTAGGGCTCGTACTTCCCAGCCTCGACGCGTCGGTGGTAGCCCGCGATGTAGCCGTCGTCGTAGAGGTCGATCTCGATGATGAGATCGGCCTCCAGCTCCTTCGGGTCCGTGTCCTCCGGCTTCTTCCGGAGGTCGATCGTGATGTGGCGCATGTTCAGCCCGGCGGGAAGTCTTCGTCACCGAAGCCCGGGAGCTGCGGCATGTTGCTCTTCTGCTGAACCGGCGGAGGCTCCGCCGGCGAACCGTTGATGAGCGGGTTGCCAGCTTCATCTTGCGTGATGGTGCGCGTCGGACGGCTCCGAGCTCGAAGAGTGCGGACCTTCTCCTCCTCGTCGCCGAAGACTCCTTCGAGGCCTCCCGGTGTCGAGCCCTCGCTGTCCGGCGGAGCTTCGCTGAGCGACGCCATGACGGGGCCCGCAGAGCCGACGAGGCTGAAGGGCCGCTCCTCCGCCTCCTCCTGAGCTCCAAGCGACGGGGGCGCACCATCGAGACCGACCCGAGCATCCTCGAAGGTGGTCGTGGCGGTGTGCAGAACCGGCTCGGTGGGGCCCGAGGTCTTCTCCCGCACCGCGCTGAGGGTGAGCTCCTCCATCTGCTCCTCGGTGATCGGGATGCGCATGGTCTGCCCGAAGAGCTCGAAGACGAGCAGGCACGTCTGCTCCATCGTGTCGAAGTTGAGGGCCTGCTCGACACCGAGAACGTTCGCCGTGATCTTCATGTTGGCTTCTTTCCTCCCCGGGGATCGGGGACCGGCGCCTTGCCGGCACTGACGCGAGTGGCGTCTGCTCTCTGCTTACGCAAAAGAGAGACGGCTGAGAGCACGCCGTCCATCTTCGCGCCGATGTCCAGCACCGAAGCGAGGATGAGACAACAGTCCGCACCCTCACCCGGCTTGGAGTCGATGTTGTAGGCCCGGCAGTCCGAAGCGCACATGCGCTCCTGGTTCATGAAGCAGGTCGTGCCGTCCGAGATCGGGAGCTCGTCCGGCTTGTGGAGATGCGGCGTGGGCTTGCCACGCAGTTCCTTTTCGAGCTGCTCCAGCTCTTGATCGCGGTCCATCACTCTGGCTCCAAGTCAGAGGTCGGAGGGCCCTTCCGCTGCCACGCCTCGTCATAGACGACGCGGATGACACCGTGGACCTCCTCGGTGTGAAATCCCATGAGGCCTCGCTCGTCCGGCTTCGTCTCGGGCACGAGACGAGTGAGCGTCCCCAGCTTGGTGTCGAGCTTCGTGACGTAGCTCTGGAGCTTGCCATCGAGGTAGACCCGCACGCTGTCGGAGACGATGAACTTCATCTCCGACTTGGGGATTCCGTGGGACGTGGGCGGGAAGTCCATGAGCTACTCCTTCCGGGCGTTCTTGTGGGGGCGCTTCGAGTAGAAGTCCGTGGTGAACTTCTGCATCGCTTCGAGGGCAGTCGTGTCCGCCGAGTTGGTGAACACGTACTTCTTGCCCGGCAAGGGCTCCTTGCCGAACTTGATCTCCGTGATCTCCTCGACCACGAAGCCGTTCTCGACTTCCTCGATGAGGAGCTTCACGTCGAGCTCCTGGTGGCGATCCTGAAGTCTCCTCCGAGATCGATGATGATCTTGTGCCCGAGCATCGTGGCGTCCTCCCCGTACACCTCCGTCCACGTCCGGAAGATGAACTCGGGCACGAGGATGCCGGCGATCTCCTGTCCCTCGGTCTTCTCGGCCTCGAAGAAGCGAGGCAGGAGACGGGGAGCGATGTAGAACTCCCACAGCCGGTTCATCGCCCTCTTCGCGACCGGCACCTTCGCGTTCTCACGCTTCAGCCAGTCCGGGTCGTACTCGCCGGTGTAGATGTTGAAGAGCTCGGCGTTCTCCGCCGTCATCTCGGGCGGGAACGGAACGGTCTCCTTGCCGGCGTTCAGCCCATCGACGTCGATGCCCATGTCTCTCGCCGTGTCCTGGGCCATGAGGATCGGGCCGGTGATGGGGGCGTCGAGCAGCTTCATGAGCTGCTTGAGGTCCTTGGGAGGGATGTCGGGGAGATCGAGCGCAGCCCCCGAGTCGCGGTTCTTCACCTGCTCCTGGATGTCGGAGCGAGGGTCGTCACCACCGAGGATCTCCAGCTTGTGGATCGCGTTGGTGTTGATGATGCCCATCGACTCGCCGGCGACGACTTCCGAGCCCGGAGGAGCATCGATCTTGCCGACGGGCTTCTCCTCCCCGATGTTGCCCTTCTTCGCTGCGTGCTCGGCAGCCGCCATGAAGGCCTTCTCGATGATGCCCTCGGTGGCGGCACGCATCACGGAGTCGATGCCCTCCTGGTCGCCCTTCTCGATGAGGCCGATGAAGACGAGCGCCTGCGCGATCGGGCCGGCGGCGTGCTTCGTCGTCACGAACAGGAGGAGGTTCAGCACCGCCTTCACGTCGAAGATCTTCTCGGTGGTGAGGATGCCCGTCGTCTCCGACAGAGTGCCCTCCCACTTGCAGTTCGGGCAGCGGACCTTCTTCTGATCCGCGCTCACGATGATGCTCGACTTGGACATCTCCAGGTCGGGGCAGCCACACTTCGAGCAGATGTAGACCTGCTGATCCATCACACACCCCGCTTCTCGGCTTCGAGCCGTGCACGAAACGCCTTCCAGCGCGCATCGAGTTCTTCCTTCGTCGGGGCCGGCTGACCCAGACGCTGCCTTCGGCTGGCTTCGAGCAAGATGTCGGGGATCGAGTACTGGTACGTGGTGTCGAAGAAGCCGAGTCCGGCCATCTCCGCCGAAGAGATGTACATGTCCATCGCCACGGCGCTGTAGTACTCCTGGTCCTCCGCCGTCCACCCTGCATTGGTCGAGAGCTCCGGCGGAGAGTGCAGAGCCTCACCGAGAGCGAAGTGCTTGCCGTCGCTCGCCAAAACGAGAGGAACCACCGGCACCGAGTCGGTGTTGGCGGCCTGCTTGTAGAGGTCGATGAGCTCGACGTCGTCGGCATCCTTGCCGTACTCCGCGAGCGTCGGCGACACGTAGTGGAGAGCAGCGCGCTTCTCACTGGTGGAGAGCTTCGCGAAGGCCTCGTGCGTGTAGAGCTGCTGGTTGTCCATGTTCACTGCCTCCCGTTGGTGCGCTCGACGAGCTTGATGAACTCGTTCCACGCGATGAGACGGTCGTGAGACTCCGGCCCGCTGAAGGACTGGAACTGAGAGCCCCGCGCCTTCTTCGCCCGCACCTGGTACTTGCCGTTGAGCAAGACCACGATGCGGACCTGATCGGACTTCGAGACGGCCTTCGCCTGGAGTGCGAGCTTGTCGTACTCCTCCCAGTAGCCCGCGGGCCACTTGAACTCGAAGTCGATCGTCGGGATGAACTCCGGCTCGAAGGCCCTCTCGTAGAAGTCCTGGAAGCCGCCATCCATCCGGTCACCGTAGATGTTGATCTCGCGCACGTTGTTTCCTCAGAGGCCCGGCATGCGGGGCTGGAGCTTGAACTTGTCGGGTGGCTTCGATGCTCCCTTACGGAGCAGGGCAGCCTTCTTCTTGTAGAGCTCGGTCTTGTTGATCCGCGCCTTGATCTTCGTGAAGCGAAGCAGGGCTTCCTTCTCGGCCTGCTGATCGAGGTTCTGGGCGTTGGCCAAGAACGGGAGGGTCTTGTCGGCGTACTCCTGGAACGCCTTGACGATGGGTTCGACCTGCGACTCCGACGTGATGCCTGCGTGAACGAGAGCTCGGGTCGAGAGAAGTTCCGCTTCCATCCGCCGAAGAGCGATGAGCATGAAGAGCGACTCCTGTGGGGAGTTCGGCGGGGGAAGGCCCGGGTACTTGTCGTACATGACGTTCCCGAGAGCCCACCCCACAGAAGTCGCTAGCCATTTTTTAGCGAGGTCGAGCTGAAGAGCTTGCGCACCCGCAGGTCGAACCAGTACGCGTGGGTGGAGAGCGAGTGGATGAACGGGCTCGGGTAGCCCATGAAGAGCTGCACCTTCTTGGTGAACACGTCCCACTTGAAGACGCGCATGCCCTTCTCGACACCGATGTGCTTCGGCATCTCCTGGCCGTTGATGGAGTGCACCGCCGCGACGGTCTGCATGAAGCCGTAGCGCTCGCTGAGCACCGAGGAGTTCGCGAGCTTCTCGTCTTCGAGCTGCTGCTCCAGCAGCTTCTGACGGATCTCCTCGTTCTCCAGCGGCGAGATCGAGCGGAACACGACCTCCAGCGCACCCGGCTTGATCGGAACGTGCTGCCTGAACTCACCGCTGGCGAGACCGTCGGCGAGGTTCATCTCCTTCACACGACTCTCGACCGCCTTGCGCTCCTCCTCGTTGTTGAGGACGTCGTTGCGCAGACGCTGCATCATCAGGTCGAAGTCGATGTCCGACGTCTCCGTGAGACGCTGAGCTTCGTCGTCCGAGAGCTTGGTGACGCTCTTCTTCGCTTCGGCGGGCTTCGCCTCCGCTGCGGCGGTGTCCTGCGGCACCGGCTGTTGCGGAGGAGGCGGCGCAGGCGGCTTCTGCTGAGCGGCCGTCTGCTGGTGGAGGGCGGACAACCCCGCGATGGTCTCGGGGCTGAGGGAGGGCTTGCGGTCGTTCTCGTCCATGTTCCTGATGTTCTCCTGGGCTACGGCGATGCTCGACAGCGTCATCGGCCCGTCCTTCTCCGGACGGTACTCCGCATGAGCCGCCGCGAGGTTCGGGATCGGCACCTTCTGCTCTTGGCCGAGGCCCTTGGCGCGCTCCGCGAGACCCTTCGTGTAGTCCCGCACGTGCGGGTTCGTGGGTCGCGGCGGAACGTTCGGGCGAGAGCCCACGGCAGCAGCTAGGCGGCCAACAGGACCGGGGCTGGGAGTTCCAGGCCTTCGCGGAGGTGTCATGCGAAGGAGAATACAGAGAGCATACAGCCCGGTCAAGGGCCTTCGTCAGCTCACCGCAACATGATGCTCAGGCCACGAACGGCGCGCTCGATGTTGAAGTTCTGTGTGCCCAGCACGAAGCCGCTCTTCGCGAGGTCGGGCATGCTCCGACGCCAGAGCTGCCAGGAACCGCCGACGAAGCCAGCTTCCTCTTCCCACTCCGCGGTCTTGAGCGTGCAGTCCTTGAAGATCTGCGAGAGCCCCGTCCCCGTGATGATGCGGAGAGAGGCTTGCTGCTCGACACGGAGCTGCGGGATCGCGACGAGACGCTGACCTTCGTGCTCCTGCACGAGCCACGTCGTCGCCTTCGCGATCTGACCGTGCTCAGGGCTCAGTACGACCAGGGCTCCGGGGCCTTGGGCGGAGGAGTCGGGGGAGCCGTTGTCACCACGCATCGATCGCTCTTTCCGCAACGACGGCAGATGCCGAAGTCACTCGAACCAGGGGGCGCCTCGATCTTCATGCCGAGGGCAAAAGAAGAGGAGGTCGGCCAGATGTAGCCGTTGCGAGCTCCGCAGAACTCGCACGTGAGCTGCAAACGGTAGTAGCCCGGCGGAGGATCGCCGAGCTTCCAACCGACTGTGGGGGCGCCTTCCCTGGTTTCAGCCATGCATGGAGGCTACCACAGCCGCGGGTTCAGCACCGCGCTGTGCCCGGTGATGGCCGAGAGCAGCCACAACACGAGGAAGACGACAGCGATCACGTAGATGACCTTCTTGATGTTGGCGTCGATCCACGGGAGCATCGAGATCGCCCACAGAAGGACACCGAAGCCGAGAAGAATCGCGATGAGGGTGAGGAGGGTCATGCCTCCCGCAACGCACAGAGCGGGCCGGCGAATCACAGCGTTCCCGGGTCGCAGGCGTGACAGCCACGCCCCACCTGCGACCCACCGTCACGGAACGCCGAGGAACGACTTCAGGCCCGTCAGCGTCTCCTGCATCCGGGACGTGATGTCCCCGAGCACAGCGTTCCGCGTGTGTCCGCGGACCTTGATGTGGAGCTCGGGCTTGAAGTCGTAGTCGGGAAGCCGATTTCGGCCGAGAGCCATCGGGAGCTTCAACACCAAGTTCACGATGGCGTCATCCTCGAAGGTGACGACCTCGTACCGCAACTCCTGGTGTTGGAGCCGGCAGTGCTCGACGGCGGCATCGAGCATGTGCTTCAGCTTCTTGAGCTCCTCGTCATTCATGACTTCGTGGCCTCCACCATGAACTTGTCCAGCGACTGTCGGAACACCCGAACGATGGTCTTCTTGTCCGCCGAAGACAAGAACTCGCTGCCGAAGTGCAGCTTGTTCAGTCGTCGGAGCTCCTTGACGGTGAGGGCGGGAGCCTCCTCGTGCAAGCGCATCGCCTCGTTCTTGGTGAGGGTCTTGTTGGCCTTCTTCACGGAGTCCCTTTCCAGCTCGTACAGACGCTCGTACTCCTTGTTGACCGCCTTCTCGCCGACCGCCAGCACCTCGCAGCCGAAAGACCGCCACCGGGCTTCGGTGGGAGCACTCTGAGAAACGGCGAGGAACTTCACGAGGTGATCCATTCGCGACCGTGGCCCACCACCCATCTGGGCGCGCTCCAGCTTCCGTGAGTCCTCCTCGGTCGCCGGGAAGCACATGTCGTAGCGCATCATGTCGATCACGGAACTGATGGTTCCGATCTTGATGAGGAGCTTGATGGGCTGCTTCACGTCCGCCTCGGGAGCATCTCCATCAGCCAGCGATCGACGCCCTCGGGCAGGGCTTCTCCGTTGTCCAGCCGATCGGCGAGCGTACGGAGAGCCACCGCCCGCGTGTGAACGACCGCCTGCTCCTGGCTGTCTCCGTAGGCCATGGCACCGGGAAGGGCATCCACCTCCCCGATCCAGCGCCCATCTTCCTCTTGCTCGATCTCGATCTTCAAGTTGCTCATGTTCAATCCCTGTCTTCCATCCGGCAGGTCCAGTCCTCGGTAGGCCGCCCCTGCTCATCCAGAACCTGCTCGACGTACCCACCATCCCGGACGCACTTCTGGCGTTCATGGTCGTCGTGGTAGCGGGCGTAGCCGATGAAGGCCATCGCCATGAGCAGGAACACGATGATGAGGTAGGCCTTCTCTTGGTCGTACTGCTCTTCGGTCACATCTACTCCGTCAACATCAAGTTGTTTGGGACGAGGCACCTACCCGCGGATCAACCGTCCGTTGATGGGGTCGGTCGTTGGGTTCTCCGAGCGGTACTCGGTTCGGATCTTCTGCATGAGCTCGGCGTGGTTGGCCTGAAGGACACTGAGCTCGGTGTCCATCCTTCTGAGCTCGGCGTTCTTCGAGACAGCCATGCCCTCGCCCTTGCGGATCTTCTCGTTGCGCTCGACCAGCTTCTTGAGCTTCGGAAGATGCTTGAGGTAGACGTACGCCGATTTCCTGTACGTGCTGTCGTACTTCCCGCTCCCACCGCTGGAGCTGTGGATCTCGAAGTCGGAGTAGCCGTGCCACCTCCCGAGCCGAGAGTTCCCCGGGAACTCGTAGTAGTGAGTCCCCGTCACCAGCTCCAGCCAGTCGATGTGCCGGTGCCGCTCCTTGCTGGAGATGTAGTCGGCATCGATGGTGAAGACCAAGCGATCGGTGTCCATCCAGACCTGGCTGACCTTCCAGTACCTGAACTTCTTGCCGCGGATCCTCTCGGCCTCCTTGCGAAGCATCGAGAGGAACTCGTCAGCCGTTGCTGCGCTCTTGAACGGGTTCTTCATGTCGTGGTTCCTGGTCGAAGTGGTGGAAGGCGGCGGCGAGCATCAGGATGAAGCCCAGGGTCACCAGCCCGCCGAAGACGAGACGTGCGGTCATGATGTTCCTCTCGCACGAAGCGCCTCTTCAGCCTTGCTGGCACGCTCCTCCATCGCTTCGAGAGCATCGGCAGCCTGGGACCACGCCTGCGCCTCTCCGGCACTGATGTGGTCCAGGTCCGCCCTCTCCCGTAGATCGGCCACGCTGACGTAGCCGAAGCCATGTTGAGGCGTGGGGTGCTTCTTCGTCATCCGCGCATGGAACTCCCGCAACTTCTTCAACTCCTTCAGAAGCTCGGGAACGTTGTTCCGCAGCGCCACGATGAGCTTGGCGTCCCGCTCGAAGCTGACATCGAACGAGTAGTGGTTGCTGGTGTAGACCCGCGTCCACGACTCAGTGCGGTGCCCGCTCTCGTGAATGTCGACGTGCTCCCAGGGCTCTTCCGTGGGCTGCTGCTCGAAGAGCTCTTCGAGCTCCTGAAGAGCATCAGCCACGGTAGTTCGCCTTCGTCAGGAGATTGAGGCGGTTGAAGATCCGTGGTGGGAGCGCCGCCTTGTCGAGGAAGGCGCGGAGCTTGGCCTTGCCGGCTTGCTCCGCCTCCTTGGTGAACGACCACACGTTGCCGCCAGGGGTCTGAACGATGGCGAGATACGTCCGGCCCTCGTCGTTGGTGGTGATCGACAGCGCCATCCCCAGCGGATGCAGGATCAGCTTGTTGATGGCGTAGACGATCCCGGTGTCGAGCAACTTCTTCTCGACCTGCTCCATCGTGAGCTCGATGACTTTCTCGGTCATGCTGTCTCCTTCTTCTTCACGGGCTCACGGTAGGACTTGTCGTGCCAAGGCGGGAACTCCAAGTTCTCACCCATCAGGTCGAGCATCTCCTTTTCGATGGCGTCCTTGCCACCGAGCGCCTTCACCAGATCGCCCATGCTCGGAGGGACGAGCTTGCCCTTGTCGAGCAGCTCGGCGACGCGATCGGCGAAGATGGTGAGGCTCTGGACGTTCAGCCCGAGCAAGCCGGTGTCGATGTACGGCATGAGGGCCTTGATGCCGACGTATGTGTGCTGCATCGCGATCGCTTCCACGGTGCTGTTCATCCGCAGCTTGGCCCGCATCGTCTCCCGCATCAGAAGCATGCCGGCGAGAACGTACTGATTCATCTCCTCGCGCTGGTCGCGCAACATCTCCTCGAAGCGCAGCTTGGCGGTGCCATGGTCAGCGATCATTGAGACCTTCTCGCGCTCCAGCTCCCGGATGCGCTCGTGCAGCGTGTTCCGCTCTGCCTTCGTTGCCTTCTCCAGCTCCTCGATCTTGATTTCGAGCTTGCTCTTCCTCGGCATGTTCATCCTACCTTCGGGGCGATGGAGCCATCGGCACGCATCCGGTCGAACACGGTGTCCGTATCGAAGTAGTCGGTGCTGTCCGCGTTCTTGTGGTTGGTGTGTTCGACTTCCTCGCCGCACCAGCGACAGAGGCGGTCCTCGGGGCCGATGTGATCAGCCATCGTGGCACCGCCCTCGAACTCGTGAGGGATGGGCATCAGCCTGCCGCCGTCGAAGGACCGCACTTCGGGCACTCGGGATCCGGCCCCGTCTCTTCGGTGCATCCGATGCACTCGGGAGGCGGCCGCTTGTTCCACGGCTTGAACGAGAGCAGCCAGTCGACGTTCGGGAACTTGCCCTCGAAGCAGAAGGCACGATCGTCGATCATCATGTTGGAGGCGGGCTTCTGGGTCGGGAACTCCAGAGCGTCGATGACGAACTGAGAGGCCGGTGCAAGCTCCTCCAGGTCGAGTCCGCCGACTTCCTTCTCGTAGAAGACGATGAGGTGCTTGAGCAACCACGCCTTCATCGCCTCGATGCCGCCGGCGTCCTTGCTTCGGCTGCTGTAGACGCAGACCTGGAAGCGATCGTCGTGCGCCATCTGGGCGAGCCACGCCATCGCTCCCGGAACCGGGTCATCCACGATGATGTGGGCGCCGCCCATCCAGCCCGACGTGTAGGAGTGCAGGACCCCATCGAAGTCGCAGCAGATGATGCTGACGCGCTTGCTCGGCAGAAGCTTGCCGGTGTTGGGCTCGTCCACTGGCACCTTCAGCCATCGCTCCGGCACCGCCTTCGAGATCGTGGACTGGTCGGCGTAGAGCTCGGCGAGGACCTTGTCGAGGAGGTTCGAGGCGCACTCCTTCCGCTGCTCCTTCGACATCTCGTACATGAACGTGTGCAGGTTCACGTAGTACTTCAGGATGACGTCGACGGGGATGTCCCGGATGTGCGTGGAACGCACGGGGTGCTCTCGGTCGAAGTAGTTGTTGGTGACGGCGCGGTGCAGCATCTCTGCGTACACCTCACGCAGGAGCATGCCCTGCGCGACTTCTTTGTTCGTGGGACCCATGGTTGCGTTCCTGTACCAGTTGGCGAGGTTGTTGACCCAGTCGGGCCAGACGTTGCTGATTCCGTAGCCCATCACTTCTTCTTGTGGGATCGCTTGGGCTTCGCGGGCGCCGGGACCATCACCGCGATCTTCATCACCGCGATCTTCTCGCCGGCGTGCTTCTCACGCTGCTCGACGTAGTCCATGTAGAGCTTGCTGCCCATTTCGTTGACGTCGACCGACACCAAGCGAAGAGCCTCCGCTTCGGGAAGAGCACCCTCGGTGAACTTGGCGATCGCCTTGTTCAGGACGTACTGAGCAGCGCTGGTCCACCCTGACGCGATGCCAGCTTCGTGAATGAGGTCCTTCTGCGTCTCGTCGGCCTCGTTGAGGGTGGCCTTCTTCGCTGCACGGCGGAGACGCTCCACCATCTTGTTGTCGTCGAGCTCGTGGAACGGCGGGCTGACGTACTGCTTGCCCTGACTGATCGCCTCCTGGTGCTTGCGCTGCTCCTCGGGCGTCCAGGTGTACTCCTCGATGGCAGCGTGCAGCCGCATGATGCGGATCATGAGATCCGAGGTCTGGTAGCGCGGTTCCTTCGAGGCGGGCGTGATCTTCTTGGTCATGTTCGTTTCTTTCGTTTCGTTGTTGGAGCAGGAAGCGCGAGCAACGAGCCACCCGTGAGTAGCCCGGCGATCGCTTTGTTGATGTTGTCTTGGGACAGCAGGTCCATCACGCGGGACGAGAGTGTCTCCATTCCCGCCTGGAGCTTCTTCAGCGCCTCACGCGCTTCTGGCGTGTCTCGAATGATCGCGACGCTGTAGTACTCGGTGCCTCCATGCATGCCGGAGTGCTGGCTGTACACCTTCCGCGACTTCGGCTCCTTCTTCCCCTTCATGAACTTCGTCGAGCCAGGGTGGCGGTAGTAGTGCTCACCGTTGCGAACCGCTGTCTCGAAGCGTTCGACCTCGATGGAGAGCTGCATCTTGTCGCCGTTCGCCAAGAACATGTCCTTCTCGTTCTTGAAGTCGTTGACTTGAACTTCCAGCCACGGCTCCCACTTGAAGGAGACCTTCTCGTCGATCGCCTTCAGCATCTTGGTCCGAAGCTCACGGATGTCGGTGCTCGTGTGCTGGATCTCAAACTCGGGGCAGTAGGCGGTGAGGGTGTTTCCATCGAAGAAGATGGCGAAGGGGACCTGAGCCTCTCCTCCGCCAAACTCCTCCGCGATGTTGCGACCGTAGACCCCGTGCGGTCTCTTGATGGACATCTACTTGTTCCCGAAGAAGGACAGCGCGTAGCCCAGGATGCGGTCCCGGGACTCCTTGCCGACATCGATGAGCATCCCCATCACGGACTTGAGGACCTGAAGCTCTCGCATGATCTTGTCTTCGTGAACCCCGACGCTGACAGTGCATCGCTGAACCCACACACCGTTGCCGACGTGGAGCTTCCCGATGACGTGGTTCGTCACTTCCTCGGTGAGCTTCTTCATGAGCTCGTCGGTGTTGAAGGGCTTGTCCCCGTAGAACTCGATGTCGCTGATCCTGATGTAGAGCTCGGCCACTTTCGTGGGATCGCTCTTTCTGACCTCGAAGGAGGTCGGCGGCATGGAAGGCATCACATCCCCTTTCTGGCACGCTCGACGAGGTCGAGGGCGTTGACTTCGACGTCGTAGGTGTCGTCCGGGAAAGACTCCTTCACGGCGAGCCGAAGAGCAGCCAGAAGCTCCTCCTTCGACATGTCGTCGAGGGTTTTCTTCACCGGCGTTCGCTTCCGTGTTGTCCGCTTGGGTGGCGGCGTCAGCGGCTTCAGCTCGACCGAGGCCACACCGGCGGCATAGCCGGCGACGAACCCATCGCCATGGATCTCGGCGTGCGGGCCCTCGTAGGCGTGGATGCGACGCTTGTGGGCTCCATCCTCGATCTCGACATCACAGCGTTCCGTCGTTCCGTTGACGAAGGTGCGCACCCGCATGTTGAAGTTGTCGAGCCTCTTCACTCCCTTGACTGACCACGACTTCGGGTTGCCCCGAGGTGCGAGGCGTTCTCCGGGAAACGGCATACTTACTCCTCTACGCTTTCGTGTTTTCGGGCGTACTTCAGCCTGCCGCGAACACGGTGAACAAGAACATCGGGCCGTAGCTCGGGCGTGAGCTCGCAGCCCTTGAACGTACACGGCCTGTTGTAGGGGTGGTCACGACACATGTCCGGCCGCTGCTCGTAGATCGTGCAGTCGCGAGTCTCTCTGTCGAAGTACCGGCACGTGTAGTGGTGGGCTTCTGGCTCGCCAGGGAAGTTGGAGTTTGGCGCACGGTACTTGCCCTTGTACAACACCATCCTCGCGATGAGGGCGTCATCCTTGTGGCTCGTCAGCGTGTGAAGCTCTGAAGGTGAGTACATCAAGATGAAGTCCTCGCAGCAGTGCCCGGTGCACCGCTCAGCCATCAGTGCACCACGCCGATGGCGAGCAGGATCTGCATGGTGTAGCTGCCGACGAGCATACCGGCGATGAAGGAGCCCGCGATGAGGGCGAGCAAGTCGCTGTCGTTGCCCATCTCAGACCTCCAACTTCGGATTCTTCGTGAAGTACGGCTCACGACCATGAACGCCCGCACCCACGATGCGCAGGAACTGGCGGTCGAAGCTCGTCTTCACCGGCAGGCTCTCGTGCGGCGTGAAGATGCCGATGTTGTGGACGTCGCCGGCGCGCATCAGCGTTGCCGCATCGTACGGGTACTGCTCGGCGAGATGGCCGATGTCGCCATCCTCTGAGGTGTCGAAGTGTTCGGCGTCCCAGAGCGCACAGCTCTTGTCCAAGTTGTTGGCGAGCAGGATGCGAACGTCGCGTTCGAGCGTGACATGGTGTCGACGGCCCCAACCCGGAGGTGACCCCCAACCAGCAGTGCCCGGGATGATGCCAGCTTCGGTATGCAGAGCACGGCCGTGCTTGGCGCGAGCTCCGCGGTGTGCTGCACCAGCTTCCACCCGCGACTCGTCGATGGTGAGATAGCCAACGGAGTCGCGACTCACGAACACCATCGAGATGATGTCGCGGTAGGCGCCGTATTCGTCCGGCACGGAATCGGGGTTGCCCTGGATGTAGGGCATCATCAGGCAGCGCAGTCCAGAGAACTGCGGGAACTCGATGTTCATCCTTCGTCTTCTTCCTCTGCGTCCTCGCAAGGGTGATCGTCCACCGCGATGCAACAGGGACCGAGGTCCTCCATGCCGCACGTCATGCAGGTGAGGGTCTTGCCCTCCACCAGCGCCAAGCAGTTCGCACACTGCGTGGTCTCGGCCTTCTCTTCCACCGGCTTTTTCGTGACCATCACTTCCTCCATCAGCTTGTCGAGGTCCTTGATCACAGCTCCCAAGATGAGCTTGTCTGCTGCGTCTTCTCTCGCCTTCGTCCAGGCATCCCAGGCTCCGTCGTTGAAGTCAGCCAGCTCATCCTCGATGATGTAGTCGATCTTCCGACCACGGATGAGGTCGTCGACAAGGCTCTCTCCTACCTCTCTGATAGTCGATTTCGCGCGGACATGTGCGATCTGTAGGTGTGCCCGCGAGAATGACATCAAGATGTTCTTCAACCCGTAGCGAGCCAGCACTGCATCGAAGCTCTCGACCTCCTTGTTCTGGAAGCGAGTGATCTCCTCGATGAGCTTGCCCTCTTCGTTGATGCCAGTGACGACGATGGAGCCATCTACTCCGATCATGAGGCCGGTGAGGCTCTTGTAGAGACCGTTCAGCTCCATCGCAACAGGAACTTGGTCGTACGGCCTCCATCCCGAGTTCCATCTCTTCTTCAACATGCGCCGGCGTTGGTTGTTCGCCCTGCGCTTGACGTATCCGCTCACCCCGTACCTTCGACGTCGTGGGACATGAGGAACTCCTGGATCAAGTTGTCGAGCTTTTCCTTGGGCATCGTGTGGATCATCATCGCGATGACCTGGCCGCGCGACATGACGTCGTCCCCACCATCATCGAAGATGCCCTCGACCATCGTGCCGTTCTCGTCGACGATGATCGCTGCATAGCCCGCGGGCAGCTTCGTCACGTACTGGCTGAGGGCCTCGTCTTCGTCAGACATCACAGCAATGCGCCGTGCAGAAGCTCTTGGTAGGAGAACTCCTTCCCCAAGCAGTCCTCAACACCAACCTTCGGCAGTGCTGGACGTCCCACGATCTCGCCGTTGTAGAACACGAGGTACTTGGGCAACGAGACCTTCCTCTCGATGAAGAGTTTGCCCTTCGCTGTGAGGCAGTACATACCCATGGCGTTCTCATCCGCCGTCCGCACGTTCTTCACGCGAGTGAGACCATGTCCGAGCGTCAGTTTGGAGAAGTCGCCGCCCGCGTTGGAGTGAAGGTCGTTCTGCACATGGAAGTAGATCCCGGGACGGCCCTTGCTGAGACGGTAGAGACGAATCAACGCCTTCACAACCGACACGTACATGGTTCGCGGCCACGGCGCAGCCCCTTGTTGACAACACGGACATGAGACTGTGTCTCCATCCTCTACGGCACGAAGCACTTCTTCACGTGCATCCGCCACGAGCATGGTGTCGTACTCGGGGAACTTGCCACGCGGGATCTTGACGACTCCCTTCAGCAGCTCCTTACGCGACTTCTTTCGTGCCACCGGCAACCTCCTTCACCCCGACCGTTGCCGTCTCCTTGGGACGCCACTTCGTGCCGCATCCTTCACAGAGGTGGGTCTTGTGGGCCTTGGTCGCCCACTCGCCCTTGTCGATGTGCTGGAGACCGCACTTCGGGCAGTTCGTGATGATGGGCTCGATCTCACCGATAGTCGTCCGCATCAGCCCGCCCTTCAGGATGTGCTGCTGGAACGTGTTCTTCGCCAACACCAAGGCGCGAGCCGTCTCCAGCTCCAGCTCCTTGATCCCCTTCTCCGCCATCGCGGCGCACCCAGGGCAAAGAGCGATCGACAACACCAACTTGGCATCTGTCGATCGCACCTCATTCTGACAGCTCAGGCAGCGCATCAGTAGTCCCGGATCTCGGTCCGCACCGAGAAGCCCGCCGCCTCCAACGCCGGGATCGCGGCGCTGTTGAAGCAGTCGTAGCAGCAGTCGATGATCTTGTGCTCGACGTGGCCGCCATCGCCCCCGTAGGAGTCGCCCTCCTTGCCGGAGATCTTGATGCGATGGGCGTGGTGGAGGCTCAAGACGACGCCTTCTCCCGCCACGAGCTTGGCACGGTGCGTCGGCGAGAGAACGATCTCCGCTTCCTTCACCTGGTAGGCGCCATCGAGCTCTTCGTCGTCTCCGCACGGCTTGCCGCACAGGCTGCACGTCGTCTTCTCGACGGTGCGCTCACCTGCCGGAACCTGCACTGTCGTCGTGGTCTTCATACGGCCTCCAGGGTCTGAAGAGTGGTCTTCAAGGTGGACTCGTAGTACGCGATGTTCTTGATGTCGAGCCTTTCCTCGGGGATCACCGTCACGGCTTCGTGCCCCGAGAGTGTGGAGATGCCGAACGTCCACCAGGCGAGGTCTTGGATGCGCTTCACGGTGAAGACGAAGCGATCGTCCTTCTTCGCTGCCCCGATGTTGTTCTCGATGACAGTGGCGTAGCCGGCTTCACGAAGAGCCTGCAACACCTGCTGCATCTTCACTTGTTCACCGTGCTGCGCTTCTTGTAGCGCGGATCCACGTGAAGCCGTATGCCGACCGGCATCGTGCCGCCGAACGACTTCATGATGCGAAGCAGGACGTCCATCTGCTCGTTGCACATCTCGACTCGCGTCACGTACACCGACAGCTCGTTGGCGTAGCGCGCGATGCTGTTGGCGTGGTCGGGGAGCGGGTACTGCGTGAAGTCCCGCAGCCGATCCGTCATCCGCTTGTAGGACGTCTCGGCCTTGTCGACCCACATCTTGCGCGTCGACTGGAGGATCTCCATGTCGCGGCGGACACGCTCCTTCGGGCTCATCTCATTCTTGTCGTCAGATGCAACCTTCATGTTGTTCTCCATCTTCCTTATAGGGCTAAACGCGCTCAGGAACGTGAGTCACCACGCGCAGCAAGGCGTCCTTGGCGTTCGAGTAGTCGAGGATGATCTTGGTGAGGCGCCTGACTTCATCTGCGAACTGCTTCGACCTCTCCTGCTCGTCCTTGCGGTCCTGGATCAAGAACTTGAGAGCGACCACCGCGTCCTTGTCGGGGACCTCCAGGCCCAAGATGGCCCTGAGACCTACCTCCAGCGAGTTGTCGGGCAGGTACTCGCCCATCACAGACGTGTAATGAGTCAGCAACCCATGGTCAGACATCGCCTGCGGATCGAATCGCCGGGCGTGGTTGATGAGGCCCATCAGCCACTTGTACTTGTCCGTATCCTTGGTGACATCGACCCCACTAACAGGTGGAGGGCCGATCTCTTTGATGGCGTCCTCCACCATCACGGGCATCGGAACCCCACTCACCATCAACTCCCGCATCATGCGAGAACCCACCCTGCGGATGAGCTTGTCACCCCACTCGACGAGCACCATCGGAGGGAAGTACTGAGCCTTGGTCTTGTCGTTCATGTTCACACCAACAGCAAGTTGTCTCGCAGCGCTTGGATGATCTCCTGCGCCGCCTTCTCATCTACATCCTGTTGAACCACCAGCGTGATGCTGGTGTGCGTCGCCAGGACCTGGAGCATCTCGACGGGGTACTCCGGCTGCAATGCAGCTTCTTCGCTTCGATACACGAAGAGGGTGCACGGGAGCGCCCACAGATCCGTCAGTTCGTTCAGCTTCCACGGCCCCGACATCGGGCAGTCGTCGTAGACGATGCCGTCCGGCCACAGCCGCATCAGCCGCAGGCGCACGATGATGAGGGCTTCCGGGAAGAGAGCACCCTCACCAACGACCTCAGTCCCCTCGATCTTCATACCCGGATCGTGAGGTTGATGTACTTGATCTCGACGGGCTGGTAGACGAGCATCTGGATGCGGCCGCACTTCTTGCACGTCGCGCACCTGTACGAGCACTTCGTCTCGTCGCACGTCCGTTGTTCTCCGAACACCAAGTCATCAGCATCCATACAGTCGATGTTCGAGCACTTCATGTAGGTCCTTCCAAGCCGAGATCCACTTCCTCAGCTTCTTCACCGAGGCATTCCTCGCCGGTCCAAACAGGACCCAGATCCGACCTTCCTCTGACTCAAGCCACGCCCTGAACACCGCCTCGGGCTGTGCACCCTTCATCTTGTTGCAAGGTTCGCAGGCTAACACGCGGTTCCTCCGAGCATTGCGCCCACCATTCGCACGAGCCTTCACATGATCGGTCGTCAGCAGTTGTTGTGGAAACCGATCACGGCAGTACGCGCAAGAGGCGAGCCCATCCTCTCCTTGCTCTACCTTGAACAGTCGCGCCAGAGGCGACTCCGACTTGGTCATCCAACTTCCAGCTCCCGCAGCAGCTTCGCGAACTCGTTCGCCATGAGCTCGGAGGTGCTGGTGTGCACGATCGTGTCGGAGATCCCAGGCTTGTTCTTGACGTAGACGTGCCAGTAGTCGGTGCCCCAGCCCCAGCCATCGTCCCCGTTCGGGATGCGCTGCTTCACGAAGACGCGGGTGTTGATCTTCTTCGCATCGGCGAGGTTCTTGATGATGCCTCGCAGCGATTGGTCGCACCGCTTAACAGCAAGTTCGAGACCGACGTACTTGTTCTCGTCGTCGAGGGTGTCGAAGTCATCGACCTGGCGGTGAGCAGTCTCGATGCCCCACTGCCAGTACCCATAGTGCACCGCCGGCTTGCCGGGGGCTGCCATGCGGTTGAAGTAGACGCGGCCGAGCGGCGTCTCGCAGAACGCCATGCTCTCGAAGTCGCCATCGTTGGTGGTGATGGGGATGTCCAGCACTTTCAAGTTGGGATGAACGATGTCTTCGGGGTGCTTCATGTTGTGCTCCGTGGAGTTCGAGCCGTGACGGCGGTTCCGACCGGCCAGCCGTTGACGTTCAGGACGATGGGCTGACCAGGGTCCAGATCCGACTCATCGGAATCACTACCCGGGCCACCCTTCCAGTACAGCTCGTCGGTGTCCTCATTCTTGGTGAGGATGTAGTGCTCTTCGAGAGCACCCAGCATCGACTTGATGCTGGCAGCCACCGCGATCGAAATCGAGGAGGCTTCGTCGGTCGTGGGTGTCACCCGGTACTTCTCCGGGATCATCAGGAGTGTCGCTGTGTCCGCGGCCTTCTTGCCGCGAACGAAGTCTTCGTTGCTCATGTTCTTCTCATCGGCGCGACGTTGCGCACCCTCGAATGTTCTGAATGTGATGGGCCGGCCTCGCTTGTCGCAGATCTGGAAGAGGTAGCCCTTCTTGTTGTGGCGACACACCCTCCAGCCGCTGCCGCAGTCGGCGGGCCTGGAGAAGTAGACCGGCTCGCTCATGATGTTCCTGTTGGTGGCTTCCACCCCATCATCCGGGCGTGAGCGACATGCGCCCGGCGTTCACTTGGATCGTCCCATTCAGGATCCTCCGGAGGGCTATGGGTGCCGTACTCGACGTCCAGCCACGCCAGAGCGCTGAGGAAGTCGGGTTCCCGTGTCTTGTCGTCCATGTGTTGCTCCGTTCCAGCTCCCTCACGGGCGCGAGAGGCAGGGGAAGGCATGGCATGTCCTCCAGCTCCCCCTGCCCACGTACGTCCCCTTATAGAGCCTCACCGGTCCCAGCACATACTGCCGTCATTACGGCAGATACAGGCGGGTGTATCCACACAGCGGTGCCGGGGTTCACACTCAGCAATCAACATCAAGTTGATTAGGACGAGGCAGATGAAGGCATACTTCATGTTCGACGTACCGTGATGTGCCCCTGGCTCTTGTGGAGGGTGAGGGCAAAGAGTTTGGTGGGGGCCAACACAACGATCTCGCCTCCCTCCTGGACCAATGCGATCAGCACCTCCCGCATCGCCTGGTTCTCATGCTCCAGATGCTGGAGGCGGGCTTCCATGTTCTCGCGGACCACAGAGCCGAGGACATGATCGACCCCACCCCGGATCAAGCGATCGATGCCGCTGATCGCCTTCACCGCCTTCCCGCCGACACGCAGGAAGTGCTGCACATCTTCCTCAATCTCCGAGTACGTCTTCCCCATCCTTCGGGGCTTCGAGGACGCCTTCTTCTTTTTCTTCATGTCCCTCCAGTTGCTTGCGAAGGTCTGGGTGTCGTCTATCTGGGCGCTCGTTGCTGTCGGGGTTGAGGATGTAGATCTGTGCCCTCCCCGATTTTTCGTTCTTCTCGACCACCCAGCCCGCATCCCGCCACGTCTTGAGCGTCATGCGGGCCTTGGCGAAATCCTTGTAGGTCATGCCGCCCGCACGATCGAGCGCGATGCAGAACTTGACCGCATTGATCTTCCAGGTGCTCACCGAGCTCGGCGATGCGATGCCAGGTTCCACCCAGAAGTGGACCTCCGGCAGCTTCAGTTGCTTCTTGAACTTGGTCCGCTCCCCGAAGCCGAGCATGTGATCGAGGTTGTTGCGCTTCTTGTTCCACTGCGCGTCATGCCCATCAAAGTGGTCGTAGATGTAGAAGAAGCCGTACCCCAGCTTCTTGATCATCTCCTCCAGCGTCCGTTCACTATCCGTACGCGACTTCCCCGGCACCAGCGCGACGACGTAGTCGGGGCCGGGGTAGTGGGTGTGGCGTGTGGACTGCAAGAGCTGACCACACACCTCGACGTTCAGCTTCATCTTGGCCTGAACCCCGATCTGGGTACCGGAGGCCACCCCCGAGGTCGAGCACCCCTCCTCAGCGACGAGCAGCATGTCGAAACGCGAGTTTGGGTACTCCGGGATCACCTTCCACCCCGCGGCGATCGCTTGCTCGATGAACTCGTAGCAGAGGGCCTGCTCCGGAGCGCAGTGAGCAAGCTCCGGAGGAGGGGGTTGATAGAAGTCAGGACGCTTCTTCGGCTTCGACATACTTCATCTTGAGCAGACGGCATGCGATCTGTCGAGCGATTCGTTGCACCATCTGGTCTCCTCTCCACATCTTGACGGCCAGATAGACAACCCTGGCCGTGATGTACTCACGACGAAGATTCTGTGAGGTGCTCAAGATCAGCTTGAAGACGTCGTAGTGAAGACCGAGGTACTCCAACACCAACATCGTGACGGCCGCGGCTTGGTGCTCCTGGGTGTTCGAGACGACCGTCCCCAGCTTCTTCGTCTTGACGCTGATGACGGTAGCCAGGTACTTGGTTTCCCACGGCACACCTAGCAGGCTGGCGTGTGCAAGCTCGTGGCTGATCATCTCCGTGTAGTACGGATAGTCCGATCCCGCAGTCTGCGAGCCCTGGAGCTTCCCGCACCTCAAATACTTCAGCAGCCTCTTCGAGCGCAGCTCCAACTTCTTGACACTCAGCCCTGGAAGCAGACGACCTTGGGTCAGAAGAACAAGGTCTAGCCGCCCTACTCCATCATCAACGTGAGGAAGTACTGCCGGCAAGACCAGCGCCGAGTTGAAGTCCATCGACGATTCCTTGGGCGAAGCCTTCCGCCTTTTCGAGCGGACCGCTGTAGACGACCTGGCTCTGGTTGTCGGCGAGCTTCATGAAGAGCTCTTCTTCGTTCTCGTCACCCGTGATCTGGTTCGCTTCGGTGATCAGCGTGACCTCGACCAGCCCGAGCTCGCCCATGAGGTTGGAGCCGTTGCGGTGGAGCGACACCACCATGTACGGCGTCTTGTCCCCGGTGCGGATGGACTGGTAGTTCATCTCCTTGTGGAAGAAGAAGTCCTTGAAGGAGGTGTCCCAGGTCACCTTGCCGCGAGTCCAGATGCTTTCCGTCATGCGCTCGCCCTCCACTCCGTGGGGTCTTCCCCGTTGCGCCACGCCTTGCGCTCGTTGCGAAAGTGCCTGGCGTATCCGCGCATCCCGTGATGGGTACGGTGGATGATGTTGGTGTTGGCACCGAGACCGATGCCCCGCGTCGGAGGCTCTTCGATCGCAGCGGCGTACGCCCACTCGCTCCAGGTCAGCCCTTCCTTGTTCATTTGCTCGGAGTTCATGTTGCCTCCACGAACGCTTCGTTGACCTCAACGAGGGCGCTCTGTCCTTCCGACCACTTGTTGCGGCACCACACTTCCTTCATGCCGCGTGGTGTCTCCTCTTGCGGGCTGCCCTGCAAGAACCACGGCAAGAACATGTCGAGGCCCCACAGCAAGAAGGGACCATCCTTCACCTTGTAGGAGTAGCGACCCTTCTGGATGATGCGCATGTGGCACACCTCGCCGCCCTTGATGCCGATCTCAAGGACAGTGAAGTCGTCATCACCAAGTACATCATCAGAGAACCTGATGCGTAGCGTCTTCATGTTGCTCCACGAACCCCCGGTACGAAGCCGGGCTGCATCGATGCCGGCCCACGTACTGGGATCCATCGCTCCAAGTTCATCCACGACTAGCCTTCGGTGCTCCACGAGCACTTCTGTTGGAGGACCTGGGCGCGCTGGTCACCACCCTCGGGCTCGAAGCCGCCCTTGTTCCTCCACGCCCAGTAGTCGACGTACGCCTCCTGCGCTTCGTCCTCATCCCCTGCCTCGATTGCAGACTCCATGCGGTCCAGGCATGCCTTCGGATCCATCTCTCTACTCCTGGAGCAGGTATCGCCGCCCCTTGTCGTCTTCCCCGATGATCGCCGTGGGTGGCCAGTCCTTGCTCGTCGCAAGAACTACTTGAATGCCAGCGCCTGCATAGAAAGCGAGGTCTTCGGAGAACTCCACTTCGCCATCAGGCAGCTCCTTGGCGAAGCGTCCCCAGATCCCGCCGCCTACAAGGAGCTTGACCAGCCTCGGCAAGTTCATCACGCCTCCGCGATCTTGATGTCGGCCATCGGCTCGAAGCCATTGATGTCGACGGTGATGGTGTCGGGGAAGTGGCTCATCACGAACTCGATGGTGTCCGCCCGAGCCGCCTGCACCATGTCGTCGGTGATGTTCCTGAAGTTGTGCGGGTTCGTGTAGGGCTTCGGCTCGAACTTGCCAGCCTTCACGAACTCCTCCTGCCTGAGCTCGCAGCTCCCCTCGAAGAACACCGACAGAGCAGCAACGGGCCATCCATCATTCAGAAGAGCGAGCGCCATCCCGACGAGCTGCTCTTCCTTCGGCCCCTCATCCTCCTCATCAAAGAAGTCGGGAGTGCTGTAGGTGCCCGCGGTGGCCGTCTTCGCGACCTCGCAGACGATGTTGGCGAAAGAACGATCGCTGTCCTCGGACAGCACAGTCGCAAGGACACAGCCCACGGCGCATCGGGGACAAGTCTCGGGGTTGGAGCTGATGGGCGTCATCCACTCACCCGGCCTCAACCGGAAGAGAGGTTCCTTCGCCAACGCCTCGGCGACTTGCTGCTTCGTGATGATGACCTTCATGCTGCCTCGACTTCGTTGCCCCAGCTCGTCCAGCCGGGAAGCTCTCGACGTGCGAACATCTCCAAGTACGGGCCTTTCGACCGCGCCTCGATGAGCTCGTACGTCGCATCTGGTTTTCGGGAATGGATCCGCTTGTTGTTCGCATCCCTCGGCACTGGTGCGAAGAACACCGAGGGGATGTCGCGCCTGCCACTGTAGACGCTGGGATCGAGGCCCTTGCCTCGAACACCGAACAGCATCATCTCGTGGGCACCACGTGCGTACTGGCCGATGCCGTAGCGCAGCTCGATGTCAGCTCCGCAGTCGCAGGCCAGGTTCACCTTGCTCGCACAGTGCGGAGGATGCTCCAGCTCCACTGCGAGGCCGGTCTCGAAGTCCAACTTCTTGGGCTTCCCCTTCACCTTCGTCCACTGGAAGGTGCGGATGAACTCGAAGCCCAAGTTCTCCATCAACCAGAAGCCCTGCTTCATGAAGTTGTCGGTGACCCACATGAACATGTGGGCGTTGTCCTCGAACTGGAAGTAGGGGCACTCGCTCACCACCTCCAAGATCTTGGGGGTCGGCAAAAGAGGATAGTGGCGCTGGGCACCACGCACGCTCTTCCCGCCACCTCGCTCCATCCATGGCGGATCGAGCTGCACGGTTCTGAACTTCTCATTTCTCACGTTCGACCCACTTCCGGAAGGTTCGATCGTTGTGGCTCTTCCGGGCCGCACGATCGATCCGCTCCCTACGCTGTCTGTCTGCTTCGTTCTTGGGAGGGGTCTTGCGCTCCCTCGTCTTAGGAGGATCGAGTTCGTGATCGTTGTGTCCCATGATCATGTTTCCTCTGGAACGCACTTGCAGTCCTCGGGGTGCTTGCCGCACCCGCGGCAGGACACGCGAGCGACGCATGTACCACAGATGTAGTGGCCATCACTCTCACAGCCGTGAGGCCCACCGTTCGGCTTTCCGTTGATGTAGTACTCGCAGGGGAACTGCGGGTCGCGGATGCCATCGACGTAGTAGCCCTCGCCGCTGATGGTGGCGAGGCGGAGCTTCTTCTTGCTGAGCTCAGCCTCGCCTTCAGCGATCTCTTTCTTCAGCTTCTCTATTTCGGTGGGGTCAGCCATCCCGGCAACCTCTGGTCGTGCTTGCCGAGCTCGGCCACCATCTCTTCGATGTCGTTCAAGCTCAGGCTCAGCGCTCTGAGCCAACTACGAAAGTAGCCCTCCAAGACATCCTGCTCGCTTCGCGAGATGTGCTGATAGAGGTGGAGCTTGGCGTCTCGGAAGTTCTGGACCTTGTCGACACCCAACATCAGGTTCACCTCGGGCACCGGGCTCAAGATGGGATGCCGGTCGATGTACATGGCGTCCTTCGTGAGGTACGAGTTCGCCGAGGCCCTGTACTCCATGGCCAGTGCGACCACCATGAAGTTGACGCCATGAAGGAGAGATGCTCCGTGCCCCTTCATCAGGGGAAGGAACTGCTCATCCAACTGGAAGAGAGGATGCAAGCACCACGCCCCCTGGACCACAGGGCTTGCCTTCAGATGCCGAAGCAGGTGCAGGCCCTGGTCGATGTGGCGGATGTAGGGGAGACCTGTACGCTTCGCCTTCTTGTACCTGAACACGGACTCGATGATGTCGTACTCGATCATGGGTAGCCTGCCCTCACGTTGAAGTCCTTCAACAACTCCTCCACCTTGCGACGCACCTCACGGAGCTCCTTGCCAGGCCTCCCCTCGAACCACAGGTCATGAACTTGATTCCAGTACCGCTTGGAGGCGTAGAACCTGACCGCCGGCGATGAGGCGAGGATACCTCGTGCCGCGTTCAACGCAGCTTCGAGTTGCTTCTCTTTCTCGGAGTTCTGCGCAGGATAGCTCGGGTTGTCGTAGAGCAACCCGACGTGGATGATCCTCGTGTTGCGGCCCGTACCTTCGAGCTTGCCATCGCCATAGTAGGGCCAGGACTTCATCTTGCGAGTTCCTCTCTTCGAGCGTACGCCAGCATGAGGTCCACCGCTGACTTGGCACGCTTCGACTCGATGAACTTGAGGGCGTACTTCTTCGTCTTCTCGAACGAAACGACAGGAACACCGAAGTGCTCTGCCTCTTCGATCGAGAGAAGGAGCGCTCGGTCGAAGCTCAGTAGCTGGTGGATGGTACCGAGACGTTCACACATCAGGCGCTCTACAGCGCGTGCCTCCACCTCGTTCCACCATCGGTCCAGGCCCGTGAAGCGCTCCTCGATGACGTCGTTCAGGTTCTCTCGCTGAAGCATGCCTCCACCCGGCAGATAGATCCCGCACGTGAGGGCGTGGTAGAGCTCGTGAGCAGCGTCCTGATCGTTGCGAACCTGGTACCCGCTCCTCCGTATCGTCTCTGCGAACGAAGGGAAGAAGCTGGTCACAGGTCTTCTGCAAGCGAGAGGAGCAACGCCTCGAACGACGGACTGGAGTTCCCGAAGGCGTCACCGGGGTACTCCGCCGACCATCTGCTGTTGGGGTTCCCGGTCTCGCTCTTGTGCAACGAGAGGTACTTCTTCTTGCTGTCGATCTTCTTCACCGCCTCCATCAGCAAGGACATCCGCTCCAGCTCCTTCACCTTCTTCTCGAAGAGGGCATCATCCATCGAGTCGTCGCAGCGAAGACAGCCGATGCGTCCTGGGCCGGGACGTGTGAGTGGGGTCCGGCAGAGCCAGCAACACCCGAGGTCCTCTTCATCGGCGAGCTCCAGGAAGGCTTTCCCGAGCTTCTTCAGCTCCCCCTTGTTGAGAACGACGAAGCCGCACTCGGCGCGCAGCTCGAAACACTCCGGCTCCTCGGAGCTTTCCTTCAGCAAGATGTCGGGAGAGACCGGACCCTCTTCGACCTTGCGGTCCTCGAACTGTTCGAGGTTGATCATGACTTGCGTGATGGGTGCGTTTGCCCGCTGAACCCACACGTTCGAGAGACCTCTGTCAGTGCCCATAGTTGAACCCCAAGTGGTACTGCCCGTCGGACAGCGTGACGATGAAATCGTGGCTGCCGCAGCAGCCGTGCTTCTTCTGTCTCATGTAGCGATGATGGTGCTGACGATCGCCCACCCTCGCCACCCTCATGTTGTCGACGCACGTAGCGCCCATGTCGCTGATCTCGTGCTCGAAGGCGCGTTCGATCTGGCCCAGCACGTGAGCATAGGTCCTGCGCCAATCGAGGCGGTTCTGCTCCTGGTGAACGGCGAACCTCTCCTCGCTGATCTTCTGCATCATCTCGTGCATCACGAAGCCGGGGACCTCCTTGCGCATCTCTGCGTAGTAGGCCTTGTAATCGAACCCGCGCTCGTGCTTGAGATGCCGCACCCACTGGCTCAGCACCTTCCCCGGCCGCAGTTCATGACGCGAGTGCATCACGTTGATGCGGAACGGGGTCCGGTGCTTGTAGTCGAGCTTCAGAAGGGTGCCGCGCTTCAGCCCCATGTTGTTCTCGATGACCTTGAAGTCAGCCTCCGGCATCCCCACCGACCTCGTCTGAAGCCAGATCCCCGAGGGCATCAGGATCCTCGCCATGCAGTTCTGGGGCTCGTGCGTCTTGACGTCAGCGAAGACGAGGATGTTCCTTGTATGCTCGTCCCAGAGCCACCGCATGGTGTGATGCGTACTGGGCGTCTGCCCGTAGTGCGCGATGTGCCACGACAAGTGGTCCCAGCGATCGATCCGTTCTTGCAGCTCTGCCGAGACGTAGGTGACGACCGGCAGCATCAGCCGAACTTCTTGATGAGTCTGGCGAGGGTCTTCACCATCTTCATGTCACCGACGCCGTGGTACTCGATGCGAGCACCCTTGCCCTTCGAGGAGGGGCGGGTGTCGAAGACGATCGCGATCAAGGGCTTCTTCTCCTTCTTCGCGCGCTCGACATCATCTTTGTGGAAGCGGAAGCGGTTCTTCATTTCTCCAGGCCTTCCATGCGAAACCGCAAGTCTTCGAGTTCGCTGATGATCGCTTCGAGCTCGTCTCCGGGTAAGCACGTCGTGCCACCGCCCTGGAGTTGAGCCTCCTTCTTCAGCACGGCGAGGCGGACCTTGGAGAGCTTCTTCACTGGAAGGGGCATCTCCTTGGTCTCGTCATCCTCTCTAGCCACGGCGACCACCCCCAATGCTGAGCATCGAGGAAAGCCCTGGAGCACGACCATCCGCTTCCATGTCGACGCTGAAGTACATCTCTCTGATCATGTTCATCTCCAGGGCGAAACGACGCCCTTCTAGTTGATGATAGGGGTTTCTGCCCTATGCGGGCTCCCCGGCCTCCAACCACTCCACGTACTTGGCGATGAGGGCGTTCATCGCCTCCGGGGAGTCCCCGAGCTGCTCGCCACCCTTGAGGCCCAGGTTGCCATCCACGTTCTTGTTCGCCCACTCCGTCCCCATGAACTTCATGAAGCGGTGCAGGTGCGTCTTGACGTCGCTGTCGAGCTCAACCTTGATCAGTCCCATGACCATCCTCCTTCTTCGCGATTCTCGGCATCAGACACCCTCTTCCACGACAGCGAGGTACTTCTCGATGTAGTTGCGGTCCGCCGAGAAGATCGGCGGGTTGTTGTCGACCACCCAGCGCGAACGCTGAGCCAGCCCGACCTCGTACGTCTCCTTGATGATGCAGCGACCCCGCTTCAGATGCGTGGGGAGGTCGTTCCAGTTCTCACCGGCTTGGTGAATCATCTCCTGGAGCTCGGAGTTGTTCTTCTTGTGGGTCTGCTTCTGCGAGTAGTGCTGCCTCGCCATCATCTGAACGGAGTTGCGCGTCCAGTCCTGCTGACGCCACAGGAAGTAGTTGACGACCTCGACCTCCGGCACCACCCACACACGGCTGTCGAAGTACGCGGGCTTGTAGATGCCCGGACCCCACAGCGTTGGGGACAGGAGCGTGAAGGTCGCGGCTGCGATGGAGGCCGACACGCTCACCATCTTCTGGATGGAGTTGTCGAACCACGCCTGCGTCCCGTACTTCTTGTAGGGATGCAGGAGCAACGAGATCTCGTCGCTCTGGACGAACGCGAACTGAACGGTCTGGAGCTCCTTGCAGAGCGTGATGGCGGTCTGGTTCATCGCCTCCAGGAGGTTGGGATCGAAGGAGGGCAGCCCACGCGTGTAACTGTGGAAGGCCTTGCCATCGATACGAACGAGGGTCGGCATCCGCGGCACCAGCGAGGAGCGGGGCTGACCCTCGTACATCTTCATGCGATCGCCGAGTGCGTCACCGGAAGACATCATCTACTCCGTGAACTCGACCCGCGTGAGCAGGTAGTTGATGACGTCCTGCATCGTCTCCTGGGTCGTCTCGCCCGCAGAGAAGAGCTCGGCATCAGGGATGTCCATCTCGAACTGCTCCTCGAAGTCGAGGATGATCTCGATCAAGGCAAGGTCGTCTGCCCCGAGGTCATCGACGATCTTCGATGCGGCCGTGACCTTCTCGCGCTCGACATCGAGCTGACGGCAGACGACCTCGTAAATCTTCTCGATGTACGCGGCCTGAGTGCCACCCATCTTCTTCGTGTTCACCATGTTGGTCCATCCTTCCTGATCCAGCCCGTGGGCTCGAAGTCGAGGGTCTTGTTCGCCATGTACTGGCGGAAGTCTTCGAGGGTGAAGGGGTCATGCCCTCGCTCGTTGCAGAGGGTGCGAGCCGACCACCAGAAGATGCTTCGGTATGAGCCCTGTGGGTACTCCCACGAGAGCTCCATGCACTTGATTGCCCAGCGAGAGCTGTTGCGGTCGTGAAACAGCAACATGAAGACCAGCGTCCACTCGCAAGCGATTTTCACTTCCTCTTCGCTGTACTCGCGCTCGTCGATGACCTTCCGACTGCCTCCTGTGGCCATCATGCCGCTCGGCCCCGTGAAGCAGATGGTCTGCCCCTCCTCACGTTCGAGCGGCTTGAGTGTCCAGGTGTTGTTCTCACGCCTCTTCTTGGCGCCTAGCTTCGTCATCACCACCTCTTCGTCAGATGCGCAACCTTCAGCTTCGGGAACCGGGGCTTGCCATCGGGGGTGTAGTTCTGGAACTCGATGGTGGCCTCCTTGCCCTCATACTTCGAGGCGTGCTTCAGATACTCCCGGCACTCCTCGCGAGTTCCACAGATGTCGGCCTTGAAGGCATCCCTCTTGCCGTCGATGATGATCTCCATGTGAGCGATCTTCGCCATCCCCGAGGCGTTGCCGACACCCTCCTCGAAGGCGATGATCTTGAACTCGGCGTCCAGCTTCTCCTTGCGCTTCAGCAGGGCCTGGGTCCGCTTGTTCTCGTACGGGACGTTCCTCCGAACCATGCCACCTTCGTAGCCCTCTTCGAGGAAGACCTCATAGAAGCCATCGACCTCTTCGCGAAAGAACGCCGGGTACGTCACCACCCTCACGAACGCCTTCCTGCTGCGGGTGCCCGTCACCACGTTCTCCATCAGGATGAGCTGCTCGTAGCGCTTCATGAAGTTGGCCTGCCGATCCTCGATCAAGCAGTCGTACACCCAGTACTGCACCATCTCCGCTGAGAGCTTGAGGTCCTCGACAGTCGGCTTCTGCTTCTTGACGAGCGACACGATCTTGTTGAAGTCGTACTTCAGCTCGTGGTTGTAGAGCTCGCCGTCGAGGATGATGCTCGGCCTCGCCTTGAAGATGTGCTTGATGCTCTCGAAGACGTGCGGAACAGCGAGGATGGGGTTCCCCTCCCTCGACCACAGGCCATCTTTGTTCGCGATGCAGCGGATGCCGTCCAGCTTCGGCTGCAAGTAGAGGGCGTCCCCGATCACTCTGCCGTCGGGGGTGAAGATCTTGGCCATCCTCTTCGCGTACGAAGCATCCGGCTCCTTGGCCTTCTGGTTGTAGTGCTCGGCCAGCATGCACTGGAAGCGCTCCGACTCCTTCGCCTCGGTCGGCGTGGCGCGATAGCCCTTCTTCACCTTCAGCTCGTACTCGGAGTCGATCTCCGCGGAAGCTTGCTGCTCGCCGGTGGTGGCGTTCGAGCGCCCCACGTTCTTCGGCTGAGCGATCGTCCATTCAGACGTCGTGATCTTCCCTTCGATCTGACCGCTATGGGAGCGATACTTCGCCCCATCCTGCTCCATCCACCACTTCTGGATTGCTCCAGTGCTGGTCTCTTTGTAGAGCGGTGCCCGGGTATACTTCATCTTGTTCTCCACTGGAAGTTCATGTCTTCATCCTACTGATAGGGGCAAAGAGAAGGGTGGTTGCCCACCCCTCCCCTCACTTCCTGTACATCTTCCGTGTCTGCTCGGCGCGGTCTTGAGCTTCGTGCTCCGCGCACTCGCAGACCCACCCCGTCTCGATGTCTCGAACCGGATGCCAGGTTCTTGCTGGGCATCGACGGTGGTGTGAGGACGCCTCCAGACGCCGCTTCAGCCGCAACCAGTGGGTCTTGATGATCACCCATCCCGCCCCGAGGAAGGGGAGGCTGTAGACGAACATCAAGACCTCATCCATCAGATGTGCGGCATGCTCAGTCGTCGAGCGCTTCGAGCTCGGCGAGGAGCTGCTTCTCCGACATTTTCGTGAGCTTGACCTCCTGCTTGTCGGCGAGGGCCGCGATGATCTTCTCCCGCTTGGCCTTGGTCTCCGCGCGCTTCTTCGCCTCGGCCTGCTCGTTGAGCTTGACCTCGATGATGCGCTTGATGACGTTGAGCTTCGCCTCGATGGCTCCATGGGACGGGCTCCGCTCCGTCGCCACGAAGCTCTCCTCGGTCGCCGCCTTGAGGTCCTTGTTGACGGTCTTCGCGATGGCGTCGAGGTTGAGGCCATCGGACGAGAGCAGCGGGAGCTCCCAAAGCTGCTCGACGGTGAGCTCGCCACGCGGGGACGTGAAGCGGAACTTCTTGCGGGTGGCGGACTCGAAGAGGCTGATGTTTTCGGACATGTTCTTGTTCTCTTTCTTGTTGTGGTTGTGGAACAGACACCGATGTAGATGTTGAAGATGCGCTGCTTCTTGCCCTGCTGGACGCGGACGAGGACTTCATCCGGCTTCGTGGAGGAGAAGCCCAGACCGGCCAGGTGCCCTTCCGTGGGGCGGCACTTGGTCTTGTCCCCGATGACCTCGAACACCTTCCGGTGCTCTTCGAGACGCGAGTGGAGGAACTCGTTGTAGAACCCGCGCATGTCCTCGTCGCTCTTCGCCCCCTCCAAGACGAAGAACGTGTGCTTGTTCCCCACGGCGTTGTCGCCCCAGTAGTTCGGGCTGAGCATCACCGTGTTGACCTTGACGTAGCGCTCCGTGGTGAGTCCCCACTTCTCCTGCGAGATGTTGGTCGAGGTGATGCCGGGATCTCCTGCCTCGACGCGCTCGATGGCGCCGTTCTTCATGTGCAGCGTCGCCACGACGATGTCCTGCTGGTTCCGGACCTGCTTGTTGTACGAGTAGTGCGAGATCTTGCCCTCACACTCCGTCTCGATGACGAACCCAGGGTTGCTGGTCTCGCGCTGGGCGAAGTTGTTCACGATGATCTGGTACGGGCCGTCCGGCGGCTTGACGGACCACACCACGTTCTCGACAGCCTCACGCGTCGCACCGTGCCCGGCGTTCATGTCGACGTCGAGGGTGCCTCCGGTCCAGCCGACCTTGTTGCGGAAGTGGATGTGCTGTCCCGGCAGACCGAGAGATCCACGAGCTCGTCCGGAGCCCTTGGGCTCGTGAACATGAAGATCGAGATCGTCGTAGTTGAACCACGACAGCGAGATGCGGAGGACACCGTTGATCTTGCCGCCCGCCTTCTTCACGCGCTCCTTGATGGAGTCCGCGACGTTGCCGCCGTAGGACCACGCGAAGTCGTTGTTCCACTTGAAGAGCTGCTTCGGCTCCGGATGCACCGGCGCCGTCAGAGCCATCAGGTTCCCGAGATGCTTCCCCGAGAAGAACATCTCCATGGCCTGCGCCTTGGGGACGATCTCCGTCATGAAGTCGTCGAGCGAGATGGCTTCGGCACGGTCCTCGTCCTTCGCCGAAGATCGAGTCGAGGCCGCAGCATGCTGCATGAGGACGTCACCGATCCCGCCCTTCATGAGCGAGCGTGCAGCACCGTCGACCCACTTCACGTCGTTCACCGACACGTCGGCCATGACGGCGAACCGACGTTCGAGAGCCGGTTCGAGTCCCAAGGACTCGATGGTCTCCATCGCCTTCTTCACCATGCCGGGCGTGATGAGGGCGGTCGTCCGCTTGTAGTTCTGCGGAGCCACCTTCGACTCGAAGCTCTTCACCGCACGTTCGAGCTCCTGACCTTCGGAGAGGTCCTGGACGAGCGTACCGATGACGGTGTTGCGGAATCGGGCCGCAGGGCTGTTGGCGTTCGCCCACACGAAGAGGGAGCGCTCGGTGTTGAAAGGCCACGTCGCCTTCTTCCCGAGGTACTCGCCCTGCATCTTCTTGAACTCGATGACGGCACGCTTGTGCTCGTCACCGCGGTACAAGCTCTTCGCCTCGATCAAGGACAAGACGGTATCGACCGCATCGGGAGTCAGCTCGACAAGCCCACGCTCGAAGACCTGGACCGTCGTGCGGTAGTTGCCACGATCAGCGTCCGGGGTCGCCGAGCGAAGGCCACGCGGAATCTCCCCGGTGTGGAAGTGGTTCCAGACCAGAACCTTCTCCGTTGCCTTGTCGAGCTGACGCGTCTGCATCGCACCGAACTGCGTCTCGCTCTTTCCGACACGGAAGAGGTCGCGGATGCCCACGCCGCGCAGAGCCTTCTGAAGTGCTGCTGCGACGATGCCATACGGCTCCGCCGACGCCTGCTCGACAGCCTTGTCCCAGACGGTGGTCACCCTCCCGTCCGAGATGATGACCGCGCATCCTGCGCGGCGGATGAACTGCTTGCAGCACGAGCAGTCGTGCTCGGTGCGCGTCTTGAAGATGGGATCGGTGCCCGGAGGGAAGGAGGCCAGGTACAGCGCCCAGAGGGCGTCACCGTCCATGTCGGCGACGAAGATGTTGGTGTTGTCCTTCACCATCTTCTGGAAGGACTCGGCGACCGTGCGATAGAAAGAGAGAAAGAGGGTCATGTTGATTTCCTTTTCATGTTGAGGCGTGCGGCAGTCCGATACCCGAAGGCACCGAACTGCCGCACACATCGATGTCAGAGCTGCGTCGAACGCTCGATGACCGGGGCTTCCCCACGTGCCCGCCGCTTGGCGTTGCACGCCTTGCAGCCACAGTCAGGCGTCGGCTCACCCTTCGCCACAGCAGCGTCGACGACCTTCTGCCGCTCCGCCGCCTTGAGCTCGCCCTCGGCACGCTCGGGGTGCTTCGCGAGGACGGTCGCGATCGCCTCGTCGACCGTCTTGTAGCGCTGCACGAGGTCTGCGTGGATGAGGTTGACGATCACCACCAGCATCTCCGCGAGCTCGCCGTCGTACCCGAACACCTCGCGGTAGCGGGCATCCAGGTCCTTCATGTCCTTGAACAGCCGGAGCGGGAGCTTCCGAACGCCGTCCATGTCGACAGCATCGGTACGAGGACGGTTCCGGCGCAGGAAGTCCTCGACGCTCGTGATCAGCCCGAACGTCTGGTTCTCCTCACGCCAGAGGTCGCCCACCGTGATCGAGCCATCGGGCTCGCTCGCCGCAGACTTCCTTCCCTCGGCGCTGCTCAGCAGGTCATCGAAGTCGATCCCGGGACCATCGCCGAACAGGTCGTCGAGGCTCATGACGCGAACGCCACGACCACCGAGAGAAGCACCCCCGGCACCGAGCAGAGACATCAGCACCGAGACGATGCTGCTGCCTCGGGCGCCACCACTTCGACGACTGGCCTGCTGCTCGATCGAGGTCGGGCCCTGAAGGCTCGGATCCAGACCCACCTTGAACAGCCGCAGCATCTCCAGCTTCGAGACCTTCTTCTCCCGAAGCTCCTGGAAGAGCTCCTGGACGGCGACGCCGGCCTTGACCGAGACATGCTGCTCGATGTCGTCGAACACTTCACGAATCACGTGCTGGGGGACCCGGAACGCGAGGGCGGTGAGCAGCATGTCGTGCTCGTCCACTGCGTCCATGGAGGTGAGCTTGTCCCCCTCGCGGTGTGCCGTGATGACATTCCCGATGAGGCGCATGCCATGCCCACCACGCTCGTGCTCACCCTCGCTGAGAATCGCGAGCTGCTCGTGCGTCAGCTCCATCAGCTCCGAGAGAGCAGTGACCACCGGCTGCTCGGGATTGAGGCCGGTCAGGGCGTACTCGACGATCTGCTCGACCTTCTTGGAGCCGATCTCCGCCATGAGGGCGCTGAAGATGATGTCGAGCAGGGTCGACCGCTTGAGGAGCTTGTTCTTGTCGATGTTCATGTTCGTGTTCTCCGGTTGAAGGGGCGGAGTGCCTCTTTCATCTTCCTTATAGGAGGAATACGCGACTTTTCAGTCGTCCTCGGACTCGTTCTCGAACGACCACTCACCACACGAGTTGCCGTTGTCGTCGATGATCTTCCCCTCTTCGTTCGTCGCACCCGGATCCATCTCATCGAACTTGAGAGCCAGCTCTCGAAGTGCGGCCGCAACGTTGGCGGGGGTACGCATCTCGTCGTCACCCAACTCGATCTCCAGCATGAACTTTCCCATTTTCGCCTCCAAAAAGAAGAGGGGCCCGTAGGCCCCTCAGTCACTCCATCACGACTTCGACTTGCGGGATGATCTCCTGCGGAGGTGGGTCGCACCCATCCTCTCCCGGACGACACCAGAACCTGTTCGCAGGATGACGACCGCCTGATACTTCCAGCCCGCAATGCTCGTACGGGACGAGGCCTCGGTCTTCAGCATGATGATCATCGCAGGCACCGCCTTCATCGTCACACCGACCACCCCACGCGATGATGGGGGCATCAGCACATGGACCGAGGTGTTCGCCATCGAGGAGCTCCGACACGAACTGCTGCATCGCCATCCACCGCGGACGGTAATCGCGATCCCAGTTCAGAGGACGGCCCCCAGAGTCCGTGGCCTGGAAGTGAGGAGGACGTGTGCCCTCCGCGTTGAGCTCGACGAGCCACTGAGTCCGCGGGGAGTGGGGCTCCCACTGCTCCGTGACGTAGTGGACATGCCTGCGCATCGTGCCGATCAAGGTCTCCCCACGAGCGCGGGTTCGACGCAGGACACGGTAGATGGCCGGGCAGTCGAGCTCGGCGTGGTTCACGTCATCGTTCGGATCCTTGATGTCGTCGTGCAGCCAGTTCGCCTCCGACACGCAGATGCGCGAAAGCACCAAGACGGTGACGGCACGCAGCTCTTCCCAATCCTCGCCGATCAACCGGATGAGCCGATCCTCCTCGAACCCTCTGTTGAAGGAGCTCAGGAAGCGTCGGCGGACACCAGGCAGCAGAGACGTCGCGTCCGGGTACATGTGCGGAGCCAGAGACACAGGCGTCGCCACGTGGATGTAGGAGTGGATCTCGTGCGGCATGTACTGCGTGCTGTCGACGACGAGGTGCTCCTCGACCACAGGGTCAGCCACAGGAACAGGAACTTCGATCGGAGCAGGAGCAGGAACCACGGGCTGAGGGGCCACTGCGAGGGGCTGAGGCTCATCGTCGACGATGACCCCTGCGTCGCGAGCCATCGAGCCCGTGCAGGAGAGCATCACCACCGCGAAGAGGACCATTCGCTTCTTCATCATGTACCTCCAGGAACGACAACGCCCTCCCCACTGAGCATCAGCGAGGAGGGCGTAGTCACGAGCGCGAATCAGCCGAAGCTGACCGCAGCGATCAGGCGAAGACCTTCTTCAGCGCCGCGGCGCCTTCGAGGACCTTGCGGAGACGAACGACGTGCGGGTTGTCGAGACCGGCGTTCTCGGCGCGGAGAACGGCGTTCGCCGCCTGCGTCTCGATGCTGGCGACCTTCTCCTTCAGGCGCGTCACGACCGACTTCGGGTCCTTCGCGTAGCGCTCGACGGCGACGGTGCCGCCGCGGGCCGCGCTGCGGGCCTCGCCGTTGCCGGTCGAGGAGCCGAGCTTCGCCTTCGCCTTGGCGGGGGTCTTCTTCGCGGGCGTCTTCGTGTTCTTTTTCGTGGCCATGGGACTCTCCTATTTCTTCTTCTTGTTCAGGTCTCGAACCAGGGGTCTGTGAACGTGCGGGATGGGTCCGTACTTCTTGATCGCACCTGCGTGCTCGTCCGTGCCGTAACCCGCGGACGTCTTCAAGTAGTACCTCGGGAACTTCTTGTCAAGCAAGTTCATCTCGACGTCCCGGTTGAACTTGGCGAAGATCGAGGCCGCTCCAACATGAGGAACGAACTCGTCCGCCTTCGGGACGTACAAGATGTTGATGCACGCGAAGGTCATGAGCATGTCGTGGACCTTCGCAGACCGCACACCGTCGACGATGATCGCGAGGTTCTTCGGCAACACCTTGCAGTGCTGCATCAGAGACTTCATCGCGATGTGCATCGCTCGAACGTACGCTCCCGCATGCGTGTGCTTCTCGATGTCGTCGGGCGTTGCTGCCCCTTCGGCATGGAAGACGTCCGTGCTGTCGTCGATCAGCTCGATCATCCGTTCTCTGTGCTCTGGTGTCGTCTTCTTCGAGTCCTTCACTCCTTCCAGGTCCCATCTCCGCGGAGCCAGCACCGCGCTGAGATAGAAGGGCCCTGCCCATGCACCTGTGCCGCTCTCGTCGATGCCGACCAGGTGCGTGATGTTGCCGCTGTTGTCGATGATGTCGTTGAGGGCCCGACGCCATCGGTCCAGCTCGTTGAGTTTCTCTACGTTCACTTTTCTGGGCACTGCTACCTCGTGTCTCGGATCTTCTTTGCCAGCTCCCGCCCCATGTCAATGATCATGGAGTTGGTCAGGAGCTCCGAGACTACTCGATTCGCCGCGTTCAAGCTGAAGTAGCTCATGTTCTCGATGGCTCCCTTGACTGAGTCCTTCTTGCTGAACGGGTGCCCGAGCCACCACGCCGCATGAAGCTCGACAGCGATCGAGTCCAGCTCGTTCCCATCTGCGGCGACCGGCGACATGTCGCTGAGCACTGCGCTCAGGGACCTGGTCCTCTTGTCAAAGACGGTCTTGCCCTCCAAGCAGACGTGGTGCGCAAGTTCGTGAAGAACCTCCTCGAACCGAATGTGCATGTAGTTCTTCGTGACGTACTGGTCGTTGGTGGTCGTGACGGTGATGGTCTCAACGTTCACCTTCGCCAGCAGTCTCTCCGTGGATCGCATGACCGACTCGATGGGGCGTCTCCGGCCCATGACGCGGTCTCGGTCCTTCGCGGTCAGCGGCGTGATGCCGTACATGCCGCGCGAGTACATCAGGGAATCACCCCGAAGAGTGTGTCGTAGATCGGCAACTTCTTCTTCGCCTTCGTTCCGCTCCGACCGTGGACTGCGAATGCGATACCGAGCTTCTCCTTGTAGAGGCGATCGGTGTCGAAGCAGAGCCGGCACTGGGTGCAGGTCACCTTGTTCGTCTCCGCAGGGCACGGGATGAACTTGATGTCGCAGTCCGGGATCGTGAACGCCTTCTTTGAAGGAAACTCACGAACAACGAGTGCGGGGACGTACCCCTTCATGTAGCGAGCTCGGTGGGCTTCCTTCGCCGTCTCCACCGAAGCCAGGACCTGGATGGGTCCCCACAGCGATCGGACGATCCGCCTCCACGAGTGCGTGTACGTCCACACGATGCCGCCGCCACGACCTCGATAGCGGATGGCAGCGCTCGACAGCGCCATCGCCGCGATGTCGTTCTGGGCATCACCGCTGACGTGAAGGCGCAGGTCTCGACCTGCGTTGCCGTACTTGCCTCCGTCCTTCGGCACGCCGTTCACGAACAAGTTGTCGATCGCTGCTGCCTCGATGACACCGATGTTCTCCTTGTTCTTCTTCACCTCATCATCGAGGCGGTGAACCATCAGTCCGGTGTAGCCGGCGTCAGCGAAGCAGCCGGCGTCCTTGAACTTGCACACGTCGTCGCACGTCCCGCGAATCGTGACGTAGGTCGAGGCCACGAACGGACCCTTCGGCACAAGCCGCGGGCGTTTCAGCGTCGGACCACGCACGATGTCGACAGGGCCGAGCTTCCGGTTGGCACTCTTCGGCTTGATGAGCACCCCAGGGAATCGTTCGGTCATCTCGTCCTCCAAAAAGAAAGAGCCCCGCTACGCGCGGAGCCCTCTCAGTTCTTCTCTCGTCTTGAACGGCAGGGAGACGTCATTGTCCACCGCCCACTCGAAGTACATGTCGACAGGATCACGAGGCCACGTCGGGTACTTGAAGGTGGGGAGCCCTTCCGAGCTCAGTAGCCCCACGCTCTTCGCACGTGCGTAGCCATCCTTCCAGATGTCGTTGAGAAGCCAGTACTTCCTCGGGCTACGGCTGTAGTAGAGGTCCTCGGCATCGCTGACGTGGGTTCCCTGCTGCCACCCCACCACTCGCTTGAAGTCCCGTGGACGCAGCATCGTGCGTGCCACCTCACGCTCCACCTGCATGAGCAGCCAGTTCTCGCGAACGCTGTCGATCAAGCAGCCGGTGGGGTGCGTGATGATGTGCATCATCTCGTGAAGATGCGACTCGATGTTGTTGCCTCCGTAGAGATAGACCTCACGCCTCTCGATGTGAAGCCCGTTCCCGAACCCGGTCTCGATGTCCTTGGGGACGCTCTTGAGCGTGACGGGCTCAACCAAGTACTCGGGGATGATGTGGATGGTGATTTCGTAGCGCTCAGCGATCTCTTGGATCTCAGGGCTGACGGGCATCAGATCTCCAGAATGTCGTAGTTCTCAGACTCGGGCGTGAACAGCAGAACAGGAACTTGAAGGTCCTGCGCCACCGTGATGACCTCGTAGTCGAGAAGAGTGCTGCTGGGGTCGAGCTGAGAGGTGAGTGCCCATACCCACAGAGCGTGAGCTCCGAGCAGGCAGGTGACATCTCGCTCGTGATCGTCGCTCTTGTTCAGGCGTCGAACACGATCTGCGGGTTCATCAGGCCCAGGGCCGTACACCTCAACGCGATGACCATGTTCAGGAGCGAGCCTCTCTATGAACTCCTCCGGGCCCGTGATCATCCCGCTGACCCTGAAGGTGACGGGGCGACCAAGGACCCGGAGGTCGTAGAGGAAGTACTCCAAGACGTCGTAGTCGCGTCCCGTGTTCCGCATGCGCGGCGCCATCAGGACCACGACCGGCTCAGGGTGCGGAAGAAGGAGTTCTACGTGTCTCATCGTAGCTCTGATAGCGGAATCACGCCTTGTGCGTGAGGTATTCCTTCGCGTACGCCAGCACCTGTTCGAGGTTGTTCTCCTCGCCCTTGATGTACTTGGCGCCCTCGATGACGGTCCGCTGAAGCATGGCTCGCGGGTCATCGACCGGAAAGATGTCCAGCTTCTTCGCATCGAGCTGCTGACGCCGCTCGCGAATCCACTCCTTCAAGTAACGCATCTCCATGGTCATGAAGATACGAGACGACTTCGCTGACTCTCTCCACCGCTCATCGGCACGTCGGGGGTCACCCAACTGCTTCTCGACGTTCAGTACGCCCATCGTTGCGTCATCGAGGCGGCTCTTCGCTTCGGCCATGGTCTGCGGGACCTTGAAGGTGTACTTGTCGCGATTCTTCTGTTCGTGTTTGGGCATCACAGTCCTCTGTACGTCGCCGTCGGCATGGACGGCGTCGGATCTGCACGTCGTACGTGTACCAGAAGACCAGCCGCTCGCGCAGCCGAGATCATGTGTTGGGTGCCAGGGCTCTTGCCGTCCCAGATCGCAACGAGGGCTTGCGCCTTCTTCGCCATCTCCAGGTTCCGCTTGATACCGGCACCGTTTCCATGCTTCGCCCAGTCAGCCGGGAAGGGATCGATGGGGATGCCCATGCGACGAGCGAACTCTTCGCCGAGCTTGTCGACACCCTCCGCCTGTCCCGACACGACGGTGGTGAACCAGTAGCCGGAGCTCAGGCAAGCGTTCTCGACCATGGAGTAGTCCAAGTACGTGAACGACCTGCTGCCGGCGATGATGACCCTCATCCTTGGTCGAGGTCGCGGGGCTTGGGGTATGCCGCGAACTCGAAGTGGGAGCGTGGAAGGCGGATCTCGTTGCCGTTGAGCTGCCGGATGGTGAGGATCGTGACGAGGCCCGTCTTCTGGACCTTCTCGACCTTGCCTTCCGCACCATCGAGATAGCGTCCGTTCTTCACGCGGACCCAGTCGTCCTTCAGCATGACGACCTTCTACTTCTCCTGCGACTTCTGTCCCCTGCTCGTGATGAGCGGGTTCGGACCTCCGGTCAGGTTGATGGAGGCCATCGCCTTCGCGAACAGCGTCACCGACGCCTCTGCGAGCTTCTCTTGCTTCGACTTCTTTTTCGTGTTCGTGTTCATGTTGTTCCTCAGCCCTTGAGAATGGGACCAACGGGTCGTCGCTTCGTCGCTACGTGTGGATGTGGCTTGTCGACGAAGTCCTTGTTGAAACGATCGTTCTCGATCGACGCAATCGCCGAGGCTCCACTCTCTTCGAGCTTCTTCAGCTCCATGAACAGCGCCAAGCGGTTCTTGGGAGAGAGGAGGATCCGCCAGTCCATGATGGTGTGGATGCGATACATCTCACGGGACACGTACTCGGTGTTGGCGAGATGTCCGTGAAAGACCTCGCTCTTGGCGTTCTCCACCATGTCCATGAAGGACCCGACATCGATAGCCGGGATCTTCATCTTCAGATCATCGACGACGAAGTTGTACTCGTGCCGCCCCGTCCACATGATGCCGCCCATGTCGAGAAGAATCCCGTCGGCGTCTTCCTCGATCATCTTCGCGAGCTTGACCCCGGGCTTGTTCTTCAGCCCCTCCACGGACGCCGCGACCTCCCACGACTGATGAAGCAGCGGGATGATCTCGGCATCACAGACCACCTTCGGGGGAGCGTGCGTGAACTCGATGGAGTAGTCCGGCCGAAGCCTCTTCCAGACCGTCATCAGACAGCCCGAAGCCCTTCGGCGGTCCACTTCTGGTTCTTGTACTTCTCGATGAGGCGATAGGCCTCCTCGCCGAAGCGCGGGGCTACGCGCAACGTGCTGCGAACGAAGTTGACTTCGCGGCGCGCACTCTCGTCACTGTCGCTGCCGTGCACAGCGTTGTGCATCATGACGCCGTCCTTGGCGGCGAACAGTCCTCGGATGGTCCCGGACGACGCCTTCATCGGGTCCGTGGGGCCCATCAGGCTTCGCCACTTGTTGACGGCATCCGGGGCGACCATGGTGAGGGCGATCATCCGTTCACTGGACATGAACTTGACGAGGTCCCAGTAGAAGGCCTTCCCAGCATGCTCTCCGTAGAACTCGGAAACGTCCGCTGGATCCCAACGCGAGCAGAGCATGTCACCGATCAAGAAGTTGTCCTCGATCTGATGGATGATCGCTCCAGCCTTGCGGGCCTGGATGGCGTCCGGCTTGATGAGGGCGAAGGTGTACTCCAGCCTTCCGCCCGTCAGGAAGTCCAGCTTGGGACCTTCCGCCTTCACAGGAGCGGGCGTGGGTGGGGACGGCAGGTGACGGCTCGGGACGTCATGGCAGTCGGCGGTCTTCTCGCAGATCTCACACCTTCCGTAGCTCTTGATGATCGCCTCGGGGTACTTGTTCTCGACTCGACACTTTTCGCAGTAGAACATCAGGGCTCCTCCTTCATCTTCACGCGGAACTTCTTGCCCGAAGGCATGTGAAGCACGACGAACTCGTCGCGCTTCATCTCCAAGACCTTCCAAGGACGGTCCTGGCCGTACTTGGCTGAGTTGATGTTCGCGAGGTCGAACCCCGCAAGCACCGAGGACATCATGTCGCTCAAGTTGAACATCTACTTCTCCAACAAGAAGGGCGCGGCAGACCCAGCACCAAGTGCCAGACCTACCGCGCCCACCTCACGTCTATGGTGTCAGCCGTTCAGAGAGATGACGGCATCGGAGACCGTCCCGAGGACCTTCGGAAGCGAGAGGGGCTCCGTCTCGTACGACATCCCATCCGCGTGCTTCGCGAGGGACTCGAAGCAGAACATGAACTGCTCTTCGGGACGGATCCACGTGAGCGGAACTCCACGCTTCACCTGGTAGGGGCCGCCCATCGTGAGGGTGAGCCGATCGAGCTCACTGCGCTGTGCTCCGCCTACGAGCATGTTCCAGAAGTCGATCTCCTTCATCTTCTGGGGGAGGAGATCGGTGTCGGCCATGCTCTGGTACCACTGCGGGAAGCTGATGACCGCAGGCTCGTCGTCGTCGAGAGCTTCCGCGACGCTGCCTCCGGTGAGGCGGTTCACCGCCGCCCCATCGAGCATGTCACGAAGGCTTTCACCACCATCGATGAGCCGGAAGCTCTCGTGCGGGTTGATGAACATGCAGTAGCCAGACCCGATGGAGAGGCTGTGCGCACCGGGGAGCACCCACGAAGCACCGTCGGGCGTGTCGTAGGGGTCCTCGCGCTCGGCGAGCGCCTTCACGACCCCCAACGCGATGTTGGAGAGCGAACGCAGGTTGTCGAAGAGCCCGCCCTTCAGGGTGCCCTTGTAGAACGAGATCACTCCGTAGAGGTCCTCGCTGGATCCAGCGACGATCTCACGAGCCGGGAGCAGGAGCAGGGAGCTGGGGATGTTGTTGGTCATGTGACCCTCCTTCTATCTTGTTGATAGGGGTTTCCGGCGTTGATTCGAGCTTACTCCACGGCCTCGATGTCGCGAAGGAGGTCACGAGCATTCCTCATCGGAGGCCGGTAGCGAACCTCCATGGGACGTCCGAACTCATTGTCCTTCGCCAGCTCTCCCGCATTCAGCTCGATGAACGCGAGAGCTTGGGTCAGAACCGTGGGCTCCAGGGTCTTGGACCAGCGGCTGTTCCACTTCTCGAACTTGCCGTTCAAGAGGCGAAGGTCCACCCAGCGAGAAGCACCCATGCGACCAGTGACCTTGGTTCGGCACACGTGCACGAGGTATCCGCCGCGCTTGTCGACGGCCCTCTTCACTGACTCGATGCTGATGGTCTCGGACATCAACGTCTCCACTTCTTCGCGAACTCGATGAGCTCCGTCAGGAGCTCACTGCGAGCGATGCTTCGGTTGATGTGGTCGGTGCTGGTGACGACATCCCCGTTCTCGACCCGGCTGACACCACGAGTCATGAGCAGGCTCGTCTTGATGTTCTCCAAGTACTCGCCGGCGCCATCCCGGTAGTCGTCGTCGAGGACAACCACCAGGGTCCGGACACGATCCGTCACTCTTCCCTCTCCGAACGATGGACGGTCTTCCAGGTCGCATCGAGAGTCGTACCCTCGTCGATGAGGATGTCGGCGCCGAACTTGTCGCAGACACCATCGACCTTGAACGTCGCATCATCAGGGATCTCGTACCCGGCGTGGCGGATGAGCTCGACGAGCAGCTTGTTGGTGAGCTTCAGCTCCGAATCGAAGGTGGAGGTCGTGACCGTCTTGACCTTGACCTTCTCCTTGAGGAGCGGGATCGAGCTCACTGCGAGATCCTGTTGGCGAGAACGGCGCGCTCGACCTCAGTGAGGTCCCACTGCGCCAGCACGACGTACAAGGTGCCGCCCAGGTGCTTCAGAAGCAGCGGGTCGGTCGGAGGCACCGGCTGCCACTCCGCCTCCCACATGATGTGGTAGTTGCGGAGATGATGCTTCGGGCGGAACTGCGGAGGGACGCTCGGCAGCAGTGCACGTGCACGCGGCCAGCTTCCCGCCGGCTTCGCAAGAACTCCCTCGGGCAGCTTCACCGAGTTGTAGCCGTGCGCCTTCAGGTTGCCCCCGAAGGTGGTGGTGTCATTCGTTCCGATGAAGGTGCCTCTTGCAGTATCCACGAAGCTGAACCAGCACCACTTGAAGTCGGCGCGACACACCGCGATCCTGGGCATCCCCTTCGCATCCAGCCCCGTGGCTCGGAAGGCGCTACGAAGATCGAGGAGAGCGGAGCCTTCGGCGAGGGCCTTGTAGCCCTTCATGATGGCGACGTCCTCGTCGTTGTGGCGGGCCTCGACTGCATGCTTGTAGTCGAGGAAGGCCCTGCGAGCTTCATCCTGCGGCATCGTGATCTTGTCGATGTTCATGTTCCAGTCCTTGGATTGCTGACGCACACGGAGTGCGCCTTGGCCTTGGTCCCATCGTGGTAGCCCTGAAGAGGCGTGATGGGCTGCTTGCAGAGAACGCAGTTCTGGGAGAGGAGGCGCTTGGCCACCTTCACAGGACGAGCACCCAGCTTCTTCTTGATGGCGTCGATCCGGAAGGCTTCCTCTTGAGCCTTGTACTCGGCCTGCTTCTTCTCGACCTGGGCCTTGAGCTCGTCGGTGATCGTGAAGCCGTACTTCGGAGCGACCTCCATCAAGGCCAACTGATAGACGCCACCAGCCTTGAGGATTTTCTCCTCGGCCTCCTCTTGCGAGTTCGTGTACTGCATCGACATCTGCGCCATCACCAGGTTCGCAGCGTTGCCGTAGTACGTGGTGGTTCGACCGTCGCTGACGACCCCCTCCTTCACTTGGGAGCCTCCGTCACAGACGTGACCGTGAAGAGCTTCTCTGCGAAGGACTCCTGGCTGAGTCGATCCTTGATGTAGCCGCCCATCATCTTGGCGGCGCGGTCCATCCGAAGACGGAACGGGATGACTGCGTCGTAGTAGCGGACGTACGCCTTGTGCAAGAGCCGGCGGGTCTGGGCCCGCAGGTGCTTGACCTGCGCCACCTTGGAGGCAACCTGGATCGGCGGGAGAGAGAGGCAGCACCGTGGTGGTGTTGAGCCAGGTCTTCCATGTCGCGTTCGCGTTGCGCCGGGCGATCGTGCACTCCTGCATGTGCAGCTTCGCCTGCTCGATCTCGACCTTCTCTTCTTCGGTGTACGTGAAGTTCTCGTCTGCCTTCGGCAGCTCCATCTTCCTGTTCCAGATCCTCATACCGACATTCCTCCATCCGTGATCAACTTGCCGAACACAATCTTGCCGAGGTCTCTACGCTCGAACTTGTAGATGTCCTCGCCACTGAACTCCATCTCGTCAGGCTCGGTGGTGAGAACCTCCATCGTCTGGATGTCCACCCACACCGTCTGCATCTTCTCTTGCGCCCATTCGGTGAGCTGATCGGTCGCCGTGACGTAGCCAGGCCAGTCTTCCAGCTCTGCGGAGTCTCTGTAGTACTCGGCGTTGTGCGGACCGAAGTGCAGGTCGTAGTTGGCGCAGTTGCGCAGCTTGAGCGTGCGCTCGTCCATCTGATCGAGGAAGTACTTCTTGACGACCTTCTCGACCTCTTCCCTCATTCCCATTTCATCTCCTGTAGAGCTCGGGTCTCCGGGTCGGGGTGAAGCTCGGGAGCCTGTGGGGCTGGAGACAGCAGCATCCACACGATCATCTCGCCGAACCAGAAGAAGAGGACGAGGAGCATGTACTCCCGACCCCTGCGGGCCCAGCGCGGAGGCTCAGGCTCGATGGCGGTCGTGTAGTTGGGGCTCATGTCCGCACAACCTGAGCGCTTGGATAGCGCTCCTTCACCTTCTTCTCAGCTTCCTCGATGCTGAGTGCCCTCAGCATGAAGTCGATCTCTCCGTCGACGGTCGCCGCCCAGTAAAGAGGGGGCCCGATGCCGAAGTATGTGCCGAGGGAATCGTAGCCACCCTCATCGAGCTCGGACTCCTTCAAGAAGATGTCGCCCGAGAAGGTGGGCGGTGCGAGATGGATCGAGGGTCTGCCCAAGGCCGCTCCGCGCTTGGGGTCGCCGCACCACCCCTTGGGGTCGGCCCTCTTGTAGTCCGGCAAGTTCATGTCCATGTGAAACCCGTCCTTCATCTATCTGATAGGGCAAAGAAGCAGGGACGAGCCCTGCTTCAGATCACGCACGTGCCGGAAGGCCTGTGCGAACCGCGGAGTAGGGTGCAGGTTCGTGCTCCAGAGGCAGCATCTTCATCTGCTCGACCACTGCACCGCTGTCGAAGAGCGGCTTCCCGAGGTCCTTCACCATGTTGTACGGCTTGCGCTCGTCCTCGTCGTCCGGGTCTTGAACCTGCCAGGGGTTCGCGTTGACCGAGGTCCCGTACCACGCCAGCCAGCGCACCTGCTTCTCGCTCACGAGCTGCTCGATGCGACCAGCAGCCGCCAGCAGGTGGCAGATCTGCTCGCGGTTCTCGTGGACCGCAGTGAACTTCCGCAGCGACTGTGCGTAGAGGAGCATGTCCTCGGCACCCTCGATGTAGTTGCCCTCGTCTGCCATCGCGTAGACGTTGAGCTCGAAGGGCTCCATCTTGCTGGACGGCAAGTAGACCCACTTCATGAGCTTCCCCCAGTCCTCGAAGCTGAACCCAGTCGCTCCGAACTCCTTGCCGTACTTCTTCACCAGAGCATCCCAGATCATCGGCTGGTTGCCCCACGCGTTACGAAGCTCCAGGAACGCCCCCATCTCGGGGTCTGCATCCGTTGCCCCCATCAAGTATGACCTGCTCATCTTACCTCCAGTTCATGTTCGAGCGAGTGCTCGTACATGACTCTGATAGGCAAAAAGAGCAGGAAACCCGGAGGTTCCCTGCTCTTTGCTCACCACACCATGGGCGTAGGAGTCGATGTTGATGTGGTCGTCCCGTTACCGAGCTGACCCTGCGAGTTGTCGCCCCAGCACATGACCACCCCGCTCTGCATGATGCAGGCGTGGTTCGTCCCAAGCTGAAGGCTGGTGCCGACGATGTTGGTGTAGGTACCTACCGCATCCGAAGCCGGCAGCGCGTTGAAGGTGGCCGGACCCGTGAAGGTCGACGGCGTCGAGGACGAACAGTAGATGCCGGCTGCACGAGTCGATGTTCCAGTTGGGATCATCACGCACGCACGGCCACCATCGAGGTCGACCTCAGTGGCACCAGTCCACGTCGGCGTCAGCACCGGATGACCTGACGTCGAGCACGACACACTCGGGCCCGTCTCCGAGCTCGGCATCGTGCCCGTCCACGTGAAGCATGCGACGAGGTCGTTCGCATTGAAGGTGCCGGTCCGTGCGACATCCGTTGCGTCGTAGGTCGCCGCACCATCCACCGCCGTCCAGAAGTTCGCGTAGTCGGTCGTCACCGGATGACCCGGAAGCGACGTGACAACACGATCCCAGCAGCGCAGGCCGCCGTTGATGTCGATGGCACAGTTCAGCGCCGGCATGCTGTCGACCGCCGTCGCCGGCGAGTAGGTGGGCGACATCAGGTTGAACGGGTGGACGAGACCATCCGTACGGCCGACGTACGCCTGGACACCCAGCACGGAGACGTCCGAACCGTAAGGTGTCGACCCCACGGCGTACGTGACACCACCGGCTGCGGTCCAGCACAGCACACGGCCATCGAGGCCGATGCCGCAGTTCCCTTCGAGATCGACGGCATCCGCAACGTGTGCGGGCGTCGAAGAGCCACCACCCCAGCACCACATCTGGTTCGTGCTCGTGAGCACACACGACGTGTTGCCATTCACGCCGAGCTCGACGATGGACCCAGGCCCCGAGGGACCCGCATCCGTCATCGCTGCGTCGACACCGGCGTCTGCGGTCGAAGTTCCGCTATCCGGAGTCCCGGTGGAAGCATCAACCCCGCCGTCGTCAGTGACCATCGGGCCACTGTCGGAGGTCGCACTGTCGACCCCTGCGTCCGAGCCACTGTCTGCTTGTGCGTCGACTCCAGCATCCGCCACCACCTCCATCTGAGCGTCGCCCATAGGCTGAGCATCCGCGGCCGGCACACCGCTGTCGGTGTACGCGACCGGCATGCCTTCCCCGCAGCCGACGACCAGAACCATCATCAGCACGATGTTCAGCTTCATATTCGTTCTCCTTCTATCTTACTGATAGGGGATTCTGGGGCAAAAATGGCAAAAAGAAGGGCCCGAAGGCCCCTCCTCATCCAACAGGTTCGAGCTCTTCGGACTCCTCGTCCAGTTCATCGAGGTAGTCGATCTGCACCCCTTCCCTGCGCATGCGCTGGTTGAGTTCCTCGACTGCCAGCATGGTCTCGTGCGCCTTCATCCAGAAGGAGAGCTGGCTGAGGCTCTGATCCACCTCCGCCAGCTTCACACGCGCCGACCTCACCACACGAAGAGCGGCCCTCAACAGCGTCTTACGAACCATTCGCCTTCTCCTGTGCGTCTTCGAGGATTGCTCGACGTTCATCTTCGAGCTTCTTCGCATCGATGCCGAGGTAGCGCAGCAACATCGCTTCCTGCGGCTCTCGGGTCACCTCGAAGAGCCCGCCCCACTGCGCGAACTTCTTGGGGTCGTGCGTGCAGAGCGAGAGCCCCTGCTCCTGCAACCATTCGAGGAACTGGAGCATCTTCAACATCTCGGGCCGTGCCACCCGGAGCTTCTCGCACTCCGGGTACTTCGCCTCACTCGACACCGATGATCTCCTCCAGCTTCGGGTACGCATACCCGCCGCCGTCCAGCTTCACCACCGGCCTCTTGGGCAGAAGTCCTTGATGGGGCTTCGAGGCAGGGTAGTCGTATCTCTCGACGATCCCTGCACCGAACCCGTCGATGATGACGTGCCTGCCCGGCTTCAGCAGAACCTTCGCCGCCACCTCCGGCTCCTTCGGCATGGGCAACGGAGGGTCCTCCGATCCCGCAGCGACGTGCACCAACGACGCCCAGTGCGCGATCGTGTAGCGCTCCTCCGGGGTGAGCTCGGAGATCAAGTCGTCGATGACGTACTCCTCCGTGACGAGCGAGAGGAGATCGTGGAAGGCGGAGTCCTTCGTCAGCGTGTGTGGGTTGGGGACGACGTTCTTGGAGAGCTTCTCCAAGATCTTCTCTCCCCGACTCACGGTGCCCATCCGTAGTGCTTCGCCGCCTTCTGGTAGGCTTCGTAGAAGCGGATGATGAGGGTTTGGAGGCTGCGCTCCTGCTCCTCGGTGAGACGAAGACGCTGGCGTGCATCCTTCCCCGCATCGACGACTGCCTCCGCCGAGTCGCAGTAGCCACGAACGGCACGCAACCCCCACTTCGGAGGGTTGTCGACCATGTCGTTCACGTTCGAGGTCTTGTCCGCGATCTTGATGAGGACACCCCCGATGTCCATCATCTTCATCATCATGACCTGGTGAGCCGTCTTCTTCTCGTGGTTGCCATCTCGGCAGTCGAGAGGAAGCGTCAGGTCACGAGCGAGGTCGGCCGAGTAGCCGAACTTCTCGTGGAGCTCCTCGTACGTCGTCTCCGTGTCCTCCAGGGTGTCGTGGAGGATGGCCCCAACGAGAGTGAAAGGGTCGTCGACACCAGCAGCGACGAGACGCTGCGCGACGTCGAAGCAGTGTGTGACGTAGGGCTCGTTCTTCGGCCCCCGACCCGCCTGCTTGGCATGGCGACTGGCCGCGAACTTCGCGGCCTCGAAGATCTTGTTCATGTTCACTCCTTCTTGTCGTGCGGCCCACGCATCATCGCGAACATCGCCATCTCCGCCTCGGAGGGCGTGCGAACTGGGCGATTCATGTCGAGGTCCTTGTGGACCTCACTGAGGATGGCGGGGCAGTGGATGTTGGCGATGTTCATCTTGCTTTCCGCATCGAGGCGCAGGAAGCGGATGGTGAGGCCCCAAGCTGTACGATCCAGCACGACCCCTCGTTCGTTCTGAGGACCCGGACCCTTGGAGATGGTGAAGCGGAAGCGCCCAGTGGTCGGGTACTCGATGGAGACGTACTCGTAGACCGCCGTCAGGCCGTTGAAGCGCTTCGGAACATCGACGAGGGACATGACTCCAAGCAGCTTCACCCCCAAGCTGTTCTTCGAGATCCCAGGCTTCCGATCGGTGACACGCAGCGTCTGCGCCCAGCGAAGGCGGTGGACCTTGTACATCTGCGGGGAGGAGTAGAAAGCCTCCAGGGATTCCGAGTCCCTCTTCCACCACTTCAGCAAGGCCGCCTTGGTGCCTTCGAGCAACGAGCCCGCACAGTGCTCGCACTCCTTCGCATCTCTGCGAGACAGGATGGCAGGCTCGCTTCGATACCCTCCGTCGACACCCACACGAGTGACGTACGCCTTGCATCCGCAGTCCCGTCGGTTGGTGAGGCATTCACCGTGCCGGAGGGGGATCTCCTTTTCCAAGCCAGCGATGCGAGCTTCCGCGAGCCGCTGAGCCGAGAAGAGACCTTGAGTGACCTCTGCATCTGCCTTCGCATAGTTCGCCAGTCCTGCATCGAGGCCGCTGATGATCCTCAGACCTCCGTAGAGGGCAGAGAGCTCCGTCGACTTCGCAGCATCGCGCTGTTCTTTCGTGATCTGCGACGGAGGGACCTTGAAGATCTGTGACGCGATCTGCGTGTGGAAGTCGCGCTCTTCCGCCCATGTCCTGCTGTAGGGGAGGTCAGAAGAAACCACGGGCAGAGACCACACCTGCCGAAGCTCTTCGAGCTGCCTCGGGGAGAGACGGCGTTGTCTTACGGACCTCGGGTCCTGCCGCTTCCTCATCCACGGCTCGATCATGCTGGGGTCGATGCCCTTGGCCTTGGCGATGTTGATCGACTCCTCGCTGATGAGATCGAGCAAGATGAGGAGCTGCATCACATCCGTGGGCATCTTGCCAGCCACAGCAAGGCGCTCCAGATGCTGTTCGACCTGCTCCATGTGCGAGGCCCTCACCTTGTGGGGCTCCTTCCCCAGCATGTGGGACGTGAGCTCCCTGGAGTGTCCGTGCTGTCCGTAGTGCTGAAGAGCGACCTGAGCGATCACCCTCCACTCCAGCTCCGCGTAGTCCATCTTGAGGATGGGCTCCTGGGACTGACCCATCACCTCACGGCGAAATGGGTCCGCGAACGGTATCGGGCTCCTCGGGTAGAGGGAGGCCATGAAGGAGGGGCGCTTGGCACTTTCTCGCCCCTCCTTCACCGGGTCCGGCTTCGGGGTGTTCGAGACGTGCGGCTCCTTCGAGGAAAGCCGCTCTGTCTTCACGTTCGCTTTGAACGCCGCCTCTTCCTGCTTCGCTTCCTCTTTCGGAGGTGCAGGTGGCGCAGCGTACGCCCGGCATGCCGGGTTCGTGCAGCCTTCGCTCGTGAATGCGAGCGTGATCTCGCACGGTGACGTGCAGAACATACACTTATGCTTCATGTTCGTTTCCTTCGGTTCGGTGTAGTGAAGGCGATGCGTCTCGCCTCTTCCAACGTGTAGCGCTTCGTCAGCATCAACCTGGAGATTCTGCGGCGCAGAGCGCCATCATGAAGCCCCAGCTCCTCCGCCTTCTCATAGATGGTGAAGCGTTTTCCATCTAGCTCATAGATGAATCCGGACTTGTTTGAGTTCTGAACCGACTTCGTCGACCAGCGACAGTTGCCTGGTTCGTACCCCTTGTCTGGATCGATGCGATCGAGCGAGTACTTCTTCGAGGGACGCTTGCCGACGTCATTCAAGAACGAAGCGAAGCCGCCCGGCCCCACCCAGTCGAAGTAGACGAGGATCCCGCGACCGCCGTAGTCCGGGTAGCTCTTGTGCTTCGGGTTCGTGCACCGCTGAATCATCATCCTCCACGACGTGTACGTCGGGGAGGACTTCCTCTTGCGTCGATGCCCGTGCGTCATCGAAGGATGTCGAGGAGCTTGCCCCACAAGATCTTCCCCAGACCGCCCCACGGCTGATGACAGCCAGGGGCATGGTGATCGAGTGGGATGAGCCGCTGACATCCTCCGCAGGTTTCCAGGGGCTCCCCCTGCGGGGTCTCACCCCAGCGATAGCAGAAGTCGATGTAGCGCTGGCCGTCTTCAGGCGTGAGCAGTCCGCGGTCGTCCATCTTCGCGTTCCTTCTTCATGTCGATGATCCGGTTGGGAAGAGTCGTGAAGCGTTCACGAGGCTTGTTCTGTGCGAGTGCGACTCCGATCCCTTCCTCGTTGCCGATGAGAGTGACACCACGCTTGGCACGCGTCACCGCCGTGTAGAGGAGCTGCCGCGACCACATGCGGATGTGCATGCCGTGACAGATGACACCGACGCTCTCCCACTCCGAGCCCTGCGCCTTGTGCACAGTCAACGCATACGCAAGTCGAAGCTGATGCATCGCGACGAGCTGTGGGTACTCCACGAACTTCCCCGGGTACTTCACGACGACCTTGCCATCCGCGATCTTGTCGATGATGCCGAGCTCTCCGTTGAAGACATTCAGGACGTAGTTGTTCTGGACGTGGATGACCTTGTCTCCCACACCTGCGAACTGCTGCATCGAAGCACGCGGCACTGCAAGCTCGATGTGCTCGCCGTCGAGTCGGTTCGGGTTCAGCTCGGAAGCGATCTCGTGGTTCAGCACCTCCGTGCCCAAGTCCCCGACGTTCATCGGAGTCAAGAGCTGGAAGCGTCCCAGGAAGAAGTTGATCTTCTGGTGGACCAACAACTGCTTCGCGAGGTCGATGACGTCGTACGCCGAGTCCATCTCGAACGCCTCGAAGTCGTCCCTCTTCGTCGTGTCGAACATCTGACCGGCGAGAATCTTCGGAGCATTCGCACAGATCCACGACTCCGCCGCGCTGCGGTGAAGCGTCTTCAGGCGTACGACGGGGACCTCACCCGAGTCGATGAGGTCTCGAAGTACGCTGCCGGCGCCGACGCTTGGGAGCTGATCGGCGTCGCCGATGAGACGGATGCGAGCCCCCTTCTTCATGACGACCAGGAGGTGGTAGAGCATCTGCGCATCCACCATCGAGGCCTCATCCGCGATGTAGACGTCGTGCGGCAACTGGTCGGTGCCGTACTGGTCTCCGTTAAAGCCGGTGAGACGGTGGATCGTGGACGCATCCATGCCCACCACCTCCGTCATTCGCTTCGCTGCCTTGCCGGTCGGAGCGACCAAGACGACGTCCAGTCCCATCAGGCGCGTGTCGCGCAGTGCCTTCTTCAACGTCGTCGTCTTGCCGGTGCCAGGACCGCCGGTGATGATGCCGATCGGCTCCTTCGAGCAGATCAGGTCGATCGCGCGTTCCTGGTCTTCGTCACGATCCTGCTGCTGTTCCATCGTCGTCCTCGATGTCTTCGAGCTCGGGCGGCAGCGTCTGCACGCGACCAGTCACCACGAACTCCGAGATGCCTGCTTCGTAGCGGGCGTAAGGGGTGAGCTGCACCATCGTCGGCGAACCGTAGAGGGTGACGAACTCGGGGATGAGGGCATCGAAGTTGCTCATCAACTTCGTCGCACTGAACTCGGGGTACGTCTCCTCCACCAAGTCGATGAAGTCGGAGTAGTACATCGCCGTGTGCCCCTCCTCCGTGCACAGGCGTAGTTCGTGGAGGCAGACCGCCTTGACGCGTCGGTCGTCCACCTTCTTGTTCTCGGGCTGCGCGAGGTAGACCTTGTCGATCTTCGTGAAGGGGACGTTGTCGAGGTAGTAGAACACGACGTACGGGTCGGTTCGCAGCTCCTCCACTGCACGAGCGCCTCGGGCCACGAAGAGGGCGTGAGCCTCCTTCGTGTCGAGACCCATCTTCATCAGGCTGTCCACCGAGTTCTTGCGCTGGACGAAGATCCGGATGTCGATGAACTCAGCGCTCAGCCCATGCTTGGCGAACACCTGCTGGGCGCCGGCTTGATCCGAGACGATCAAGTTCCACAACCTGATCAACTCGAAGTCACCAGGGCCTGTGAGAGGAGCAAGGGTACCTGCCCCCTTCATCTGTCCGAGCGTTGCGAAGTTCTCGTACCAGTCGTCGACCAGCGCGTTCGCGTTCTTCCACGGCGCCTGGAAGTGTCGCTGCATCCATTCGAGGAAAGCCTTCCGTGTCGCCGGGAACGTTGTAACAACACGCGATGCCCGCACCTGCATGCCGTGCGTCGGATGTTCTTGCTCGTAGCCAGAGACCTCGATGTAGTCGCCGGCACGGATGCCTTCGCACACACCGACGACCTTCTGACGGGCGCCATCCTTGTCCATGAGGGTGATGACGCCCATGCCCTCAGCGCTGCCGCGGAACCGCAGTACGTCGCGGACGACGCCGTAGAGCTCGACCTCAGTCCTTGCCGACTTCATGTCAGTCCTCTTCTTCTTCGCAGAGCCCGCGCTTGGCGCCGATCCACTTCGAGATGATGAGCTTGCCCTTGTCACCGCGCTTCCAGACCTCCGAGTCCGCATGGATCTGCGACTGCGGGATCCAGTGCTCCGCCCCATCGATGACGACGAGGATGGCTTGGGTCGTCGAACGAATGCACTCCGCCACCGGGACCACGATGTTCTTGTCGTCGTAGTCCCGGTACTGCTTCTTCGGAGGCATCAGACGAGGTTCTCCGGCATCAGGTAGGCGAGGAGGGCGGGGTCCCAGCGATGCGACGCAGCACACGCGAGACGAACGTGGTCGTAGCGGCTGCTGTTGTCGGTGGTGTCGTGCCAGCGAGCGTAGTTCCGAAGCCCGAGACCACGGATGAGGGTCTGGGCGAACTGCTCGACGCTCTTCATCGCCATCGCTTTCGAGAGCTCGGTCGCCGCCGGCGCGGGCGCGTTGACGGTGAAGGCGTGATAGACGGCCATCGCGAGATCGAGATGCGGCCCGAGGTCGAGCTGCTTGGCGAACGAGAGGTAGTGCTCCACGTTCGAGGCCGTCACCGCCATCTTCGAGTACTTCGCGTACGCTGCGAACTCGGAGTCACGGTTGCCCTGAAGCAGCCACTGGATCGTGAAGTCGGTCTGCGCCTTGAAGGTCGCCGAATCCGAGAAGACGGCGTTGAACATCAACGCGATGGTCCGAGCACGCTCGAACGCCACACCCTCGGGCGGAACGAGCCCCTGCGGAGCCGAAACGAACGCCCGGATGGCCTCCCCCGTGACGGGCTTGGCGTCCCTGCTGTTCACGAGAACACCACCCAGAGTGAGGGTCACCCCGTTCACGGTGAACCACTGACGAAGCTTGTCGACGTTGGTGCTCGTCCCCTCGGGGCACGCCGAGAAGATCATCGCGAGCATCTTCCAGAGGGCGCCCTGTGTCTTGCTGGAAGGAGAAAAGGCGATCGCGTGCAGCGGGCCTGCGGAGATGCCGGCACCGTCGTACGACTGCACCGTTCCCCAGAATGCAGCTTCGACTTGCGAGAGGACGTAGAACGCACCCTCCAGATGTGTGGCGTCGGGAGCCGGGGGCTGAACACGAACTTCCCCGCGAACGAGGAACCCGGCGTAGTTGCGGAACGTCTGATACTTGGCAGTGGGCATGGTGACTCCTTCTTGTTGTTGATAGGGCAAAGGAACTGGGGTCGCCCCCAGCTCACTCTCAGAACTCGACGACGACGGTTCGACGAACCTTCGCTTCGCGTTTCGCCCAGAACTCGACCGAGCTCTGTGCAACTCCGGTCTCGACAAGCTGATCGACGAACGAGGAGACCTCGCTCTTCGGGACCGGCATGTACCCGCGCGCAGTGGAGTCGACGGCCTGCCACGACACCAAGATCATCTCTTCGGCCATGGGAGTCTTCTCCACTTGAACTGGGGGAGGAACGGGTTTCGCAGGAACAGCCGCCTGCTTCGGAGGCGACACTGGAGCAGGAGGTCTCCCATAGCCACCAGGGTCACCAGGCCTGAAGCCGGGCTTGTTGTGGTACGGGCTGCGCGGGTCGTCGATGGGAAGATCTTGCGGCGCTACTTCCGGCTTCGGAAGAGCCGGCAGCTTCGCGAGCTGAGCGCCCAGAGCATTCCCGAGAAGCGAAGGCTCCCCGATCTTGTCTGGGGTCCGCGCCCACTTGTTGATGGCCTTGTTCTGCGCGACCATGTCGTGCGTCAACACGGTGACGAGAGTCGGTCGCCCCGGGTACTTCCGGTCCTCACGGAACAGACCAACGAGGTCTGCCTCGAAGGTGTCCTGAAGGTCACACACGAAGTTGCAGACGGGGCTCTTCCCATCCGCGACACTCGGAGGTGCGCCTCGCACTACCTCCCACCACTCTTCGATGAGATCTCCCCGCTTCGCATTCTTCCACCCATCTTCGACGCGCAAGATCAAGTCCTTGTCTGGCATCGCTCGGAAATGAGAGCCCGCAGGTAGGCGTTCTCTCAGTTTCTCCAGGGCGTGTTCCGACACGCTGATCCCAACTACATCTCGAAGGTTCGGTGCGTTCGCTGCTTTCGCCATGTCATCCTCCTCAAAAGGGGCTTCTGAAGGCTCGATTCGGTTTGGTACTATACGCGAGCCTTATGCGCCAAACGTCTCGCTCATCTTGCTGATAGCTCGTTGTGAGGCAAAAATAGAGGGAACGGCGTACCATTCCCTCTACGAGGCCTCCAAGAGCCTTCAATCCGGATTGCGGGCCCAGAACTGTTCGAGGAGCTGGACACAGAGGCCATCGAGGGCATCGTAGTCCGGTTCCTCCCGCAGCGTGGACGTCTTCACGAGCTCCTTGATCTGAACGCGCTCCGCCTCCGCCCACGCGACGAGAGCATCGTACGACCACGCCCCACGCCGAATCGCGAGGAGCTCCTCAGCATCTGGACGGCGAACGAGGACGTAGCCGGTGGTGAGGATCTCCTTGCACATCCGCATCAGCCGGACGAGGTGCATGGCATGCTTGGTGTCGTACCCGCTGCGAGCTTCGAGCTCGGCACGCACTGGGTTCCGCGACTTCACCCAGTGCATGTACTGGTTCCAGTGCTCGCTGGCTGCCTTGTACCGCTTCTCGTTCTGCACGAGCTCCATGACATTCGAGGAGACCTGGGTCCCCGACTCCGTCAGCTTGTCGAAGGCGCCCATCATGTCAGGCGTGATCTTCATGTTGGGGGCGAGCCCGAACTGCTCGCGTGTCGGTGCAGCCTTCGGCGGCTCCAGCAGCCACTTCCGGTGCGTCTTGATGCGGTGGAGCTGCCCCATGGCGTAGCCGCTGAAGGTCTCCTCCGCCTTCTTCGAGACGAAGAGGTCGCGGTTGCGGCGGAGGAGGAACCCCTCGTCGGTCATCCCTTGGATATCTTCATGCTCGACATACAGAGCTTCGACGATGTTCGGGTTGCATCCCGCGGCAAGCCGCATGAACTTCTGCAACCCGAAGATGACGATGTCCTTGGCATCCTCATCAGGCTTCTCGGCCGCAGTCTTCGCCTCGTGCTGCTCGAACGTCTTGGCGAAGCCCAGGACGTACCGACGAGGCGGGATCGCGACTCCCTTGAAGTCGAGGTCCGATTCCGGCATCGACGTTCCGTAGGAGTGGCTGCCCGCCTTCGCCAAGTAGATCGTGTGCTTCTCGATGTCGAAGTTCACCGAGAGCCCCTGCGCCCGCTCTCGATGCTCTTCTTGTCGGCCGTCGAGAGCAGACCATGGCTGCGCAGAGCACCTGCACTGCCACCACGTGCACGCGACGTCGCCTGCGACAGGACGGCGTACGTCCCTTCCGTGGCGCCCTTCTGGTACTTCGCTGCCGCGTTCGCGCTGATGCCGAGGCTGGCCGCACCCTGCACGGCATCGATGTCGGCGCCGAGGAAGACGAAGGTCCAGGAGTACTTCTCGGACTGCTCCTTCACCATCTCGCGGACCTTCTTGCCGTCCTTGAACTCGATCGACGAGTTCTCCTGGCCATCGGTGATGATGACGACGATGACCTTGTCCGGACGTTCCGCTTCCGGCTTCGCGGAGAGGCGCTGGCCGAGCTCGATGATGCCGCGGGCGACCGAGTCGTACAGCGCGGTGCCGGCGCCTCCGGGCTTGTAGCTGAGGGTCGTCAGCTCCGGGACCTCCGCCAGCGGCTTGTCGACGTACTCGACCTTGTAGGCGCGGTCGAACTTGATGAGCGACATCGTCGCCGGCTTCGGGTCCTTCTTCTGCTCGTTGAGGTAGATGTTGAACCCGGCGATGGTCTCCAGCGTGCAGTTGTCCATGCTGGGGCTCTCGTCGAGGATGATCATGATCGCGGTCTGGTCCATCTGCGTTTCTCCTTGTTGGTTCAAAAGAAGAAGGGCTGCCGCAGCAGCCCTTCTAGGTGATCCGTCGCGTGTTCGCGACACAGGTACGTCGGCTTTCGGCTACCACCCCGACCGACGCGGTTGCATAGAGCTACCCCTCCTTTCTTACTTGATGGAGCTGTCGGGAATCGAACCCGAGTCCGCGGTGCCTTCTTCTGTGCGTCTACGTGCGTAGCACTTAACTTGATGTTCGCCTTGCGGCCCGCCATCTAGCTCCGTGTCGAGCTGCGGTTAGGGGCCTCACGGCCCTCCACCAGTTCCCAAGAGCGCCTTGCGGCCCCCGCTTGAGTACGGCCGGGGTTTGCCTAGCTCGATTACGCCAGTTCGAGAGAGCGCTAGGCGGCTCTCCCGGCTGACGGCTCAGGCCGCGTTCGCGAGAACGGGCTGGGCGTAGCTGCTGTCGTTCGCAGTTACTGATGGTCCGCTTTTTACGAGGCCTGCTGACCAACCTCGGCACGCAACACAGTCGTCGAACACCACGTCGAAACCATTACAGCCCCAGAACTAGAACTTGATGAACAGACCCGGCGGATGGGACAACCGCCGGGCTTTGACTCCCGTCTTCGAGGATCTGTCCTCCCTCTTGAACCACAACATCCGAAGCCCACGTATGGACAATCATCATGTTGGGCATGCGGGCGCTACCCGCTTGCGTTCATGTCCGTTCGCGCCGGTCCACCACCTCACGTGGAAGGGTTTCCCTGGCGTGTCCCAGACTACTCTCACCGGCGCGATTACGGGGACGCCGGCATCTCCCCATCCCATTGGCCCACTACGGGCGCTGCCCAGGAGGTCCCGCTCCTGAGACTCTGCATCCCCGCTGCACATGACGAGCGCGAGGAGAACCATGACGGAGAACATCAGGATGATGATCACTGCACCATCCTTATAGATGAACTTCGCCGGCTTTTCAACGGGGGACCAGAGCTTCGATCGTCTGCAAGCCCCGTCGCGAGTCCCACGTGTCGGGGAACAAGTTGAGGTGCAGAGGGATCTCGCCGTGCGTCATCTCCATGAAGAGGTGGCCCTCCTTCTGTGCGATGCGGCGCAGCGTCGGGTGAACGCTCTGGCTGGTGCGGAGCTCGACACGATACGCCCATGCCGGCAGCGACTGCACGACGTGGCACGTCACCTGGAAGCCCATCGCGATGTACGACTGCCTCTCGACGTCGCTGACGTTGAGCTTCTTGATGCGCTCGGTCTGATCCGCCACGAGCTTCTTCGCATCCACTCGAAGCCCCTCCGGCATCTGCTCGTAGTACCAGGGATGGAAGCCCCAGTTCGTGGTGAGCAGAGGCATCTGCACGAAGCCGTTGCGATGACGCTGAAGATCCCGGAACGAGCCGAAGTCGAGCGAGAACGTCGAGTCGATGACGCCGTACTTCTGAAGGATGCTGGGCATCGCCACCCTCGTCGGACGAGACACCAGAAGCTGCATCATCTTCCTGTCGTGCGGCCACTTGAACGCCGACAGGCTGACGTGCACACCCGATGGTGCCGTGACGGGGAGCTCCTCCGTGTACGCGTACGTCAGCATCACCTGCTTGCGCCACTCCCACTCCTCGGCCGACATCTTGTAGTCGAAGCCGCTGTGCGGGTACTGACGATGCAGGGCACCGAGGATCTCGTACGCCATGCTGGATGTACTCGGCTCCGGATGAGCGACGAGCATGCGGATCTTGTCCCGCGCCTGACGCAGGTTCGTGTGCCACGACAAGTTCGTGTGCGTACCCGCCGGGATGAACGCACGCAGCACGTCGAAGACACGAGCCTTCACTGCCTTCTCGTACTGCTTGCTGTCTTCCCCGGTCCTCTGCGGGTACGTGCGCTGGACGTGCGCGAGCATCTCCGGGAACGCCCGATGATAGAAGGCCATCCAGTCGAGCTGGATGAGCTGCCCCTCGACGCCAGCGCTGCCAGGCGACTCGAACTTGGCGTTCGAGAAGTCCATGTAGCGAGTACTCGCCTCCTGACCCGAGTACATCGGATTGTCCTGGACGGCCTTGGCCATCAGCATCGAGACGCCCTCGATGAAGAGCGTGGTGGTCCCACAGTCTCCGATCGAGGCGTGCCCGTAGCCGACGTAGTAGTCGTCCATGAACTTGCCGGAACCCTTGGCCTCCACCTTCGGGAGATGGTCCTCGACACTCGCAGGGCTGCGTGAGTACAGCGCCTGAAGCATCGCGTTGTCCTCCGGATGGAGGTTGTCCTTGATGATGATCTTGCGGGTCATGTTCATGTTCCTAGTGAGTGACCGCGAGGGTCAGGTGGGGATGCCATCCATGTCACGGATGGCCTTCACCCACTCCGGATCGGTGATGACGATGTCGAAGACGACCCTGTACGGGTCGTCGCTGCTCTCGACTGGACGCACATCGTAGCCGGGCAGCACCTTCGCCCGCGGGAGCAGCAGCAAGAACTCCTCGATCGTCCGCCGCACCTGCTCGCGCTGCTCGGGAGTGTTGGTGAGCGAACGGAAGCGCTTGTTCAGGCTGCGCTGAAGGAAGGTCCCCATGCGTGCCAAGTTCTGGGTCTTCGCAGAGCTCCTCTTCTCTCCGAGCACCTTCCGCTCCGCTTCCGCGAAGCACTGCTCGAAGAAGTCCCACTGCCCGAGCTCCGGCCACGACGTGATGCGCGTCACCGATTCGAGAGCGGCATGGAACAGCGAGATGACCTTCTTCAGGTCCGTCGGCTTGATGTCGTTGCGCCCACTGAGGTAGGTGAGCTTCTCGTAGAGCGTGGCGGCCAGCTTCTTCGCGACCTCACGCTCCTCGACAACAGCAAGAGCGTCGTCGTTCGAGATCTTCAGCCGCTTCTTCAGCGCCTCGACATCACCTTCGCTCTTGGCGAGGTCCTTCTCCAGACGGCGATTCTGCGTCACGAGGTTCTGGTTGTCGCGGAGGACTTGGTTGAACGCCGCCTCCTTCCTCGCCAGCAGCTCGCGCAGCTCGTCCGTGGTCATCGTCTCGATGTTGTCAGCCTCAAGTCTGCTCACTTCTCGCTCCGATCGTTGTGGGCCATGGATGCCGTAGGACCAACCTGGCCCTGGTACTTCGAGTTGGGCTTCACGCCGTAGGGCTTCTCAGCCGCATGATCGAGCAGCTCGAAGCTGAGCTGTCCGATGCGCCATCCGATCGGAATCTCCAGGGTGTGAGGCCCGACGTTCGCGAGCTCCAGCGTGATGGTTCCGCTGAACCCCGGGTCGATGTAGCCCGCGCTGTGGATGATGAGACCCAACCGGGCCAACGAGCTTCGTCCATGGAGCGTACCGAGGAGATCTGGTGGCAACGTCACTTTCTCGACGGTCGAGGCCAGCCAAAACTCGTTCGGCTTGATGCGGAAGTAGTCGCCCTCCTCGACCACGACGTCCTTCATTCCTGTCGCCGCATCCCATGTGCTGAGGTTGACGACGTACGAGTGGGCGGAGAGCTCGCGGCTGAACCGCTTGAAGTGCCCGCTGAGACGAAGGTCCAGGCTCGCCGGCTGGATCTGCTCGTCGCTCGGAGCCGGGTCGCACTTCAGCCAACCGGAGTCCAGCGCTTTTCGGATGGAAGAGTCACACAAGATCATGTTGATTCCTACGCGTCGGAGATGGTCGGTCCGTAGACCTCGACCGGGATGAGGGAGGGGAGAAAGCTCGTAGCTGGGTGCGCAACCCCGAGGTCGCGGAAGAGGAGGTGCTCTCCCGTCTTCGGTGCGATGTAGACTCGCATGCCCCCGTACTTCTGGTCCATGTAGAGGACGACCGACCTCTCCGGAGGGGCATCGTTCAGTGCGATGTCGAGCTCACAGAGGATGCCGGCGACGGTACCCTCCGACAACTTGACCCCAGCTCGAACCGCCACGGCGAACCTTCGCAGGTCGTCGAGCGAGTCGATCGGATTCGCGGCGTTGATGATGCCGCAGCTCGACCGCGGCTCCTCCGAGCTGTCCTCGGTCGCCGTCATCTTCTTCGTGCCGACCACGAACCCCGTACCGAGCATCTTGACCTGCTCTCGGTAGTTCTTGTCTGCACCTTGCATGAGCTGCTGAAGCAGCTCTTCGACTGTGAACTTGGCCATGTGTACATCCTGGCAAAGAGAAGGGAGAGGCGCGTGGCCCCTCCCTTCTTCTACCTCAGCCGATCGCGAGCAGCAGGAGCGACCGATGGTCACCCTGACGACCGCGCCGGTTCTTCTGCTTCCTCTGGTTCTGCTGCTGTTGCTCGTGCTGACGCTGCTGCTCCTGACGTCCACGATGGACTTCCGCCGACAGCTTGTTGGCGAAGGGGCGCTGCGTCAGTGGCTTCTTGCTCGGGGGAGGCAGGGCGGCCTGCTTCTTCGCGTACTCGTCGAGATGCACCAGCAGCTCTTCGAGCACCTTGCCGTGGTTGAACAGGTCGGCCGGAAGTGCGGTCTCGACGATGTTGTTGGGGAGGATGTCCATGTCGTCGACGACCTCGACATCTCCTGCTTCGGTCTGCATCCGCTTCGCGATGCGAACCGTGAGGAACATGAGGAGGCGGAACCCCTTGTCCGGATGCTCCAGGACCATGACCCGCAGACGGGTGCGTCGGTCCTTCGTCCCTTCCGCGTCAGGCTCGATGACCTTGGCGGTCCAGCCCATCGGCAGATGCTGCATCACCTCGATCGCGCTGCGATTGAGCCGGTTCTCCTGACGCGGTCGCTGCTGCTGGTGATGGGGACGTTGGTTGTTGGGGTTCGTGTTCGTGTTCATGAAAGACCTCCTCATCTCTCTGATAGGCGATTCATGAAGCGAACTACGCGAGGAACGTACCTCGCACACCCCAGAAATCTTCGAGAGCTCGGACGTGCGAAGCAAGCAACTCGGAGATGAAGAGCGTGGGCATCGGTCCTGCACCACGAGCTCCACGCATCCTGCGCTGCAACTCCGCCGCGCTGTACTCCTTGTCGGGCTTGATGTGCTTGCGCCAGGGTCCCGTGATGGTGGAAGCAAGTCGTGTCGAGAAGAGCTGCGTCGTCTTGAAGGTTCCACGGTCTTCGTCGATCGCAGCAGCGTTCGCTGGAGGAGCGAGTTGGCTATCCGCCAGCAACACCATGATGTTCGCCAAGCAGTGCTTCTGTCGAACCTCCTCGCTCAGACCAGAGAGCCCGCTGACGAGCTTCGCGTTACGACGCACCTCTTCGTCTGTCGTGATCGTGGTGAGGAAGTTGCGCAGGTCTTTCTGTCGGACGTCGTCGTCTTGGAGCTTCATCACAAGAAGCCCGAGCTCGTCCGGGCTCATGCTGCCCTGAGCTGCGACATCAGCACGAGGTCCCGAACCTGAACCTCCAGAACATCCTTCAGCTCCAGCGTGAAGGCGATGTCGGCGAGCTTGTGGCGCCGACCGTACTCCGCCCACGCGATGGTGACGGCGGACTTGTTCTTGAGGTCTTCCATCAGGTGCAGCAGCTCGACGTCGCGGAGCTGCGCGAGGATGGTGTTCAGGTTGAAGAGGGTGGTCGGTCGATAGAGCCAGGTGAAGAAACGGTAGAGCCGAGCGCGGTCCGGCACGTTGTTGTTCATGTTCACACGTTCGCGTTGAAGTCCCATTGGTCGAGCTCGGTCCAGCCTACTTCGCCGAGCTCATCGTTCGTGACCGTCGGATAGACGGCGTCCTTAGCCTGCGTGCGCAGGACGTCATCGACATCCGAGCGCGTGATAGGCCGATCGAGCTGAAGGGTGAATGTCTGCGTCGGAGGCCACCCCAGACCGATGTCGATCCTCGAAGGCGCCTTGCCGCCGCGTTCCATCCACCTGATGAGGAGGAAGAAGCGGCGCACGCCGTTGGAGGAGTCGATGCTCTTCTGGAGGGCAACGAGGCCGTCCCTGTCGGTGCGGCGCCCGAAGGCATAGTCGAGAAGAGCTTCGTACTGATCGCGGTTGATCGAGATGGCCATGCGCGGAGTCTACTCCGTTCCCTCGTCCCTTTCATTCTCGGTGCTGGGCGTCGATTCCGCGGCGAACGCTTCGTAGCCCTTCAGCAGAGCATCGGCGTACGTCATCTTCCGCAGCGAGGGGTTCAGCCCCTTCAGGTAGACGTGCTCCTCCAAGCAGTCACCGCAGACGATGGGGCCACGAATCATGCGCTCCTCGCGCTCGGGGTTCCCGCCCTCGTTGTCCCACCACGCCTTCAGGTCGGTCTGCTTCACGACGACGCCCTTGAGGTTGATCGTCCCGCCCTTCTTCGAGAGCGGCAGCGCGAGGCTGGCCTGGACGTGGCAGAGGAGGTTTTCAGACTTGCATCCTTGGCAGCGCATATCGATTCCTTCGGAAATACAGAGAGGTTTGGTCACTATAAGGAAGATGAAAGGACAACTTGATGTTCACGAAACTCAAGGAAGAGAACCGAATCAAGCCGGTGAAGAGAATGCCGGCGGAGCACGAGCTCCGGGTGCAGCTCATCAACCCGGCAGGCATGACCCCCGACGACGAGGCCTTCCTCAGCCTGCTCGCCGAGCACCCGCCGAGGACGAACATGAAGGTGGGGGATCTCGCTCGACTGCTGGAGGTGCCGAGGCATCTCGCAGGTCAGGGCCCGTACCCGAACATCTGGGAGGTGCGGCTGGTCATCAGTCGGTACCAGTTCGAGCTGCATCGGATCGTGCATCAGACCGGAGGCATGTTCGACTTCGCGGTCGCACAGATCGAAGCGAGTCGTCGACTTCCGCCGTACAGGTACCACGACCCCGTGTTCTACGCGCACGCCTTCCCGCACGGCCAGTGGCCGTCGAGCGCGGAGTGGTTCCCAGGCTGGTGCCTGAAGAAGCTGGTGCTGCGAGCTCCGACCCAGGACTGGGAGCCCATCCTCGACGAGTTCAGTACGCCGTACATGGGGTACGACCCTCGCGACTTCGGCGCCGGCGTCGTCTTCGACCTCGCCCCCGACATCTACGCCGACCAGAGGCAGAAGGCACGCCCCCTCGGCTTCGAGGAAGACAGCTTCCACCGAGCCTGTCTCCTCGGCCTCGAAGAGACGTGCATGGTGCCCTCCGTCGACGGCGACATCGACGTCACGGCGTCGGACATCATGGACATCTGGGGCTGACATAAGACAAGGAGTTCTGATGGATCTCGTCAACAAGTTCTTCCGGCACTACAAGGGCGGCCTCTATTTCGTGATCGCTGTGGCCACGGACTCAGACAGAAAGAAAGACGGAGATGACCTCGTCATCTATCGCGGAACCGACGGCCGAGTCTGGTATCGCCCTCTCACCGAGTTCACCGAGACCGTGTCTTATGGTCGGAACATCCAGAGCATCGGAGGACAGGACTTCGACCTCGGAGAGATGAAGGGCCCTCGCTTCACTCCCGAGCTCACTTGATGTAGCTGTCCGCCCACTCACCTGTGGTCTTCGTGTAGTAGTTGGAGACGATCTGAGCACCGGCGAATCGACGAGCCAACCGTCCCGTGACGATGGCATCGTCGAGCGCCGCGTGCTCGGTCTCGTACTCCAAGTTGTAGTGCTCGGCGAGCTCGGTAAGCTTTGCCCTTCCCTTGTGCCCCATCTTCCGCGCCTCCACCATCGTGCAGAGGGTGAAGATATTGCGCGGCCACTGACGAGGGTCGACCTGCTGGGCGAGCATGCGCGAGTCGAAGCCGAAGTTGTGGGCGACGATGGGGTAGCCACGAAAGAGAAAGTTGTAGCACTCGCGAGCGACATCTCTCCAGCGCGGGGCGCTGGCGACCATGGAGTCGGTGATGTTGTGCACCTTCGTCGTCTCGGGAGGGATGGGCCGTCCGGGATTGATGATGTGGTGCATCGTGTCGACGACGCGGTTCCCCTCCATCAGCACTGCCCCGAACTCCACGATCTTGTCCTCCTTGCTGAAGCCCGTCGTCTCCAGGTCGTAGATGATGATGGGGACGCTCATCCACGTCATGGAGGCGATCTTCGTGATGTCGATGTTCATTCGTTCTCCTTGGGTACCTCACCATGCAACGTCTTGTGCACGGCAGCGTCCGGGTTGATGAAGGCTGCGTGCATCGCCTTCACAGCGATCACGCAAAAGCCCTCTACCTCCTTCATAGGGAGGATGAGGCCCTCACCATCACTCGTCGTGGGGAGGCGTGCGAGGAGATCACGAACTGCCTGCGCAGCAACGGCTTGCCGTGCAATGAAGTCGGGGGAGACGTCCTCGACAAGATCATGATGTTCTTCGGGGTTGCGAAGCACCGACGAGAACTGATCCTCCCACATCCGCAGGATGATCAGCATGAGCTGACCAGCGGGGAGGAACCCCTTCGCGACGAGGACACCACGCCTCGCATACTCTTCGGCGAGATGCTTCGCCGCATCAGCAGCACGAGCGTGGAGCTCTGCGGTCTTGACTCCCTGCGGCTCTGGCATCGTGTGCTCGACGAGAGCCTGATCGAAGAGGACCTTCGCCACTACCTCCGCTACTTCGAGGATCATCCCGATCTCGCAGTGGTGCTGAAGGATCTTCTGGACCTTCGGGTTGAGGAGACCAGCTCCCTTGACCGTACCGAGCAGATGCTGGAGGGACATGGCGGCGAGCATACGCTCGTCTGCTGTCGGTAGCAAGAAGGAGTGAAAGGAGTGATTTTCGACCAACTTCGAGGTCGATGGTCTTCAGCCTTTCCTCCTATGGCTGAATCGAGTAAAAGGAGTGATCTTTGACACGACCCACCAACACTAACCCTTTTGACACCACAATACCATTACCCCTCACTCTACCCTTACACTACTTACTCTCTTTACTACTTTAATACTCTTCTGAGAATCAGAGGAAGGTGTGGAGAAGGGGAGGTGGTGATCCAAAATCACTCTCTTTACTCTTTCCAGCTATGAGGTAGAAGAGGAGACGCGATGCCCCAAGACAAGCGAACCCACTTCACGGACAAGGAGAAGGATGAACTCCTCGACCCTCTCCGCATGGACATGGCGAACGGCATGACCGACGATCAAGCTGCGACGCTGACCGGCATACCTCTTCGTTCGGTGCAGCGCTGGAGGTTGCAGCATGGTCTGAAGAGACCGAGAGGCTTCGAGTCGAAGGAGCTCGCCGACATCTACGCGATCAGCACTCTCGGAGAAGCTCTCGGTGATGTCCGGCATCGTGTTCAACACAGTCCGGTCTCGGGGACATGGGAGCCTCCGATGTTCGTGGTGCGCGAGCACCTCGACTACTCGCTCTTCCTTCGGCTCATCGATGCAGCGCATCGTGTCCTCGGCCTCTCCCCCTCCGACATCAGCTCCGCCATGGGCGTCAGCCCTCGCAGCGTTGAGCAAGGTCTTGAGATCTACACCCGGCACCTCAACACCACCACGAAGAAGTGCCTGATGTGCGAGTCGTTGGTGGACCCGAATGTCAACTCGAACTTCTGCACCCAGCTCTGTGAGGAACTCTATGTCCGGTCTCGCTGATACCCTCGAACATCAACTTCTGCTCCTCACCCGTCCGGTGCGTGCACTGAAGCGCTTCGGAGTGAAGGATGCATTGAAGGAACGCTTCGAGCACACCTGGCACCAGCGTCCGCTCTCCTCACACTGGGCGGCAACGATCGGTATGTGGGGAGGTGTCCACAGCCACACCGAGATCATGCAGCGCTCGAACACGGACTATGTAGCCCTGAAGAACTTCAAGGCGCAGAACGCCCTCATCACGAGGGTCGGCAACATGGCTGCGCGCAAGCCACAGTGGACGCTCGCCGTCGACGTCTTCGTGAAGTGGCAGGCGGAGAAGGAGCGCAAGGTCCCGCTGGAGGAGAAGGTCTTTTCGATCTCCAGTCACTTCGGCATCCTTCCGATCGAGGCACGCATCTACATCGACCACGTCACGGACATCTGCAAGGACGTCGGCTTCACGCCCGTCGAGCTCCTCGACAACTATGACGTCATCGAGTTGGTGTGGGATCAGCACCTCGCGATGATCGACGCGGCTGTCGTTTCGTCGTACCGTCCAACAAGCCATGCCGACACCTAAGAAGCCGTACGAGGACTTCCTCAAGGCGCATCTTCCGAAGCTGCCGGACTTCATCGAGACGAACAAGCCTCGGCTGACCCCGACGTTCGAGCTCGGCCCGCCGGTCACAGCGATCCACGACAAGTCCCTGATCGAGGTGTACTTCCCCGACCTCCGCCCGCTCGTCGCAGATGTGTTCGGTCGCCCCGAGCACTACAGCGACGCCCAGAAGGCGATCGTGAGTGCGCTCGAACAGAAGAAGCCTCTCCCTCACGGGACGACGAAGCAGGACCTCGCCGACATCGTGTTCCGCTTCACGGAGAAGACGGAGCATCGGAAGAAGCGGGAAGCTCTCATCCAGACCGCCCAGAAGAAGATCGAGAAGGCGATCGCGGAAGAGGAAGACCCCACCATCAAGAAGATCTTGGAGCGTGACCTCCCGACGTTCGAGAAGCAGGACTTCCCGGCGATGATCGGGACGTCCGGCAAGGACATCAAGATCATCTAAAACAAAAGGCTCCGAGGTTCATCCTCGGAGCCCCCTGCCCCCGCGCCTCTTCCGGAACTACATGCCCGCCGGCGACGGCGGACGCATACCCGGCTGGACGCCAGCGTACCGAAGGGGAGTGGGTGTGGCGGTCGCCAGATGCTGGACGGCATCCACCCCTTTCTTTGCCCCCACGAGACCAGCACCGACAGCACCGACGGCACCAAGACCCAGCGCGAGACGGCCGTAGCCGCTGTGCTTGACCTGGTAGTCAGGATTCGCGAGAGCTCGGCCGAGCTCGGCGGCGGCCTTCAGGCTGCCCTGGTTGCCGATCATGTCACTCTGCCCTGCGACGATCGGCTCCTGAACCTTCGGCGCCGTCACACGTGCGATCGGCTTCGCGAGGGCGTGCGTGATGCCGGGGGCGACCAGACCCAGACCACCGATCTCGACGGCCGGATGATGCAGGGCGTGAGCGAGACCTTCGGCGACGGTGTGGCCCTCAGCAGCAAGAGCACCCATCCGCCCACCACGCAGCATCAGACGCTTCAGTCCGCCGGCGGCAGCATCGGCGAGGTACGGTGACGCGAGCGTCGCGATGCCGACGTCGTCAATGCGATCGGCGATGCGTCCAGTGCGGGGGTCCTCCGAGGCCGTCTTGCCCGGCATCGGACCGACGCCGCCGTACTGGTGCGGCACCGCCATGTACCCCATCAAGCCCGTGCCGGCAGCCGCACCGACGAGACCGGCACGGTTCAGCCCCTGGTTCATCACGTTGTGCTGCTGTTCGAGACGGCCTGCTGCCTGCCGGAGCGCCTCTGCCTGCCCACCACGCGATGCCGCCACCGATTGAGCGAGCTCGGGCTTCATGGTCGCTGCCGGCGTCGAGGAGCCACCCCAGGCCGTCGGGGACATGACCTGCTTCTGCTGGGTGTTGAGGGCGATGCCTCCCGCCCCGCCTGCCCCGCCCGCGGCCCCGGGCTTGGCGGCGAGGGTGCCACGACCCAGCGCCGGCGGAGCTCCGGCGTGCATCGTCCCAGCGAGAGCGGGATCCGCGATCGTCTTGCCGGCGATCTGGTGAGCCTCCCGAGCCGCGATCTCCGCCTGACCCGCCTGAGCTCGCAGCGTGTTGAGCTGATGAGCCCCCTGCGTCTTGAGCGCCGAGATGCCAGCGCCGCCGGCGGCACCAAGCCCAGCCCCAACGAGAGCTCCGCGAAGAGCTCCCTGTTGCCGCTGGCCTGGATCGGCGTGCATCAGACCGCCGAGACCGCCGGCGACGGCGCCGATGCCTGCACCCACCCCAGCATGACCGAGGTGACTGATCGCTGTTGGCGAGACCGCGAGCGCGATCTTCTGGCCATGGTTGTCCTTGTCGAGCACCTTCATCTTGAACTCCTCGAAGGGCATCTCCTTCATCGAACCGAAGAAGCGGGGGTCGTTGTACTGCTTGAGGTAGGCAGCCTTCGCCTCCTCTGCGGAGTCGAACCCGAGCATCACCTTCTGCTCGTCGAACTTCGTCCAGGCGACACCGTCCTTCTTGATCTCACCCTCGGGCTTCTTCATCTGGTCGACCAAGAAGACCTTGTCCGACTCCTCGTTGGGGCCGAGGTAGACATCGACGTGGTCGCCATCGGTGCCCTTCGTCATACGGATGTAGCCGTAGTCGAAGTGCATGAAGGTGGAGCCCTTCTCCTTGCCGTGCGGGTCGTACCAGGAGCGCTTGCTGCCCTTGCGGTTCTCGATCGCGATGTCGAGGCCCTTGAACATCCGCTCGCCGTGGAGCTTGAAGTTCGAGAGCTTCGCCCCATCAGCGAAGCGGATGTCGTCCGTCGCTGACTTCTTCTCGGCGCGGTCCCGCTCCTGCTTCTCCTTGAGCTTCTTGGGGTTGTCCATGAAGTACTGGATCATGTCCCCGCACGACTTCTTCTCGCTCTCACCTTCGACCTTCTTCAGGCGGATGTAGTAGTCGGGCCGCTCGCGCAGATGATCGATCGCGATCTGCTTGGCGACGGCGGGATGATCGGTGTGCTCCATCTCCACCTTCTCGCCGGCGTGGAGCTGAACCTTCGGTACCCCAGAGCCACTGTCGTGGGCGTGAGCGAGCAGGCCGCTCTTCTTGACGTGCTCGGGCAACGCCTTGATGTCCTTCGTCTCGTGAGCCCAGGCGATCGCAGTTCCCTTGGGGAGCTTCCCCTCCGCTTCCATCGCGAAGAACTTGCGCTGCTGTGCCTTGCTCTTGAAGGGCATGCCGCGATCCTAGCGCATTTCGCCCTATCAGCGAAGAGAAGGAGACACATCATGGGCGAGAGCATTCACTGCCGACAAGACGACGACGGCACCTACCGTTTCCGCATCTGGGGAAGCACCGTCGATAGCTACCTCACCACCGACCTCACGGAAGAGGAAGTTCATCGCTACGTCCGGCAACGTGGCATGGAGTCAGCACTGTCGACGTTCGAGATCGATCGGGGCATCGAGCGAGCGAAGAGCGTGGGCTCCTCCGACTACTACACGACGAAGCCGGCATCCCCACTTAGTCAGCCGTGGAGGAAGGAACGGATCACCCACGAGGAAGCCACCAACGCCACCGATCTCAGCGACATGTTCTTCTTGCTGGCTCACGAGAAGTACATCGACAACGACGAGGAGGACACCATCTTCGAGGGTCCGTTCCTGCTGGAGAGGATGAAGACCGATACAGTCGAGCCCAACCAGCGCATCTTCTCTCCGAAGACTGTCGAGAGCTTCGAGGCGTGGGCGGACCTCTCGTGCTTCGGGGAGGTCTTCCGTGGTGAGGGCTTTCAGATCGTGCGGGTCCTCCCGCCGAAGTGAGGAGAGGGGCTGCGAGGCCCCTCTCTTTTGCTCCCAACACCAACTCCGAATCACCTATCAATACAATAGGAGATGGGGATTTTCCTGAAGGGGATTCCGAAACAACAACAAGCCAGAGAAATCTGTTGTGTGGCCCCGAAAGGGGCCGCTGCTTTGCTCTGAACTTGATGTCGTTTTGCCTGTCAGACCGACGTCATGATCTTGCCGATTCGGCCAGAGAACGTGGTGTTCGTACCAGTGAACCCATTACCTCCGACGAAGGCGTTGGCGCTGGCGGCACGAGACCATGGCCCACCACTGAGCGGGAAGCGAGAGATCGACGGGCCTGCGGTGTAGCCACGTACGCGGAGAGCACCGCGATAAGCCTCCTCATCGAACGTGAGCAGCGTTCCACGCGACCAGGCGAACAAGGGGCTGCGGTGGTTCGGTGCGCCGATGCTTTCGCCCGAGCTGCTAAACGCTCGATAGTTCTGCTGAATGTACATGGACAAGCCTGCACGTTCTGCGGTCCCCAACCCCAACACCACCTGGAGGGAAGAGAGCGACGCATTGAACGCACCGGTGGCGTTGTAGAGGGACGTCTGCCAAGACACGATTGTCCAGCCAACAACCGCTGATCCACCAACGCCAGAGGTCGCGAACTCATCCACGGAGAAGTCCGGCGCCATTTGAATCGAGTAGCCACGTGCTCCGAACGACGCCGGGAATGGGTTGGCGTTCGTGATCGAAAAGGTTTCTCCGGTCCGTGCCGCAGTCGCGGCGATCGTCTTGATTGGTGACGTGGGAAACGAGCGTCCCGTCTCAAACTGAGGACGCCAGACCTGGATCGTGCGAGCCGCTGCGTCGCTCGCGTTGATGATTCGGAACTCGAATGCGCCGGAGGTGTTCACGGCTCCGGTGTCGAGCACGAACAAGTCGTAGCGTGCCCACGTCGTCGTCAGGTTCAGGTCGGCCGACGTGTAGATGCGGCCATCCTTGGCGAGCACCTGAAGACGGAACTTCTGCGTGCCGGATGCGCAGCGGGCCCACACGCTCGCTGAGCCGTTCGTCTGTGTTGCGACGCCCGTGAGGCTCTGCTTCACACCATCGGAAGCGGAGGCCGTCATCGTGATCGAACAGACGGTCGCGTCGCCCTTGGGTGATCCACCCAACACACCGAGCCCGGTGGCGCTGCCCATCGCAACCCACGGCGACGTGATGACACCGACGTTGCTGAACAGGGTCTCGTTCTGGAGCACCTGGTTCGTTGCGGCCACCTCGAACAGGATCATCGGACCGTTGCCATCACCGCGATCTTCGATCGTGACCGTGTTGTTGACACGATCGGCCATGAACGCTGCGCCGTCGGAGCGAGGAGCCCCCGTGAAGTATGCGCTCACGCCAGCATTGCCGGAGTAGCCGGTGGCTCCAGCCACGCTCAGGTCGTACGTGTCGCCTGCACCCGTCGTAGGTGCTGCGATCGTCGGCTCTAGAGCGCCCTTCACTAGAGGCATCACTCGAATGATCTTGTTCGGACCATCGATGTAGATGCGCCAGCCGACGTTGAGGCCGTCGTACGAGAACGGCAGGATGTAGTCCTGGTTCAGACCTGCGGGAGTCGTCCAGAGGCCACCGCCGTTCGTCGTCACATCGAGCTTGATGCCGAAGTACGTCCTGACGTTCTTGTGAACTTCGAGTACTGACGACGTCGTCGTGTCCCAGGCGCTCGAACCGCTCCCTGGAACGTCGATGACGACCTCGGCGGACGGCTGGAACCGAAGCAGCCCCAGAGCCGTGAGGCTCCGAGCTGTGACAGTTCCAGTGGTGATCGGAGTTCCCGGATTCGTCACCTTGTTAGCGAACAAGGAGTCGATCGCATCGGCAACCTGCGAGCGCAGGTAGGAGATCTCTCCTGCAAGTCCTCCTGGGCGTGTCAGGTGTTCCCGAAGACTCGTACGAGGAAAACCCATGATCGCTCCTTGTGCGGTTCAACATCAACTACGGACGGAGACCTGGATCAGGTCGTGAGTTCGATGCTCTCCAACGCGATCGGCACCGCCATCTCGAACTGGAGGGCCACCGACTCCTGGATGATGACGCCCTGAGCATCCGTCGCCCACGTGTGATTCGGCAGGACGCAGCTCTCGAAGTAGCAGGAGCCGTAGGCGTCCTGGTTCACGTCCTGGACGACCATCAGCAGACCGATGGGCTGCGAGAAGAGGTCGGACGCCAGGTTGATGAAGAAGTTCTCGAAGCCCGGCGGGATGACGACGTCGTGCGGGTTCGGCATCGCCGCAGCACCGACGTTCGGGAACACGGCCGGGACGACGACGTCCGGCACGAGGTCCTGGTAGTACGCGTACAGGACGCGCAGGATCGAGGGGCCGTGGTACAGGACGCGAGCGAGTGCGAGCTGACCCATCGTGCGGCCCGAGATGAAGTACGACCGCTCCGAGCCGAGCTCGAAGATGCGGTTGAACTGCCGGTTGTGGGAGATGTTGATCGACTGCGTGAGGCCGACCGGGTACACGATCTGTGAGGCCTCGTCGGGAGCCGCGGAGATCGCAGCACCGAGGCTGAGGGCGCCACCGATCGACGCGAGACGCGGCGGACCGGCGAAGAGCCCGGTGTAGGCGCCGGTGATGAACCGACCGTCCACCATGCCCGGGCCGACGCCGCCCGACTGCACGTAGTTCTTGTAGGTGTTCCAGTTCGCGAACGATGCCATGGCGTGTTCCTTCCTTCAGCTCTCAGGCGAGAGCCCGACGAGCGGCTTCCTGGGGGTCCACACCCTGACGAATCAGCTCCTGCGCGGTCTTCACGGGGTCGACCACCGTGAGCTCGCTGGAAGCCGTCTTCAGCGTGTCGAGGAAGGAGTCGAAGCGTTCCGACTTCTCCTCGATGAGGTGGTCGATGTGCTCGCCGGCCCGCACGACGTTGAGGTCGGTCGCGAACTTCGAGTTGTCGATGGCGGCGATCTCCTCGGCGATCGAGGGGCGCTGCACGAAGGCCTGAAGGCCCGACTCCTGCACCGCAGGGGTCGAGCTCGTCTTGGCCGTGGGCTGGTGGCTCTCCATCACCTTCTCCAGGCGACTGTCGAGATCCGAGCCCGTGTTGTAGATGTCGCGGTCGGTCATGTTCCCTTCCTCAGCATGGCGGCTTTCAGGTCGTGGAGGAACAGCTCGAAGTCTTCGAGCTTCGCGTCACGTCGCCCGAGGTTCGCCGCCTGCGACGTCAGGACCACGTTGGTCTTGCAGTACCCGACTTCGAGGTCGAGGCGATCAAGTGAGACTTGCCAGGGGCCGGAGCTCCTGGTGGTCCTCATTGGCACCCCAAGCCAGAAGCACTTGCCCTCCTGGGCCGTGAACTGCTCGTTGAGCCAAGTCTCGTCGAGATCGAAGATGGTGTGAGGATGGTGCTTCTCGTTTCGGATCCTCGCGTGAGTGAGCAGGTACCTCATCCACACGCCCGGCTTGGCCAGGTACTTCTGCATGTACCGATGGTTGCGGGCAGACCGCTCCTCCGCGGTGAGAGGCACCGAAGAAGGAGCAGTCTTGATGTGATGAAGGCTGCCCATGTCAGACGATCAGCGTGATTTTGATCTCGTTGCAAGGATAGAAAACGCCCACGTCGATGTCGAGGAGCAGCGAGTCCGGCTGATCCGGGTTCTGCACGAGGCGCGAGACGTGGAAGCTCGCGAGGACCTTCTGGACGGTCAGGAAGCTGCCGAGCCCGTCGAGCGTCGTGCTGATCGAGCTCTGGAGGTTCTGCGAGATGTTGAACCGGCCGATGTAGTTCCGCAGACCGCCGCGGAGGAACTTCGCCGTGAAGTCGAGCGCCGTGAGGATCGAGAACTCGCGCTCTTCGATCGTGTCGATGGCGGACGTGAGCTGGTGCCGCGTCTGGATGGACTGGCCTGCGGCTTCCTGGAACATGTTCCAGAGGCCACCGCCGTCCATGATGCGGTACTGGATCTCACCGTAGCGATCGCTCGCACCGATGAGGCCCGTGAAGCCCTTGATGCCGACGTTCGTGAGCGGATCGGACGGGTTCTTCGACGCCGTCTTGCCGGCGAGCGCGGCGCAGACGTAGAAGCCCTCGATCTCCTGCTCTAGCCCATCGACCGTCGCCTTCGCCTTGTCGGGCGTGACGAAGATCATGCGGCGGTTCTTGTAGCCCTGCGGGATCGCGGCGTACGCGATCGCTTCCTCGGTGAGGTCCGCGAGCACGGTGCCGCGGATGAAGACCGAGAAGGGACGATCGACGATCGGGTTGGCGAACGCCGGCGAGCTGCCAGCGAAATAGAACCCGTCGGCGTTGTCCTCGCTGGTGCCGGCCGCGAGAGCGCCCGTGCTGACCGTGACGATCGAACCCGCCACCCCGGTGATGAGGTAGTTGTTCGTGTCGTCTTCGAGCTTGAGCACGATGCGATCGTCGATGGTGTACGGCGGGGCCGGGTGACCAGCCGCAGCGAGGAGAGCCGGCAGGTTCGCGAGACCCGTGTCGAACGTCGACACGCCGCCCGTGCTGTTGCCGAGCGAGCCCGAGCCGATGAGGTTGTTCGCCGTGCGCTCCGGACGGGGCGGGTTGTTGAAGACGACGCGTTCGAGACCGACCTCGGGGTCGCTCATCGCCGTGACGTGGGCATCCGCGAGGTCCGAGACCGTCGCGTCGTGCGTGAGCTGCGCGATCGCGTACACGTCCTTCGACTCGATGAACGTGTAGGCCTCCGCCCACGCCCCGAGCGTGCCGAAGGGCTCCGTCACCGTCGCCTCGCCGATGCCGAGACCGAACGTCTCCAGGCCCGAGGCGTTGAGCATCGCGAAGTACATGCCGAGGCCCAGGGGGTTCTCGGGGTTGATGGGCGACAGCTTCGACTCCAGCGTGGTGAGGTCACCGATGCGGAGCAGGTTGCTGTTCGTGCCGGCGGCGGACACGTCGCGACGAAGCGCCGTGTAGCCGAGGTACAAGCCCAGGTCGACCGCGGCCGTGGGGGTGCCGTCAGGAGCACGGAAGATCTCGTGCTTCACGACGACTTCGCCAGAGGTCGCGTCGACCTGGAGATCGGCACTCGGACGAGTCGTCGTCTGCGGACCCGTGAGACCGAGCGCGCGGATGTAGAAGTTGACCCACGTGGCGGTCAACTGGTACTCCGTGTCGAGACGAAGCCGCGTCACGACGCCCGCCGGAGCGACCTCCGTGATGAGGCCGAGACGGAGACCGTTGCCGTAGACCTCGTCGCCCACCATCGGAGCGTACGGGTTGCCGACGTAGCGGTTCGCCGTGAGGCCGAGCGTGGTGAGTGCCGTCGAGAGCGAGTTGATGCGGATCACGCTCTCCTCGCCGCCCTCGGTCGTGGGCGAGCGGAGGACGAGCTTGTTCGCCCCGTTCAGCGACGCGACCGCAGCGCCTGCGGGCACCTGCCACTTCGTGTTGATGGCAGCCACTAGCGCCGCAGCGTTCGCGATCGTCGGACCGATGATGAGCGTCTGCTCCGCCTCGCCGTCGATGCTCATGATGAGCGACTGACCGGGCGTCGCGAACGGGCCGCCGGCACCGTACGTGATGGTCGTGAGGTCCACGGTGGCCTGGACGCGAGCACGGCTGCGACGGCCTGCCGCGTAGTCGCCGACGACCAGGCCGAGGTTGCCGGACGTCGCGGTGCCGCCCGTGCGCTCGAACGACGAGCCCGGGCCGGTCGTGCCGGAGGTGAGGACGAGGTGGTTGCTCGCCCCGAGCGACGCGACGGTCGTACCGAAGGCCGCGTTGATCTGCGAGATGATGTCCGCCGCCGAGGCTGCCGCCGAGAAGTTGACGGTGACCGGGCCGGCGCCGTCCTTCGAGAAGATGGCGCTCGTGCTGTTCAGCGCGGAGAACGTCGTCGAGAGGTCGGCGGTACCCGTGAGGACCGCGGCACCATCCGTGAAGTTCTGGCCGGCGAACGTGAGGTACGGCGAGAGGTTGTCGCCATCACCATCGTTGAAGACGCTGACCGCCGCGGTCGCACCACGCAGGAACGTGGTCGTGCGGCTGACCTCGACGAAGTTGCCGCCACCGATCGCCGCGAACACGCGCACCGTCGAGAAGTCGAGCGTGAGCTCGTCGAGGTTGCTGCGCGGATCCGGGTAGTTCTCCAGGCCGACGTCGACCTTGAAGTTGTTGTTGTAGCCGCCACGGCCCGTCTCCGTGTAGCCACCACCACGCAAGTTCAGCACGGTGAGGCCGGTGCCGCCCATGATCGAGAGCGTCGCGAACGGACCCGTGGCCACCGAGTGGAGAACGATGCGCTGCTGCGCACCGCTCGTCTCGATCGCGACGAGCAATCCGACGATGTCGAGCGAGTCGATGTACGCCTTCACCTCTTCGACCGTCGGGTTCGCCGGCGAAGCCGGGAACGTGATGGTCTGGGTGGGGCCGTTGTTCACGCTGAGCTGGAGGGTGAGGCCCCCGAGCGTCGCGTACTGGAACGGCGTCGAGACGTACGGGAACTCGATCCGTGCCGGCAGCGCGAGCAGCGCCTGGCTGTTCAGCACGCCGGTGTCCAGGACAGCCTGAACGACCTCCTTCGCGACACCCATCACGCAGGCGGGCATCGTGGGAACGAAGATCGTGGGGGTGACCTGACGGAACTCGGTGAAAACCTTGACGCCCGGCCGGGGAAGCATGTTCGGAGTGGTCATCGCGAGAATCTCCTTCTCAGGTCTTGAAGCGGACCGTCAGAGGCTTCGACGATTGTGCCTCGGACAGGTCGTTTTGGGGAAGGGCGGGCGCTTCTTTCGACAGCACCGGCGAAACCGGACGAGTCGGGACCTTCACCGGCTCCTCCGATAGCACCGTCGTTCCCACCAGGGCGCGACGAGGACGAAGCTTCTGACGAGGCCCTGTTGCCGTCGCAACAGTCACCACTTCACGAAGCACCGGCTTGTTCAACGGGCTCGCCACCGTCATGTGCTGAAGGTAGACAGGCATGTTGATGCTGACGCAGATCCAGTTCTCCTCAGAGTCTGGGCCCGAGATCAAAGATCCGGCTGGCGTCGGTGGGGCCAGCGATGGACGCTGACCCAAGTACAAGATGAAGGTGTTCCCGCGCATGAGCTCGTTGCGCAGGTTCCAGATGTTCTCGGTGACGAACCAAGCCAGCTCCTCCGCCTCGAACTTGTTCCGAGACAAGACGTTGATGCTGCTGGTCGTGGGGATCATGTCCATCTTGACGTGAGCCCCCGTCTTCACATCGACGTAGGCTTGATCACCAAGACCGACTCCGTGGAAGGCCGCAGGGCCTCGACCGACGGTGATGGCTGGACGATTCGCGACGATCTCGGGATCGACCGGATTCTCCGTACCGATCCAGATCTCGGAACCCTCTTGGTCTTGCGATGTCCCCGAGCTCTGCATCCAGTGGTAGGCGCCCGGAGGACACTGAGCGAACAGACCGCGGACGAACCCCACCACAACCCGCTGGAGAGCTACCAGCGGACTGCTCGTCTCATCCGAGGGCTGCCCCTCGGGAGTCTGTGCACCCATGATCGTCATCGGAAGATCTTGTACCGGCTGTCCTCACGCCAGGGGTCCTGACGACGTGCCTGGATCATCGGAGTCGGAGCTCCGCCCAGCTTCGGCGGAGGAGAGTTCACCGGAGTCTGAGGCTCCTGCTCGCGCTCAGCCGTCATCGTGCCACCAGCTTCGCGGTCCACCTTCTTGTCGTTCAGTGAAGCAGTGTCACGACGCTCCTTCATCTTGTTCCGCTGAACGGACAGCAGGTACGTGCCGAGACCGCCGGTTGCGGCAACAGCCGCCGGCAACATCCTCTTGAGCCCCTCCTGTGAAGAGGGGGTGTTGAAGATCTTGGGCGCCAGGTACTCCGCCCCAGTGCGTCCGAGAGCGTAGCCCCCGGCAGTGCCGAGGACAGCGAGGGGCAAGTCCTTCAGGACCTGCTTCCACTTCGCCTTGTCCATCTCCTCGTACGTGTGCGGTGAAGACCCGTAGCCCTCGGTGCTGAGCTTCATGAGCTCCGCGTGCATCGCACGCAGCGAGAGCGGGGTCGTCATCTCAGTACCTCCGCCCGCCGCCGGTGAGGGCCGAGCCCGCAGCGAGAGCTCCTGCGCCGGCGAGACCGCCGCCCACGAGCTTCGAGAGGTTGGCACCCCCACCGACAGCCTGGCCAGCACGGAGGAGACCCCCGCTGACAGCCTGACCGATCGCCGGCGACGCCCGACCGGCAAGCGTCGTCGCGCCCGTGAGTGCCTTCGATCCGAGCTGCCCGAGCATGTTGCCCACGGGAGCCAGGTTGATGGCGGTCTTGATGTGAGCGAGCTCGTCGCCCATGGCCGCCAGAACGGCGCCGTCGAAGGTGGATGCCTGCTTCTTCATCGTGTCCTCAGCTCTCGTTCGGGTCGTAGGGCGTGGTGCCGTAGTACGCGAACACGTTCGGCGTCTTCTCGTCGACCGTGTTGTTGAAGTTGTGCGGGTTCGTGTACATGCGACCCGGACTTGCTTGGATGTCCTTCAGTGGCGACTGAAGATTGAGTGGCAACTTGTATTCTACGTCGGTCGGCATGATTGCGCGAAGCGTGAGCTCCTGCTTGATCGGGGCTCGAAGGCGCTCCGATGTCACGACATTCACGACTCGCCAGCGCTGGTTCTCCAGCTCGGTGAGGACGTCCCCTACCTTCACCACGGGGTAGAAGGTGAGACGACCCGTCGTCATCTGGTCCTGGTTCTTCTGCAACGACTGGAGCTGAACGGCCTTGCCCACCGGGTCGATCTGCGCCCACACCTCGATCGGGTTGAGGTAGCCACGCACGAAGCTGGTGTCGTAGCAAGAGATGCAGTTCGAGCGCTTCTTCGCCGAGAGCTTGGAGTCCCAGCAGTTCTTGCAGCGCATCCCGAAGGTGCGTCGCGGGAACAGCCAGCACATGCGGCCGATGACCTGTGTGAAGGCGGTCTGCTCCAGACGACGAATCGCCGAAGCGATGAGGTCAGGTTCCGCTTCCTGGATGACCGGGCCGAAGATCGCGGTCTCGTTGCTCGCCTTGTGACGAACACGAAGTTGGTACCAGAACTGCCGGAACTTGTACGACGTCGGGACACGACGGTCGACGAAGATGAAGCGGTCCTCGAACTCCTCGGTGATCGGATCGAAGGGACCTTCGCCGCTCTCGGAGCGGAACACCTGGAAGGTGTAGTCCAGCACCTCGACGTCGGTGACACTCGTCTCCCACGTCACTTCCTGGACCGCGATGTCCAGAGACCGCACACGAAGCCGATCGATTTTCAGCGCGACAGGCATCAGCGAGAAGATCCCACGGCAGCGCCCATCTGTCGTGCGTCATACCGGGCCTTCTGCACTGCGGACTCCCCGGCCTTTGCCAGGCGCTTGGCTGCCGAGCTCTGGCGAAGCGCTTCGAGGGTCTCCGTGACGCTCTTCGGCGTCAGCGTGTTCGGCGGGTTGAACGCCGCCGTCTTCTTGGGGAGCAGCCCCGCTTGCTGGGCGAGCTGTTCGAGGAGCTCGGGAACGGTGACTCCGTTCACCTTGAGCTTCTTGGTCTTCTTCACCGGATCGGCAGCACCGAACACGTTGGGCGTGCCGTAGCCGACCTCGTTCCGGGGCTGGTTCTTCATCCGCCCCATCGAGACTTCGACTTCCTTCGGCAAGGACTGCGAGTACTCACGCTCGATCGCAGCAGCCAGCTTGCCGAACGGCATCTGGGAGAGGTGATCGAGGACGCTTGCACTTCCGATGACCGGAGCTCCGTGCTGGACGGCGCCCTGGATGACCTTCTGTGGGCCGAGCTGCTGAGCAGCATGCTGGAGCACTGACCCTTGAGAGAACGCCATCGTGGGCGTCTTCTTGGCGACGACTCCTGCCACCTGCGAGGCCGCAGCTTGGGCCTTCTGAGCGGAGAGCGTCAGCGCATGCTGAGCGGCCTGCGTCCCTGCCGACGACCCCAAGTTCTTGTAGTAGCCGGCGAGCTCGGCGACTGCGGCACGACGAGCAGGATCGACACCCTGCTGTGCGATGCGAGCAGCCTGGTTGACGTGCTTGCCGACCTGACCCGCTTCGAGCCCGATGGTGCTCATCAGGTTCGACTTCTTGACCTTGCCGAGGGCAGTCCACGGCGCACGCCGTACGTGAGGACGTACGGCCACCGCGGCTGCCTTCGTGATGAGGTCGAGGTCGAACATCACTTCCTCAGCGAGGACTGGATGAGCTCGGCGAGGCTGGCGGTCTTCCCGTCCTGCACCTGCCGAAGGGCACGACCACCCTCGACTGCGATCGGAGCGCCGTACGCGGCACCGATCATCGAGCCGATGCCACGAGCGAAGCCGGGGTCGTGCATCTTGAGCACCTTCGCGGCGCCGTGTCCGACGAGAGCACCCATCGCGGCACCGCCGCCGGCACCCGCGGCGCCCATGAGAGCGCCCTGGCCACCGTCAGCCAGCGAACCACCGAGACCGCCACCGATCGCGGAGCCGATCATCGACTTGGGGGTGAAGTCCAGCGAGTGACCGAAGCCGGGGGAGCCGAGGAAGTGACCGGCGGTCGCGCCGATGCTCGCCCTGTCGAAGCGCTTCTTCTGATCCGTCTGCTCCTTGGTCTTCTCCTTGGCCGCGAACTTCGTGATGAGCGAAGCGAGCTTGCCAGCGGCCGGCTCCTGCACCGGAGCACCGCCCGCAGCGCCGCCACCGATCTCCGCACCGAGCTGACCGCCGGCTGCGGGATCGGGGGTACCGATCACGGCCTGCCCCGGAGGAGTCGGCTGACCGACACCCATCACCTTCATCTTGTGAAGCTGGATGGTGAGCCCGAGCTTCTGGAGACGCATCGCCTCGCGCTCGTCGCACTCCTTCGAGTAGTCGTACATCGGCTGCTGAGCAGACCGAGCCATGCGCTCCTGGAGATGGCGCTGCTCCATCGCGAGCTCCTGCTCGCAGAGAGCGATCGCCTGCGGAGCGAGGGGCGAGCCATCGAAGGCTTGGAGGAACTTCTCGTCCATGGCGCCCTCGTGGAAGGCACGCTTGAACGCGAAGCGGTCGTACGCGTTCGGTTCGACCACCTCGATCGGAGTGGCCGAGGCCGTCTTCGCGCCGAAGGTGCTGATCAAGAATGCGTTGAGCTCGTCCATGGTTGCTCCTTCAGTATTGCGACGGATCGTTGGGGGAAGCGGTGAGCGCCTTCGTACCGAGGATGCCGGTACCGAGGCCAGCGACGAACGCCGGCAGGTGCTCGCGAAGATGCGGGCCGAGAGCCTGAACACCGCGATGTGCAGAGGCGACGCCGTGGTTGACGGCGGCGTTCACCGCAGCTTCGACAGTGTCGCCGGCACGATGCGAGCTCGTCTTCGCACGACGGATCCCCTCGGCCACGGACTCCGCCATGTCGGACTTGCGCTGAGCGCGATCGTGCATGCCCTTGGCGGCGAGGAGGCCTCCGCCGGCGAGAGCCGCGGCGCCCGCGTTCGGAGCGTGCTTCGCAAAAGCCTCGGTCGCCGCCTCGCCCATGCCGTGAGCGATGCTGCGTCCGGTCGCACGACCCACGGAGTCGACGACTCCCGCGCTCTTGTCGCGGTTCGCCATCGCACCGCCGGCGAGAGCGAGGCCACCAGCCGCCGCACCCGCCGCCGGCAGGTACGGACGAGCCTTCTGGATGAGAGCTCCGAGGCCGCTCGCAGCAGGCGCAGCAGCCGCACCGACGGCGCCACGCACACCACGCTTGCCCACGATCGTCGCGACGTCGACCGAGGTTTTCACCGTGACGTGCGTGCCGGGCTTGCCGCCCTTGTCGTCGCCCTTGGCCTCACCACCGCCGGAGTCACCCGACGGCTGCTGTTCCTGGCCTCCTGCGGCCTGCTCCTGACCCCCCGGTGCAGAACCCTGGGAATCCTGCCCCGGGGTTCCTTCTTGACCGGGAGCGACGCCCGTCTGTGCAGCGAGCTCGGCCTCCGCCTGCTGCTGCGGAGTGGCCGGCATCCCCTGAGCGGCGAGGTCGCTGACCGTGGCTGCGGACTCGGCGACCGGGTCCTGCATCACGAAGTTGGCGAGCTCCTGACGCATCTGATTGACGCGCATGCCGAGCTGCATCTTCTGGATGGAGTGATCCGCCGCACGGCCTTCCGCTTCCGCGGCCTGCTGCGTCGCCATCATCGCCTGCTGCGAGTCCATCTGGGACTGCTGCGTGAGCTGCTCGACCTGCTGCTGGGCCTGCATGAGCTGCTGCTGGGCAGCCTGGGCTTCCGCCTGCGCCTGCTGAGCTGCCTGCGAGGCCTGCATCGCGACGGTCTTGGCGTGCGAAGCCTCGGCCATCGCCTGCGCCGCACCGAGCTGCTGCTCACGCTCGATGTACGCCTCGGGGGAGTCGGCGTTCGGCATCACCATATCCGACTTCTTCTCCTGCTCCTTGTGCTTCTTGAAGAAGTCGGTGCCGTTCGACAGCACGGCACCTCCGACGTAGGCCGCGGACTTCGCCTTCTCGATGAGGTCGACCAGCGACACCGGAGCCTCGACCGGCTTGACCGAGACGTCCTTCGGCGACTTCGTGTTGGGCGACGTCTTCTGGACGTCCGGCTTCTCGGAGCGCAGAGCCGCGGGCGACAGAGGCGTCAGCTCCACACGGACCTGGTCCTTGTGGTGGATGACGTCCATGTCCTTGTTGAGGTCGGCGATGCGCTTCTGGAGGAAGCCCTTCATCGCCGCCTTCTTCTCGTGCTCGGCGTGGATGCCGGGGAACTTCTTCTCCACGGCGGCACGCACCTTCGCCTTCTCGTCGGAGGTGCCGTGCATGCCCACCATCCCGAGAGCAGCGAGAGCGTGATCCTTGTCATGGATGGGGTACTTGCGTTCCGCGGGGAACACGAAGTTGCTGTCCTTGATCTCGGACCGGGCGCCGGCGGTGAGGTCGGCGGCCTTCTTGTCCTTCTCCTTGCCGGAGTAGGAGGGGTCCATGCCGGCACGACGGAGCTGCTCGTACGTCGCGACCGCAGCGGCCTTCGGCTGCTCGGGCGTCGTCTCGACCTGCACCTTCGTCGACGCCGGCTGCGCCTGAGCGGGCTGCTCGGTCTCGGCCGGAGCTTCGGCCGTGGGCATGGCAGGCAGAGCCGTGGGCTCGACGAGCTGCCAGAGCTCGTCCTGGTGCTCCTCCTCGCGCTGGAGGAACTGCTCGATCGTGAACTTCATGGGCGTGTCGCCGCAGATGCTGTGGAGCTGCTTCCACAGCGTGAGCCCCATCTGCTCGACGACGATCATCGCCTGCACGATCTCGTTCGGATCGTGAAGCGGCTCCGGCGGCGGGTACGGCGGGATCGAGACACCACCGGGCGACAGCACGCTCATGCGGCGCAGCAGGTAGTCGGCATGCTCCAGCTCGTGGCTGGCGTGCTCCATGAACTCCTCCGCGATCCCCTCGTGCGAGAGACCACGCATCATGTTCGCGTAGTAGACGTAGTACGTCTGCGTCTTGAACTCGTTCGAGACCATCTGCGCGATGAGCTCGACGGCCTGCGGAAGCGGAACGAGGAACGGGCCCTCGACCTCGCCGCCAGGTGCCGGCATCTCGCCCTCTGCCATCTTCCGGATCCCGGCGATGAACAGCGAGCCGTCGACGAGCCCGATGGGGTTCGTCGGCTTGAAGGACATGATCAGGGTCTTGTCGAGGTCCATGATGCTCACCCCTGGATGAAGGCGACGTACTGACGGCTGAGAGGCTCGATGAGGATCTCGATGATGTCGGTCGGGTTGGTGGGCGACTGCGTCAGCTTTGGGTCCGCCGTCGTCGTCGAGAACCCGAAGTACGAGTTGGCCGTCCCCGTTTCGAGCAGAACGACGGGTGTCGTGTCGTTCCAGAGAACGAGGACCTGCCCACCGTTGTCGTCGGACTTCATGAGATGGGCGACCACGGAACCCACCGCAGCGTTGATCTCTGAGACGATGTGGTGGAGATCGAGGTTGGCGGAGAACGTGACCGTCCCCGCCGGAGTAGCGAAGTTCAGGGTGAGGCCGCCGACCGGGTGCTTGTAGAGGTCACCCGTCACAGCGAGCGGACCTTGGTCACGCCCCACCGAGAGGTTCGTCTTGCTGGACACCAGCCCGTTCAGGAGACGGGAGAGCTGCTCCGGATCCTTGGCCTTGATGAAAGAGATCGTCATGAGGTCATCCTCTCACGGAAGGGGCTGTCACCAGAACCCGAGGGCGTAGAGCCCGAAGTAGTCGGAGTGGACTCCGCTCGGACCAAGGTCGAGGAGTTGTTCGATGTTCAGCGCGGTCTTCACCTGGCGCTTGTTCTGCTCGTACCCGGCTTGGAAGAGCTGGAGCATGGACTGGATGATCGGAGCCTTGTCGTTGATCGCCACCGACATGCCGCCATCCGAGAACGGCAAGTAGTTGCGGGCGTGGAGGATCATCACGCTCTGTAGAAGCGTGATGACCGTCCCACGGACCATCAGGTTCTGGAGGCTCCTCGATGCGAGCTCGTTCAGGGCGTACCCGGTGAAGGGCGGCGTCCCGTTGAAGTCGGACAGGAAGTCCTGCGTCGCCCAGACGATCATGCGATCCGAGCTCTCCTCCCCACGGATGAGGAGGTTGAGCTCGGCGAAGTCGCGCATGAAGAGCCGGACCGACTCGATGTGACCTCGAAGCACCGATCGCGGATCGAAAGGCTGTCCGAGTCCCTGAACGAACGGCATCAGTTACCTCCCAGCCACGCCTCCAGCGCCGAGATGAGGTTCGCCTTGCTGACCTGGTCGGGCATCTTGGCGCCCGACGTGGTGATGAGCTCCTTGAGCTTCGGGTTGGAGAGGCCACGCCAGCCCTCGGGCAGCGTGCGGCCCGTGGACGGCTTCGCCTCGGCGACGTCGTCACTCTTCGCTTCCTCGACCTTCGCTTCCTCGACCTTCGTCTCTTCGACGACGGGTGTGGTCTCCTCGGGCTTCGAGAAGTCCATCTGCTCGGGGCTCGTCTTCGACGGGATGCCGGCTTCGGCCTCGACGTGCGGGGGAGCATCGGCATCCGACGGGGGCGGAGCGTCGTCGTGCGGAGGCTCGTTGGTCTCCTCGACCTTCGGAGCTTCCTGCGTCTCCTCGACGACCGGCTTCTTCGCATCTTCGGCCTTCTGGGCTTCGATGCGAGCTGCCTCTTCGTCGGCCTTCTGCTTCTCCAGCTCGGCCTGAGCACGAGCCTGCTCTTCCTCTTGCGCCTTGACGGCTTCGCGAGCTGCCTTCACCACCAGCTCCTCGGCCTCGATGTCGGCCTTCACCTTGGCGAGGGCTTCCGAGAGGACGAGATCCGTTGCGCTCGTGTCGAGCCCGAGCTGGGCGACGCGGGGCGAGTAGTCCATGAGGTGATGAACGCGGGTCTCGATGCTCGGCAGATCCGAGTCCGTCGACGAGAGCGAGCGAGAGACGAACGCCTCCCAGACCTCTTGTGTCGGACGCTCGGTGCGCATCAGCTCCATGAGCTGAGCGAGCGGCATCGTGGTGTAGTCCGGGGCGTCGGGGGTGCCGACGAGCGCCGCGAACGCTTCGTTGATCTCCACGACCGTGTAGACGTTGTCGTCTCCACTGCGGAGCTGGAGGATCCCCTGCGAGATCTTGTGGAGCAGCTCGTCCTTGTGGGGCGCGAGCCGCGGGAACTCGACGGGCACGCTGCGAGCGGGACGCACCGTCCACGGCCCGAGGCGGAACACCATCTGGCGGGGCTTGGCGGCATGCCGGAGCGTCCTCGTTTCCGAGTCGCGACCCGAGCCGTACAGATACACGATCTTGTCCATGTCTCTCCTCGTTCGTTTTCAGGTTCATCAACACAATGGGCCGGAAGGCCGTCTCCAGCCAACCGGCCCATCGTAGCTGGTCCCAGCCCGAGCCGGGCTCCTCGATCAGAAGGAGACGACGCCCGGGAAGAACGTGCGATCCGCGGCGCGGTTGTTCGGCGCCCCGAGATCCTCCTCCACCTTCGGCGAGACCGAGGAGAGGATCGAGTCCGTGTTCAGCGACGTCGCGTCACCGGAGTAGAGCTCCAGCTTGCGGACCGACGCCACGTTGACGATCGACATGCCGACGTCCTTCCACGCGACGAACTTGATCAGGTTGATCACCTTGTCGATGTAGAACTTGACGTTGTTCAGGATGTAGAAGCGACCCAGGAACTCCGGCGACGTGTACGCGTACACGTTGCCCGGACGGAGGATGTCCGTCTTGATGGTCCGGATCAGCTTCTTGCCGAGCAGGGTGTTGAACTGCCAGCCCTGAACGGTGGTCTCGCTCTGCACCTTCGAGCCCTGGTCCTCGATCGTCCACTGGAGGACGTCGTCGAGATCCTTGCTCGTGATGAGGATGAGCTCGCACTCCAAGCGGTTGCCGTCGAGTAGCTTCATCAGGTTGACGATGTCCGGGCGCTGGATCGGACGAACGATCGCGTCGTTCGTCGAAGCCGCACGCGCGAGCTCGCCCTTGATGACCGAGAACTCCACCGGCGGCGTGCCGCTCTGGAGACCCGTCGCGTTGAGCGCCGTCGTCGAGCCGTTGGCCTCGGTCTGGAGCGCCTGCACCGCGGCCTCGGAGTAGATCAGGAACTGACGGTCCTGGATCTCGCCGATGTCGCGGATCGAGTTCTGCTCGACCACCTTCCCGAGCGGGTACGGGTAAGCCAGGAACTCCTGCTCCGGCTTCTGGTACATCTCGCTCATGATGGTGATGAACGGCACCTCGACGCGCTCGCCGCGGAGCAGCCGAGCCGAGGGCTCGCCACGGAAGGTGACCACCATGGCGCGCGAACGCGGCTCCAGGTGCTCGATCTTCACGAGCGAGTCGTGGTTGACCGAGATCTGGCAGTCGCTGCGCGTGACGGTCTGGGGCGGGAGGACCCGCTCCAGGAACGACGCCTCGCGCAGGCGATCTCGGATGTAGCCCCCGACCTCCGCCGCGAGCTTCGTCTTCGCGTCGGGGTTCGAGAGGTGCTGAATGGTCAGCTCCTTTGCATCGTGCAGCATGATGTTCTCCTATCTCCTTTTCTGTCTGTCCGTCCGTCCCGACTTGCCGTCCGGATCAGACCGCCGTCTGAAGGAAGCGGAGACGACCACCGTTGGTGATCGCCAGCCGCGTCACGTAGCCGATGATGAGGTTGGAGCCCGTGCGGAGGATGAGCCCCGAACGCGTCTGCCCACCGACCGTGCACGCGCCCGTCATGAGCGGGCTGTGGAGGACGAGCGACGTCGTGTCGTACACGATCGTGTCCGCCTCGTACGTGCCGCCCTTGAGGATGGCCGCCTTGCCGGTCGCCTGCATCCCGAGGTCACCGCGCCACTCCAGGAAGGCGTAGGCGGGGACGAGCGGGCCCTGGTCCGTCGCGCGGACGAGCTTGTACGTGCTGTCCTCCGTGACGAACTCACCGTCCATCAGCGGGACCTTGCCCGAGATGTTGGGGTTGAGAAGGTCCTTGTCCGCGACCTCCATCGCCGGGCGCATCAGGCGATCCCAGGACGTCGGGAACACCACCTCGAACTTCCGATCGTTCGTGCTCATGATCATCTCTCCTGTCTGGTTCCTCGGTGTGGATCAGCCAATCGCCTGAACGAGCGCGTCCAGGTGATTGTAGTTCGCCGAGGAACCGAGCTCCCCGGACAACGTCGTCGACCCCGCACCGTGCGAAGACGAGGTCTCCTCGTCGGTGCGGAGCGTCGCCAGCTTGAAGCCGCCTGCGCTCATCTCGACGGCGGCTTCGATGCCGTCGAGCTTCGAGGGATCGACGGCGCTGAGCATCGCGACCTTCTCGGTCAGCGACAGAGCGGGCTCCAGGCCGCGCTCGTGCATCCGCATCGCGAGCTTGTGCACGTGAAGCTCACGCTCCACGGCCGTGTTGGTGGCCTGGAGCTCCAGGTTGTCGGACGCGAGCTTCCGGATCGTCTTGGCGCCCTCCAGGAGGACGGCCGGCGAATCGGAAGCGAGCTTCGTGAGGTCCATGTTCGTCTCCCTTCAGGCGGCCGTGCTGGCCGCCGCCTTGCGTGCTGCCGCGGTGTTGAGGATGGAGGCGATCTTCGCCCCTTCGATGTGGTCGAGGTTGTCGGAGAGGCCCTTGTCGGTCTTCGCCGAGAGGGCGGTCTCCGAGACGTGCTTGCCGGCCTCGGTGCGGACGTCCTTCGTCTTGGCGTCGCGCTTGGTCATCGAGATCATACCCGCGTTGTCGCGGACCGGACCCGTGGGGACCGGGAGGTCGCCCTGGTTGCGGTTCGTCGGCAGCGTCTTGGGGTTGCCGTGGACGAGCTTCGTGGAGGCGTCCTCCTCCTCGTACGCCTTCTTGGCGCGATCGAAGTCGGCGCGAGCCGCGTTCGCGAGGTCGGTGGCTTCCTTCGCACGGCCGACCGCGAGCAGAGCATTGCTCTGAGCGATCTTCGCCATGAGGACTTCCTCGGCCGCGCTCTTGGACTTGCTCCAGTTCGCGTCGTTCTTGTTCGTCTCGATGTGCATGCCGCTGCCCGGGCCACCGCCCGAGTGCGCACGCTGCGCCGGGATCGACGACGCGGACGTCATCGTGTCCTTCGTCGGGCCCTTGTCGGGCGAGACGAGGACCTCGGGGCCGCTGCGGTCCTGCACGTTCGTGCTGCCGCCGCCCCGATTCGTGCCCATCTCGGCGAGCTTGGGCATCACGAGCGCGAGGTGTTCCATCACCTCGACGACCTTCACGGCCTCGGCCGCCGTCGAGACCACGCTGGCGCGCTTCTCGGCTTCCTTCGTGCGGACCGGAACGGCGGCTGCCGCTGCGGCGCGCTTCTCGGCTGCGGCGACCTTCGCGGCCTCCGCTGCCTTCGCATCGACCGTCGAAGCGATCTTCTCGCTTGCCGACTCGATGGCGGAACTCACCAATGCACTGAGCTTTCGCATGACGTCTTCCTCACTGCACCGGCGGAGGCGGTGCGTTCTTCTGCGCCAACGAGCTATCGCTGGGGGTTGCTTGGGACGGGTTCGGCGACGACCACTGCGACTTGCTGGGTGCGTTGGTCGACTTGAGCTTCTGTGACGCATCACCCATCCCAGACGAGGCGTACGACGAGCTCGGCCTGATGGAGGCGGTGGACGCCGTCTTCAGGAAGCTGTCGAACATCAAGTTGGGATGGGTGCTCATCACGGTGTTGCTCAGGTGCCGGGCTCAGCCGACCTTGTAGCCCTTCAGGGCGAGGAGGTTGATGGCGGCGGCGTCGACCTGCTCTTCGGCGGAAGCGAACTTCGCGCTCGTGGCCGGGTTGACCCCGTTCTCGATGAGGATCTGAGCGGCGCGGAGCTCCGCGACCTTGGCGAAGTTGGCCTTCTTCTCGGCCTCTTCCTTCTCCTTCTTCTCGTCCTCGTCCTTCTTCTCGTTCTTCTCGTCCTTGCCCTTGCCGTGCATGTGCTCGGCGAACTGCGGGGGCATGCCACCGGCGGTCTTCGCGCGGAGCTCACGAACGAGAGCGGCCTTCTTCTCGTTCTTCTCTTCCTCGCGCTTCTCCTCGTCGGTCTTGCCGGCGGCGACCTTGTTCGCCTCGGCGATCTTCGAGAGCTCGTCGACGTAGGAGTGCGCCATCACGCGACCGATCGCATCGGCCTCCGCGAGCTTCTCCTGGAACGCGGCCTGCTTCGTCGCGTAGGTGGGGTCGCTCATGAGCTCCGCCATCTTCACGACGGCATCGTTGAGCTCCGCCGGCGACGCCTTCGTCAGGTCGTACCCGTTCGCCGCGGCGACCTTCACGACCTCGGCCATCGCCATGCCGTAGTCGACCTGCGGCTGCTCGCCCGCCACCTTCTCGGGCTGCGCCGCCGGGGCCGCTGCCTGGGGAGCCGTACCCGCCGGGGGCGTGGTCTCGGTCGCGACCTTGGGCTCGTTCATGAGCATCTCCAGGAGGTCCATCGACTCCTGCTCCGTGAAGTCGCTCAGCGTGAGGCCGCGGTCCGCCGCCAGCTTCACCAGAGCATCACCTGCCGCTGCGATCTTCGTCTCGAAATCCATGATCTACCTCGTCGTTCGTCGTTGCCCGATCGTCGGTGGCCGCGCGAAGCAGCCTCGGAAGGGGAGTTACAGAGCAACCTGCACTGCGTTCCGGAGACCGGAGATGAAGTTGGTGTTCCGATTCATCGTGGAGCAGACCTCGTCACCGAGAGCGCTGAGCTTGCGGTAATCGGGGCTTGTCATCACGTACTCCACAGCAACACCAAGTTCCTCTTCGACCTCTGCCACCTTTTCGAGGTGAGCCGAAATCCAATGTACCACGGTGGATGAAGACAGGAGAAGACCCGCCAGGGAAGATGTCTTCGTCAACTCCCTGAAGTCGGGCGGGCACGCCTCGTGGTACTTGGGCATCAGATGCTCCGCCTGCTTCAGCAGAGAAGCCCGGTACCCGTTGTAGAGAGCCGCGACATCATGAACGAAGACGGCGTCGAGTAGTTGTGGAACAGGGGCCGAAGCCGTCTTCGACATCATGCCCAGCCGGTAGTGCAGATGCGGGGCAAACGAAGAGCGATGCTCCACGTACGGCATGAGCCTCTCGGCCAGCTTCAACGAGAAGAGCTGGGGGTCCACGGCATACCCAGTCTCGTACTCCGGCAACGACGTTTTGAACGTCATGTTGTGGTCGGCGGCCATCGACGCGACCTTCGCGTGGAACGGGTGCTCGGTGCCGACGACGCCATGGAACTCGTTCGGCTTGAGCATGATGCCCAGACCCGCGAGTGTGGACAGCAGAGTGCGAGCACCGACCTCCTTCGAGAAGTCAGCCAGCTCTCCGAACGGGATGTCCATCTCTCCGTTGGCACAGAGCTCGACCTTGCGAGCGATGCCACCAGGGATCTCCTTCTCCATCGCCGTCTTCTTGATGTTCCTGATGTGCTCTCGGGTAAGAAGGGTTCCAGGGCCTGCCTTCTCACTGGCCGTCTTCGACATGTCTGAGGCCCCCTTCAAGAGCTCACCGATGCTCTGCGGACGCTGACGAGCTCCGGCACGACTGCCGCTTGCACTCATGAAGAACATGACTCGTGCAGTACGGTCCGCACCGATCCACACGAAGCTGATGTCGAAGAAGCGCGGGTAGTCGTTGTAGACGAAGACCTTCTGGCCGTCGTCGAGCACCTGACCGCGCTGCTTGACCATGTGGTCGCAGTAGTCGGCCTTCGTGATCGCAAGACCACGAATGGGCTTCACGGTCCGGTGGTACACGAGGATGGCGACGCCGGGGCTGGCGTGACGCTTCGGGTCGTACGCCTTCTTCGCCTTCTTGACGGTCTCCCAGTCCGTGCAGATCGAGCAGAAGTCGAAAGGCACCTTGCAGCCCATCGAGACATCGACTCGATCACCCCGGCCGATCCTATCAAGAATCGCAGAGTGACCCCGTTGCATGGCGAGGTCGACATCGACCCGCATCACGAGCTCGATGCGCTTCTGCGCCTCGTTGCGTGCGACGAAAACGACGTCACCGAAGCCCAGCGACGTGGGGTCCGTGTTCTTGTGGTGGGCGTAGACGGTCGCGCCGTAGTAGCTGGGGTAGCCGAAGGGCCAGCTCTTCGCGATGCGAGCCTGAACGACGGGATCCGTCTCCCAGTTCTCGTACTCGCCATGGAGGTGACACGTCTCGGGGGCGTGCAGCAGACCGTTGAAGTCGAGGTGCGGGTTGTACCCGTAGTAGTCGACGTTCGAGTTCGGCCCGTAGTACTCCGAGTACCCCATCGCGTTCACGTGCGTGAACATGTACTTGGGGTCCGGGCGAAGACGCGAGATGAAGTCCTCGACGAGCGGCAGAGCGCCGGCCACTTTCGTCATGTGGCCGGCCTCGATGAGATGAACCGGCGGCTCGCCTTCAGCCGACGAGAACGCGCGCTTCAGCATCATGGATCAGGTCTCGGGAGTGCTGCTGCTGGCGTTTCGGCGCATCCTCTGAACGTGGCTCTTGAGCATGCGGTTGTGCCGCTGCGAGACGTTGAGGTCGTGGCGCAGGCCTTCCGACTTGTCCTTCTTCGAGGCATCGCCCATGCGGAGGATGACGTCGCTGAGGTCCTTGCCGAAGTGACCCGGCTCCGGACGCTTGAGGGCGCTGAGCTGACGAGCCTGCTCGAACAACGCGGCGTGGGGGTTCGTCGGGTTGTTCATAGTCGCCATGTTGTTCACGAAGCTGGCCGCGACCGTGGGGTCGTTGGCGAGCTCCGGGTTCAGGCGATGCAGCGTGTTGAAGTAGCGCTGGACGTCCTCCGCGTTCCTGTCGTGCAGGTGCGGGTTCTGCGCCATCATCGTCTTGTAGGCGTCGGCCTTGCGGGTGGCTTCGGTCATCTTCGAGATGACGGCCCCGATGCCCTGAGCTGCGAGCGTGGCGAGCGGAACGGCGATCGGAGCCACCTCCATCATCGTGCGCCCCAGGCCCTTCAGGTGCTGAAGGTCACCGGGACCGACGAGAGCGGAGGTCTTGGCGACGACACCGACGTACTCGCGAGCGCTTGCATGCTTGGAGATCAACATCAGTAGTACCCTCCTCCACCGCTACCGAAGTCGCCAGGGCGAGAACCGAAGTCCCTCGGGATGAGGGCGGACCCGACCGCGTTGCCGGCAGCACCCATCTGCTGACCGAGCCACGCCTTGCCGCGACGGGTGGGAGCGTACTGGTTGGCGGCGTGGTTGGCGACCAGAACGGGAGCTGCATAGCCCACCGTCTTGCCGATCGCCTCCGAGCCGAGGTTCTTGCCGATGGCTCCCCCCACGCTTCCAGCGGCCTGGAACACCTTGCCGGTAGCCTTGCCTACGGTCTTCGCAGCCTCGGCAAGGCCGGCCAGCTTCAGAAGCGTGATGGGGTTCATCGGTGACTCCGCAGGAAGTCCGACACGCGGACGAGCTCGCTCTCGACTTCACGAAGCGCCTCGCAGGCGACCTCGTAGTCGTGAGCATGCTTCACGAACGCAGCGAACGTCGAGCGGATCGGGTGACCTTCCGAGATCACCCGGCTTGCCGTCTTCACGCCGTGAGGCGCACGAGTGGGGTTGAGCGCCGAGAGGAGCTCGACGGCGTGCTTGGGGGAAACGCTGCCCCAGGCTCGCTCGAAGTCCTCGAAGAACGCCCCATCGAGACAGGCGCTCTTCACGAGCCCTGCCAGCTTCTGGACGTCCTCGGTGACGTAGTAGCTGCTCACGGTGACCCGCTCTGCGAGGTCGACGTGCGTAGCCTGGAGCTGCTCGCGCAGCTCGCTGATGTCGGCGAGGGCTGCCCGCTTCTCCGAGACGTCGTGGACGCCCGACTGCGACGAGACGCTCGCGGTCTTGCGAACGGGCTCCATCGAGTACTCCGACATGCTGCGTGCACGTGCCGGGGCCGAGGCCGCCTTGAGGCGCTCGATGACGGCGCTCGCATCGGCCGGACCGCCGTCGAGCTCGACCACACGCATGGACGGGTCCATGGAGGCGAACTTCCGGTGGAAGGCCTCGTGATTCGCGGCCTCGACGACGCGACGGATCTGCTGCTCGTTGAGCTTCGTCATGCCGATCGAACGCACTGCGGCGTCCGTCAGGGACATGCCCGACGTCTCCGCAGTCTGAGCGGCCGTCTTGCCGAGCTGCGTGAGCTGCTCTGCCGAAGTCGTGTGCCAGGTGTTTGCTTCGAGGTTCATCTTCGTGCTCCTGTTGATGCAGGGGCCCAGGTCAGTGCCTAGGATAGCTCAGGATCCTGCAAGTAGGGAAGGAAACACACATGAACCATGCCAGGCTCCTCGATCTCGAAGTTGACGTCGTCACTCTGCGGCGTCGTCTTGATGCTCTGGAGGCCCGTCTCACCGGCTCTGTGCAGGACCTCAACGGGCCGCAGCCGTTGTTCGACTTGTACTCCCACCTGCTGCTGGACGGCCTAGAACCAAGCCCCGATGCTGTCGCTCTGCTGCGCACCTGTGTGATGTTGATGACGCCTCGTGCGTTGCTCGACCTCGCACGACTGACCGGCGACATGTTCGCGTGGAGGCCGTTCCTCTCCGCGCTCGACGTCATGCACACCCGTGGCTACGACGTCACAGAAGCGTCAGAGTGGCTCGTGAGCTCTGCGCAGGACCTCCTGCGAGCCCAAGGCCTCGGGATGCTGCGGCCCGAGGATGTCCTTCGTTCACCCATGGGACCGATCGCTACGATGAAGCGGATCGCCCTATCAGGAAGGTGAAGGGATCACTTCTATGACGAAGACGACCGCCAGCAAGAACAAGTACGACGCCTCCAGCATCCGCCAGCTCAAGGGGCTGGAAGCTGTCCGGGAGCGTCCCGGCATGTACCTCGGTGACCCTACGAGCGGTGATGCCCTCCACCACTGCGTGTGGGAGGCAGTCGACAACGCCGTCGATGAGCACCTGGGTGGTCATGCCTCGAACATCGCCGTCTCCCTGATGCCCGACGGCTGGGTCAGCGTGGAGGACGATGGCCGTGGCATCCCCGTGGGGATCCATCCCGAGGAGGGGATCTCCGCCCTCCAGATGGTGATGACCTCCCTGCACGCCGGCGGGAAGTTCGACCACAACAGCTACGACCAGAGCGCCGGCCTCCACGGCGTCGGCATCTCCGCGGTGAACGCTGTGAGCTCGGAGATGCAGGTCTTCGTGAACCGCGACGGGCACAGCTACATGCAGAGCTACGCGCGCGGCGTCCCCACGAGCGGAGTCGAGACCGTGGGGAAGTCGAAGCTGACGGGAACGAAGGTAGCGTTCCAGCGCGACCTCGACATCTTCCACGGCGTCATCGACTACGACTACGACATCATCGACACCCGGCTCCAGGAGCTCGCGTTCCTGAACCCCGGGCTCGTCATCACGTTCTCCGACACCCGCGGTAAGAAGCCGAAGCAGGTGCGCTACCACTACCAGGGCGGCATCAAGGAGTATGTCGAGGACTTGGTCTCGAAGAAGAAGCCGCTGATCCCCGTCCTCCACCTCCAGTCGTTCACGAAGAAGGTGGGCGCCGAGGTTGCCCTGACATGGACGGATGTTGCGAGCGACGACATCCGCTGCTTCGCCAACAACACGAAGAACCGCGACGGAGGGACCCACCTCACCGGGTTCAAGGCCGGCATCACGAAGGTCGTCACCGACTACATCAAGACCCACGAGCTCGGGAAGTCGCTCGAAGACGGTGTCACCGGGGAGGACATCCGCACCGGGCTCGTCGCGGTCGTCAGCATCCGTATCCCCGACATCAGTTTCAGCTCGCAGACGAAGGACAAGCTCGTCACCGCCAGCGCCCGCAAGCTGGTCGAGGACCTCCTCACCGAGAAGCTCGAAGACTGGATGTCCGGCCACACCGATGCCGCCAAGCGCATCGCCGACCGAGCCGTCCTGAACGCGAAGGCGCGAGAGGCAGCCCGCCGTGCTCGGGAGGGCGTCTACCGCAAGTCCGAGATGGACATGCTCTCGCTGCCGGGGAAGCTGGCCGACTGCCAGAACAAGAACCCGGCGGAGTGCGAGATCTACATCGTCGAGGGCGAGTCCGCCGGCGGGAGTGCGAAGGCGGGCAGAGACCGGAAGTATCAGGCCATCCTGCCGTTGCGCGGCAAGGTCCTGAACGTGGAGCGTGCTTCGTTGGAGGCGGTGGCAGAGAACGCCGAGCTCGGCACCCTCATCACGGCACTCGGCTGCGGGATGGAGGCGACCCGCAACTTCAACGTGAAGAACCTCCGCTACCACAAGATCGTCATCATGACCGACGCTGACGTCGATGGGTCGCACATCCGGACCCTCCTGCTGACGTTCTTCTATCGGTACACCCCCAGGCTCGTGTACGAGGGCTTCCTCTACATCGCGGTCCCGCCACTCTTCAAGTTGAAGAAGGGCTCGGTCGAGCGCTTCTTCACGGACGAGCAAGAGCTGCGGGCGTACTTCGTCTCGCAGGGGCTGTCCCCGCAGGAAGCTGGCGACCGCGGGTATCGGATCACCCGGTACAAGGGCCTCGGGGAGATGAACCCCGAGACGCTGTGGGCGACCACGATGAATCCGGAGGTCCGTGTGCTCAAGCAGGTGACGGTCGAGGACGCCCTGGAGAGCGAGCGCATGTTCGACTTGCTCATGGGGGCCGACGTCGACAGCCGCCGCAGCTACATCGAGGCCAACGCCCTGGCTGTGCAGAACCTCGACATCTAGGTGAGAAAACGGCGCAGAACCCCCTATAAGTAAGATGAACGAGAAGATGCCGCTCGTTCAGCATGGGCCCAGGCATTGAGTTCGATACGGAGAAACAGGAACATGAACACCCAGCAGCACGGCGAGACGAACGAGAACGAGCGACCCCACGGCGGCACCGAGCACGGCGACCGTGCTTGGGCGGCGCGCATGAGCAAGGAGAAGGAGGACCGGGATATCGAGCGCCACAAGCAGGTCCTCGGCAGCATCGAGGAGATCGCCTCGGGCATGGCCCGCAGCGCGGTCGAGAACGATGCGAAGCTGAAGGCCATCTTCGACACGGTGGTCCCGCCGGTGCCGACGTCGGCGTTCGGCCGCGCCATCGTGCAGGCGGACAACCTGCTGAAGCGCGCGCTCCCGGCGCTGCGGGTGACCGCCGCCGCCGCGGTGGTCATCGGCGGCAGCATGCAGGGCGTGGCGAGCGCGCAGCGGTACTTCGAGCGTCGTGAGGCGGCGAAGAACGCCGCGGCGCATCCGGCGAAGAAGACCCAGTAGGTCGGGAAGGGGATGGTGCGAAAGCACTGTCCCTTTTCTTTTGCCCTACGTGTTGTTGAAGCCGTCGCCCGGATCGCCGTACGAGACGGGGATGTCCCCGTCGTAGGCGTCATCGCTGACGAAGCCGGCGAGCCGCGACTCTTCCTCCTCCTTGAACGGAGCGATGATGTCGGGCCGCTTGTGCTCCAGCATCGAGGCGAGGAGGCAGTACAGCGAGGCGTGGAACGAATCGTCGGTCTTCCCCTTCGGCTTGTCGTACTTGATCATGCGGAGGTTCTCGGAGTCCTCGGCATGGATGTTCAAGATGTCCTCGCCGTACGGACGCTCGATGGACGACCACTTCGGAAGGCGCACCTTCCGGCGCTTCAGCGCAACGAACATGTCCGACATCAGCGGCGTACGGAACGCGATGGTTCGGTGCAGGGTGCGGACGTACTTCAGCTTCATGTTCAGACGCGGGGCGTACTCGAACGGGAAGATGCGGTGCATGCCGAACCGAGAGAGCAGCCGCTTGTTCTGGTAGAAGCCGAAGCCGAAGTCGGTGCCGACGTACTTCGGACGGAACTTCTGGATGAGAGCTTCGATCTCATCCATCTGAGCGAGCGGGTCGGTCAGCGGGCCCGTGAAGCGCATCATGAAGAAGATCTGGAACGCCGCATCATCACGGCAGTAGGCGCCCATGGTGAGGACGGTGAAGGCCCTCTCGCCGCTGCCCCAGTCGATGCCGAAGAACGTGGTGTTGTTCTGCGCGATCTTGTACGCGACCTCCAGGTTGTTCTCGATCTTCGGCTCGCAGGCCTGGATGAGCTCCAGCTTGGAGATCGGCTTCGAGGCGGAGTCGTACGAGATCGCGAGGACCTCGTTCATGAACTGCGCCGTGGGGTAGCGCTCGCGGGCGGCGAGAATCTCCTTCCACTTCTTCGGAGACTTCCAGAACCAGGGCACCATCAGACGGCAGACGCGGTAGCCCTCGAAGGTGATGCGCTCGTTGTCGAGCTTCTGCATCTCCACCCAGCGAGCGTACGGATGCTCGGGGTTGATGGGTTTGCCACAGCGATCACAGATGGGTCCTTCCTTGCCCAGGTTCTTCTCGCTGAGGATGTTCCAGTGCCACGTCGCCGGCATGTTCGGCAGGCCGTGGTGCTCGCACGGAATGCACCACTCGCTGGCGGTCGAGTTGTCCGCCCAGTAGTGGTGGATGTTGTTGTCCATGCTCTTGGGCGTGCCCGAGTACACGAACAAGGTGTCCTGGTGGTGGGACGTCGTCTCTTCGATGACGGGCATGGTCGTGGAGACCAAGTCCTGGATCTCGTCGAGGAAGAGGTCGTTCACGGACAGACCGCGGATACGATCGGCGGTGAGGAAGGCGTACCGGAGGTAGATCTTCGAGCCGTTCGCGAAGTGCTTCTCGAACAGGTTGTTCGTGAGAGCCTCGTGGGTCTGTGCCTTGATGAGCGGACTGATGTCGATGATCTCGTTCAGGCGGGTCTTCGAGAAGACGGCCGTCTGCATCGCAGAGGGAGAGACGAACAGCGACGTGTGCCCAGGCCGCATCCCGGCGCGGCCGAAGATGCGGTTGCCGATCGTCGTGCTCTTCTCGGTCTGACGAGACGTGAAGAGCAGCACCTTGCGGGCCGGCGTGTCGTAGATGCGCTTGAGGTACTTGCGCTCGTCGAACACGAGAGGGACTGCTGTGCCGGTGTCACCGTCCTTGATGCGGATGAAGGCGGTCACCCACTCGGAGGTCAGGAGCTGGATCCTTCCGGTCTGGGCTTGCTTCGCGGAGCTCAGCTTGTACTCCAGGTCGTTGACACGTACACCGTACTCCACGGCCATGTCGCGATCTTCATCTTCCCCGAAGCCAACCCTGACAGCCATCTCTGGAACCATCCTGAAGGCGCTCGACGCCCTCGTCGTTCAATCTGCCACCACTACCGAAGGCGTGTGGCACCGCGTGTCGCGTTCACACTCTCCTGAGCTCAAGGATGCGCTCAGGAACTACGTGAAGGCAAACAACAAGTACTACCACACGCGCTTCGAGGTCCACTTCCCGAAGCCCTTCGTGCTCCGGATCAGTGAGAGACCGGAGCCCCCTCGATCTGCTCCAGGAACCGCTGGACGAGCAGCCGAAGGTCCGGCGCGATCACGCCCTGCACGATGATGAAGAACGAGTTGAACTCGGTCTCGAACCCGGCGTGCACGTTGCTGACCTCGAACGACTGCGGGATGGCGTAGTCGAGACGCTTGTCCATCGCGAAGGAGTCGTCCCAGCGCTCGGAGACGTTGTCGCCCTCGATGTGCGGGAAGATGTGGATGACCAGCGCGTTGTCGCGCTCCCGAACACCCCACTCGATGGTGTAGCGGGGGCGGGCGATCGCCTGCATCTCGGGGAGGTCGGGGCGGATGCGCTCCTCCTCGCTGAGGTTCGTGATGTTCTGGAGCTCGATGCGGTGCGGGGTGGTCATGATGCGTTTCCTTTTTCTGTGTTCTGCGCCTCCAGCATGTTGTAGAGGGGCAGCTCCTCGACGCTCGTCAAGCGCTTGGGATCGTACTTGGTGTCCATCTTCCGAAGCTCATCGAGGAGCTCGGCGCTACCACCGCGACGCATGTCGACCTGCTCCTGTGCAGCGATGAGGGCGTTCACGAGCGCTTGCATCGCGGTCGCCTTCTGCATGCCGGGGTAGCGGGTGGCGGTCAGCTTGATGAACTCCATGAACGTGGTGTCCCGGGCGTACCGGAACATGATCGACTCCTTGGGGATGCCGCCGGCGCCACGTGACGCGACGAACACGCTCATCGCCGCACCGACCTGGCTGCGTGGAGCGAGGAACACGGTCTGGTAGTCGTGAGACGCCGGGATGCTCTCCAGCAGCGCCGGCCACTTCGTCATCGGGACAGCCTCGATGTTCCAGAAGAAGTGCGCGTAGTAGCGGACCGTCGAGATGTTCATCACCTCGGGGTCGAGGCCATGGCCGATCGCGAGGCGCTTGGCGATGTCTCGGTAGTTGAGGGGACCGAGCAACATGATCTCCAGCTCGCGGCGTACCGAAGGCTGGTCGAGGATGTCGATCGCGAACATTGCGTGGGGCTCGCGGGCCCACAGGTCGTAGATGCGATGCGAGTGAAGGAACAGCGCAGTCGGCTTGTGCTTCAGGTTGGACGGGTCGTAGCCCGCCGGGAACTGAAGCTGGCGTTGCGCGAGCTGAAGCGTCTCCATGAAGGCGCTGAGCACCTTCTCCTCCTTCGACACCGGCATGTTCTGTCGCATGAGCTGGGCGATCAGCTCATTGACCTTGTACCGGCGCTGCGAGAGGAGGAAGACGATGTAGTTGCGGGCGGGGTGTTCGATGTTGATGTTCATGTTTCACGATGCGGCGGCAGCCGACGGAGTCCCGTCGGTCTCTGCGGTGCGCATCGCGAGGCCCTTGAGGCCCTGGATGACCTCGTCGAGAGCACGAGCCGCACGAGCCGCCGCCGTCTCCGGAACCTCGGTCATGCCGAGGCGAGAGAACAGCGTGAGCTCGCAGACGGTGTTGAGCGCTCGATCGAGGTACGGCAGCTTGCCGACGTACACCCGCAGGTTCTCGGGGTTCAGGAAGTTCAGCGAGAGGACGCTGTCGACGGTCTGGATGTCGGGCAGCACCGAAGCCTCCTTGATGAGGTCCTTCCGGAGAGCGCGGACCTGGGCGACCTTCTCGGACGCCGTCTTCTCGATGTCGCGCATGAACGTCTCGACGGGGCGGACGTCGTGGACACCGATCACGTGCTCGGTGCGCATCGTGTGCGACGCGTGCTTGATGATCTCGTGCGCCTTCAGCGGAGCCATGCCTGCCGCACAGAGCACGAAGACCGCATCGTCGATCGACGCGACCTTCGGGGCCGTCGCCTCCAAGCCGGGCAGCTTGTGGAAGGTGAGGTCGATGATGTCCCCGCCGTGACGCAGAGCGATGAACGGCTGCGCGAAGGCGGACGTCTTGACGGCTTCGAGGTCGTCGACGAGCGGGACGGCCGTCTCCTTGTTCAGCGCGAGGAAGCGCGCCGAAGCAGGCAGCGAGCACTCCTCGTCGCCCGGCATCATGTGCTGGAGGCCGGGCACGAGGCGGACGACGTGCGGCTGGCCGGTGAGGGTGGTGACGTGCACGAGGTCTCCGCCGTCCATCGAGGCTTCACGTCCCTCGATCTTGAACGGCACGGTCGCCTCGATGCCGCTCGGGGTCACGACGTAGAAGAGACCCGAACCCGCCGGCTTGTCCTCGGGGAGCCCCATCGTGGCGTCGGAGATCTTCGCTCCGACGATCGAGCCCTGGACCGCAGCCGTCGCGCCGTTCGTGAACACGGCCATGGGGACACGAGTCCCATCGAAGTCGACGAGCGAGGGGAGAACCCAGCCCATCATCTCCTGGCCGTCGATGTTGCGGACACGATAGACGCCGGGCTTCTCGATGACCTCCCAGCGATCGTTCGTCGTGTCGAGCGGAGCCGTGTCCTTCGCGGGCTCGGAGATCGTGACGGTCCCCTCCGTGTCGACCTTCTTCGTGATGTCGGGGCCGGCGAGCTTGAGCATCTGCCCGCGATCGATGTCGTCGCGGTTGATGCCGAAGATCGAGCGCGACGCCGTCTTCATCCAGTACGTCCCACGGATCTCGTCCCAGCCGAACTGAGCGACTTCGACCGGAGCGTAGCTGGCCGCCTTGTCCATGAGGAGGTCGGCATCCCCTTCCGTGAGGAGGCGGCCGTCGAAGCTGGCCAAGTGCGACATGACCGCGAGGAAGGCCGGGTTCTGCTGAAGCTGCGGCTCCAGCCCCATCGACGAGATCTTCTCGCCGAGCGCATCCAGGTCGAGCTGCGACAGCGTCGGGGCGATGTGGTGGAGCAGCGACTCCTCGACGGCGAGGGAGGCCTGCTTCATGCCCGGGCCGTAGACGTAGCCGACGTTGTCTCCCGAGCCTGCGGAGAAGCCCGAGGTCGGGGAGTTCGAGGCGCGGCCCGGCGGGTAGAACATCGAGTAGAGGCTCTGGTCTCCCGAGTCGTCCGTCATCATGTCGAACGTGTTCGGACGGAACAGCGCCTCACGAAGGCGGATGCCGTTGAGCGGGTACACCTTCTTGTCCTGCGTCATCACGATGTCGAGCGGGCAGAGCTCGGTGTTCTTGATGATGACGGGGATCAGCGCCTTCTTCGACGTCGGCTGCTCGTTGCCGGCCATCGAGAGTGCGGAGTCGGTCTGCCCCGAGATGACGATGACACCCAAGGCGAAGCCCTGTTCGTCATCCTGCCGCAGCATCACGACCTGCGGGTTGTACTCGGAAGCCTCCGGCACCTGGCGGAAGAGCTCTTGGAGGATCTGCGGCCCCCACTTCGCCGCATCTTCGTCGAGCGGGACGGCAGCGACCTTGTCCTGGAAGATGGGGGCGACGTTCGTGAAGAGGTCCATGGTGTGCATCCTAACATCGAAAACGCGTTCAGGAGGAGAGCTGCTTCAGACGAGCTTGAACTTCTGAGCCAAGATCGAAGGAGGCGGAGGGCCCACACCCGCGGCGGTGCCAAGAGTGGTCAGGTACGTCATGAGCTGGTTGCCACAGACTCCAGGCTCGATCGCCGTAGCACCGCCAGCCAGGACGCTGCCATCGAGGATGACCTGGGCGCCCTTCACGCGGGCCTCGGAGCCACCCTCGACCTTCGCCTTGCCGTTGGCCTTCATGCTGAGGTCGCCATCGACCTGGACGTCGTAGTTGCCCTTCACGCGGAGGGAGTAGTTCGAGCCGACCATCTCGGTCTTCGTCCCGTCCATCTTCAAGAGCATGCTGTAGGTGGCGTTCGTGACCTCGCCCGTCTCCGTGTTGATGCCCTGAGCGGCAACCATCACCTCCCAGACCTGTGCATCACCGCCGTCGGGTCCACGCAGCGGGAAGTGACGGACACGGAACGAAGCCTTCGCGTCCTGCGCGTACTCGTTCATGTGGAAGACGTACGAGGACGGGGCATTGCCTCCCGCATCGTTCTCTTGGCGCTCGGTCGTCCAGCGGATGTTCCCGCCGAACGTGTCCATCGTGTAGTTCTCGGCGAAGTCCCGCACGTAGTTGTTGATGGGGATGTAGATGCGTTGAGCGAGCTCGGTCGAGCCGAGCTGAAGGACACCACCACGCCGAAGCAAGATGAAGTTCTCGTCTCGCGTCGTCAGGAAGATGTCCCCGGGCTGCATGTCGAGACGACGTCCGCGGAACGAGACGTCGGTCGTGCTGCCACCTGCGGACGTGCTGTGGGTGGGGGTGCCATCGTCGCTCTCGACGGACGACGGGATGGCGATGAAGCCGAGGATGAACGGCGGGGTTGTGTCGTTGCCTCGGAAGATCTGACAGCGAGCTCCTACCTCGGGGAGAAAGGAGATCCCCTCCCCGTTGTCGTTGTGGAAGTACGGCAGCGCGCACTGAAGGTCCTGGAAGGGCTTCTGCGTGTGACGGGTGACGACGTCCACGGTGAAGTTCGCCTTGTTGACGTTCGTCACCATCGCTTCCTCGATGACGGCGGGGAAGAACTCGGACGTCGAGGGTCCGCTTGCGCTGTAGTGACCGTCGCCCATCAGTACCTGGAGACCCCACGACCGTTGCCGAACTCGGCCCCGTGCGCAAGCCCAGGGATCGGATGCAGGCCGTGGATGTCCGACTTCTCGTTGAGCGCCGCCGCCGTCATGATGTGCTCCTGGAGGCGGTTCGACTGAAGTCGCGCCATCCAGTCGTGCTGCTTCAGCGCCGTCGTGGTCTCCGTGGCCTTCAGCACCGGACGCACCTCGATCGGCTTTTGGTTCTTGAGCACGGTGCGGTTGATCTCCTCGACCACCGGGAACTGCATGTGGTCCCCGCGGAGGATGGTCGGGTGGTCACCGGGGTCCGAGACCTCGACGGTGCTCGTTGCGTTGCGCACCGTGAGCTCGACGTGACGACGAAGGACATCCTCCTTCTCGTAGATCTTGCCGATGCGATCGACCATGTGGTCCTGCGTCGCTTCGAGGCCACGGGTCTTGAGCAGCATGTTGAGGTTCGGGTCTCCCTCGGAGAGCTGCTCGCCACGCTGGAACTTGTAGCCGGCCTTCACGTGCGGAAGGAGGGGCTGACGAGAGTAGAGATCGACCTTGCTCTCTGCGAAGCGGACCTTGTGACCGCCCTGCGGCTGAGCCTCGACACGAGTGACGACGCCTGCACGCGGAGCGATGATGGCGTCGACCGGCGACCGCTTCGCGACACCGAACACGCGCTCGACGGTGCTGAACTCGTCGACGGCTCCACGCTGCGTCGGGACGATGCCCTGGTTGTGGGTCTGCTTCAGCATGAGCTGTGCAGCGCGCTCTCCGATCGCCTGCGCCGCCATGATGCCGACGTTGTCGCCCAAGTCGTAGTTGACGCCGGACGGGTGCTTGCCCATGCAGGTCGAGCACACCCCGTGCGGCATGCGGCACTTCAGGGGCGAGCGAACGAACAGGTTCGTGACGCCAGCCTTCGAGAAGGTCTGCTGGAGGCCGGGGGTGATGACGGTGCCCGCAGGGATCGTCTTGCCTCCGGCGGTGACGGGAGAGGCGAGATAGCGGTCGACGAGGTCGCGGTCGTTGACGCCCAGGCTGATGCCCGAGTGCGTCCCGCAATCCATCGCCGTGATGGGCGAGTCGATGTTGGACTGAATGAGCTCCTTCGTGAGGACGCCCGGGTCTCGAACTGCGTCGACCTTCTGGATCGTGCCCTTTCGTGCTCCAGCCGCCTGGAGGAAGTAGCCGCCAACGTCGACACCCTCGGAGAACGACCGCGTGATCGGAACCTTCGAGGCGTGGCCGAGGTGGTTCTCGACGAGCATCGGGGCGATCACGAGGCCCTGGAACTGCTCCTTCTTCGCCTTGATGCCCGAGGACCGCATGTCCGAGATGTTCGTCGGATGCTTCTTGAAGTGCTCGTCGTAGGTCTCGTGCAGCTTCTTGGTGGCGTCCACCCAGATCTGCGTGCGCTCTGCGTCGGGCTTCCCTTCGGCACGGCTCTTCGCCGCCGCGATGATCTTCGCCCGCTCCACGCGCATCGGCTCCAGGTCCGAAAGACGAACGGTGTGTCCGCTCTCGAAAGCCATCTTGAAGCCGAGCTGGGTGAGGTTGCGGGTGAACGGCTCGAAGATCGCCGGGGCATGCTGTGCGGTCTGCCGAAGCATGTCCGTGACGAACTTCTTCGAGATGGGGGTATCGATGCCGGTGAGGACCTGCGCCTTGTACTGGTCGGGCACGATGTGAGAGATGCGGACACGGCCGAGCGTCGTGCGGTCCTTACCGACCGTGATGACGTCGTCGAGGTTGATCTTGTTGTTGACGAACGCCGCCTCCGCTTCCTTCGCGGAAGCGAACGTCTGGTTGGTCTCCCGCTTCTTCAACGACATGCGGTAGAGAGCGAGCATCGATTCGTTCGTCGGCGTGAACAGGACTTCACCCGTGCTCGCCGAGATGGAACGGTTCGACGGCAAGAGCTTGTAGGCCTCCTGCACCGCGGCATGCTGGATGGGGAGCATGAGCGCGACCGTGTCGCCGTCGATGTCTCCGCCGAGCGGGGGAAGAACGAGAGGACTCACCTTGATGGCTCGCGAGTCCGTGAGCTTCACCTTCTGACCGATGATGCCGTACTGATGGAGCACGGGGTCGCGCTTCATCAGGACCGGGCGCTCCTCGATCTCACGCCGCAGAGCAGCCTCGGCGACAGCGGAGCGCTTCGAGATCTCCTGCTGTGCCTGGATCGGGTTGTAGCCCATCTGCGTGAGGCGATGACCCACCATCGGTCGGAAGAGCTCGAACGCGATCTTCTTCGGTACGCCGATCTCGTCGGCCCCGAGCCCGGGGTCTGCGACGATCGTGGCTCGCGCCGTGTAGTCCTGCTTCTTGCCGATGACCTTGTCCTGGAAGAAGCCGTCCTTCGGCGAGTCGCCGGCGATCGTGTGCAGGATGCCGGGGAGGAAGCGGCCTCGCACCGGGTTGCCTTGGAAGTCGATGTCGAGAGCCTTCTTCCCCTTCGGGGTCGTACCGAAGAGGTTCTGGATCTCCTGGTAGAGATCTCCCTGTGCCTGAAGAAGACGGCGATCGGGGATGCCCTCCTTCTTCGAGGTCTCCAGGGACGAGTTCACCATGCCGAGCCGGCGATAGAGCTGATTCAGCGGATCGATGCGGTCCGTACCTTCCGCGCTCTCCTGGAAGGGGCGGTAGATCGGAGGCAGCACCGGCAGCAGCTTCATCGTGTACGCCTCGGAGGGCGTCTTGCCGTGCTCCTTCAGCGCACGCAGCGACTTGTACGCGAAGACCGCGTTGTTGAGCTCGCTGCTCTTCACCTTCGGGTCGTCGATCATCGACTTGTAGTGCTTCAGCCTCTGCTCGACATTGATCTTGGCGAGTCCGTCACGGATCGCCTCGCCTCCCGTCTTGCCGTTCAGCTTCATCTCACCCGAGACGATCTTCTGGATGTCCTGCTTCTGGATGCCCAGCAGCGACGAGATCGAGTCCGCGAAGATCGGATTCGGCATCGGGGCCGCGAGCTCGATGTAGCCCCAGCGCTGCTTGTCCGGACCGAAGATGTGCGGATCGAAGATGCCTCCGCTCTTGGGCTTCATGTTCTTGGCGGCAACCGTCAGCGAAGGCTCGGTGACCTTGCCGCTCTTGCCACCCGCCCACTTCAGCGTCTCCTCGTCCGTCTGCGGGACGAGGCTGAGCATGCTGCCCTTTTTCTCCAGGTTCAGGCCCGTGGCCTGGAGAAGAGCACCGAACTTGTTGTAGACGTACGGAACCTGCGGAGGAGGGATCATCCGACCGTTCGCAAGAGCTGCCCACAGTGCCTCAGCCTGCGGCCGATCGGACTTGAGGGTCTGCATCTCGCCCAGGTTCTGACGGAGACCAGCAGCGAGTGCGCCGTACACACCGAGAGAGCCCAGGCTCTGAGCGCCACTCTCACCACCGCCACGAGGGACGAGGTTCGTGTCGTACTGGATGTGCGGCATCCCGGTTGACTTGATGTAGGCGCCGCCGTGACGAACGTGCGTCTTCTTGTCGATCTGGTGTTCGAGCTGGAACACGTAGTGCGGGCCGACGGTCACCTCGCCGAGCTTGCGATCGGTCTTGGGGTCGACGAGGAGCTCAGTCTCCTTGAGGCCGTGGTGCTTCAGCTCGTCCTGGATCTTCTTCAGGTAGTCGGTCTGCCCGTCGAAGTTCTTGACGATGTAGGGCTGTCCCGTCTTCTCCGCGATCTTGCCCGCTGCCGTCTCCAGGATCTGCCCCGGGTTCATGCGGCCCGGCACGGAGACCGGGTTGATCAGCATCTCGACGTGCTCGTGCTTGCCGTTCTTCGTGTAGTACGGCATCTCGTTGTCGGGCAGGATCTGCGTGACGATGCCCTTCGCGCTGTGGCGGGTCGAGACCTTCGAGCCAACGATCATCGGCTCCTTCGTCTTGACGTGAACGGTGATGTTCTTGCCCGAGCGAACGACACGCACGACCTCGCCGGTGTGCTCGTGGTCCCACGTCAGAGCCGCGTTCGTGTAGTCGAGGCGGCCCTTCTTGGTGAGCCGGTCGAGCATCTTCGCGTCGATCGTGTCGGGGTTCTTCTCTTCACGAAGAGCGAGAACGAGCGGGTCGCCGGGATGAACCGTGGCTCCCTCCTTCACAACACCATCATCACCGATGTGGTTGTACTGCGTGGGCTGGAAGGCCGTGCCCTTGTGCGCGACGAAGCGGTTCTTGTCGATGACGTGGTCATCCGTCACGTAGAACGACGGCTTCAGGAGATGCTCGGTCCCCATCTTCTTGGCCGCGGACTCGGAGAGCGCGATGCCATCCTCGTGGTTCGCCCCGTTCGCCAAGTACGCGACGCGGACGTTCGTCCCCAGGGCGAGCGTCCCGTTCTTCGTGAAGGAGTGATCGGCAAGTACCTGACCTGTGTGAACTCGGTCGCCCACCTTCACGAGGGGCTTCGAGTTCAACATCGTCTTCTTTTCGTTGAGCGGGTAGTGGTCGTAGATGTGAACGGAGTGTTCATGACCCGCCGGATCTCGCACCACGATCTCGTCCGACAGCACCTTCGTCACGAAGCCCGCCACCGGGGCCTTGTGGGAGAGGAACGTCTCACCAATCCGCTTCTCGAACGAAGCCCCAGGTGCCGCCTGCACCTGCACGAGAGGAGCTTCGCGCCCCGTCAGTGAGAGCGCCTGCGCCATGTGACGCGCCGACATCGTCGTGCGTCCTGCTGCGTCGTTGCCCATGAACGGGACGAGGTTAGTCTCGGTGGAGAACACCTGCGTCGGAGAGATGAGTGCGTACTGCGCTTCCTTCAGCGGACGCTCTTCGATGTCGCCGTGCTGGTTCGAGACACGGACCTTCTCGTTGATGGCGCGCGGAACACCGCCATGCCACGTGATCTGGTCGGGCAGCACCACGATCGACTTCGCTGCTTCCGCGGGTGTGAGCTCCTCGACCTTCCCCGTCTTGAGGTTGTAGAGCTTCGTGTACGGCTTGCGATCACGGACCACGATGCCGGACGTGAGGTGGGTGGTCGTGCCCGGGGAGCCCTCGGGGGTGAAGACGGGGTCGACGAAGCCGAGCTGAGAGGGATCCACGCTCGTGTTCGAGAGCGTGACCTGATGTTCGGACTTGATGCCTCCCGGGCCCATGATCGTCGTCTGGCTACGGTCGGCCAGCATCGACACGGGGTTCGTCTGCTTCGGGGTCGAGGTCAGCCCCGTGATGCCGAAGACGTGGTTGATCGGCTTCTGGATGAGGTCCGGCATCACGATGTCGCGCAGCACCGACTGCGAGCCCGCAGTGAGCGCTTCCTGCGTCGACTTCTTGCCGAGGGACTTCAGGACACGACCGTGGATGTCGTTCTTCGAGGCATGCAGCCGCTCGATGAAGTGGTCCGCCGGCGTCCACAGCTCCTTGAACTCCAGGGAGTCGATGGGATCGGGCCGCGTACGCTCCGCGCTGACGTCGATGAGCTTGCCACTCGCTCGAAGGAGCGCCTCTCCCGAGACCTGATCGAAGCCCTTCCCCAGCGTCGTCTTCGTGACGGCCGGATCCATCTTCGTCTCGCTGAAGTACTTCACGATCGCAGCCGGCAGGTCGGTACCCGTCGGAACGTTCGCATCCTTCATCGCCGTGTAGAACGAGTTGAGGTCCTGCGAGTACCGGGACTTCTTCAAGTTGGCGTCGAAGTTCTTGTCGCCCCAGGCCTTCTTCATCTCGTCGTCGGTGATGCCCGTGGCCTTGAGGACCGAGTAGAGGGGGATCTTGCGGGCCCCCGTCTTCACGAAGAGGTAGCCGCTGCCAGGCTCCATCTGCACATCGAAGGGACGGCCCTTCGCGAGCTGGAACTGCGCCTCGAACTCTCCGGCCTTCTCGGTCGCTTTCACGTAGGCACCCGGACGGAGACGCCACTGGTTCGTGACCGACTTCTCCTGGCCACCGTGGATGAAGGTGTAGTGGCGCGTCAGCTTCGGGATGTCGGCGATCTTCATCCGACGACCGACCAAGGTCTTGCCGGCGCGATCGACCACCTCGACGTCAGCGACGACCGGCGCCGTGTACGACCGACCAGAGAGGCGGGCCTGCATCTGACCCTTGATGTCGTCGGTCCCGAGCGTGGAGTCCGACACCTCCAAGTTCTTCACCCGAACCTCGATCCCCGTCTTCGGGTCCGAGACCGGGAACGTGGCCTGGATCTCCGCGAGGAACCTCGACTTCAGGTCCTCGTACTGACGGTTCGGGTCGGTGTTCAGCACCGGGGAAGTCTACGCGCTGCCCTCGTAGTGGGTCAACGAACCCCGCGGAAATAGCCTCTCCGCAGACCTATCAACATGAAGGAGAGAGCCATGCCCAACAAAGAAGACGAAGACGCCAGGGACACCCTCACGCAGTACGAGGACTTCGTCCAAGAGGCGATCACCGAATCCATTCAGGAGAACGAGACGGATGTGGAGTCTGTTGCTGCTTAGCGTTGCGACCGGCTTCGTTCTCGGCCTTCACGCCTATCTGTCGATGCTCCTCGCGCGAGCACAGGCACAGGCGGCGGTGTCCGCATGAGAAGAAAGCCCACCTACCATCCCAGAGTCATCGTGGAGGCACACGTGAGTGAGAACGACGGCGAGACGCCGCTTTGTGCGATCTGTAGCGAGCACGTCGGTGAACACACCGACGGGATGCTCATGCTCCGAGGCCAGTTCTTCTACGTGAAGAACGAGGGCTACTCGATGTTCGTGCTCGACCCCGACACGAAGCTCCAGTTCATCGAGCTGCCGGACGCCCTCGGGCCCGGGCAGCCGCAGTTCGCGTTGGTGATCAACCCGACGACCCCCGAGCCGATTGTCCCGGCGCACGCCGAGTGCGTAACGGATGAGCTTTCGCTCGATGACGACGATGACGACGATGTGCTCCCACCAGACGACCACCTCGATGAGCTGAGTGCCGAGATGCACGACGCCATGGAGCGCGACTTCGACCGCGAGCTCGAAGAAGCCGAAGTCGAGTGGAACAAAGACGACACCCTGACCTTGAGGTAGACGATGCCGAAGTTCTCAGAAGCCAGACAGGAAGCTCTTCAAGAGCTGACGGTGCAGTACAAGCACCGCTACCTCAGCATCCCGTGCCTGCTTGGAGGCGTCGGCCTCGGCAAGACCGAGATGGCTGCCGAGCTCGCCATCGAGATGGGTGAGAAGGTCATCGAGGACAGCCTCATCTTCGAGGCGATTCCCACAGGGGAAGCCTCCGACCCCACCGACACCGCCGGCATCCCGTGGGTCATCCCTGTGGAAGGGACCAACATCTCCAAGAAGGACTTCCGAGTCCTGTGGGCGCTGAACCGAGCCGCGTTCGATGCCTGCCACCGCCCGACGATGTTGCTCTTCGACGACATCGACAAGGCCACGCCTATCGTCACGAACTCGCTGCTGCACCTCTTCGTGCACCGGCGGTTCAAGGACTTCGCCCTGCACGAGAAGTCGTTGATGATGTGCGCGGGCAACCGCACCACCGATGACATTCATGCCAACGCGATGTCGGAGTCCCTCAAGACGCGTGTCACGGCCATCGAGGTGGAGGCCGACTTCGACGACTTCTCGAAGTGGGCACTGAGCGTCGAGGAGGACAAGCCCTCTCGCATCCACCCTGTGCTTCTCGGGTTCTTGAACCACAAGCCCGAGCTCCTGCACAAGCACGAGGAGAACGTCATCCGCTTCCCTACGCCTCGTGGCTACAGGGAGACCTCGCTGCACATGATGGAGTTCCCCGACCCGAAGACGTGGCTTCGCACGCTGACGCGAAAGATCGGCCAGGGTGCCGCGAACGACTTCTGGGCCTGGTACACCGTCCTCTCGAAGGTGGACGTCGACTACATCCTCGAACACGGGACGTTCAAGGAGCCCATCAAGAGCGACAACCCGAAGACTCCTCTGGAGGTCGTGCAGAAGATGGCGGAGTTCGCTGCCGTCTTCGCAGTCACGGACCGCCTCAACAAGAAGATGTCTCCGAAGTACTCGGGGCTCGAAACCTTCATCGCGTCCCTGGCTCCGGAGCTGCGCGTCGCGTTCCTCCTTCAGATGCGGGATGGGACGAAGCGCGAGTTCAGGAACTTCTACCCGAAAGCGTCAGGCAAGATCATGGGCACCATCATCAAGGACGCCAGCTCTTCGCCGGCGAACGGAACTGGGCCGTGATCCTCAGCGACGCGGACCAGGTGTACAACAACCGGATGACGAAAGCGGCCACGTCGCTCGTCATCCGGTTTCCTTTTTTCGGCTACTTGTTGTTCGGCAGCTCCGTGCGAGTGCAGGCAGACGACTGCGCCACCATGGAGACCGACGGCATCGGCATCTTCTGCGGGAGGAAGTTCGCGGCCACCGAGGACTTCGAGATCTTGATGTTCGGGTTGCTGCACGAGCTCTTGCATGTCTACTTCAACCACCACGGCCGCAGAGAGAACCGCGACCCGAAGCTCTGGAACATCGCTGCCGACATCTTCGTCAACGGGCAGTGCGGTGAACTGCTCGGCTCCCTCGACGTCCGTGGTCAGCTCGTTCGTTGGCCGGTACCGAAGCGCTTCATCCAGTACGTCTTCTGGGCGGACGGGAAGACCGTCGAGGAAATCTACACCGTCCTGAAGAAGGAAGAAGAAGCCAAGGCCGGGTCGACCAAGCAGTACCTCCCCGAGGGCGGTGAGAACGACGAGGTCGGCAACGGGACCGATATGCGTGAGCCACCGTCAGCCCCCGCTGGCGAAGAGGAAGGCGTCGACAGCGGCCCGCAGCAGATGAACAAGGACTTCCAGGAAGCCTTTCGTCAGGATGTCGCTCACGCCAAGACGATGTCGGAGCACAGCCCACTGCACAAGGACCTCTCCCAGATCGTTCGAGAGAGGATGGACAAGGTTCTGCGGCCGACGCTTCCGTGGGGCTCCTTGGTGCGTGGAGGTCTCAGCACGGACTTGGGCTGGGACGAGGCGACGTATGCGCCACCCAAGATGAAGTACTACCCGATCATCCTTCCGCAGACGCGGGTGGTGAAGGAGCGTGTTCTTCTTCTCGGCATCGATGTCAGCACGAGCGTCACGGATGCCCTCATCCGTATCTTCATCACGAACGTGCAAGCTGCGGCGCATCGAGCCACGAAGGTGATCGTCGTCACCTTCGACGCCATTGTTCGAGAGCAGTACACGACTACCCAGCCCCGCCACATCTTCGACCATGTCAAGTTCAAGAGCGGAGCTCACTCATACACGTCGGCCATCGAGCTGTTCGAGATCGCGGCGAAGGAGAAGCCGAGCGCGATCTGCATCCTGACGGATGGCCACATCAAGTTGCCGGACAAGCCGGTCAAGAAGACGACGTTCGTGATCCCCACAGGAGGCCTGAAGCCTCCATGGGGGACGACGTACGTCATGGAGTATCCCTGGTGATGACGATCTACGAGTCCCTCGCCCACGCCCTCATCAACGAGCACGGGCGAGGACTCTTCACTGGCTCGAACTTCAGCAGCCTCACCCATGGCTTCGCCCCGAAGGTGTGGAGGTGGCTGCTCATCGCCTACGGAGAAAAGCTCGAAGAGCTGCCGACCCAGATGGGGCTGCCTCCGATCCCGAAGCGACCGGCCCCCTACAACTTCCCGGCGTACACGATCGGCAAGGTCATGCACCTTGGAATCCCGCTGAAGGAGGCGATGCAGTTCAAGGCCATCCGCGGATACACGGCCAATCACACCCCCATCCAGCTCGCTACGGCGCTGCTGGAGCACGGGACAGCGATCGAGGCTCTGGAGGCCGAGGACATCCTTCAGTTCGAGTTCTTGCGGAAGTTCTACGAAGACCACACCCCGCACAAGTTCATCGACTCCATCACCCTCAACCCGTACGCACCGTCGCGGTACAACCTCAACCCGTATCCGATCGAGTTGTTGTTGGACCACGACCAGAAGCCCATCCCCCTCGACACGCTAGGGAGCGCGATGTGGTTCCCCAAGGAGTACATCAAGAAGCTCCTTCAGCAGACCGAGCCTCCGATGTGGTACTCCCACCTCTGCCGCCTCAACACCTTCTTCGGAGGGAAGTGGACCGACATGGTGGAGTCTGCTTCGTACAAGATGTTGTACGGAGCGAACCCTCCGAAGGAGGTGACCAACGCGGCAAGGTACGTACGGAACCTGTCGTCGGCGCAAGCTCATGCTTATCTCGCCAGGCTCACCGGAGTGCGTGAAGGGCTTCGTGTTGTGCGTCACGATGCCTCAGCGGAGACGATGGCCTCCGGCCTCAAGGCGATCTCGGGGTCGGCGAAGAACGACGAGTACTACAGGCTCATTGGTCGAGCCCTGACGATCGAGGACTTCCGAAAGATGTCGCCGAAGGCAGCACTACGGACCCTCTACTCTGTGAACCATGAGACCGTGAGGGCGGTCATCGAGTCCCACAGCGAAGAGCTCGGGGCACTGTTCTTCACGCTGACGGGCAAGGAGGACCTGCCGATGGTGATGAACTCGATGTCGCCTCACACCAGCCGAACGGACAAGTGGCACCCGGACACCACCGAAGGGAACGTGGCAGCCTTCGAGTCCTTCAACAAGACCCCCAAGGAGTCCTGGGACGCGCAGATGAAGCCGTTGGTCGAGTCCTACATCCGAGCCCGAGACTGGAGAGACACCGCCATCGAGCTCGGGGAGCCCGCCGTCATTTTCCTCGCGCTGATGCTGTGGGCCTCCAAGCCCGAGGACCCTGTGCCGCGTCCAGCGATCGAGAGTGTGCTGCGGTCACACCACAGCATCAGCATCATCGAAGAGCGCTGCAAGGAGATGCCCGAGTTCTACAAGAACACGGAGTCGTATCTGTGAGAGGAGGGGCCGCAAGCCCCTCTTCTTTTACCCGCCAGCTCCGCCGAGGGAGAGACGGCGGGGCGGCTTCTGGCTCGGCAGCGGTCGCATGTCCACGCCACCAGTGTCGGGGGATGCCGACTGACCGACGATGTGCTGCTTCACGAGCTCGGCGAGCTCGGGCTGCGTCTGAGCGAGGTGATCGATCGACTGCGTCTGCATGTCGCGCGGCTGCGCCGAGATCTGATTCGCCAAGCCCGCGGCCACCTGATCGAGCGGAATGCCCGTCGGAGCGGCCGTCAGTCCCGAGCCCATCTCGTCGGAGAACGGGGTCGAAGGTGCGGCCCCCATCCCACCACCGGCAGCTCCAGCCGCTGCACCCGGGTTGTTGGGATCCATGGGCATCGGCATCAGGCCCTTCTGCTGCAACTTCAACTGGGCCTCCGCCATGATCTCCTGCGCCTGCGCCTGGTAGCGCGCCTGCACGACCATCGCCTCGCCCTGGATCTCGGCCTGGATGAGCTGCTGCTTCTTCAGCGCCTCGGCACGGATCTGCGTCTCCTTCACCTGGAGGCTCGACTCGTCCTCGACGTTGAAGTCCATCATCGCGAGCAGCGACGTGTCGCTGATCTTCGACTGCTGGTTCATCGACGCCGCGAGCGCCATGCGCTGAAGGTCGTCCGCCATCTTGAACGGCTTGAAGCGAGCAGTCGGAACGCTCCAGTTCAAGTAGTGGCCGGTGCGACCCATGAACCAGTGGATGAGCCGGTAGTGGTTCTGCACGTTCGACAAGAAGAAGTTCTCGACCATACGCATCGAGACCGACGTTCCTGCGTACGTCCCCTGACCGAAGACGAGGTCGGACGGGAAGCCCATGCCGATCGCGATGAGCTCCGCGATCATGCGGATCTCCTGCATCAGCAGCAGAGCCTTGCCGTTCTCTCCGATGATCTGATGGCCGAGCGGGAACGGCAGGATGCCGTAGTAGCTGGGGTCGACGCGCTGACGAGCGAGCTCGCGCTGGATGTGCCCACGCCAGTCGGCGAGGTTGATCGTGCTGAACGGATCGGCGCCGGCGGTCGCCGGCTGCGGGTACAAGAAGATCTGCGGGACCATGTGCGTGAGCAACACGGTCTCCTGGGACTTCTTCATCAACTGCATGTAGAAGGCGTCCTTCATGACCGGCATGAGGAGCGGAACACCCCAGCCCTGGTCCATGCTGGACAGCGCCGGACGGCGCATGTGGAACACCTCGCGCTTGTCGAAGACGAGGGAGCGCTTCTCCTTGACGGCCTGGAGGAAGAGCTGAGGAGTCGTGGCGATGATGTCCTTGCGACCCATCGCCACGAGGCTGCGGAACTTCGCAGAGAGGTCGAGGGAGTAGTCCATCCTCCCGGTCGCCTCGTTGTGGAAGATCGAGACGTTCTCCGGGTTCCAGCGGACCATGTTGATCTCGCTGGGCTTCGGCTGGTAGTCGTCCGTGGCGTTCGCGAAGTCGCTCTGTCCGCACTTCGGGCACGTCAGGTAGAAGCGATGATCGGTGTACCGCCAGTGCCGGCGGAAGTTGATCGCATCGATGCGGGCGTTGCACGCCGAGCAGATGATCAACTTGCGGAAAGGGAACGAGGGGGAGATCAGCGCGTTGCCGTACACGTAGTAGTCGAGGTTCACCTCGAACTGGTGCATGCGGTAGTTGAGGTCTCCCAGCATCAGGTTCCGCCAACGATCGACGACGCCGCGATCCTTGTGCGTGAAGATGATGTCGGTGATCGGGTACTCGGCCGCCTTCGTGCAGATGGCGTTGATGACGCCGTGCGTGAGGAAGTAGTAACGGCAGAAGCCGAAGAGGTTGCGGACCGTCTGCGGCGTGTACGTCGACGCCTGATCGAAGAACGGGTTCGCGAACGACTGATACTGCCGCCCGAGGATGCTGGTCCGGTTAAAGGAACCGCCGAGAGAAGCTCCGCGGTTCTCCGCCAGCCCCATGGGTCCGCCGAAGAACGTCATGGCACGATCCTACCCGATCCCGCTGTTGCGTTCGCGATCGGCTTCTGACCGATGCGGCCAAGACGACTCGCTGCGAAGTCCGTGATGCCACCGACGACGTTGCCGGCGGCGATGGGGAGACCTCCGAAGAGGAGACCTCCACCGATGTTCGCCGCACCTCGCACAGCCTTCTCCTGCATCGAGGGGCCGCCTGTCGCTCGCTCGTCTCCCTTGGCGAGAGAAGCGGCCGTGATAGCCACCGGAGCTCCAAGACCGAGAGCGACGCTCGTGCGGCCACCAGAGCGGACCTGGTTCCAGATCGCTTTCGAGGCTTCGCGCGGATTCGTAGCCATCGCCTTCACGGCGCCGGGTGCGTTCGTCATCCCGAGCTCACGGAAGCGATCGCCGACTGCACCTTCTGCTGTCAGCCCCTTCACCTGCTCGTGCAGGTCCTTGTGGATGGCCTCGGTGCCCTTCTGCCGGGCGACGTAGTCCTTCATCGACGCCCCTTGCGGGAGGTGCTGAAGGTCGTCTTGAGCTCGCAGGTTCAGCAGACGGGCCTGGCGTGAAGATGTGCCGGAGCCTGCGATGCCGATGCGATCGAGGTACGCCGAATCACCTGCACCGCGACCAGTGAGGCCGTGCACCTGACGTTCCGCGAAGTTCGACAAGCCCTCGCCTGCACGAGCGACCGTCTTCTTCGCGATGTCCATGCCCTGAAGGCGAGGATGCAACAGCATCGTGTCGCGAGCTGCGTGAGCGATGCCTCCTCCGATGCCACCTAGCGTGCCTCCGATGGCTGCTCCTTGAAGAGCGCCTCCGAGGTAGTTGCGCTCTCCTTCGCCCTTCAGCGCCTCACGCCCTGCACCGAGAGCGGCACCGACGCCTGCACCGATACCGGCGGTCGCACCGGGATTCTTGGCGATGAGACGACCGACGCTCGCCAGATTGGGCATGGAGACCTTCAGCATCGTGTGCCTCTTGTACCACGCCGTGGCCCATCCGTGAGGATCAGCCCTTCAGCATGTGGAGCTGTTCGAGGAGCTGAGCCCGCACTTGGTTGCGGTACTCGTTGTGCGTGAGGAGCTTGTAAGCGGCCTCGCCAGCTCCATCCGTCCCGAGACCTTCAACTGCTTGTTCGAGGGGAAGTCGGCGGCGCTCGTTGAAGAGCTTCGAGGTCTGATCGCGCAGAGCCTCGAAGACGCCAGGAAGGTGCTTCAGGTCCTTCGATCCACAGGCGACGCACTTGATGTCGTGGTCGTCCTTGTCCTTCGTTCCGCAGTTGCCACAGAGGATGTGTCGATCGTCGAGCTCCTCCTGGGCGAACTGGATCGGCGGAGGGGCGTACGCGATGCCGCGGTCACGCAGCACGGCAGCCGTGAACTTGTCGATGTCCTCCGCAAACGGGCGCTTGCGGTCCATCATCTTCATGGTGTCGACCCCGGCCATGATGAAGCCGATCTCGGGGCGCTCCATGTACACGAAGCTCGGGGGACGACCGGCGAGGCCCGTCACCACCCAGTGGAACTGCTCCCACTGACGCCACGGAGCCGGACTCATCAGCACGACGCGAGCTGCGAGCATCTTCGTCCAGACCGAGTCCGAGATGAGGATGTTGTCGCGCTTCAGCATGCCGCGTAGAGTTTCGGGCTCCCACGTCGCGAACTCGGTGCCGTACCGATCCACGAGCATGAGGGTGAGGATCATCGGGTGCGCATTCGGATGGCGCCAGATGTTCTTCTCCGTCACCGACGGGAGGGCTTCCTCCGTACCGAGACGAGCAGAGGCGAACTTCGAGATGCCTGGCGGGAGGTCAGCCTGCATCTCGGGAAGCTCCGCGACCACACCCTGAAGGAGTTCCTCCGGGGTGTGGTCCTCGTAGCTGATCTCCGCACGCTTCTCGATGTCCCCGAGCTGCGGGTCAGCGACGGCCGTGGGGTGCGGCCATCGCGACATGCTCATGCGCTCAAGGGACATCTACGATCACGCCGACTTCGGGATGTAGACCAGGACGTACTCGCGCACGCCGTTGATCGGGATCGAGCTGTCGGGGATGTAGCGGCCGTAGGGCCCCGCGTTCGCGATCGACGAGTCGTCGACCACACCCGCCGTGGGAACCGACCAGGCGCTGTTCGCGTCCGCACGGCTCGCCTCGCGGAGAACCGCCACCGCCTCGACGTCGCTGATCGGGTCCATCGCCAGACCGAGCTCGGTCTCCAGCGGAGCGACCGCGCACGTGCCCGTCGTGTTGCCCTGCGCGGGGATCGTGATGCGCTCGACCGTCAGGAAGAACTTGTCGGTGGAGACCGTCGAGCCGCCGCCGTTCGGAACGGCGATGTTCGAGGTGATGGTCTTGCCGCGCACGTCACGACCACGCACGACGATCGTCGTCGAGATCCAGCTCGCGTCGCTGTTGAAGATGAACGAGATGCGGCGTGCATACTTCGCCGGACGGTTGCCCCGACGCGAGCGGTTCCACTTCGTGTTGTCCGTGCCGTCGATGACCTGCGCGACCGTGTTCGAGGTGAGCGACGCGATCGATGCCGTGTCCGCCGCCACGCCGAGCGTGAGCTGCGCCGCCGTGCCGCTGGCCGCCGGGAGGGTGACCTGCGTCACCGTCGCGAAGTAGTTGAGCGTGGTCGTCGTGCCCGCGCCCGCCGCCGTCGTGATGTCCTCGACCAGGGCGTGACCGTCGGCGTCCGTGCCCGTGATCTCGACGACGCCGCCGAGCCAGTTCGCCGGCGTGCCACCACCACCGACGGTGAAGGTGACCTTCTTCGGGGTGTTGATGATCGCCGGGCCCGTGCCGGGAGCGAGAACGCCATCGAAGTCCGTGTTCACGAGCGTGGTCGGCGACGCCGTCGACGCGAACTGGAGCTTGATGCCGTTCGCCAGCACGAGGCCGGTGGACGGGCCGACCCGACGCATGACGTGGGGCGTCGCCTGCTCGATGACGTCGAACGCGTCCGAGACGTCCTTGCGGACCTTGCCGACTTCGCCGGCGACGCCGCTCTGCCCGCGAGTGATGTGCTCGACGCGCGGACCCTTGGTGAATGCCAGACTCATGGTGCTCTCTCCTCGACTCGCTCAGCTCTTGGAATCGTCGGCGGCGAGTCGCGCGATGACGATTTTCTGCGGGTCCGGCATCGAGACGAAGGTCCCGATTGGGTCTTTTTGGAAGTCCTTCCGGAAATCCATTCCGAAAGCTCGATCGAGGCTCTGGTAGCGGTTGGTGGCGAGGTCGGTCAACTGCATGTCGTTGACGTACTCGTTCCCTTCCGACCAGGACCACATCGTCTTGTTCTCCGCGACCTTTCCGAAGACGGCTTGGAAAGGGTCACGGAAGCCAAGGGGTGCATCGTACTTCGTCGCAGCCCCGGTGGCGAGGTCTGCCTCGTGCAGGATCTCGACCATCACGTGAGCGGGCGTGGAAGCACGCTTCTCCAGCAGGACTTCGTAGACGGCCTCGTGGCCGGTCCCCTCGAAGTCGCGGATGCGAGCCATGAGCTCGACGTCGATGTTCACGCCGTACTCGTGCCCGGCGTACTTCGCGACGAAGCCGGTGACGGGGAGCCCGAGCTCCTCCAGGCGGTTCGAGAGGTTGACGGCGAACTCGCGCCGATCGTTGAGCTCGAACTTCTCCCAGTGCTCGTCGAAGTACGCCGAGGCGGTCTTCACGTTCTCGTACGAGTCGATGGGGTAGCGCTGCGTGGTCGGCATCGCGTACTTCGAGACGGCCTTCGCGGTCTTGTCGACCGGCCGGTGAGAAGTGAGATCACCGCCGTGCTCCCACGCCCCCTGCTTCGAGCTCGGGGAACTGGAAGTCCCCTTCGCCGTGTTCCGGGGAGAAGGCAGCGTTGCGATCGAGCCGGACATCGGCATCATCTCGGTGCCGTTCAGGTCCGCACGCTTCTGCATGTCCGAGGACATGCCTGCCTGCGCAGCGCGGAAGCCGTCCATGTTCGACTTGGACTGCGCGTGTGCGTTCTCCATGCGGCTTTTCACGTCGAGAGCCCCGACTGCGGCATCGAGCACGCTCGCTCGCTTCACGAGCTCGTCCGGAGGCTGAAGGTCGTACCACTGGCAGGCCGCGATGAGGTTTCGGGCTGCGGACTTCTGCATCGTCGGCGGGAGGAGGTGACCCTTCTCCAGGAAGTAGACGATCGACGTCGTGACGTGGGAGTCGTCGTGCATCGCGTACTTGCGCACGATGCCATCCCCGTTCGTGGCGACGAGGGCGAAGAGACGATCCGGGAGCAGCGCGAGCTCCGCCGGATCGAGCAGCGTCGAGTCGCCGAGCGCCTCCGGAAGCGCCTGCCCGGCGAGCTTGTCCCGCAGGACCGTAGCCGTCGGATCGTCGTAGATGTCGAGGACCACGTCAGACAGGTGCATGGGGTCAAGAATACGGCGGCAAAGCCGGGGCGGTCAATCCGCTATCAGGAAGATGAAGAAGAAGGAGGTTTATGTCGAACGTAGAAGGTCTGGTTGGCGGTGAAGAAAGCCCGGCGGGCAAGCCGATGAACTGCAATAGCTGGGGCACGTACGAGGCTCCCGGCACTTCCGACACCGCTCCGCTGTGCAGCGGCGGCATCGTCGACGATGTTCTGTGGGCGCCGTGCCCGTCGAAGGAGGAGTGCCGCAAAGCGAAGAACGATCGAGTCCTCAGCGACGCTCGACAGCGTGCTGCGCAGACGACGCATCTCCCCGTCATGCCTGCTCGGTCGAGCTTCAACTTCGTCGGAGGAGCACCTCGCCCGATGACCGGGATGACGGGAGCCGCGACCACTCTGCCTCAGAAGCCGATGGGTGGTCCCGCGACGATCATCACACCCGAGGGGACGAACCCTCATCTCACCACGCCGCGCGTCCTGACGCCGACACGCCCGGGCATGCACTCGCCGACGTTCCTCCCCAAGAAGAACGAGAACTGGCTGCTGCGTCTCGGCAAGAACATGTTCCAGGGTGCGCTGAACGCGTTCGGGTGGCACACCCACGACTTCACGCAGCACGTGGATCTCTTCCCGCACAAGGATGACGAGGACTGATGGAGTTTCTTCTTCGCGACCCCGAGGCCGCGTACCTCGACACGCACCTCTGGCTTCCGAAGAAGTACTGGAGCGACGCCCAACTCAAGGCGGCGCTCCAGTACTTCATCCCCCGGACCGGAGAGCTGATCGAGACGTACGTCGAGATGCCGAGCCACTTCAAGGTGCCTCGCAACTTTTTGTCCTGGGGTGCGTTCGCCAAGCTCCCCTACAAGGTGTACGACGCCCGCTTCACCAACTTCCCGAAGGTCGAGTTCAAGAGCAGCGTCGTGCTCGACTCCCAGGACCCGACGCAGACCTTCCAGCACGAGGCTGCGGAGGCGCTCTTCCAGACCTACGATGGCATCCTCACGCTTCGGTGTGGGGCTGGCAAGACAGTCGTCGCACTTCATGTTGCGGCTGCCTTCGGTCACCCCATCCTCGTCATCGTTCAGGACAAGGGGCTCGCCAAGCAGTGGGTCGAGGAGATCGAGCAGTTCCTCGGCATCCCCGAGAAGGAGATCGGACGCATCGGTGGCGACCGCTCCCCATTCACGTGGAAGAACACGAAGATCACGATTGCGATCGTGAACACCCTCGCCCTGCGTGTGCAGGACGGGACTCTGCCTCCGGAGATGACGCGCTACTTCGGCACCATCATCTGCGACGAGGCTCATCTGATGGCCGCCCCCTTCTTCAACTTGGCGGTGCCTCCCTTCCATGGGCGGCGCATCGGTCTGAGTGCGACGCCGACTCGCGAAGACGGCTTCGATTCCTTGCTCAGCTACACGTTCGGCAACGTCGTGTACCGCTACCTGAAGCCGGCGCTCATGCCGTTCGTGTACTTCAGGAAGCTGCCGACGACGCTCGATCTCTCTGACGAGGACATCGTGCAGAAGACGCACGACTCAACGAGAGCTCTGCACTTCGGGAGGCTGTACGACTACTTCTCGACGATCGATGCGCGTGTCGAGAAGATCGCACAGGACGTGAAGGCGGCACTGAAGGAGGGTCGACAGATCCTCATCCTCACGCACAGCCGAGCGATGTGCGATGCGCTTCACGCGAAACTCCCCACGGCTGGCGTGTGTCATGGAGGGGTCGGGGAAAAGGAACGCCTTCGCCGTATCAAGACAATGAATCCTGTGATTGCGATCATGCGCCTCGGAAAGCAGGCGTTGAACAAGCCGAGCCTCGACACGCTCTACGTCGTCGAGCCGTTTCGGAAGACCGCGATCCTCCAGCAGACGATGGGTCGCATCTTGCGGATCTACACTGGCAAGAAAGAACCTGTCGTGGTCTTCTACGAGGACTCGCTCATCGAGCCGATGTTCAAGTTGTGTCGGGCCATCCGTCGCAGCTTGAGTAACTGGCCCGCGCACAAAGGCGGGCGCATCCGTTTCAAGGACAAGTGAACATGAACAACGAAGAGTATCCCTCCGTCACGCTCGCCTATCCCGGCGCCGAAGACGTCAAGCTCTCCTTCGACCCGCTCGATCGGGACAGTAGCTGGGCGAAGCACATTCTCTTTCTCCCCTGGACGACGCCTTCGCGCATGCTCGGGTTCATCCATCCCGAGGCCGAGAAGGACATCGGCGTCAAGCCGTTCACGCTCTTCGGCACGTTCATCTACATGGGCTCCGTCGGCTTCGAGAAGGCGGACGCCGCAGGCCAGACGCGTGTCATGCAAGGCCCGAAGCTCGTCCTGCCCTACGACATGATCACCCCGCTCGACATCCACATCGGAG